AGGTCGGATGGTAACGGCAACAGCTCGCCCAACACTGGCTTCTTCCTCTACTTCAAGCAGGGCACACTACAGAAGACCGACTATGCGATCTCTGAGCCACAGGAAAACCGCACCATCTATCTGGATACCCAGAACGTCAACGAAACTGACGTGTGGGTTCAGACGGTTGATGACTTTGGTTCGCTTCTGCCAAACGGTGATTGGACTCGTGTGGGTCACGTCCCCAGCGACGATCTCGTCAAGGTTCTGCTGACTACTGAGAACATCACCTACAACTCCATTGATCCAGAGGTTCAGACGATCTACCAGGTCGTTACTCAAGAACAGGACCGCGTTGCTCTGAGGTTTGGTGACGGTCGCTTCGGCAAGTCTCCAGTTGGCAACCTGCGCGTTTGGTATCGTGTTTCTGCGAATCAGAACCTCAACATTCGTCCTGAAGACATGCAGGGCATTAGCATCCAGGTTCCTTTCTACGCACGCAACAATACCCAGAAGCGCGTGACTTTCACCTTTGCGCTTCAGGAAGCTGTCAACAACAGCGTGGCAAGCGAGACCAACGCTGATATCCGTCGTCGCGCTGCTCGTGCGTATGGCACCCAGGGTCGAATGGTGTCTGGCTCGGACTACAATGAGCTGCCAGTCCAGACCAATCTGGCCGTCAAGCTCAAGGCCGTGAACCGCGTTTATTCTGGCCAGAGCCGTTTCATCGATCTCAACGACCCAACTGGTAACTATCAGAACACTCAGGTCTTTGCTGACGATGGTGCGTTCTACCTGCTGGAGAAGAACGATTCCGTGGAAGTTGCCCACACTGTGGCTTCCGTGGAAGAGATGATGACCAACTATATCGCGACTGTGGCATCTAGTGTTCCTCTGCGCGACTTCTACAGCAACTGGCTCTACAGAAATCTACCAGCAGACCAAATCTACTTGCCAACCTATAATCACTTCTCCAACGACTATACGGCGCGTTCCGATACCCGCCGCGAAGTTCGTGAGAACCTAGAACTCAACCGCACCTTTGCTCTGGGCTTCAACAACGACCCAGCTGAAGGTTGGTATGTGCTGAGCTCTAGCGAGATCAACCCTGATCTCACCGCTGGTTATGAGTTTGGAACTACGGCAAACCCTGGTCCGAACAGCTGGCTCATCCATGTGGAATACACCAGTGGCTTCTGGCGTATTACCAACCGCGGCCTCAACTATGTCTTTGAGTCGGAGCAGGACTGCAAGTTCTTCTTTGTTAGCGACTACAAGAGCATTGACCCCAACACGGGTAAGGCCGGTTCGGACACCATCACGTTGCTCAGGGCACCTAACAACTTCAACGGTGTTGTGCTCAAGCGTCCTGATCCCAACAACTCGGCGGTACTCCAGGATGTCAGGCTCTTTGAGGATCTGGTCCTCAAGCTTGAGGCACCATTTGTCTACGATGACGGCTTCCATGAGCCTTCGCGTGTCAAGGTGCGCTTCAACGATCGTCTGAGCGATGGTATTCCAGACTTTCCATACACCTACAAGGCACTCAAGAACCTCGATCCCAGCAAGAATGCGATTGTTCACTTGAACACCTATGATACTGACGGCTATCCAGTGCAGAAGCTAGTCAAGCGTCTGAGCACGGGTGAGAACGGTGTGATCACTGGTCAGCTGATGCCAGGTGTGTTTGGCTTTGTGGAGCGCGTTGAAGGTGGAAATCGTCTGGTGAGCATCTACAAGGGTAATCCCGCCTACTTGACGCCAAAGGCCGCTGATATGGTTCTTTTCCCTGGTAGTGATTCGCTTCCTGTCACTGACCGTGCCGCTGATTTCGTTTCGGTTTCGGGTGACAAGTTCACGGTTCAGGAAGGTATCAACGGTCTGATCTACAAGTGGCAGCATTTTGCTCCATCGAACCATCGCATCGACCCAGCAATCTCGAACATCATCGATATCTTTGTTCTCACTCGTGAGTATAATGATTCGATGATCAGCTGGCGCAACGCTGGTGCTGTCTTGGCTGATATGCCCAAGGCCCCCAGCGAACTCAACCTGAGGACCACGTTCAATCCTCTCGAGGAGTTCAAGATGTTCAGCGATGAAATCATCTGGCGTCCGGTGAAGTTCAAGCTGCTCTTTGGACAGAGTGCTGCTCCTCAGTATCAGAGCAAGTTCAAGATTGTTAAGCTGGCGGGCACCGCAATGTCCGATGGTGAAATCAAGAGCCAGGTCATCGAAGCCATCCGAGATTTCTTCGATGTAAATAACTGGGAATTTGGTGAGACGTTCTTCTTCTCTGAGTTGGGTGCCTACATTCACAGGCGCCTCAGCACTTCGATTTCGAGCGTTGAAATTGTTCCAGTTCTCAATGATAGTTACTTTGGTAACTTGCGTGAAATTAGGTGCGCTCCCGACGAGCTGTTCTTCGCAACGGCACAGGTCAGTGACATTGACATCATCAGCGCAAACACGCCAACGAACCTCAGGATTAGGTAATGGCCAAGAAGACTAATCGTAACCCATTCGCGTTCACTCCGATTGTCCTGGATCAGGACAACCATGAGAAGCGCCGCGTCATCAAGCAGCTTCCTGCTGTCCATCAGACTGAAACGCTTCAGAAGTTCTTTGGCGCTTCCTTGGATCATCTCTTTGATCCAGGTAAGGGTAAGCCAATCAATGGTTACGTGGGTCAGAAGCCTCTTTGGTATGATCCTGATCAGGACTATTACCTCGAAGAGGGAACGGACGACCGCACCTTCTACCAGCTGGAAGCCAGCATGGTCAGCAAGAACGTCGAGGGTCAGCTCACTGACCTTCTGCCTTATCCTGATCTGGTTAACCAGCTGCGCTTCCAGGGCGCTCTGACGAACAACCACAACAGGTTGTTCTCGCAGGATTTCTACACCTGGTGCCCACCCATCGATCTGGACAAGATTGTCAACTTCCGCCAGTATGTCTGGCTTCCAATTGACGACGTCGCACCAACGAGCACCTTTGAAGACGGTCAGACCGACGGTTGGATCCTAGCCGATGGTACCCCAGCCCCTGTGAGTGGTCCATACTCAGGAATCAACAAGTTCGTTGGTCGATTCGCTGGCACTCCAGCTGGCGATCAGGTTGTCAGCAAGACCTTCACGCTGAATAGCGCAATCACGACTGCTAATGCTCAGTTCGACTTCCTTAAGTTGGACTCGTGGGACTACGCTGGCGGCTCTGCTGGTGTTCGTGAGCGTTTGGTCGTTTACATCAACGATCAGGTTGCTTTTGAATTCACCCCAGTTGGTATCTCAGGTGAAGGCGGTCTAAGCCTCGGTAGTGGCACGATTTCGCTCGGCGATATTACCGGCACCTACAACGTGACCTCACCAGGTGTTGACACTCACCTGGGCGCTTCGGCGACTTGGACTGATCGCGTTTATCGTGTTACGGTCAATCTCACTGGCACTGGTAAGACCTTCAAGCTTGGCTTTGGTTCCACTACCAACCAGGCCATCGATGACGAATCGCTTGGTATCGACAACGTTCGCGTTTGGCAGTCCAGCAAGACTGGTATTGAACTCAACGGTCCGACTCACAAGAGCATCAGTCCTGGAACCACCAAGGACTACTTCCTGCCAGGATATGGTCCAACCGGCGATCCTGAGCTTAAGAAGTTCTACGATCTCAGCATCCTGACTGACAAGCTGATCCATGCTGAAGTCGATGGCGTCTCGAGGTCGTTCACTTACGTTCCGGGTCAGGACAAGATCACCTTTGACCAGCGCCCAGCTGCTGACGCGGAAGTCTCGATCTCTGTTTATAGCGATCTTGAGAATAACGCCATTGGCCTGCCAAACGCACGTCCCGAAGCTTTCGGTGGTGTTCAGCTGAGCTCTGGTATGAGGGTGATCATTACCCTCGATCGCAACTCGGATTTCAAGAAGAGCAACGTCTATATTGTTGAAGGCGTTGGTAGCAGCATCTTCCTCATCAAGGAAGAAGATTGGGGCGCGGGCGCAGCACCTGACTATATGGTCATGGCCCGTGGCGCAGCAAACCGAAATGAGTGGTCCACCCGTAACCGTTGGTTCCATGTCAGCACTCTGCCTGACAACATGGATCCAGACTATGTGTTGAAGCAGAGGGCAACTCGTCCAATCATTGAGTTCAACAGGGATCTGGAACTCTACAACTATGGTCTGCGTCGTCGACTCGACGTTGATCTGGTCGTGGAGAACATTGAAGACCTCAATGGTTACATGAACCAGTTTCCACAGGATGTGACGCTCGGTGGTGTTCGCATCACCACTCGCGGAACCACTCTGATCAATGTTGCGGCAGTTAACCCACGCACTGGCACCACCTACGGTGACGTGTCGAGCATCCGCGTGATGGTCCGCAACACCGTGAACCCACTGCTGAACAACAATGTCCTGGTTCTGGTAAACCAGGGTGGTGCTCTCAAGTTGATCCTTGAAACTGATGGTGAGAATCCATCGGGTGAGCCAGTTTACGGTGAAGTGTTCAACGTTCTGCTGGGCAGCTACTCGGGCAAGAACCTACACTGGGATGGTACCAACTGGGTTGAAAGCCAGCACAAGGTTAAGGCTAATCAGGCTCCTCTGTTTGAGCTCTATGATCTCAACGGCAACAGCCTGCGCGATGAGGGTCTCTATCCCAACAGCACTTTCAAGGGTTCGCGACTGTTTGGCTACAGGATTGACACTACTGGTTCGCGCATTGCGGATCAGGCACTTGGCTTGCCACTGATTCACGACAACAAGGGTCAGATCCAGTTTGAGAACTATCTCTCGACTGAGACCTACCAGTATGTGGTGGGCGGCAAGTTCCTCGATATCGTGGGCTTCTACTTCCACAAGGTCGGCAATATCGACGCTGAGCTAGAGACTCTGAGTAACGACTGGTATAAGGCTCCAACTCAGACTCGCCAGTTCATGGTTGACCGTTATGTGAGCGATGGCCGCACCAAGCTCTTCAACATCAGCCAGAACGCACAGGACATCACAGTGACCCGAGGTCGCGTGAATGAGAGCAAGTCCTTCGAGCGCACCACGCTGGTTGAAGACAAGGACTTTATCCGCGTTGGTCGTCAGATCATGATCATCAACATCCAGCTGGGTGATGTGATTGAGATCCGCACCTACAGCTCTGAGAATCCACCGGCTGATGCCAAGGGTCACTATGAGGTTCCTCTGAACCTGCAGGCTAACCCAGACAACGCTGAGGTCGATTTCATGACCAAGGGCGACTTCTACGATCACTTCAGTGAGATCATGAAGAAGCAGGCTGGTTTCAAGGGTGCTGAATACAGCGACAACAATTTCCGTGACACCCCCAAGGCGCCAAACCTCGGCACGCATATCATTCAGCACTCTGCTGGTCTGCTGAAGACCATGTTGCTGGCTGGTAACTCGCAGCTGGATATTACCGCAGCTATCCGTTATGCTGATGCTGAGTATGCTCGCTTCAAGGACAAGTTCCAGAAGAAGATCCTCAGCTACACCTTCACTGGTCGTCTCGCAAATGCCGAGAACTATGACGTGTGGATCAACACGGCACTGGATGAGCTGAACAAGGGCAAGACCAAGCACTTTGCGTTCTACCTTTCGGGTATGGCGCAGAACGAGTCCAACCGTCTGCCAACGTTCATCCCACCAACTCCAAGTTTCCTCGGCGTCTACCCTCTGTATGCCCCTGAGCTGATCTCTCAGGAGGTCGAGGGCGCGGACGATGTCTGGTTCGTTCGAGGCCATGATGGTTCTCTGACCCTGGGTGAGAACGAAACTTGCGCCCGTGTGCTCCATGCTCTCGAGCTCAGGATCTTCGACAGCGTTACGGCAACTGTTCGCTTGCGTGACCGTCCTGCTTGTGACTTCCAGGAAGCCTATAGTGATCAGTATCGAACCAACGAGTATTCCTATGAGGAATACCTACAGGTTCTGCGCCCATCCTTTGAGCGTTGGAGCGTTGCTTACCGTCAGGATTACAAGGTCAACGACCTATCGGATACCACTATTGAGTCCAAGATCAACCGTAAGGCGAATCCTTGGATGTGGAACTGGTCGTCGGTCCCAATGGCCAATGGTCAGAGTGTCCCAGGTCACTGGCGTGGTATCTATGAGAAGTTCTATGGCACTCAGCGTCCTGATCTGACGCCTTGGGAAAGCCTAGGCTTTGCGATCAAGCCAGAATGGTGGGATGACCGTTATGGTCCAGCGCCTTACACCAGCGAGAACCTTGTTCTCTGGGATGATTTGGAGCAGGGTTATATCCATGAGGGTGAACGTCGCGGTATCAATGCCAAGTGGGCTCGCCCAGGTCTTCAGCAGTTCATGCCTGTTGACGCAAGGGGTCGCCTGCGCCACCCTGGTCCTCGCGATTTGATTGCTTACAATAATGTGACTGCTGACACTGATCTCAGCTACATTCCAGACCCAACCTACTTCACTGAAGAAAACGGCGGTGGCTGGTTCTGGAAGGTTGAGAACGACACCTACTTGGGTGATGAAGTCCGTGGTCGCTTTGAGACCAAGGCCGAAGCACTGGCTGACTACGTTCGCTCCTGGGAAGACCGTCACGATGACGGGGTGCTGGGTTGTGGCATCTGTCCTCAGGTTCCTCTTTACAGCGATCGCGCTGCTGACTGGAACTTTGGTGATATTGGTCCAGTGGAGCAGACTTGGAGGCGTTCGAGCGCATTCGCATTCGCTGCCGCAACTGCCGGCTATCTCATGAAGCCAGCAAAGTTCGTTGAGCTGGGCTGGAACACCCAGGACATTGGTCTGTTCTTCAAGAACACTCCAAACGAGCAGTGGCTGAATCAGGATACCAAGGGCCGCCCACAGCATCGTGAGCTGCAGGTTCATGGCGAAGTCTTGGAAGATCTCAGCCTCGTGACTAAGGTTGGTATTCAGCAGTGGGTCAGTGACCTGCTCGCCAGCAAGAACACCGCAATCAACGAGAACTTCGCAACTCGCGTGCGCGGTCTGGGTTCACAGCTCAGCTATAAGGTGGCCGGTTTCACTGATAGCCAGACTCTGGTTGCAGTTACTGACGCATTTGGCCGCGTGCCAAGTGAAGATATCACTATCTCGCTCTACAGGTCACCAAGCATTCGTGAGGAAACCTACAGTGGTGTGGCAATTGAATACACCGGTCGTGGATATGAGATCTACGGTTATGACGCACTGAATCCTTACTTCAGTGTGATGGCTCCTGCCATCCACGCTGGTAGGATCAGTGTTGGTGACGGCGCCAAGAGCGCAGCGGTTCCAAACTGGAACCCAGGCACCTATTACAGCGTTGATATCACGGTCAAGTATCAGGACAACTTCTATCGTTCCAACAAGACCCACACCAGCTCTAGCTTCTTTGAGCCTGAGTTCTGGACGCAGGTTGCTCGCCCTCAGTATGCTGATGGTTCCACTCTGCTTTGGTATCTCGAGGGTGAACTAGACCCTGTTGCTGAGAAGATTGCCTATGGCACCGTGCTCAAGACGCCACAGGATGTCGCTGACTTCCTCAATGGCTACCAGCGTTACCTGGAATCTCGTGGCTGGATCTTTGAAAATCTGGGCGAGGATGAACAGGAAGTTCGCGATTGGAAGCAGGCACTGAAGAGCTTCATCACTTGGAGCCGCGCAGATGTTCGTCAGCCAGGCGATTACATCACTTTGAGCCCAAGCAGCAAGCTGGTTCGTTTCGCTACGGATCAGGGCACTATTCAGCCCATCGAGCAGATCATCAATGGTCTCTATGCGATTGTGGATCAGAATGGCCAGCCCATTGACAGCCAGGCAACTCGCGTGGTTCGCAACGATGGCAACATCACAGTGACCTGTGACGCGTCTACGAGCGGCATCTTTGGTCTGAGGCTCTACGTAAGTGAACTGGAGCATGTTCTGGTCTTCAACAACAAGACCATCTTCGGCGATACCATTTACTCGCCGCTGCTGAACATCAAGCAGCCACGTATTCGCCTTCAGGGCTTCAAGACTGTTGGCTGGAAGGGTCGCATTGACGCCCCTGGTTTCATCGTTACTGGTGACCGTCTGACGCCAAACTTTGAACGTGCGGCTGACGACTTCCGTCGCTTCTTCGACATTGAATCCATGGAGAACAAGAAGCTTCAGGACCGTGCGCGTGCGAACTTTGGTTATGAGGAAAAGGAATACCTCAACAACCTGCTGCTCACCCCAACGAACCAGTTTGAGTTCTATCAGGGCATGATTCAGCAGAAGGGTTCTTCGACCTCGATGCGCCGTCTCCTGCGCTCCAACTTCATCCGCCACAACAAGGGCCTGAAGCTGTTCGAGGAGTGGGCATTCCGCGTTGGTGATTACGGCGGCCAGGAGGTTACGCCGCAGCTGGATATCCAGATTCGCCAAAGCGAGTTCAAGCACAACCCACAGCTGATTCAGTTCAGCAATGCTGTGACGCCAAACACCTATGGTATCATCGACGTGGTGGACCTCAATGTGGGTCAGGACAACCGCGCACTTGATGATCGTTGGCACTGGCGCCCAGACATGAAGGCAATTGAATGGCCACTCCGTGACTTCGGTCAGGGCGATGCTCCTCTGCCAACTGCTGGCTATGTGAACCTCGATGAAGTCCGCTTCACAGTTGCCACCAAGGCTGAGTTTGAGGACTTCTTCGGTCAGCAAGAAGCTACCGATGAGCCCCTGGAAGCAGGCGACCGCGTTTGGGTTTACGGCATCGGTTCTGGCAAGCCAGAGGATTCGTGGATGACCTACAAGTTCCACGACACTGGTTACAACATCCTGAACACCTTTATGCCAACCTTTGAGGGTCAGGGCACTGTGGTTCAGTTGGACCAGAACATCAAGGGTTATCAGAACGCTGACACAAACCCATGGAACACCACGTTCTATGTGGCTCAGCCTCTGCTGGCAGGTGAAAACGACGAGAATGGTAACGCAATCTCGGGCGAAATGCTGGTTCTCAAGAACCTCCAGGATGCTGACGTTAACCCACGCACTACCTACAAGCCAAGGGTGCTGGGCAAGGCAAAGCTGGCTCTCACTGGAACCAGTGGCACCACCGGCTTTGTGATGGGCTTCACTCCTGAGGCTCAGCAGATGATCCACAGGATCAAGGTTATTGTCGATGAACCATTCGCTGAGGGTTCCACGTTTGAGCTGGGATACCAGAACGACTTGGATGCTTTCGTGGCTATCCGTGAGGAAGATCAGAGGGACATTTATCCAACCAACTACGACAACGAAGCGGTGTTGGTTCAGACCCCTGCGACGTCCTACATGCCACCAAACGTCTCGACTGCTGACGTTGAATTGATCCGTGTGGGTCGAGTCTCGAACTTCTGTGCTCAGACGGTGGTTGAATGGTATTGGACCCGCAGCGACGGTTCTACGGCAAATGGCTCGGTGACGTTCCTGCGTCCTAGCGACGTTGTTGGTGACACTGACACGGATGATGCCTACCTGCAGACCATCCAGCTGCCAGTTACCCCTTCTGCTATGTCGGGCACATTGAGGGTTGTGACCAACGGTGTTCAGACTGACGTTCAGGTTCTGACTTTCCTCCGCACAAACCAGGCCGGCATCAACTCGGTTGATCTGACCCGTGCTGCTACCTATGAGTTCAGCCGCGCTGTCGGTATGTCCATGTATCCATGGAACACCAACACGGCTGGTGCTGATCGCGAGATGATCGCAACTCTGAACAGCCTTGGCACGCAGGGTTCTTTGCGCGTTGAGGTCGACTACTTCTACGTCAAGGGTTTTGAGCTTACCGAAGTGCTTAACGGCGCTGTGGTTCCAGCAACTTCCAACGTTGATGGCGGCACCGCTGATGTGTTCACTTGGATTAAGACTCGCTACCCAAGCCTGAACGGCATCTCGGGTGCCCTACAGGACGGCGATCTTATTGAGGTTGACTCGGCACATGACACCCCAGGTCGTTGGGCTGTCTACAAGAAGGTCGTCAGTGAGTGGACCATCGTGCGTCGTCAGAATCGCAAGATCAACAGCGATCTCCTGACTAGCGCAGGTATCTTCAACAGCCAGGAGAACAAGCTCAAGCTGATTCTTCAGGTCTATGATCCCTACAAGGGCTTCATCCCAGGTGTCGCTGATCGCGAACTGGAATTCAAGACCTTTAACGATCCTGCGGTTTACAATGACGGTCGTATGATCTGGGGTAAGGAACAGGTTGGTAAGCTGTGGTGGGACCTCAGCGCTGTTCGCTATCTCGATTATGAAATCTATGACTCTTGGAAGTCGAATGACCACAGTGGTGTAAACTACCGCTGGAAGAACTGGGGCCGTGTTGCTCCAAACTCCAGCGTGGATATCTACCAGTGGGTCAGGAGTCCAGTTGCTCCAAATGGCTGGTCTGACTACGTTGAGAGCAAGGCTGATCTGAAGATTGACAACAAGCCAACTGGCACTGTCGAGGAAGACGCCAAGTATGTCACCGCCACTGAGTGGAATGATGATATCCAAGCTGACGAGACAATCTATTACTTTTGGGTTAAGAACCCAACGGTTGTTCCAACTCTGCCTTCGCGCAAGCTGTCGGCAAAGCAGGTCAGCAACATCCTCACGGATCCAGCAGCCAACGACATTCCGTTCTTTGCGGTCATTGACACCAACAAGGTGATCGTAGGTGGTATCAAGCAGTTCCTCAACGAAACTGATACGGTGCTCAAGATCAAGTGGCTCAAGGATGCTGAGATCACCAACAACCACCACAAGCAGTGGATGATTCTGCGTGAGGAAGACGAGCGCAACACCATCAACGACACGCTATGGAACAAGATGCGTGACTCGCTGGTTGGTTGGGACTCGACTCAGAAGTATGTGCCTGATGAGAAGCTACCAGGGGCTCAGCAGATTGGTGCTATGGTTCGTCCTCGCCAGAGCTGGTTCCCAGCTGATGCTTCGCCAAATGGCGGGCAGCGTCCAAGTCGTAGCGCCCGCGCGGCATTCGTGGATTGTCTGAATGACATCCTGAGTGAGCAGCCGTTCATCGACCAGTGGTATAACTGGAGCGAAGTGTTTGACAAGGGTGAGAACCTGCCAGCACCAGACCGCTACATCACCACTGCGCTGGATCTTGTTGATCTTCGCAACTTGCTGCCAGCGGCACGCAATATGGTTCAGCCCGGCGAATGCGTGCTCATTCAGAACACTGCAGAAGCTGCTGGTTTCTGGACCCTGTGGAAGCTGGTTGAAATTGCTGGCCAGCGCCAGTTTATCCTCGAGGACTTCCAGAAGTGGAGGATGCAGGAGGGCGAACTGTGGAGTCTTGCTGATTGGTATGCTGATGGTTGGTCGGCTAAGAACTTCCCCAACTATCGTTTCCCAACCACTGCGGCACGCGATGCGGCAGGTAACTTGGACGTGACTCTGCTGAAGGGCACGTTGGTTCAGATTGACCACAGCGATGGCGATGGCCGTTGGACTTGGGACGTCTACACCTCAACCTCGAAGTATCAGGTTGCTAAGGCGCGTTCCACGATGAAGCTCAGCGAAGCATTCTATGATGATTCGCGCGTGGAGTTTGGTCCTCGCCAGGTGGCAGCAATCCTAGGCGCAAGTGAAGCAACCCGTATCACACCAGAGAGGATTCAGGAACTCGCAGACATCATCAACTATCGCGATGGTTCAAGCGAGATTGAGTTCATGCTGAACACCATGAAGACTATCCTTCTGAACACCCTTCAGAAGAACAGGCTCTTCTTTGGCATGGTCAAGAGCGCGTTTAAGCAGAGCCAGGTCGTTGACTGGGCATTCAAGACGTCGTTCCTCTACCTGGGCGGCTATTCGGAGACCCTGCGTCAGAGCCCAGTTGCCTTCAAGGATCAGATTGACAACGTCATTGCCTACTTGGAAGAGGTCAAGCCATACCACGTCAAGATTCGTGAGTATGTGCGCCGACTGAGCTATGGTCCTGACCTTGCTGATCTGGCAATCACTGACTTTGACAAGCCTGTCTATCCAGACGGTCAGCGCAATCGCGTTCTCGACGTTAAGAACGAGAACGACCGCAACATCATGGGTATCAACCGTCCTTGGAAGGATTGGTTCGAGAACTATGAGAAGGCACCAACGCCACTGACCAAGTGGGATCTGGAGTGGAACGGCGTTCGCAAGATGAACGTGACCATGAAGTTCGACCGCATTTCTTGCGGCACGGTTCGTGGTTGGGATACGGCTCCTTGGGATCCACCACTTCTCGTCTACAGCCAGATTGGCAGCAATACGCAGAGCCTCAGTCAGCTGAATGCTCTCTACAGGAATGTGAACACCCAGGGTGAGCTCAACTACTTCCGCGATCAGACTGTGGAAACCATTGAGGAACGCAACTTCCTGGTGCGTAAGGGCATCATTACACCAGACCGTCCAGGTTCGATTGTAACTGTCCTTCAGGAAGGCTCCCACTATATGTGGACCGGCAACGAGTGGATCAAGTTCGAGGCCATTGGCTGGGATCAGGATCCCGACATGGGCACCGCAACCCGCATCGAAGATGCTTACCGTCCTCTGCCTGGTATGACCCGTAAGGATGATCCAGGTGTGATTGCTGGTTGTGAATTTGACGGCACGGTGATGACTGACACGTTCCAATATGACGCTTGGGACATCTTCGAGTGGGATTCCACTGGCTACAGCCAGGGTATCCGTGAACGTGCTGGCTTCGATCAGGAAACTGTTGATGGCAACACTACTCCTGCTGATGAGAACGATCCTGCTTACGTGGGCATCACTGGCAATGAGTTCAGCCAGCCAGCAGTGAACGGCGCACGTCCTCATGAGCTGGTTCAGATCCGTGGCGTTGAAAGCGTTGTGATCAACGTCCGCAAGGCTTCTGGCCCTTACATGAAGAACTTCATGAACGCACAGGGCAAGTGGCAGGACACTCTGGTCAGTCAGAGCGAAATGACGTTTGTTTCCTGGGATCAGAGCGCCCACTCAGTGACCCTGACGGTGCCTAGCTGGACTGAGGATGCTCAGGGCTACACGCCGCTACATGACCCTCAGAACCCTTCTACGGGCTTCATCAAGAATGTCATGTTGAGCAAGGGTTACAGGTCTTCAAGCAATGTGGACATGAGTGCCGCAGGAACCAAGACCTTCAAGCTTCGCGATCTCAGTGATATTGATGGTATTCCAGCTGGTCTGAGGGGCGACAATGTGAACGTTGCGGTTGTGAACACCAAGGATCCAACCAAGCGCGCAATTGGTGTTCTGTCAAACAGCAAGGGTAGCGAAAAGAACTGGGACGGTCAGGTCACTATCACGTTCTCAACGGGCTTCGTGAACCTTGGTTCGGGTAAGAGCTGGAACATCATCCCAGTTGATATGTTCAACGAACCAGGCATCGTGTGGGTAGGTGACGCACGCTTCACCTACAACAGCATGACCCGCAATGGTTCGACTGTGGTCCTCGAAAATGCCTACCTGTCAGCAAGCACCTTGGCACCACTGAACATCACTGAAGATGGTGTTTCGCTGGTCAAGACTTCGCCGGTGCTGGACGGCTCTATCCAGCGCAGGATGGCAAGCAACCATTCTGACGCAGTGCCTCACGGCCCTAACAGGCCGTGAGTAGCTGAATAAATACACACATAATAGGAGTGGAGAAACCATGAGCGAAGATTTCAAGGACGACGTTCTTCCCAAGATTACGGGTCACGTTCTGATTCGCGACCCAGAAACTGGTCATGTCCTGCTGGACAAGAAGAACGCGGTTCACTATGAAAACATGAGCCTTGCGATTGGCTATGCCCTCGCAAACAAGGGTGAAGGTGTTATCTACGCCATGGCGTTTGGTAATGGTGGTAGTGCGGTGTCTGGCACTGGCGCAATCACCTATTTCCCAACCAACACCCAGGATCCTAAGGCTGACCTCTACGATCCCACGTATCAGAAGCTGATCAACGGCACCTCGACCAACTTTATTGAGGTCAAGCATCTGTTGGGCACGCCTTACACTGACATCGTGGTCACCTGCACGCTGGATTACAATGAGCCAAGCGGACAGGAAGCCTTCGACGACGCAACCAATGCCGACGGTATGTTCGTGTTCGACGAACTTGGACTCAAGACTAGCGAAGGCATGTTGCTCACTCACGTGATCTTCAATCCAATTCAGAAGTCCCTGAACCGACTGATTGAGGTTGTCTACACGCTCAGGATCCAGATGTCCTAATAAGTGCGTGGTTTATAGGACACTAAATATCAGAAATTGGAGGGCTTATGAGCTATCGACTCACAAAGGCAGACGGTAAGAGCGTCATTGTCCAGGACATGGCCAAGGAAATCGTTGGCGGTCTGACTATGCTGGGTTATGGCTTCACCAACTATGGTGATGAAGTGGCTCAGAACTTTATCAAGGATCTAGAAAACAACGCTGGTCTTGCTGAACCAGCTAACCCAGTGCTTGGTCAGTTCTGGTTCCAGTTGCCATTGGATCAAGCCACTCAGAACAAGAATCTTCGCGTCTGCGTTTCTACTTCTGCTCCTACGCTAGAGGGACGCTGGAAGATTCTATTCGGCATTAGCCCAGCCGGACAGGTTCTGCTTGATGCTTGGACTCTGCGTGGCGCAGGCCCTGATGCTAATCCCGGTGTTCCTGGCTCTGTTGTGACCCGTGGTTCCAACGGCAAGATCCTCTCCTCCAACATTGATTTCCCAGCTCAGGCCAGTACGGTTGATGCTGCGAACCGTCTAACCAATACTCGTATTTTTGGTTCGCGTAACGGCGGTCTTCCGTTCAACGGAACTCAAGACGTCGGTCTCACGACTGCCCATATCGCAGAAGCTGACCAGCTCTATTATAGAACTGATCGTGCCCGTCAGGCATTCTCCGGTGGTCGTTATATCACTGTTGATCAGAATACTGGTCAGATCAGTTTCAATGGTCCAGATCCAACAAGTGGTGCAACTGGTCCACAGGGACCGGCCGGTCCAACTGGTCCACAGGGCCCACAGGGCCCTCAAGGTCCACAGGGCCCACAGGGACCCCAGGGCGCAACCGGCACCTTTGATGGGTCTGCTGGTTTTGAAGGTTCAAAGGATTTGAATGGTTGGCAGAAACTGCCAAGTGGTCTGATTATCCAGTGGGGTCAGTTCTACTGGCCTGACACTGACGGCCCAATGTATATCAGCTATCCGGTCTCTTACCCAAGTCAGGCTTTTAACGTCTGGCTATCTATTCTTGGAAACCCAAATAGAGGTGGTGACCGAAACGAAGAAGACGACGAGCAGATCTGGGCCAACACTTATACTAATTCTCAGTTCGTTGTCCGAGACACTGGTGACGACAACGCCGGCTACAATGTGGCTTGGCTTTCGATAGGATATTAACATGGCAACCCATTTCTACAGCCCCAAGACGTCAGGGTTCTATAACAAGAACATTCACACCTCGATGCCAGAGGATGCTTTCCCTGTTTCTGACGCCAAGTATGACGAACTCATGGAAGGTCAGTCCGCTGGTAAGAAGATTGTCTACAAGGCCAGGAAGCTTCAGCTTGAAGATTATGAAGTTGCGACCGTCACTTGGGAAAAGATTCGTGATCGTCGTGACACACTCCTGACAAAATGCGACTGGACTCAGATTCCAGACGCTCCTATGGACGAGGAAACCCGCACCGACTGGCGTGAATATCGTCAGAAGCTGCGCGATATTACTGAATCGTTCCCTTCGCCAGAGCAGGTTGTTTGGCCAATGGCTCCTGACGCTACTTCGTAAACTGGAGACAAAATGAGCTACACAGTCAACAATAGCAACGGCGACATTGTTTCGATCGTCAACGACTTCAGGAAGGAGATCGCTGGCGGTCTGAACCTCCTAGGTTATGGCTATGTGAACTTTGGTGAAGACATTGCTGAAAACTTTGTCAAGATTGCTGAAAACTTCACCAAGATCAGTCCACCCTACAAGTATAGGATTGGTCAGATCTGGATGGACAGCCTGATTGATCCAACGGCAGATCTCAAGGACGACAGTGGTGCGCTGATTGTTAAGAGGAACAACTATTACACCCTGAGGGTGGCAGTTGCGAACTCTACCTATGAGGCCCTGGACGAAACCACGGTCAAGCATGTCCCATATGTGGACAACCACTGGGTTCCTCTATTTGCCATCGACGGTGCCGGCAAACGTGCGGCTCTTGTCTACAATGGTGTTGCGGCTTTTCCAGATGTGAACGCAACCCCTGGCTCACTGGTCATTCGTGGTTCCGATGGTAAGATCCCATCGAGCAGCTTGCCTTCGATTGATAACGTGCCTAGTGCTGCCAACTCCAACCACTCAAACTCGTCTACAAAGCTGGACAATGTTCGTGTCTTTGGTTCGCGTAATGGTGGTATCGGTTTTGATGGTACGCAGAACGTTCCCCTAACTACAGCCCATATCGCAGAAGCTGACCAGCTCTATTATAGCGACGGTCGAGCTCGTAACGCGATTTCAGGTGGACGCTATATCACAGTTGACCACAACACTGGTCAGATCAGTTTCAATGGTCCAGATCCAACAAGCGGTGCCACTGGTCCACAGGGACCGGCCGGTCCAACTGGTCCACAGGGCCCACAGGGCCCTCAAGGTCCACAGGGTCCACAGGGCCCTCAAGGTCCACAGGGCCCCGCAGGCTCCTCCGCAGACGTTATCGTGGCTTCTTCCTACGGCACCAACGGCTATGTAGTTTATAATGGTGGCTTCTGTATCCAGTGGGGTAGGTATCGAGGCTATATGTCAGGAGAACGTTCGCTTTTGGTAACTCTTCCAATTGCTTTCGCTAGTTCGCCGTACGTCGTAAATACGGTCGCTTACCTGAATGCATACAGAAATAAGGCGGACCTTTGGGTTCAGCGTGTAGGGGAAGGTACTAGCACTTACTTTTCAGTTGCGCTACAGAGTGATGACGGTGATGACGCGAACGTTGATGGTTTCGACTGGGTAGCATACGGTAGGGTCTAAGACAGTTGAACCCCGGACTAGGTCCGGGGTTCAACCATGAGTAGAAGACCTTAGAGCTTGAAAGCAGCCTTGAACTCGTTGAGCTCACGCTTGCTCATACGGAAGTGATCCAGCATTTCGGCTTCAGTTTCGAACTGCGCCTGAATGTGGTCATAAGCTTCCGAGAAGCTGAGATCGAACTCGTTGGAACGAGTGATCAGTGCCTGAAGGAATTCCACTTCCATACCCGAGAGGGTCTTGGCGTCGCGGATGTAGTCCTCATAGGCTTCGCAAGCTGCTGGGAACAGAGGCTGAATCAGCTTGTAGATGGCGCGTGCGAACTCCTGGATCTCCCACTGAGCGTGTGAGTCTTCGCGCAGCTTCAGCATGTGGAAGAGGTTGTGCAGGTTCTGCTTCCAGTAGAGCTCAGTGTAACCGGCGACTGGCATCACAGTGCGAGCCAACTCACGAGTCATGCCAGGGAACTCTTCGGTAAAACCAAAGTTGTCCATGGTCATCTCGCTGCCCTCGCCGAGCAGGGTCTGATAGACCTGGTGGCTATGCTTGGTTGCCTGAGCAATCAGCTTCTGAGCTGCCTCAGCATCGCGTGGGTCCATTTCACCGCCGCGGCCCTGCTTGTTCAGGGTGCTCTGTGGCTGAATGTTCTCGAGCTTGGGGATATACATCTCGTCAGTGAGAACCGAGTAGCGGGCGCTATACTCGTTGAGGCTGCTGGTGCGGTGACGGACCAGCTGGCGCATGACGAAGATGGGAAGCTTGAGGTGAAGCTTTACTTCACACATCTCAAGCGGGCTGGTGTGCTTATGGCGCACTAGGTAGCGGATGAGTCCACGGTCCTCACGAACACTCTTGGTGCCGTTACCGTAAGAAACTCGAGCCGCGCTGACGATGTCTGCGTCGCTGCCCATGTGATCAACCAGGCCAACGAAGCCATGGTCGAGAACTGGGACATACTTGGCATCGCCAAGAACGTCGGTCTGAAGGGTCATTCTACACTCCTGGTATTTTCTGGTTTGAGTGTGTCTTCTCAAACCAGAATATACGTTAGAGCGCGATATCCTTCAATATAATTTCGGCGAAGTGGCGGATTGTGTCCTTGACTTCGGAGAGATTGAGGATGAGACCAATTTCAGCGATGCCTTGCTCTTCGAGGCTCTCGTCGTCCAACATGATCTCCTCGAGCTCTTCGCGCGAGATGATGTAGACTTCGTCATCGAGGTCTGTAACGCACGCCGCTGAGACAAACTCAGCTGGAACATGGTCAGGTTCGATTTCGCTTAGGATCTTATCGAGAAGGTCCTCAAACTCCTGTGTCGCCATTGTCGTCACTCCTTACGAGCTTGACCGCTACTTGGTAGCGTTCATACACTTTGCGAACCACTTCGTTCTCTCGAACAATCCGTTGTTCGCTAATGTATTTAATCAAATTCTCGCGGGAGATGCTCTCTACGGAACCGTCTTCCATTTCGACCTCGACCTTCTTCTCACTCTTGCTCACTCGAGGTGCAGCTTTGAAGTAGGTGTCATAGTCACCATATCCATAGGAATAGGGCTTGTAGCTTGGACCCAGCAACTTCATCATGTCCTGAAGGTCCTTGATCGTCAGGGAGGAGGTTGGAATGGTGCTCTTGGTAGTCACCACGGTATTATTGGCAGGCTTCGTGGTGATCTGAGGCGAAATGCTGGTATGTGGCAACGTGATCTCTGTGCAGGGATTACTCAGATACTTCTTGTAGAGATCGTCCATTACCTGCTTCTGATAGTCGTAGAGGTATGGATCCTTCTTGGGTTCGATGTATTGGATCTCATCAAACGTCTTGAAGGTATCATCCTTCTTGCCCAGGTTGCCAAAGCTGTAGGTTTTCTTGTCGCTCATTGTTCAATCAACTTGAAAGTCATGACCAGCTTGTCCCAGCATCCTTTGAGGACCGCGTGGTCGTTGATACCCTTGAGCATGATCTCGAAGTCACGCCCCATTTTGACTAGTCTTGCGAGCTCTTCCTGAAAGGCATCCATGTCCGCAGGCACGGACAACTTGGGTTCATTGGTGAACGAAAAGATGCCGTCATCGTTAAGGACCTTGAGATCCTGGTCGTGCGCGACTAGGTAGTGCTGCTGAACCATCTTGACCATAGTCTGCCACTCAGTGCGAAGCAATGCTACTTCTTCGGACTCTTTCTTGAGCTTTTTGATCTGCTCGTGGTAGTCCAGTTTGCCTTGCTCTAGACCCTTTTTGTAGGCCTCGGTTTTGATCCGTTCGATTTCATCGGGTTCCATCGTAACCTGCCAATCTCAGAGCCATCATGAATTTGTCCCAAGAGGCTTTGACCAGTTCGTTATCCTTGACGGCTCCCATAAGAATGTCGAAGTGGTCTGCTTTGGCCTTTGCTTCTGCCAACTCCTTGGTTCTGACGTCTAGAGTCAGCTTGAGTTGGTGATTCTGACCTTTGAGCCAAGTGTTCTCGTTGACAGCCTTAGAGAGCTGTTCCTCGATAGGTTCTGTTGCTCGAATGTGCTTATCAGACACCTTCGCTACCACCCAGCTTACGCATCAGCTGGATGTCGTTGAACATCTTTTTCAGCTGTTCATTGTCTTTCAGGTCTTCCATGAGATAGTGCCACTTGAGTGCGTTGTGGCACATCTTGCGATAGGCGCGCTCAAACTTCTTGATCTCTCGAAGATGGCGCTCTTCCATTTCACGGACGTTCTCGAGCGGCAGTTCAGCCTGATACCAGACTTCCTCCATAGGGAGGTCTTCCTGTTCGTAATGATCAGACGATGCTTCGCAGACTTCCTCTGCGTCATCATAGTCATAGACGCCGAAGATATCACAGGCCATCTGAGGACCAAAAGGATTGGAGTCCTTGGGATACGAAGACCTAGGACTGATTCTGTTATAGACAGACTTCGACAGAATGGATGCGCCACGAAGTGGCCGAGGGTTGCGAGCCATAGAAAAATCCTGGGAAGTGGTTAAACTCCCCAGGATTCTACACACCAGAGTCTAGAAGCGCATTATTGAAGTTCGCCGCGGCCCTTCATGACTTCAACATTCTCTAGTGCGGCAATAATGACAGCCGCAGCCTTAACCAAGTTGTCCTCGAACTCCTCAGTTTCAGGCACAATGCCATTGCGGCGCACCTCGGCACTCACGTAGTGGCTGATCATAGCCACCCAGTCGCCTGGGGTGTTCTTGGCATCCCATTCAGAGCCAGGGAGGTCAGCTTGACGCTGACGCTCCGCACGGATCTTTTCAAGAAGCGAATCTAGCTTCACTTCTTGGCCTTAGGCGGACGACCGCGCTTCTTAGGCGCAGGAGCAGGTTCAGCCTTGCTACCAGCAGGAGTGCCATCCTTGCGGGGGCGACCAACTGGATTCTTGGGCTGCATTGCTTCCCACTTTTCCTTGTCAGCCTTGTCTTCACGCAGCGCAGCACGATCCAGGAACTCCTGGATAGCAGCATCGCTGGTGTCAACCTGATTGCCTTCAACCTCATCAGCGTCCGCGACCTCAGTAGCCACAAAAGCTTCTGGGTTGAACTCTGCCTGAGCAGCCGCAAGAGCAGCGGCAACCTCAGGTGGGAGCGAAGGGTCAACGGCAGGAGTAATCACTTCGGGTACTAGGACTGCTTCTGACAGCTCTTCAACCTCAGTGACGCTCGCAGGGGCTTCTAGGGGTGCCTCAGGCGCAAGAGCAGGAGCCGATGCCTCGGTTACTTCTGGACTAGCCGTCACCTGTGGGCGAAGCTGCGGAACCATGCGGTATGCCTGCTCACGCTTGCGAGCAGCTTCAGCTTCGAGGTCTTCGGCCTGACGCAGGATGTTTTGCGCGATGTCGACCTGCGACTGCGCGACGTCTGCCTTCTGATTTTCAAGAACGCGGTTCTCGAGTTCAGTCTTGACCTCCACTGGAGCATCTTCGCCGTTCATGTAGTCGACGATGGTGCGGAGAGGGCAAGGCGCATTTGGCGCAGGATACATCACGATGTTGTCAATGTTCACAGGACGGAGGAAACCGTAAGTGTGGAGGGCATTCATCATGTCCAGTCCAGTGTTTGGCATGGGACGACGAGCCAGTAGGGTGTGGAGGTGTGGCACCTGCTGACCTTCGACGGAATCAATGATTTCCATCAGAGGATCATGGAAACGGTCTGGCAGCGCATCAGTGTCTACGATAAGAGCATTCTCCTCGTTGCCTGGGATCTGCATGTAAACCACGACGCAGCGGCGGTCAGTGTTCCTGATGCGACCAACGTGCTTCTTGAAATTGCTCATTATTGAGTCTCCTTATTGGGTGATTGCCAGTCACCAGACAGGCAGAAAGGATCAGGCTTCTGCCTGATCCTCTGCTGGTTCTTCTTCCTTGGGCATGGTTGCCTCGAGGAAAGCGGCAAGCTTATCGCGAACCGAGCCAACGCTCGAGAGTTCGCCGCCCTTGAAAGCACCACGCTCGGCCGCAACATCAATGATGCGGAGCGTGTTCTGCAGATCGACCAACGTGATCTGTGGGGCTTCCGTCTGGGTCTCTTCAGCCATAGGTGTTCTCCTTGATTTCGGCTTATCCGATCTCTGGAGAATACTAGAATTGGTGAGGAAAACTCAATATTCTAGCGGCACCCAACCATATTTAGTTAAGTGCCGCTAGAACTCCCTTTTAGAGGATGGAAGTGCGCCTGCGCCTCTTGGCCTTCACGGTGACGAGGTCCTCGTTCCAGCCAGTGAACTGCGCCCACGACTCGTGAGGCACCTCGATGGGCATCTGCTGCGCCTTGGCCACCAACTGGTAGTAGTCAGGACGCTTGGGAGTGCCGCACTTGGGCTTCATGTTCATGAAGTGCGCCTTCTCGAGGTTGCAGGGACCACAAGCGGCCACCACGTTCTCCCAGCGAGTCTTACCGCCGTGGAAGCGGGGAACAACGTGGTCGAGCGTCAGCAGCGACTTGTCGTGCTTGCAGTCCTTGCCGCAGTATTGGCACTGGTAGTCGTCGCGCAACAGAACGTTAGCCCTGCTGAACTTGACCCCGCGGTTCACCTTGACATAGTCGCGGAGCAAGAGCACCGCGGGCACCTGGATGGTGGTCGAAGGCGAATGCACGTCCCAGTCCTCATAGTGGGCGAGGACCTCGGCGTTCTCGAGGAATTGCAGCTTGATGGCAGCTTGCCAGTTGAGGGTGCTCAGGGGCACCACGCTCAAGGGCAAACCGTCCGCGTTCAGGATCAACGTGTCAGACATGGGGCACCTAATCGTTCTATGCGTTTGTGTACCCCTACACTCTTTTACTTATACAGACAGATAGGATAGAATCAATCTAAAAGTGCAGGGACACCAGAAAAAACGCTAAGTTAATGATACTTAAAGTTTTGAACCACGAGTTCGTCGCCTTGGAAGAACACATCTGCGGAGGTTAGGCGACCACCCTTGCCGCTTCCTGTGTCCATGAAATATGCTACACCTCCCTGGCTACCACGGACCAAAAGCGGCTTCACAGTGCTCCTAATGTCATGGCCGACCATGACCTGCTTGCCCTGTGGAATCCTATTCACCCACTCGTAAATGCGCGTGGGATAGCCGTCTGCCCTCTGGGGAGCCGTGTTGTCGACTTCACCAAAGAGCGCCATGGTCTCGAACTTGCCGGTCAAGCGAGCACTCGTGATGTCAAACATCTCAGGCTCAGCCGCGCCATGCGTGAAGAGAGTGTTGCCAATGATCCAATGGTGCCTAGAGAACCCTAGCAGGGCCCTGTAGCGCGTTTCGAACTTACGACGGGCGTCGGATGCTAGAGCTTCAATGGCCCTTGTAGTGACCTTGTTACCGTCACTGAGACGCACTCTTACGTCGTTGTGCTTGACTTGTTCTAGCCAACGCTCAATCTTGCGCTCATGATTGCCAATGAGGCTGATGCCACGACCGCGCGTCACAATGCTGTAGACGTGATCCACACACTCAAGTGAATTGATACCATAATCCAGAATATCGCCCAGGAACACGCAGAAAAGCTTTCTCTGAGTTGCCCACTCGGTAGCATTCTTAAGCGGTTCAATCATACCATGGACGTCGCCGACTACCATGATTCCGCGATAGCCACGGTTCTCAATGACCTTCTTGAGATCGATGTTGGTCAGTTTGCTGACAACCTCAAAATCCTCATTACGAAAGTCAATGACGTTCGCAATACCATCACCCCTGAGAATATCACGCTCATTGGTGCGGAAAACATGCTCGTGCTTGGAGATTGTACCAGTAGCCGAAAGCCGCCAACTACGCTTGGCATCTGAGAGCTTGGTCTCCAGATTCCTATTACATACGATATAGAAAATGGGAACGCCAGTTCTCGAGCCAATATCGGCGAGACTCATACGATCCTTTTTGCGGAGATTGGTAGCATCGACGACCACGCGCTCGCCAAGCTCTAGCTTGAGCTGGGTGCGGCGATGAATCTCCTTGAACACCACATCATTGATATCAAGACGCTGATAGTCTCCCGAGAGCTCATAGCGGATTTCTTCGCTGCTCATGATCTCATAGGGATCGAACTTCAAGCTAGTCAGGTGGGTCTTTCCGCCGCCCGCGGGGCCAACCATGATAACCAAACTATGGAGCGGAATTCTTTTCATATCACCAGCTTACTTGCTAATTGACTTTGGTGTCAATTTAACCTCATAATAACACATACTGGTGAGGATACCATATGCGCCGTGCTTTTCTTCTTGCCGGCATTGCTGCTGGCGCTGTTGCTCTATTTACAACTGTCTCTGTGACCGTTTCTGCTCGTCAGGCTTCGCAGATCCAGACCTTCAAGACCAAACTCGCTGATCTGACGTTCTGCCGGACTGGCTACGACATTGCGAGTTCGCGTCCCCACTACATTGCGAGGTTCACAGAGGACGCCCAAGAAAAGGCTGACCTCATTGAACTCAGTGATGTCCTTCTCGAACGCAAAGAGCAGCTGGATCAGCTGATCTCTGACCATCTCAAGGAAGCTAAGGACCTTCCCTTGGATGCCTATGAGCGTTCGTTGCTGGTCGAAAAGACCACGTGGGAGGCAGAACTTGATGCCGTTCATACGGCAGGATGGGTCCAGGAACCCGAAGCATTCCTGGACCACCTGTTGGAGCGTTGCGAGCCCTATATCAACGAATAACCGCATTGCCCTCGGCATCAATGCTGAGGGTGCCGCGCTTGACTCGAAGTGAGCCCTTAGTGCTGGGATGCTCCGGGGTCTCACGGGTCGTGAAGCCGGCCAGACAATCCATGTGGTTGACGTAGAAGGTCTTGCCCCGGGCCTTCACAACCCACATGGGGATGAAGTCGAACTCGATGGACTTCTTGTTGAAGTGGAAGTCGATGTTCTTGCTTTCGACCTCCAGGGGAAACTCCTTCTTCTGCTCCTCGACACCCTTTTTCATGTCCTTGATCTGCTGCCAGCGGATCTTGGCCGTTTCGAGTGCGGTCATGAGCTTGCGAGCGATTGCGCGCTTGTGACCATGCTCCTTGATCAGGGCGCCGACCGGCTGACCTGCGCGCTGTCGAGCCTTGATCTCGAACTTGCTCGCCCGGACCTCCGAAGAGGCGTGAGCATAAAGCTCACGCCAATCGGAACGCCACTCGCTGTAGCCCTGGTAGTCGGTGAACTTGGGCTGCATACCGTGAACGCTCATCAGTCCTACTCCCTTACGCTGCCTGAGCGACCGAAGCCGCCAGCTGGTTGTTCTTGAACTCCGTGGCTGCCGTGCGCTCCAACATCATCTTGTTGGCGCGAACGCGCAGGTAGTGGAGTGCGGACTGCAGGTCGGCGTTGTCGCCCTTGTTGGCACGCTGAGCGGCCTTGTTGGCGCGGATCTCGAGGGTGAGAGCCTTATACTTGGCACGCCAGTCGGTGCGGTAAGCCAGGTATTCGTCGCGGGTGGTGAAAGTGAAATTGTAAGTCATTACTGTGCTCCTCCGAAAGTAAGTTTGAAAAGGACCGCCAGGTCCTGCTTCTCGAAATACCAGCGATTACCGCCGCTGGTGTGCCAGTAGCTACCGGCGCGTTCCTCGCACCACTGCTTCATTTCGGCCATCAGGGTGCTGTTGGGCTCCCTCAGGTCGACAGTGGTCATCTCCGGCCAGGCTTCCCGAAGGTGCCGTGACCAGTGCTTGTCTCGAGTGTTTGCGCCAATGGGTGGACAGAACTTGAGGCCCTGTTCCCGCCAGACCTTAAGGTAGGCCTGGGTAGCGAGGCTTTGTGCGGTTTTGAAATCCGTCGCCATCAGTTGATCGCCGAGAATCGCTTGGTGATCGCATGGGCCTGCTCCTTGGTGCAGGGACCAATGCCGAGGGCGGTCACGATGGGGCTACCATCGAACGCGGTTCCTGGGATCACGTGGTTCTTGTCGATAATCAGCGAGGTGATCAGACCAGCAGCCTGGGCTTCTTCGTAAGCGCGCTGGAGAGCGGCTTCGTTCTTAGCCTTGAGGATGATCTGGGTGCCGATGAAGTCGGGGCCCTGATAGACCCGGAGCAACTCGGGATCGCGACGGCTCGCGAGGAGCACACAATTCTTGGCCGCGTGACAAGCCTGGCTTGCCATCTTACCCGGAGCCATGTCCAGGTCGCCGCGAATGATGCTGTAGATGCGAAGCTTTTCCGAGGCAGCTTCGAACGCCTCATAGTCGTTGTCGTTGTCGTAACGAGCAGCGGCTTCCTACAGGAACGAATTGGTAAGCATTAAACTTCTCCTTCTCTTTTTGTCCAACATCGGACAACGCTCAACATAGGCACTCTTTTTCCTACGTCAACCGTTTTTCTTACCTCCAACGCAATTTGAACATCATTGCGTCTTTGCCATTCTCGAAAACCACACCCACGCTGGACGAGCAACCGCTGCTCCAGCCGACCTTTTTGAAGTCGCCGAACTTGACGTTCTCTTCCAACCAGGGAAGCATCTCAGAGAATGTTGAAGCAATAAAGCCTGTGATACGAACCAAATACCAACCGGGGTATTTGGCATTCACAGAATCAGCAAATTCGAGGTCAGGGAACTCATCCTCCTCGAACATACTGTTGAGCTTGGCCTCACCCAAGACACCATCGGTCTCAGGCTCTGCGAGGTCGTCGAACCACTCGTCGACATGCTCGTTATTGGGATTGTAATAGTAGGGGGTAAACGTCGTCATCTCTCATCTCACTCTTAAACCAAAATCACAGGGGACCTTGGGAGTGAGTGGAGGGGCTCGAGGGGCCTAGACGTGGATGTTGGTCTTCATGCTTCTACTTATACGCAGAAAGCGTGTGGAAGTCAAAATTAGATCAATCCACGCTCATGGCACTCTTCGAGCACGCCACGATAGACGCGCATGTTGGGCTGATACGGACCCCGGCCAAAATACTTGGCATCGTCCCCGTTGAGGGCCTTGTCGAGGGCCGCGCCAATGGCTGCGCTGCGGCACCGCCCCATGAGGCAGTGGATGTAGATGACGCTCACATCCTTGCTTTTCATGTCCTCCACGAAGTCGAGGACAGCTTCAGCATGGGTGGGATTGAACAGAATGCGAGCTTCCTCTTCGGGCTCACCATTCTTGTATTCGTCAATGTCATGGAACTTGAGGTTGAGCCTTCCAGTCAGGTGCTCGTTCTCATAGACCTCCGGAAAGTCACCTTTCTCGCAGATGCTGATGAGCGCCCAAGGCTTGTCGGGCGGAGTTGCGGTCATCATGACCGCACGGCTGTAGACTACGAACTTCATGTCACCAGTCTACAGCCTAGCACCAGTTTGTCAACCCTCGATGCTGGAGATCTCGATCTCCAGATAATAGTCTTCAGCCATCATCTGGAGAACTCCGCCTTCGATCCATGCTTCTTGGCGAGGATCGAACTCAGCCCAATCCAGAGAAGCCGGCGACACTGTGACGGCCTTTCCTTTGTGGTGTTGGACGAAGAGATCCATGGGAGCGAAAGCCGGTGGATTCTCGGCATCACGAGCTCGATACTTGCGGGCGCTGTAGGTCTGGCCATTGACCAGCTTGTCAGCTAGATCTGAACCCTTGCTCATTCACTCGGCTCCCTGTTGATGTCGTCACGCTGGGCCTGTTGCCAGTTGTAGACGCAACGGTCGAGGCCGATGGCAATCTCGAGCACGAGCGCATCCTTTTCGACCAGACCTTTCTTGCTCTGGAAAGCCAGCTTCTGAGGGAAATCAGTCCGCTTGCTGATGCTGCAGACTTCCATCCACTTGTCGCCGTTCCAGACCTCGACGTCCATGGTGCGGAGCGAATAAGCGGGCAGACGATCACTCTCCACAAGCCGCGTCGGCAAGTGAATCTGAGAAGCGATCATCTTGCGGACCTTCTCCAGCATCTCTTCCTGATAGTCGAGAGCTGTGTCGGCGCTGTAGACGCACTGAAACTCCTGCTGGTAGAATTCCTTGAGCCGCATGTGCTTGGTTGGCTGGACGATCTCGCGCCGGAAACTCTTACCGGCCTGCCAGACGCAGAAGGGCGGGAAGATGCTCAGTTGATTGTTGAGCAGGTATTGCGCGTAGGCGTAGCTGCCGGGCGTCGTTTCGGGCCGCAGAGCCAGTTCACGGTAGCCTTGCCGCGCCTGCGTCAGAGCCTCGAACTCTTCTTCAGTTTTGGCAGGAGCATCCACGTCTTCCTGAACCCAGATATCCTGTTCGGTATAGTTGACGTTGAGGAGGTCGCGCGGAGTCAGCAGCGGTGCTTCCACGAAGAAGAACTTCCACTGTGGGTTGAGGGCAACAAGGTCCCGCTGAACTGTCTGGGCGAAGAAGTCCCGGAAGTGTTCGCGGAGCCGGATCTCTTCCTCACTCCAGAAGATCAGGCCGTTGATGTCAAAGGTATTCTGCATGTCAGACCAACTTCATTGGCGTGGGCAGGGCAACGTAGGCGCCTGTCTTGGGATAACGGATGTGGGTTGCGGTGGTCGTCCCGTCCTCTTGGATCTCCACGCGGAAGTAGATCTCCAGCCCCGAATAGCGGAAGTTGTCGCTACAGCTTTCCGGGAGGTTGAGCTGGATGGCGTCATGATCCCGCGAGTCCTTGGTGGACCCTACCTGATAGTCGTCCCAGATGATGGGAAACTTGGGCTTCTTGGCCTCTTCCTCACGGCGAGCCAGCTCAGCCTGCATCCGCTGGATCTGCCCCTGTAGGTCCTCGTCGCTCTTCCCGGCGAAAGGATCGCGCTTGGGCGCGGTATCGTCAATACCACCGGGAAGAGGAGAAATGCTCATTTGAATGCTCCAAGGGCAACGAGAATCAGACCTAGGATCACAGCCATAGTGCCAATAATCAGCGTGGGAAAGCTGATTCCTTTCTTCACGACCTGTGGTGCAGGTGGAGTTGGCTTGACCGGCTCGGGCTTGGGAACGCGAATGCCCAACGAACCACCCCAATCGAGATTGTCCCAGGGGATGCCACCCCGATTGTTGTTGCCCATACTGTGGCCGGTGCGGATAAACAGGTTCTCCGAAGCGGCCCAAGCATCCAACTCACGCCACACCGCATTGTAGGGGCTCTGAGGGTTGCTATGGGAGTTCTTGTAGCCAGCATCCAGAGGAGCGGCAAAGAGATGCCGGATCTCTTTGGGAGCCAGGACGGGAGCATAGTCATTCCCGCCCTTGTCGATTTGTGTTGTCAGCGCGTTGAGGAGGTCCTCTTTGACAAACTTACGGAGCATGTCCGACCTGCGCGTCACTCGTTCCTGGCGGCGCAGTTCTTCAGTTTGCTTCAGTTGTTCACCAATCGACACTACACTGACCTCACAAGTTTTGGCGCTCCCGGTGGGGCTCGAACCCACGACCCGCAGATTTAGAGTCCGCTGCTCTGCCAGCTGAGCTACGGGAGCATGTAACCTGTTTAGGACTTTTTCTCCAAAGCGTCAAGCCGTGCGGCAATTTCCTGGACCAGTCGCAGCGTCTCCTCAGAGTTCTGCTTGATCTGCTCCTGCTCATCATGAGTCCAGGCGTTGCTGTCTACGATCATGTGGGCGGCCAGCTTGGCCGTGATGATCGGTGCCACGAGGAAGGAGCAGATGTGCATGAAGATTGCGCCGAAGAATCGGCTGCTCGTGTGGGTTGGCGAATAGTCGCCATAGCCGACGGTGGTCGCCGTGACGCTGGCCCACCAGTAGCCCTCTGCGAGCTTCTTGCCCTCGATGAAGCTGAACATGACCGCTGCGAGGGTCATGATCAGTAGGTATGCGATCAACAGGCTGAATAACCGGTTGAACATCTTTTGCATCAGCGTGAGCTCTTGTCCCGCATGGACTGCGGTGCTCAGGATGTCGCTACCGGCTTGTTCGATCTGTCTACGCATTTGTGCCTCCTTTCCTGAACCGTAACACAGGAGAGCAGCCTGTCAACAGAAAAGGGCGCCAGTTTCCTGACGCCCTTATAACCGTAGTGAGCTGTCGGTTAATTCAGCTCGCTATACTTGCTCGCCATGCCGTCCGACATGCGCTGGAGCATTCCAGCCAGCGTCTTGTAGATCGTGTTGAACACACGGACCAGGAAGTCGCCGAGGAAAGTCTCGAGCAGCGAGAAAGGCCAGAACACCATCCAGGTCGTGATACGACCCTTGTTGTGACGAACCATGCGGTTGTAGTTGACGTCCAGACGTGCCACGTCGTGCTGGTCGTTGAACTCCTTGCGGACTGCCGGATCAGCAGGCATCTCGTCGAGACCCTTGCGCTTCAGGAAGTTGTAGCGAAGCTCTTCATACTTCTCGAACAGTGCCGGAAGGAAGAACGCGCGCCACTTGATGGTCGCCCAGAGAGCTGCCACGCCCAGATAGCCCAGGAAACCATAGAGATAGTAGATCGGCGGAATGCCAGCGAGCAGCTTGACCGTGTTGGTCAGTGCGACGACCGCCGCAACTGCGGCGAGGAGGGTAAAGGCGGCCCAGCCGACCTTCTCCTCATGAACCTGGGTCGTGATGACCAGGGCAACAATGCCGACGATGCTCCAGAACAGGAGACCGCCGAACGTAACGATATCCCAAAGCATTTAGGACTTCCTCCATTCGGTGCCGTGAACGCCATCGGCCAGCGTGATCCCCATATCAGTGAGCTGCTGACGGATCCTATCAGCCTCCCCGTAGTTTTTGGCCCTACGTGCCTCTTGACGAGCCGCAATTAGAGCCTCGACAGCCTCCTTGTCAACACCAAGTGTCCGCCATTGGTGCGGAGTATGGTTAAAGAGACCGAGAAACTGACCAGCCTTGATCAGTCGAGCCTTTGCGGGCGCCTTGTCCTTGGCATGGTCGAGGTCATCTGCGAGTCTATGGAGGACAGACAGAGCTGTGGTGGTATTGAGGTCCTGCGATAGCGCAGAGATGATCTCTGCTGGCACATCAACGTCCTCGGCGTAGTTGAGCTCGTCGTGCCGATAGAGGACCTCATAGAGCCCGTCGAGGGCACGATGCGCCATGTCCAGCTTGTCCATAGTAAAGTCCATGGGCGAGCGGTAATGTGACTGCATGAAGAGGTAACGAACGCTCTCCGCGGGATACTGATCGAAAAGCTCGTTCAAGAGGATCACGTTGCCGCGGCTCTTGCTCATCTTTTCGCCATTCACTGTCAGGAGACCGTTGTGTATCCAGTAGTTGGCAAGCGGAGCACCGTTGTGGTGGCACTGGCTCTGAGCGCACTCGGCTTCATGATGCGGAAAGCGCAGATCCTGACCACCACCGTGAATGTCGATTGTTGGACGTGCGAACGTGTGGTTGATCATGGCCGAGCATTCAATATGCCAACCCGGCCGCCCCTGGCCCCAAGGCGAGAACCAGCTTGGCTCGCCCAGCTTTGCGGGTTTCCAGAGCACGAAATCTCTGGGGTCCTTTTTCTTGGGATCGACCTCAACCCGTGAACCCGCTTCCGTGTGGGTGTGATTTGCGAGACCGGGATGGGGATTGCTGGGAACGTGGAAGAAAACCTCCCCGTCCACCGCATAGGCATAGCCGTGATCGATCAGTGCGATGATCATGGCAATCATACCAGGAATGTGCTGGGTGGCCCTTGGTTCCACAGTGGGCGGCAAGCAAGCCAGAGCCTCGAGATCCATATGGTAGGCCGCGAGTGCCGTGTCAGTGATCTGGCTGATCGGAACACCGCGCTCGATTGATGCTGCGATGATCTTGTCATCCACGTCCGTGATGTTGCGGACATAGCGGACTTCGCGCTCTCCGTAGACGTGGCGCAGAAGCCGGAAGACCTGGTCGAACACGATGGCTGGGCGCGCGTTACCGATATGCGCTGGCCCATAGACCGTTGGACCACAGACATACATAGCCACCTGCTGCGAAAACGCAGGCTTGAACTCTTCCACTTGGCGGCTCTGACTGTTGTAGAATGTGATCATCTGTCCTATCTACGACAGATAGGCTTGATGTCAACCAATCATCGACCGCCCAATGTGAGCTTACACATCAAGGCGGTATTGAGATCCGTGAAGCCAATCTCGACCAAGGGCGCTTGGTAGTTCAAGAGACTTCTATAGCCTCCTACACCACCTGGATATTCCTTTCCATGGGCGGTATATCGCATCAGGCCCTTGCCATGTGCTTTGAACCACTTCTGGAGATCAACTCCATTGTTGCTCACAACGGTCCAGTCCTGACCCTTGATGCGAGGACAAAGCCAGGTCTTGAGTTCAGCATCATGGAGGACCACCCGGTAGCTGTAAAGGGTTGTCCAGTGCCACCAGCGGCGCCACCGTCCCATGACCCTTACGAAATCACTGGATAGTGGCTTATTCCAGATCCAGACCGGACCACTCTCTAAGAGCCGCTCGGCTAACGCCTTCAACGACTTTTGCCAAGTCGCAAGCATAGAGTCCCGCGCAGCTGAATCCGTTGAGTTCGACAATGCGAGGTCCTTCCGCAGTTAGCGCAACGTCACAGGTATAGGCAATGTCAACTTGCCACTCATGATCAGCTACCATTTGCGCCAAGTCCCAGCATTCCTGGGGCCAATCACGCCTGATGTCAAGCTTGCCATCCCAGCGATATTCGGATGCTGCGATAACTTGCTTGTCGGCAATCACAAAACGGAATTCACCCTGGATATCAATACCAGGATTCACAAAGCACATGGTTTCATCCATGACACCAGAGAGCTTGTCTAGCGTCTCGATATCATGGTCGATTGTGCCATACATCATGCGCTGACCCGCAAAGGTCTTGAACCCACTATCGGGGCGCAGAAACAGCATGTTGGTATCGTGCTGATAGAATAGATCCCGGCGACGTTGCTTGAACATCGCCCAGGTCATGAACACGCCGTCACGGTTGAGAAACCAGTAGATCGGCAAATTGCTCATGTAGGCGGAGGCACGAGTCCGCTCGTTTACACCCAGATGCCCTGGCTGAAATCTTCCGTCGGGATTGACGGCTTTGACGAAGCTGTGTGATCCAAAAAGAATCGTGCATTCATCAGGTCGAGGAGCCACACTGGCGTAGGACCCGTCAGCGTTGCGTTCAACTCCGACAACTTCATAGCCTGCGGCTCGAATGGTATCGGGGAGGCCTCGCCTATCATGCGTGAGCCTTTCTAGGATCTGATTGTCAAGAATCCAGGTAATGGGTGCCATCCAATCATATTAAGACTGGATAGCACCCAAGTCAACCTGTTTAGGCTGCGCGACGAACGTCCTCGTCGTAAGCCTTCTCGAACGGCAATTCTGTCGAGATCTCAACATCGTCGCCGATCGCCTCCACGCTCATATTGGCCTGAGCCATAAGCGTGATCATCATTTTGCGGATCTGCTCCGACATCTTGATGACTTTGACGTCTGCGTCCATGGCCTGATCGCGTCGGATGCGATGTAGTTCATCCTTGGCGGCCCTGCGAGCCTCATTGATGAACATACGAGTCACGACGTCCTCAACCACGTCTGTTCCGACGGGGGTTGGACCCATGAGCATTTCCGGCGCAATCTGGGTGAGATCCAGATTGAACGAAACCTTGAACTTAGACACTATCGATCTCCCTACTGGGACCTCCAATACGGAAAAGGGAGGTTGTTTAGGCATTTGGAGCGAACTCCATTAGGCCCTAGAGCCCTTTTCCGATCTGCGCCTAAGCAACGCAAATCGTTTAGCAGAATTGCGCCTACGCGCCAAGCGAAAATTGTCAAGAAATAACACACCCTTAAATAAGGGCTGGACCACTTAGGGAAACGGTGTTGCTATGAAAGCACACAAAGAGTGGCATCTCGGGTTTGCTGTAGAGAGAATGTGGGCCCATTTTGAAATACAGGGCCTCACGCACGTCTTTGAAAACAATGCGAATATAAGTGTGAACCTTGTGGTCGGCTGTTTGGGCTACCTCTTCCAACTGTGTTAGGTCCCAAGGGCTTTTACAGTTCTTGAAAAGCCATGCTTCGATGAAGCTGTAGAGGAGATCAACAGTCATTTTCTTGAGATGCGAAACCTCAAGGGTGACCGTAAACCCATCGGCCAGAGTCTTTTCGTGCGACTCTCTTAGCAAGTTCATCCCTTATTTATGAGCCGTGCTAGGGGTATAGCACGGCTCACAGGGTGGATCACTCGCTTAGACTGTTGTCCCGGTAATCAGACCAGCTCGCCCCTCCCCAGAGGTGCCGCATGGCATTGACCTTGCTCTGACTACCAAGCTGCGAGCCCACAAACTTGATGATGTTGGCGTAAACGCCTTCTTCGCCCTCGTCCAAACGATCCCAGGCAGTGAACTTGAAGCCCTGGAGACCATCATTGACCTTGGTCACCTTCTCCGCGAACTTCTTCTTGCTGCCGTTGAGGTTGTCGAACTCAGCCTGGACTTCCCAGAAGATGTCACTGGCCAGCTTCTTCAACCCGGTGAAGATGGTCTTGGCGAAGTCGTCGCTAGCCTTGACTAGATCCTCGGGCAGGAAGGGCTTTGCATCATCCAGCTTCTCGTCCACAATGAGACGGATCACATCCTTCTCATGGGTCAAGTGCTCAAGCGTCTTGTGGAGTAGCGAATACCACTCGCCCTTCAACTTGAGCATGGTGCCATCGGGCCAACGCAGAACGTCGCCTTCTTCACCCTCGATTGCTCGGATCTCTTCAATCATCTCCTCGTCCAGGCCATCCTGGAGAGAAGAGAACGAGCAGCAAGGAATGCCATAAGCGGCTGCTTCTTCCTTGAGCTCAGGTGCATCCATGTATTCACCGGTGGTGTTGTCACGGATTGCGGTGAGAACCAGCTGAGTCACAGGATAGTCGATGACGATCCGCTGAATACGAGAGCACCACTCAAAGATTGGAGTCTTGCCTTGGCTCATCCAATACTTGCAGAACTCGTGATACTCAACACGGTCCTTGGCCCACTCGTCAACGGGCGCAGCCACGCCAGTGAGGCCCATCTTAGTGCAGAAGCGCACCTGACCCTTGATCAACAGAGGCGTGATCATAGATCCGTCTAGCTTCTTGAAGCGACGGTAGGGCTTGGACCAGTCCACATTCTCAGGAAGCGTTTCGTTGCGCTCACCGAGGTTGAAGAACTTGTGATACTTGCGAGCAAGGACCTTGCCAGTGGCCGTGTCAAACGTGATGCCGCGGCATTCACGCAGGAGCGCCGTCCGGCGATCGGTCACAGGTGGGAAGGTGTCCTCGAAGTTGACCAGATAGTTGACGACCGTGTAGCCGTGCTCTTCGTCAACCTTGACCACGAACTCTTCACGGCCCTCAATGGCCTCAAGGATTTCACTCAAGTGAGTGATCGTGGGAAACTGATAGTGAGTCATAGGTGGCCCCTGGGCAGAAATCGATCTGCGGCAGATTAGGACTAAGCAGGGAGCGCGATGGCTCCCTGCGTCTCAGGCCACGGTTAGGATTACTTGATTGTCACTCGGAAACGGCGGATGTAATCTTCCACGTTCCCAAGGGCTGTCGCATTGTTGCTCAGGACGCGGAGATAGAGATCATCCCCATCCTTCAGCAACCCACCGGGGCCGTCTATTGCGGTGCCGGGACCCACATAAGCGACAAATACCTCATCAGCCGGAATGGCATCGCCCACATAAACAGCAATGCCGCCAATAGCAACGCCTTTCTTTTCCCAGCGACCCACGGTCTCCTGAGGGACCGACTGGAAGCCATTAGAGCCGATAGCCGTATAGGCATCCTCTAGCTTTTGGTAGACATCGCGACCCATGAGAATCACATTGCCAGAGCCACGGCGCGAGCAAGAAGCAATAGTGTTGCCGTAGCGCATTGCCTGGATCAGGATACCAGCAAAGACCTCCGGGACCTGTTTACCATCAGTATCAACCTCATGGTCGATAACAGAACCAACCGCTAGGAGAACGTCTTCGGCTTCCTCCACGCTGGCCACCAGTTGGCAGTCAGCGGGAGTTACCTTCTCCATCTTGATAGCAATCCCACTTGCGGTCGCGCTCACGCGGACCTCGTAGGAAACATTGCCATGAATGGTGGGGAACAGCGGGCTCACGGACGGTGCTCGATGACCTTGTCGCCGAGACCCATCGCGACTGCTTCTTCAGCCGAGAGGAAAGTGTCGAACTTCATGCTCTCGAACATCTCCTCGTAGGTCTTGCCGGCGGTGTTGTGGCGCACGTAGAGCTCAGTGAGGCGCTGGTTGATGCGCTCCGACTCTTCGAACGAACGCTTGGCATCCTCGAACTGCAGGGCCTGGACGTGGACCGAACCGCTGGTGCCACGAGTGCCCGACGACACGCGATGAATCATGGTGCGCGACTCGGGAAGCAGGTAACGCTTGCCAGCAGCACCCGCCTGGGCCAGGAACGAACCCATCGAGCAAGCCTGACCCATGACCAACGTGGCCACGTCCGGCTTGATGAAGCGCATGGTGTCATAGATTGCCAGACCGGCAGTCACCGCGCCACCCGGCGAGTTGATGTAGAGCCAGATGTCCTTGGTGGGATCCTCGGACTCGAGGAACAGAAGCTGGGCGCAAACAATCTGCGCCATGTGGTCTTCAACCTCGCCATTGAGGAACACGATGCGCTCCTTGAGCAGGCGCGAGTAGATGTCGTAAGCGCGCTCGCCGCGACCCGTCGTCTCAATGACCGTTGGAACCAGTGCCATAAACCGAAAACTCCTTGCGTTACTTCACCGTGTTACAACCAGTAGAACACCAGCTGCAATATTCTTGTCACATATTTTCGTAGGCCTGATGACCGCCGCGAAGCTTGAACATCAGCGCATCATTCTTGTCCTCAAACCGCACGACCATGACGTGGTCGTTGGTCTTACCTCGGGGGCTCTGATAGTTGTAGGTAGCCCAGCGGCCGGGGCAGTTCTCGTTGAGCCACTGCTCGACCTTCCTAGGGGCATCGTATGCGTCCGGAACAACAAATTGCGTCCGAACCCAGTCGAGGTTCATTGGGCCCAAGTGCGACTTGCGGAACAATGCTTCAGTGGGGATCTCGAAATCAGTGAACTTGAGACTTGCTGGCTTTTCCATACGTCCAGCATATGGCGAGTCGCTCACCAGAGTCTATATTGGTGACAAAAAAGAGCCCCGCAGAGCGGGGCTAGTTGGCAGCAAACACAAGGAGTTAAAGCGTTATCCCAGCCCCAGCGAGCAGCTTCTGAGGGTCAAGCGTAGGGTCCTGTTGCGCGGCTTTAGTCACAACATGCTGAACAACGTCGCCGTTCTCAGGCTTGTAATCACGGAGGATGCGAAGAACTTTCAGGAGGGTTGGTTTATGCATTAGAATGCCGTCAGCGTTTGCTCACAACGCTCTTCAGCAACTTCTCTCGCCAGGCGACCTTTATTGGGGTAGGCGTGAAGCTTGGGATAAGAGCCCATTTCCTTAAAATAGGCAATTCCTCGCTCGGTACACGCCGCGACTGAATCTTCAGTTTCGTTCGGTTCTGGCTCTGCGGCTTTTGCCTGGCTCGTCACCGGAGATGTCTTTTGGCCAGCTTCGTGATTGCTGGCTACTATTGCGAGCAGAACTAGTCCGCCCACAATCCAAGCAGCTTTCTTCATGCTACACTTCCGATCTATGGGGAGGGCCGGAGCCCTCCCCGAAGCCTTACGCCGCCTGGCGCTCGTCTTCCTTGACATAGTAGGCCGTCATGCCGAACGGCGCCACAATGCTGGTGTTGCCGTGGACGATGAAGAGGGTATCGCAATAGTCCTCTTCGCCCCACGTGCCGCACGGATAGCCGTCCGTGAACATCACGAACTTCTTGGGCTCGATGCTGTCACCGATGCCCTCGATGTCGCCGAAGCCATAGCCGGCCGGATCGCGCATGAACTCCCAGTTGCACTCGAACATGGTGCCACCGCCGCCCTTGGGCTCGTAGTCCATGATCTCGTCGATGTTGTTGTGCGTGAACACCTTGGGGTTATAGACCTGCGTGTCGAACGTCCAGAGCGTCAGCTTGAAGTCGTCGAACGTCTCCATGATGCCCTTGGTCTCCGAGAGGAAGTCCCGCAGCATCTGGTCGGTCATGGAGCCCGAGGTGTCGATGCAGACCGCAACGTCCACCGTGTCCTTGAAGTTCTGACCGGGCAGGATGACCGAGGCACCGCCGCCCACGCCCCACGAACGCTTGCTCGGGCGGTTGAACGTGTAGTCGTCCTTGATCGAGCTCTGGATGTGCATTTCCAGCAGCGTCCGCCAGTCCATGATCGGGTTGGTGAACGCGTCGATGAGCCGCTTGACACCCGCGGGAACCTTGCCGGCGCCGACCGCCTGGGCCGCGTTGATCACAGCCGCCTTGATCTCGTTGCGGATCTTCTGCTTGTCCTCTTCGGTCAGCTGGGGAGGTCCGTCGGGGCCGCCCTGGACCGTGACCGTGATGGTCTTGCCGCCGCCCTGGCCGTCACCGTCGTCGCCGTCCGAGCCGTCCATTTCCAGGTGCTCGTCGAGCGTCATCTGGATCTTGGCCTGGTTCTGCTCCAGCAGGCGGTAGACTTCCTCGGAGGTCATCTCGTCGGTGTACTTGTCGTCGTAGAGGCCGCCCTTGGGCATGTCGCCCAGCTTCTCCTTGACGAGGGTGTAGTTGACGATGTAGTCGTTCGCCATGTTCCAGAGCTTGTGCTCGCGCGAACCCTTACGACCGAGGTGGTCGTAGACGCAGTGCATGACTTCGTGACCGATAAGGAAGAGCAGCTCTTCCTGGGTCAGCGACTTGATGAACTCGCGATTGTAATAGAGCTTGCGGCCGTCCGTGGCAGCAGTCTTACACCACTTGGTGGCGTCGACCAGTTCCATGCGGGTCGCGAGGTTGCCGAAGAACGGCTGGTTGAAGAGAAGCCCCACTCGGGCCTGGACGATGGCCTGAACCACCGGATCCGACATATTCGCTGCCATGAGATCCTTCCTTGTTGTTCTGCCCGCCATTATAGCGGACTGCCCCTGCGTGTCAACTATTTAGGTGACGCGGGTGGAGCGAAAACTACTCGCCGTTCGCCTGTAAAATGAAGGGGCGGCACGTTGCCGCACCGCCCCTTCCCCGTTAGGCCACGGGAGCCGTAGCGCATCAGGCCTGCAGGATGAGGTCCTGATACTTGTCCGAGAATTCGTCCCAGTTCTTCATGCCCGACGGGTCGAACTGGATCCGGAAGATCGCCAGCGCCGTCCGCGAGCCCATGATGACCATTTCCGACTGGAAGTTCTTCATCATGAAGCCGAGGAAGTTGTCCACGTTGGCCGAGAACTTCTTCTTGTCCTCCGCCTTGGCGCCCTTCGCCGAGGAATTCTCGTAGCGGTCCTTCAGCTCGTAGCAGAGCGCCGTGGTCAGCGCATACATCAGGCTGATGTCCGCGCCCTTCTTCAGGTCCGTCACGCGACCCTCGAGGATGTCGCTGGCGTCCGGCAGGCTGGCCGCGTTCTTGCGATATTCCAGGAACTTGACCGCGATGCCGTCACCGACCGAGCCGGCGATCAGGCCCATCTGGACCATTTCCGGAATGTTCGGGTCGCCGCGCAGAATGTCGGAGACCATTTCCCAGGAACGCGGGGTCGGGAAGCCGCGCGACGCGCTGGTCGCCTCGAACTGGAACAGCTCGTGCTTGAAAGCGGTCAGGTAGCCGACGACCGCCTGGTGGAAGCCGGTCTGGAGCGCGAAGGTCTGGAAGTCCTCGAAGTCCACGCGCATCTCGATGTGCGTGAAGCGATTCTGGAGCGGGGTCGGCATCTTGAAGGTCGCGCCCTTGTCCGTCTCGCGGTTACCGGCCGCCATCACGATCACGTTGTCGGGAACGTAATATTCGCCGAGCGCGCCGTCGAGAACGAGCTGGTAGGAGCCGGCCTGGACCGAAGGAGCAGCGTTGGGCAGCTCGTCCAGCAGGATGATCGCGCCGTCATATTCCTTGCCGAACTGGTCGGTCACGGTCGCGGTGCGCTTGCCTTCATCGCGCTTCGGCAGCAGAGCCGGGATGGCCCACTCCACGAACGCCTTGCCGTCGTCCGACTTGAACGGAACCGGGATACCGCGAAGGTCGGTCGGCTCCATCTGGGTGAGGCGAATATCGATGAGCTTGAAGTTCAGCTCGTCGGCGACCTGCTCGACGACCGACGACTTCGCAATGCCCGGCGCACCCCAGACGAAAAGACCACGGCGCTTCTTGCCGCGCTTTGCGTTCTCGAGGTTCACATTCACCATGTGCTTGATCGCGATCGCTGCTTCCGACGGCTTCAGCGTCAGCGAGTCGATACGCGAGGAACCCTTCTTGCTCATTTGAACTCCTTTGTTTGGCCTAACGGTCTGTAAAACCACAACCACCAATAGCACCGAGGAAAAAGGTGTCAACCAACTTTTTCTGGGCCTTGGTGAGGAATTGCTTCCCCCGCCGCTGTCCTGTGGTTAGCGGGGGCGAATCAAACTCGCAATATAGAAAATGCACCAAAGGTAAGATTTTTGGGTCAGCCCTCGAAAGCTGTGAGCAGAATGTCCAAGTCACCTACTAGCTTGGCTCGCATGGCCAGGTCGGCCTCAAAGAATGTAATCTCGATAGGGAGAAAGTTGGTCGCATACCATGGCATGGTGCATTTGCGATCCAAGTACAATATATGACGGCTAGAAAAAGTCGTCTGATCAGGGAACGTCACCACAAACTTCTTGAAGAAGCTGCTCATGATAGCCAGACCACCCTGACTCAGCTGAAGCCCATGCTTGTGCTCGTTGCCGTTTCGGAAATTCACAAACATCATGCGGATGACTTCTTCATCCGTCATGCCAGGGATTTCACTCGCGTGCTTTACCGGCTTGGCGTCGTTGGCCTTCCGGATTGCGGCAACAATGGGATAGTGGATGCTCACTCGGAGATAGGCTTGCCGCCTGTTAGCTCATAGACCTTGAACTTGTCGGTCTTGAAGAGCTTGTTGAGCTTTTCAGCCAGATTGAAAGCATGGCCAGGATTGCTGAAGCTGACCTTCTTATACTTGGGACCTGGATAGTTGACCAAGCTGTTGATCGATCTCAGGTTAATAGGCTTGCCCTCATAGAAGACAGCATAGATCGCCTCAGCCTCCAAGACCTGTTCAGCCTTGTAGGTCTTGGGATCTGTGTAGTCCAGGAGAATCTTAGGCTTTGGACGCGACATTTCCAACCTCTCTATTAAGCACATGGTTATTTATCCAATTGACACTTTGGAGACCAGTGCTAGATAGGACAGATGGAAGAGTTCACTCGCATCGTAGGACTGACCGGCGGCATGGGCGCAGGCAAGAGCACCCTCGTCGAAGTCATCAGGAAAGCTAGTATTCCAGTCTTTGATGTGGACGCAGAGGTCCATGCCCTCTATGAGAATCCAGAGATCGCAGACCATATTGGCTGGTTGATCGGCTTGCCAAAGCCAGTGACCCGGCAGCTGGTCAGCCAGGAGATCGTCAAGTGTCCTGATCTTTTGCCCATCGTGGAAGAAGCCATGATGCGGAATCTGGAGCAGGAACTCCGGCGGCGACTTCTCCAACCCTATGACCCATTCCTCGTCATCGACGCTCCCCTGCTCTTTGAAATGGGCTGGGACAAGCGTTGCGACATGATCATCGCCATTCAGTGCCCAAGAGAGATCCGGGAAGCACGGGTGATTCAGCGCCCCAACATGACGCAGGAGAAGATGAAGCTGCTCATGGACAAGCAGGTGGACGAAACATTCCGCCTCATGAACAGCCACTTCATCATCCACAACGACAAAAGCATCGAAGAGGCCAAGGCCAAGATGGCCGGTATCATCGAGCACCTCAAGGATTTCTACGCATGAGCACGATCGCACTCTACGCTGGATCCTTTGATCCCCTGACCCGTGGTCACCTGGATATTGTGAGTAAGGCGGTTCAGACTTTTGAGACCACGCATGTGGCAGTGGGTCGCAATGCCACGAAGAAGGGCTTCTTTGCGGTGGAAAAGCGATTGGAGCTCATCAAGAGCGCGATCGAGGAATGGGAGAATCCCATCCTGGCTCAGGCTCTGGCACATGGTCGTCTTCTGATCGGAGACTATGCGGGCATTTCCATTATCAAGTATGCCCATGAGATTGGCGCTACTCACATCGTGCGCGGCTTGCGTCAGGCAGGCGACTTCAATGATGAGTTCACACTCACGGGAGCGGCGGCCCATCTGGACCACACTGTGATCTTCACGCACTTCATCGGCAAGGAGAAATACCTCCATGTTTCGAGTGGTGTTGCGCGAGAGCTCGCCAGTCTTCAAGAGGACATCAGCTGGTTGGTAACACCCAGCGTGGAAAAGGCTCTGAAGGACGAATTCGCCTCCAGAGCCTAAACCAATCAGTAGTCATCGCGGTCGTTGAGATCTGCGCGACGTTCCTGCCAAGTCTTCTCACCAAACCACTTGCGGGGATTACCGCAACAATAGCTTGAGCAAGGATGAGGGGTGACCGCGTTCTTGCGGATTGCCACCTCTCCCTCTGGATCACTCCAGCGGGTGAATGGATCAGTAAACCAGCCGTGGGACTTCATCCAACGACGAGTGTGGGCGATTGCGCGTTCTCGTTGCGCGCGGCGCCAGGACCTATCTCGCATGTTAACCTCCACATGCCTAGGCCCCGGAGCCAATTCCCCGGGGTCAGGGCATGAACGGAGGATTGAATCCCTGTGTGTTCATATCGCCTACTTAGTAGCAACCTCGATTTGAGTCAAGGTAAAGGGTGGATTTTCCCTCGGATAGCCCCGAGCGTTATTGGCATAAATCACACCATCAATCTCGGTCATCTTCCGCGTGTGAGTGTGACCATAGATCCAGTAACGAATCTTGTTGTTCACATCCGCATCAAGAACTTGCGACAAGGCGGTGTTCACGTAGCTGGGAGTCAGCGCATTCCAGACCGTGTTGCCGGGCTTCCACTCCATGATGTCAGCACGTGGGCTCATATGGGTAGCAACCACAATACTCTCAATGGCATCGTCCTCACTGGCCAGCTTTACCTGGGATGCTAAGTTGATTGCCTGCTCAGCAGCAAGGCTTTCGGGGCTCTTGAGGTCGAAGTTGGGATAGCGGGAGTCATTGGAATACTGAACCCACGCGCGCTTGGCCGTGAAGTCAGGAATACCAGCCGTCTCATAGGCCTTGAAATCATACCAGCCCACCGCTCCAAAGAATGCTACCCCATCCACGAGCAAGCCAGTGTCATGCTTGAGGTGGTAGACGTTTGGATACTTGGCGAGTAGCTGAGTGAAGAAGGCATTGCCCTGATCTACCGTCATATCATTCTGGTAGTGATCATGGTTGCCTTCCACGACGACCACATACTCATATTCTTCCGCTGCCGCAGCAACCACCTGCCAGCTGGTCATCATGGTGTTCGCAATATCACCTGCGATCACTAGAACACGGCTGTCTGGGTTCTTAAACTGGCGCCAGTCAATGTAATAGAACATGGACTTGAAAGGCTCACCGGCCCACATGCGACGCTCAGGGTCGTGAAGCTGAGTCTTGCCGAACCAAGCATCCACGTGGAGGTCAGAGCAGAAATCAATCTTCATCATGACTTGAAAGATCCTCCACCGATCACAACTTCGGTGACCTGATTGGTATTTTGTAGCTTGCTGATTTCCTGGAGGAGTTCATTCTCCCTCAGGAGCAGCAGAGCGAGTTCGTTGGCGAGGTCCTGTGCCTCATCCATTGGCATATTGAGAACTGAGGTGCGGGACCGCGCCTGCTGGCGCACTCGGTCCACAAAGCGACGAATAACAGGGTGGTTCACTTGTCTTGTCCCACCGAGAGATTTGCCTGTGTGTTCAACATGCTAATGTGGTTACTCAGCTCAAGCTTATTGCGGAATGGACCAACGCTTTCGTAGTCCACGGTGGTCTTCTGCTTGGGGCAGTAGGCAATGGTCCAGCCGTTGGGATACTTGAGACCCCAATAGCCGGCCGCAAAGACCTGGCGTCCACCAGTCGTGTAGAGAGGCGGCTTCTCGCTCTGAACCACAATATGCTCATGCTTGACGGGAAAGCCGGCGATGTGGCTGACTTCGTCCTCATCTTGGCGCTGTTCAAGAGACAGCTTGCCAAACTTCTTCACCACCGCATCATAATCCTCGAACTCAATGCGAGTCGTTGGGCTCATGAAGAGGTAGCCAGGATCGACCTTGAATAGAAGGCCTGAAGTGCCTGAATTTGCGCGAATGAGCCAGCTGTTGCTGGTCAATTGGAGCATTTTGCTCATAGAAATCTCCAGTTAGTAGCTCAGTTGTAACTGAACCACTAACCAGAATTCAATAAACTCAGCGGTCTAGAATGGCTTTCAGATGGTCCTGAATCACAGTGGGATTGCCTGAACCATGGAGGCGTTTCATAACCTGCCCTACTAGATAAGACAACAGAGCAGGGTTGCCATTCTTATAGCCCGTAACGTGAGGAGTATTCTTGCCCAAGGTTTCAGCAATGGCTTGCCACATTTTGGCCTCAGCATCCTGCCCGGTCTGCATCATATTGTCAATGCGGCCAGCCAGCGGATGATCCAGCCCTACTTGTCGCTCAGCAGTTTCAGGGATTACCTGACCCGTCGCCGCGTAGGCTTTGTGAAAAATGGGTCGGGTGCGATCCCGCTCGGCAGAAAAGTCGAGCACACCACGGCAGCGCATCACGCCTTGAACGCAGCCAATCCAGCGGCTGATCTTGTCGATGGGCCATACAAACAGATGCTCCAAGCAGCGATTCATCATCCAGCGGAGATGAGGAAAAGAAGTGTCGTCAGTCTCTGGAAGTGTGTCCTCAGAGGGGATCATATCCAAGAGACCAACGATGGTCTCCCGGTGTGCTACCCTGAGTGGGAGGTCGCTCACAGGGCCTCCGCAGGGGCTTCTGAGGGGCGATAATAGTCCTTGGAAGCCTTGCTGTCTAGGCGGTGTTCGTCATTTTTGTCGTTGGCCCAAGCCGAAACGATGAAGCCCTCGCGAGCCAGAACGTATGAATAGTCATACTGCTCGTTGAGGTTGTGAACGCGGATCAGCATTTTCTGAATCTTGTTCAGCGACACACCGAACTCGTTGATCTGCTCGTAGATCTCCACCAGCGTGTTGCTGGGGTGGAAGATTTCCTCGCGGCTCGGCAGCGGGATGATGCCCCGGCGATCCTCGATCAACTGTTCAGCGGCATGGTAGGTAATGTCAACGTCGTTGATCTGGCCAATGAATTCAGCGCACATTGCGCCAAGGTTTTCAGGAAAGTAGATCTTGTTGTGGTAACGACGCAGATTGGGACGTGGCTTTGCCATGATTTAGGCGATCTCCTTGAGCAACTTTTCTACGAGCTTGCGCTCGCAGAGCTTGCGGTTCTTGAACCGACTATCATCTTCTGGGACTGCATAAACGAGGTAGTCCCTGACAAGCGGATGAAGTCGATCGGGAGGTCCTGCGTCAGCGGGAACCTCAAACTCCGCCATAGCCAAGTAGATGCCTTGTTCGTCTTTGAAGAGATCAATTTCCCACACGCCTGCGGTGTTATTGCAGGGTAGCAGGTATCGGGTCTTGGAAAGTTTGTGGTCGGCCTCACTCCATGCGAGGTCAAAGTCCTCCGTGCTCATTGGCATCTCGAGTTCGAGACAACCGGGTTGCTGCGTCAGATCATATTTGTAGGTGAAGATGCGTTCAACCTTGGGCTTGTCTGCTTCAGCATGAAAAGCCCATTCGCGCTTGCGGATACGACCTCCCTTGCCCAGGTAAGCCTGAGCGATATCGGCTCGACCGATCAGCAAACCCGAAGTGGTGATGGGCTGAAGACGCGCATACAGTTCTTCGGGTGAGCGAAGGACATACTTGAATTCACGTTCGATAGGCATGCAACTTTCCCCTACGCTCCAGCGTTATATGCTGCCAGTGGAAGTGCGGGTCAACACCAAACACTGGCATTGCCCGCACCGCTGTTAATCCTGACTGTACGCGGCCTGAAGCAGCGTCGCATAGTCGTTAGGGTTGCTGGCCAATCGGGGCAGATTCATTTCCTCGCAGAACTTGAGAAACCAAATACCCACGCCAGTCTTCTTCGGCTGCTGAACCGCTTCGAGGATCACAGAATCCATAAGAGCTTTGATCTCATCGGGTTGTGCCCGGAGGTCGATGAGCTCTTGGTTGCGCTTGTAGGCGTCCTGGACCTTGATCATGTTGCCTTCGTGATCTTCCCATTCATCCTGCATGAACAGAGTCCAGTCGTAACCGCGACCATGGCGGTCTTCGTAGGCTTCCTTGATGCCGGGCTTCTTGGAAGAGCCGTTCTCACGGACACCAGGTTTGGCAGACATGATGTTGTCCGAGGAGTCACCGCGAATGATCTTCTTGAAGAGTTCATACTCTGGATCAGGTGGGCTGATCTTTTCGGTGACCTTCTTCTTGACCTCGCGAATCTTGCCAGTCTTACCTTCAATCTTTTCGGTGACCGTGCGCTCCTTGGAAGCTGGCTTGCCGTTCTCATCCAGGATTTCATCCTTGGAAATTGTCCAGCCCTTGACGCCATCGTAGATCTTTACCTTGTCCGAGAGCAGCTGATAGAAATCGCTGTCGCCGGAGAGGATCACATGGTTGTCATCGGGATGAAGGTCAATCCAGCGAGCAATGAAGTCATCTGCTTCACAGCCCACAGACTCGAGAATAGTCACGTTGGTGCGCTTCTTGAGGAACTCGATGAGATGCTTCATGGCATCAAAGTAGAGCTCATCTTCCTCACGCTCAGCCTTAGTCTTGAGAGCATCCTGAACGCGGCGGTGTGCCTTATAGTCTGGGTAGACTTCTTTACGCCAGGAACTCTTGTCTAGAGCAACCACAACGTGGCTGGCTCCAAACTTGCGCCACATCATGCGAAGGCTGTTGAAGCAGATGTGGAGGGCCATACCGGCCTTGGTTGCTGCGTCGCCCATGGTGGCGTGCTTGCAGCGATGGAATAGGTTGCTTGCGTCTACGATCGCGTAGGTTGCCATAAGGAAACTCCTGAGTGTCACCTAATGTAACACTCAGGAGTTCAGGGAATCATTATTCTTAGCGGTATTCCGTCAGACCGTCATCGCGCTTGAAACGATGGCTTCCGGCTAGTGGCATGGGATCTGCTGATCCATCATCAATGCCGCCCATCTCTTCAATGTCGAGCATCTGTCGCATGGCTGATTCAAACCACTTGTCAACAATCTCGTCTGGGCTTCGACCTTCCCAACCTTTGCTCTCAAGGAACTGAACAAAGTATTCGTTCCAGTCTAGCTCAACTGCCATCTGAACATTTTCGCCCTGGATCCTCTGATCAGCGCCAACGACGTTGAACCAAGGCTCGCGCAGCAAGGTAGCAACTTCCTTGTCGTGCTGGTTCTCAGTGATATTGCCCCACTTGAGCTCCAACCCTAGCCTCTTGACCTGGTAATCAATGGACGTCTTGTCATCGAACTGTAGATCCAAGAGCTCGTGATCGGCTTCCTCTTCGGTCTTCTTGCCGAACCTGACGTCTAATTTTAGTTTTTCGCGCCGATAAGCCTCAGTGTCCTTGACTTCAAAAGAGAGTTCAAAGAGCTTGTATTCCATCTCTTCGGCGGTGATTCGCCCGTAACGATTCAGATATTTGGCAATTTCACGTTCGCGTTCAGACTCGGTGAGCTTGATGTCGTTTTCCAGTAGGCCCAAACCGTAGTCGAACTCGCCAATCTTGTGGTAGCGATAGTCCAAGCGCAGCTTGTCAGTGCGATACTCCTTGGAGTCCTTGTCCTCATGGTCGATATCCAGAAGACGATAGGCAAGGTCTTCACCTTCCCAATAGTATTCGGCTTCGGCTACTGCCCTGCGGGTGCCCGTCAATCCCCAGTTGGCTGGCCACCAGCCGAATGGAATAATGCGTTTGATCTTCGCCATATTAACCTCTTACTTAACTGGAGTATTTACCCCAATCATGTTGAGGATCTGGGTTGTGCGATCAACGTAAGGATCGTTGGTTACGCGGGTATATGCGACTTTGTGGCTGTCCAGCATATTCTGGATCAAGCAGTCGACCTCAACGGCTTCTTCTGCGGTCTGATTGCGACCAGCGGCTTGATACGCAAAGTCCCGACCAATTAGGAAGTTGTGATTGTCGTAGCTGTTGAAGACTTCCATGGTGAAGTCATCGAACGTCTCAAAGTAGTCTGGGGTCTTGTAGATCAGACCAAGCAGGAGGGGAGAGTCGGTGATCACCCATTCAACCTGCCCCTTGAGGCGCTGAACCCTGCGATTCTGCTTGGCCAAAATGTAGAGCTGATCACTCAGCACATTGGTGCGCTTTTCCCACGTCATATCCTTGGCATACTCGGTGACGAGTTCTACCTCAATTTGACGCTTCTTCATTTCAAAGAAGAGACCAGCGGCAGTTGTGGACTTGCCCGCTCCTGGACCTCCGAAAACGTTCAGAACTTTTAGTTTTCCGTGTTCTTTGACCATCGTTTCCTCAATGTTTCCGAGGCTATCTCTGAACGCCTCTGTCTTTGCTGTTCATTGAGTAGTTTTCCTGGTGACCATTCCGGTCCTGGAGATTCTACCGATCTTTTGTTGATGGAACCATCATTCCAGAAGGTTCCTAGTTTAGTCCCAATCTTAGGTCCAGTGCCAGACACGTTGCGTCCTCGATACCAACCCTCTCCAGGACAATTCGTTGACTTTGTATCCTTATCACCATTAGTCCACCATACTTTACCACGATGGGCTAGGCCCCCTTTTCTACTGTGGACTGCTTTTTCTTCTGGTGAGAAGGCATGAAAGCCTTTCTTATCCTTAAAGGCTTGCTTACCAGCTAGAGAATCCAGACGCTTCTGTTCCTCTGATGAGATCCTTATTCTTCTAGCCACCGCGGCAGCGGCTTGGTGATCACCCTGCTTCAAATGGATTTCGAAGTGCTCACGAATGGAGACACACTTCAGATTCTCTAACCGATTATCTGAGTGGTCTCCATTGATGTGATGAATCTCGTAAGACCGTCCTTCCTCATCTTTAGGAATAGGACCATTGGCTTCTCGCCAAATCTTACGGTAACACTTCATCTTACTTGCCGATGACGTTCCCAAAGACCCAAGTATGAACTCGGGCACTGACGGAATAGCCACGCTCAACTGCCTGCTCCGCGATGCGAGCCTGGTGACTCTCCTGCATTTCACGGTCAGCACCAACTGGCATGATCCAAACGTCCCAGTCGATGCCTGCTTCACGGTAAGCCTCAGTCGCGCGAGCAACTTCGTCCCAAGCACGATCGGTGCCGTTGCTGACGAACTTCAGCTGACCAGTCGGGCTGATTGCCTTGTAGTGAGCCAACACCTCAGGCTTGATTGCGTTTGCCCACATCTCACCAGACAAGTAGAGCTTAGGAGAAACGGACCAGAACAGTTCACCATCATGGTTGGCAAACAGGTTCTCAAAAGCCGGACGTGGCTTCTGAGTGCCGTTGGTTTCAATGGTCACGAACTTTGGCGTGTTGCCACGCGCTGCGAAGTTCTCCATAACATCCACGATGGCAGTCTGGCTCATCATTGGCTCACCGCCAGTGAATGCCATGTGGTGCCACTGCTTGGACTGCGGATGAAGGAACTTACCATGAGGCAGAACAGCCTCAATCTTCTCGCAAATCTCGGCAGCGGTGCTCTGATGTGCGAGGTGCGAGAACTTCTTTGCCCAGCTGTAGCTGGAGTCACAACCACGATGGAAGACCGGCAAAGCTTCCATACTCTTGTATTCCGAAGGATCAATCTTCAGATAGTCCAGATCGTAGGTCTCGGGCTTGTCTGGCTGCTCCTGGCCGAAACCAGCGCACTCAAAGTTACAACCCCAGACGCGCAACCATGCGGTTGGCCGACCGGTGTACTGGCCTTCACCCTGAAAGGTCTGTCCGAAGATCTCGGAATAGCGGTATTTCTTCTCTGTCATTTTACAGTCCCTCAAACAGACCAGAACTTACAAAGCTATAAGTTTGATCTTTCTTGGTGATCCATGTAGTCGCAACTGGAGCAGGCTTAGCGGCTTCACGTATCATCACTTCAATTGCTTTGGCCGGCGTGCAGTTAAACCATTCGCCGTGTCCCGTCTGCTTAGTGGTATCATGTCGCGAAACATACCCTTCTTTTCGAAGAGCAGAATGAACCCTGGCTTCTAGCTCTAAAGCTTCACGTTTGGCCGGCGAATCAGTCTTCGGCTGATATCCTTCACCAAGATCTTTTTCAAACCTGTGCGTGTATGAAAAGTCTAGTTTGCGAATATTGCCCTGTTGAAGAGCCCTTCTGCGCTGATGGTATGGGTCTGCGTGGCAGCTTTCTGCCATTACACCAACCTTGCACCAGTTAGTAGCAGTCGGGAATCCTTCTTCCTCTACTTCATGTGCCACGTAAACATAAGCCACTCTTGGATCAGTTTGCGACTTAGCCATTATGCTTTCCACCACTCCTCGTAGGGAAAGATCACCCAACGCTCGTCTTCCGCGCGGGAGATCTCTCGACCCACATAATCTGCTTCAAAAACGTCTTGGCTGATGTTGTTCCACAACACCGCAACCTTCAGACGGGCTTCCCAACCCTGGTATGGATCGTTCCAACCCTTGGGCATCTGAGAAGTAATCTCATCCACCACTTTACGCAGGGTCTCTCCAGAATCGCAAATATCATCAACCAGAAGGATCGAATTTCCTTCCTTGATCTTGCGCGCAGCGTCACTGATCTCTGAGACATGACTGACCATGTTGTCCCGGAGGCTGTAGTTGATAGTCTGGAGTGGCTTGCCTAGGTAATGGCTCAGCATGGTCGCCGGAACCAGTCCACCGCGCGCGATGCCAACAACCACGTCGGGCTTGAAATCGTCCTTGCCCATCTGACGGATGATCTCCTGGAGATCGCCCCGCATCTGGTCGTTGGTGTAGATGATCTTCTCAGGCATTCTTGATCTCCGAGAGGGTTGGGGCAGCGAGGGTGATGTTGCTACCCAGCGGGATTACAGTGGCATTGCCAGTTGTTGCTGGACCAACAGTCACCGTGAGGCGGTCTAGCGTCTTCTGGAAAAGGTCTGCGCGGACCATTGCGTCAAAGTGCTTGGTGGACTTGTCAGCGAACATCTGACGCGAATAACCAGTCCAGTCCGACTGAAGAGCATTGTACTTGGAGTCAATGGTCCTCAGTTCCTTGACATAATCCTCCCAAAGCTTGCGAGATGCCATGACATCATCGGCGTGGAAGATCGCGGTCTGGTTATACTTCTCAGAAGTCAGGATGTAGATGCAACCTGCCTTGGGTGGAACACCATTATACATGGGCTTGTCACCCTTGGTGCTCTTGGCCTCTAGATCCTGGTAAGTGCCATCGCTGAAACGAACGAGAAAGTCTGGATTGCCATTGGAACCAGCAGGCTGGCACACGAAATGACCAGCTGGAAGAGCAGCACGGACATTCTTATAGCCCGTGATCATACCCTTGTTGAACTCCTTGAAACCATACTGGATCAGAAGCTTGCGGATGGATTCCTCATGCTGTGAACCAGAATAGCTTCCCTGGGAGTAGGAAAGGTTCTGGAATGCATCAGTGAGGAAGGCAATGAAAGTAGCAACATTTGCGTTCACTTGTTGTATTCCTGTATTACGTCGGCTTTCCCAAATCCTGGGATGCCACTGTTTTTCTTGGAGAGCTCAACAAAGTCCAACTTGTTGAGCTTCTCGAGGGCTGCTGGAGTCTTGGCTTTGAAGAAGATCCATTGCTTCTTCCGGTCACAGTCTTCCTTTTTGTAAACCTTCACCGAATAGTCGTAGAAGCCCTGACGAGGGACAGCGAAGTCCCAGTCGTAATCAAAGAACTTCTCCGCTTCCTTGGTGCGGTTGTACTGCCACATCTCAAACTCAGGGTGGCTCGTAGGTGGTGCTTTGGACAAGCGCAGATCCTTGGACTGAGGATGCTGAGTTGACCAAACCTGAAACGAGCACCTGAGTGCGTATGGCTTTCCGTTGAAGCTGAATGCTTCTTCAGGGAGGTCCTTGTCCATGATCAGGCTTGCGCCCTTGATGATCTTGGACTGAGCAGACCATTTGCGGAACTGAATGGGGAGCACGAAACCAACAGTGCCGCAGAGTTCTAGGCACTTGTTGATGAACTGGATTGCGAGCACGCCTTTCTTGCCGAAAGGTGGATTGCCCACAAAGACAGCATCCTCGATATCAATGTGATCGCGAATGTCGTCAGCCAGAAAGTCCAGCTGGATGATTCCGGTATCCTCGGGAAGGATATCAAAGCCCGTGATCGTGCGACCCACGGCTTGTGCAGCGCGGATAAAGGATCCGCCGCCTGCGCTTGGCTCAATGAGCGAAGCTGTCTCGGACACCAGCGGGAGGAAGTCTCCCAGACAGGTGGAAGCGACTTCGTCCCTTGTATAGTATTTGTCTAGGTCCTTGGCGGTCTTCGCCGCCTTGGGGGACTTGGTCATTTCTCACCAGTTTGTTCTTATAGGGTGAAAGAGTCCCGCAGCCTTGAGGCTGTCTTGATTTCACCCAGTTATTGGAGCGTTTGCTCAGTACCCAGTTATAACACTAGGTTCGATGCCACCTCAATTTCATTTCGACCTCTCCCTTAGGATCGGTGAAATGAATGAGAGTGTAGCTGGTGTCCTCACATACAGTCACGCTTGGTTTCCAGCTACACTCTCGAGCCCACCTTTCAGCAGGTGGGAAGTCGTATAGAATGAACCATCCCTGGCCTAAATGTCCACAAGCAGAGTTGCTGTGGTTCCATTCAGCATGTTTGTTCCGAAACTCGTGAACGGCTTCGTGAAGCCCCTCAGGAACATCGGCCTTATCCAGGCTGATGATCATCTGAACGTAGGGATAGTCCATACTATCGGCGAGCAACTTAGGAGTGGCCCTTCATGCTCAGCATGAGCTTGTAGAACTCTTCCTTGAGGTGCGGCTCATCGCGGAACTTGCCGCGCATGATGGCCGTTGTCATGTCGGACTCATGTTCACGCACGCCACGATGGGTCATGCAGTGGTGCTCGGCCTTCAGGACAACTGCGACGTTCTCGGTCTCCGCGTAGCGGACCAGTTCGTCAGCAATCTGAGTGGTCATCTCTTCCTGAATCTGCGGACGCTCCGCAATCCAGTGGACCAGGCGGTTGAACTTCGAGAGGCCAATGACCTTGTCCTCTGGGAAGATGCCAACCCAGCAGCGACCAACGATGTTCTGGAAGTGGTGCGCGCAGGTCGAACGGATCGAGATCGGACCAGCGGTGTAAAGATCCTGGTATCCCACGTTGGGGAACGAGGTGATCTTTGGTGCGCCAACATAGCGGCCGCCGTAGGTCTCGTTTACATACATCTTGGCGACTCGACGAGCGGTGCCATTGGTATTGTGGTCATGCTCGGTGTCAATGACTAGACTGCGGAGAACCGCTTCCATCTTCTCAGTGACTTCGTCGACTAGAGCGGCGCGCTCTTCCTCGGTGATGAACTTCGAGATGTTGTCATTGCAGTGAAACTTCTGGCCGGCTTCAATGAGGCGCGCGCGGATCTTCTCAGAAACGGGAACCTCTTGCCCATGGGCGCAATCGTTCGAACCGCAACCCGTGGTAAGTTTGGTATCGGACATTATCTGTCTCTCCTTATTGTTGTGCTACACTCTACTTAGAACTGGTGAGAGTGTCAATTATTGGGTGTTAATTCAAATCGCACTCAATTTGAACATCACCGCGTGCTCCTTGACAAAGCGCGCATAGTCGGTATGGTCTTCAAAGAAGACGGTGATCTGGCCTCGTGCCGAATCACAATCTACCCGGAAGTCGTCACGATCCTTATAGGCTCGATGACCGTCCAGGAAGAACTGCTCATGCTTCTGAAAGGCGTAAAGACCCACATTATTGCCATCTAGGTCCCGACGGATATCTTTCATGAACTTGTCGAACATGATGCCCTTTTCCATGTCTACCATCTGCCTAGGAAAGGCGACGATAGCTTCAATGGTGACACGATTCCGCATCATTTCAACAAAGAGCTCACGGCAGTTCTGAACTGAGTCCCAGGTGATTTCCTTGCTCAGACTGACTTTGGTAATCTGAAGGTCCATTAGTAGGTCAACCTCACAATGGTGCCATGGTCCTTAAGGAACAACTCCAGTTCGTCTTCCTTCTCGAACATCAGATCAAGCTCAAGCGACCGTGTCATACCATCGATATTGCGATTGCTGATCTTCCAGGTCCAATGTCCGGTGAGCTTGCTATCGCAGAACTCCTTGACTCGTTCCCTGATCTGTCGGAATTCATCCGACTTGGATTCACGAGGAATGGTGAACCTCAACTCCACGCGATTGCGGAAGAAGGCCATGCCTAGATCCTTCATTTCCTTACGAAGGCTGATACTCCGCTCCCATTCGGGCATGTGGTCTTCGCGCTTGATGTCAAAGACGATATCGCGGTCGATGAAACGACTGCGACGAACATGGGTACAGACTAGATCACTCATCAGTAGCTCAACTTCATTAGAATGGCACAGTCTTTGATGAAGCGCATGAGATCCTCCTCAAGCTCAAACATCAGGTGGACCTCAATGGACACTTCAGTGGCATTCTGATCCAGGTCTTCCTCATTGTCCCTGATGGACCAGAGGCCGGAACAATTGATATCACACCATTCTTCCATACGGTCGAACATCTTGGTGTAGTCATCTGTGATCTCGTCAACGTCTCGGCCACCACTGGTGACTTGAGCCATATCCAACGTGATCATGAACTTGTTCCGAGTGAAGGCCTGGAAGAGGGAGGACCACTGGGCCCTCACCTCTGCCTTTGGATCTCTTCCAAGGAACAAATCCTCGTAGCGGACAAACCTGCTACGGCGCATTGTTCCAATTGAGATCTTAGCCTGCATAGCGATACTGCTCACCATGTCCCATCAGAATGTCGATGGTGCGGTCAATGCTCTTGTGCTGGTCGTCAGCCGCATAGCTGACTTCTGAGTCATCGAGCGTGGTCAGCAGGTAGTTCATCTTGTTCACTGCGTCTTCAATCGACCATGGCACAAAGAGGTGCTTGGCCGAGTTGTTGAGCGCCTGTGGGAAGCTGCGGAAAGCAGGACAAAGCGACAGCGTGCCAAGTGCCGAAGCCTCGTTCAGGGTGTTGCTCTGCCAGTCCTGGCGAGCGCAGTTGAACTGAAGCTGCGAGTCTGCGAGGATCTCATAATACTCGCTCTTCTTCAGACCAGTCTTGATGACCAGCTTGCCCTCGGCAGCGAGACGCTCAGCGCGTTCCACATACTCAGGGTGAGTCGAGCGCAGCTTCTGCGAACCAGTGAGGATCCAGAACTCGTAGCCACGTTCCACGAAGTCACTCTGCTCAATGAGATCCATGAGGAACCATGGCTGCTTCTCATAGTCAAAGCGCGAGCTGTAGATAATGCGCTTCTTGCGCGCATGAAGCGGCTTGAGAGCCTGCCAACCACCAACTCGGCTGCGGACTTCCTCACGGTCGAACGGCAAGCCAGTGACGTAGAGTGGGGCTTCCAGGCACGCAATACGCATGTGGGGACCCATCTCAGTGTTGGCCATCAGAATGCCGTCACAGGTCTTGCTGACCAGCTGCTCAAAGTCACGCATCCAGTTGCGCCATGGGAACACAAAGTCATCGGGATCGATGCTCTGTGCCAGGTTGCGCGTGAAGACCTTGGGCTTCTTTTCAGCGGGCAGCTGGTTCATGATGTAGGGCAGCGATTCATAGCCGGGCTGGAACAGATCTTCGCTGAAGATCACGTCGTTGCCACCGACTTCACCGCTTTCCATGAGGCGGACCAGCTCTGCCATCTGGGTCATCGACCAATAGCAACGACCATGGGCATCGAGGACCTGTCCGGTCTTGATGTCCTTGTCTTCGCGCAGGGTGCGACCATGAACGGTCAGGAATGGAATGCCGCGCTCCTTGAACCTGCTCTCATTCCAGTCCTTGAGCTGTAGCGTGTAACGCTCCTCATAGGGTTCCAGAGGCAGGTAGACAATACGCTTGGTCATTTGGTTCTCCTTTTACGCCTTGACGGCGTATTCTGCGAACGAACCATTCTCACCATCTTCGCTAACTTCGATAGTGATGTGACGCCCAGGATACTTCGCAGTAATCTGAGCGTAGAGGTCGTCGCTGATCATTTCGCAGCTCTTGTAATCAAGCTGCAGGGTACCCTCGCTGTAGAGGCCTTCGAGCCAACGCTTGAACTGGATGAACTCCAGGTCGCGGTCGTCGTGGAAGACCTCAATCCACACCTTGAACTTGAACATATGGCGGTGCGGATAACCCAGAAACTGAACGTCCTCTAGGTTAGGATCCGTAAGGGCTGCGGGATATTTGTGGATACCTTCCTTCTGAAAGGTCACCCAGATCATCTTGAAGTTTTCGGTCATATCCTGTTGTAACAGAACTGGTGACCGCTGGTCAATTTACATCCACGTCAACTTGAACAACATCGCCTTCTGAGGGTCCTGGAACCAGATGGCTTCTACCGCGGCACCATTTCCAACTAGGCTATGGCGAGCCTTATTTTGAGACAACCAGGAGACTATCTCAGGCTTCAAGGCAATGCGCTTGTGCTTGAACTCGTAGGGATCGCCTTTAAAGGAGGCCCATTCCCAGTGGTCCTTATACCTGATAGGAACTATGGGCATATGATCCCTCCGCACCAAGTCGCCTGCGAATCTCAGCATCACTGATTGCGGCAACATTCCACACTGAGGCAAAATATCGCGCATCTTTGGTGCTTGTAAAGAAGAGGATCACGTCAGTGCCTTGCTGAACACCTGGACGCTTTTTGATCCTGAGCGCGTATTTCTTATAGACCATATTGCGCTGCTTGAGCCAACGAGTGATCTCAGGGTTAACTCGCATTGTCCAGTTGCCATTGCCTGGATATTCGGGATTGTTGGATTCCCAACGCCAATGCTCACGACGCTTTAGGACAACACCTACATCCAGGAAAGCTTGAACAGGATTGCCTGCTTTCTGTCGTGAACGTGAAGCATAGCGTTGAGTCCGCCTGTTGGCGTTAACGTGTAGGCCACCCTGTTCAACACCAACCACCGAAGGACTTCCTCTTTAAGAACCAACTGGCTACGACGATATGTCACATACTCAGATTCAAGATGCCGCTTGTCTAGTGCGAACATCTGATCCAGAGCGGTTATATCCATGTGAGCTTGAATAGAGCCGCGTGGTTGTCTTGTTCAAATATGATTTTGCTCTGCCCACCGCCCTTGAGATTGAGGCGGTAGGGAAAGCCCATAGTGTCAAGCCATTCTTGGATCTCAGGCTTGAGGCGCCGCTTGGGCATTTGCCTGGTGTTGGGCTGACGTGGTTCGTTCTCGGGGATAGTCCAGTGAACGTTGAAATAAAGCCTGAACGACCGACGCCTGCGCTCTTTGTAGATCGCAGGGTCAGTCCATTTCTCAGGCAGTCTTTCGGGCATACTTGTTCCAGATCATCATGTCGAAGTCTGCTACAGTCATCTTGGCCTGGTCCGCAAGCTTGATGAATTGCTCCTCAAGCTTCTTGTAGGTTGGACCAGCGGGTGGAGTGCCCTTCTGCGTAGTCAGACCCAAATCGCGCATGTGACGGATCATGTGGGTGTCGAGGGCAGCAACGCGAGCGCCCTTGCGGGTGTGGAGAACATAGAAACGCGAGGTCTTGGCACCAACGCCGGGGATGGTTTCCAGCTGGTCAGTGGTGACCGTCTTCATGTCGAACTGAAGCGAGTCCTTGAACACGCGCTCCAAGCGTGTGAACTGACCCAAGCGGCTGTCCTTGATGCGCTGAAGGAGAACATTCGTGTCCACCATCCACTGGATCTTCTCAAAGGGCGTTGCGTCCTTGAGTTCATCGGGAATGTCAGTGGTCAAGAAACGCTCAAGCGCCTTGGCCTGAACCGTAGCAGTCTTACCGGCAACCACAACGCTGAACAACCAGTATTCCTGAAGTTCAGCGAGCGAGCGGTCGTAGTTCGTCACATCACTGGGATCAATCACGCTTATTCTCCTAGTAGCTCAATCGCACGGCGCTTGAAACCATCCCAATCAATGCCACCGATGATGGGGCGTTCGTTGGCACGAACCCATCGCTGGCACATCATGACCATTGCTTCCTCGAGGGCAGCATCTTCGTCACGGATTGGAAGGTTGTGGGCAAGGTTCCAGAGAATGGGCGAGACATCGCCATAGAAGATTTCACCAACGAGGTGATGAAAGACTTCATGCTCCCTAGCATAGCGCCAAATGTCGTCCCCATAGCCAGTGCGATGGGAAATCACATGATAGTGATGCGTGTCATGGGCATGAGCACCATATTCAGTGCCATCCCAGAAATAGGACATACAACCCCAGTCCACATACTCGACGCGGACATCTTCGTTGATCTGAATAGTAGTCATTCGATCTGGGGGAGGCGCCCCTCCCCGCCTTCTGCCTGCTCTCGGGACACGCGGTCCCTCGGTGCGTTGCTCCGGAATCACCTCCTCAGGTATAATGTATGGCAGGCTCCAGCAAAGCGTTGTGCTTCCTATGATGTCCTAAGACCCCACCTTTATACAGGTAGGGCCCAGGCCAGTCATTATTTCACCAACGCTGACTGATCAGCATTCCAGGGAAGAATCGCCCCCAGATACTCTCCGTGATGAAGGGCATGATGGGATGGAACAGCTTGAGGAGGATTCGCAATCCGTCCATGAGCGCGGACAATGCCTCGGCATCATCAGCGTAGAGCCGTTCCTTGATGTCCTCGAGGTATGAGCCGCAGAAGTCATCGAAGAGAATCCTCCGGCACTCAATAGCTGCCTTGCTGAACTCGAGATCCTTATAGAGGGCTCGAATATGCTCCTGTCGCTCCCTGAGATGCTCTAGCAGGGCCTCATCGCGCTCATGTGTGCTCGACATAGCCGTGATACCGATACGTCTCAGATGGTGCTCAGCGAAGCGAGCAGCATTCCACAACTTGGTCGCTGTGGCTTTACCAGCTTGGAACTTCTCGTCCCACATCTTCATGTCTTGTGCTGGCTGAGTTGCCTCCGCAAGAGCATACCGCATTGCGTCGCAACCATAGCGGTCGATAATGGTTAGCGGATCAATACCGTTGCCCAGACTTTTGCTCATCTTGCGACCCTGCTTGTCACGCATGATCCCGTGGAGGTAGATTGTCTGGAATGGCATCTTGTCTGTGAGGAGCAGACCCATCATCAGCATACGGGCGCACCAGAAGAACAGAATGTCGTCCGCGGTTTCAATCATGTCCGCAGGATAGAACTTCCGCATGTCTGGAGTATCGTTGGGCCAGCCAAGAGTGGCAAAGGGCCACAGGGCTGAGCTGAACCAAGTGTCCAAGCATCCTTCCTCACGCTGGTAACCTTCGGGACCCTCTAGACCAATGAAGATCTTCTCGCCCTTGGTCCAGATGGGAAGTTTGTGACCCCAACGGATCTGACGGCTGATATTCCAGGGCTCGATGTTGTCCAAGAAGTGGATCAATGTCTTGTTCTCATGCTCAGGAATGATCTTGAGCTCACCCCGTATCATACGATTTCTCAATTCCTTTGCAGGAATACGCATGTCGATAAACCACTGATTATCAGTGGTATAAAGGAGGCCTTGTGCGTGGATGCGGGCCAAAGCTTCAATCACAGCATCGGAATATGATTTGTCGAGAGTAAAGGTATAGCGCGACCAATCACAGGATGCGCCAGTGCGGCGGATCTGCTGGTTGATCTCACCAGACAAGTTGGCCTTGTAGGTCTCCGCGAACGCGTCGAAGGCGGGACCCTTGGGATCCAAACCTTGAGCCAACATGGCTTCGTCCAGCTTTTGCTGAGTTGCTAGACCCGCGTGATCAGTGCCAGGAAGCCATAGAGCTGCCTTGCCCTCAAAGCGAGCGTTGCGGATAGAGATGTCTTGAAGGGTTGTGAAAAGCGCGTGCCCCATATGGAGTTTGCCCGTGATATTGGGCGGGGGCATCGGGATAAAGTAGGGCTCTTGGCCCTCGGGCTTGAATGCGCCGCTTGCTTCCCACTTGTGATAGATGGACGCTTCTTCAGTGTGATCGAAGCGTTTGGTCAGACTTCCAACGTGGTCATTTCGTTATCCTCCAGATAAGAGTATAGGGAGAGTGGAACAATCCACTCTCCCTACTTATAGCATCGCGCTGGGCGCGATCCTATTACTTCTTGCGCGCTGGCAGAATGTAGCGATACTCAGCAGTTGCGCTGGTCATGGTGATCTGGAGAGCACCACGCGAGCTGAACTGAAGCTTGAGGTTCTCTTCAGCACCCAGCTTGAGGATCGAGAGAACGCTCTGGATTGGCCAGTGCAGGTCGCCGCCCAGCGTGCCTTCAACGTCGTCGTTGATGGTCAGGAACGCGCGGTGCATGGACGAACCCTCTTCACCGATGTAGAAGCGCAGCTCGTTCTTGCCTTCGTCGCTCTTCACGGTCTTGACAGTGAAGTAGCTCTCGAACTGGCTGTAGAGGGTGGCCAGTGCCTGCAGTTCCTTCAGCTTGGAAGCCGAAGGGTCAACCTCAACGTCCCACTGAGTGCCAAGGAACTTGGCCTGCTCTGGAATGAGGTCAGTTGCCATCAGGCGGTAAGAAGCCGACGACTTGGTGGTTGCGTTGTGGAAGCTGATCTCCTCGGGGACCTGCTTGCCATTGCGCTCACGACGCTTGACGTCAACGCTGACGCCGTCGCCTTTGTAGAGAGCCGAGCCAACGAGACCCTGGATCAGGCTCAGGTTGCTCATGCCGAATTCGCCCTTGAGATTGGTCTCAGGGGTCAGAAGCTTGCCCTTGACAATGACGGTACGCTCATTGTCCATGGCCTCAACCAGGGTCTCTTCTTCGCTTCCCGTGATCTTCACGGTTTCGATGAAGCCCAGACCGCCGGTGTGCTTTACGATATCCTGGATTGTTTCACGCATGTGGGATTTTATCCTTCTGTGTTGCTTGCCACCAATCTACAAAGACTGGTGGCAAGAGTCAATAATTGGTGTTAGATGACGCGAACTTCGCACTGGCCGCCGTGGCGGGTGGTGCCGTTTGCGTAAACAGCGACTTCATAGCCGTCCGCTTCAACGGTCTTAGCGAAGGTGTGGAACGCGGCCACATCATCTTCGTCAATGATCCAGTTGGCAGACTTGCGGTTGAAGCCTTCTGCGATGATGTAACCGGCCCAGCGGAGGTTAGGGAATTGGGCGAACAGGAGTTCTCCCGTCCGACGCTCGCTGGTGACCAGCTCTTCACGGCTTGGGGCCTTGGTCTTGTTGATCAGGATTACTCTGTTCATTTCATTCCTCAAAAGCTAAACAGGTCGTTGAAGGTAGTGTCCTCACGGGTTGCCGAGAGATCCCACTTCAGAACACCAATGAGGTTATTGACCTTTTTGTCAATAATTGTGTCCTCCATGGTCTCATGGTCGAAAGGCAATTCCTTATACCAATTCGGCAAATGGGGCTCGTCAAACGGGTATGCGACACTGTCCATCTTCAGTGGGTTAGGCTTCAGCTTACAGACGATGACCTTCTGACCGTCGGTGATCTCCATGGAGTAGTGATCACCATACATCTGGCGCAAGGTATTCCAGTTCATTGCCGCGCGAACGTGACCAGGAACCATGACCTTCTCCTTGGGGCCAGCCTTCAGAACGTCCTTGGCATTGTTGCCAGCATTCAGTCGGTCATTGTAACCGGTGATACCGTTGACCTTCTTGGGAGTGCCCTTGAGCCAACCATCAAGGTTGCGGAAGTCGGTGCGGAAGTCCTTGATCATCTTGATGATGTCATCCTTCTCGCCGCCGTCCAGCAGCTTGGTGATGATCTGCTCCAAGAACTCCTGCATCATCTTGGGTGTGTCAGCGCGCTTGAGGTCCAGACCGACAGCCTTGACCTTACCTGGCTTGCCGTTCACATCCAAGCGCACGTTGTCCTTGTCATACATCAGAAGCGCATAACGCTTCTTGGTGATGAACAGACCACGGCTGGCAATCAGTTCTCGACCTGCCTTGATGATCGCACCACGTTCCAGACCAGTATTGAACGCCATGTCCATGAATGGTGGGAAGCTATCATTGACCGCCTCGCCGATGCCATTGTAGAGCTCGACCATTGCGTCCCTGTCGTCTAGCATCGACTTCATCTCCGGATCAGCTTCCAGCATGTTGACTGCCGTGAAGTAAACCGAGTCAGTGTCATTGTAGAGGATCGCGTCACCACGCACGTCGTAGACGCCAGTGATGATCTCGTTGGTCTTGCTGCTCATGTGCTTGGTGATCGAACGACCCGAGAGGGTAACCGACTGACCAATACGCGCGTCGTAGAACCTGCAGCCCTCGTTCAGCAAAGCGCCGTAGAGCGAGTTTAGAAGGATCTTACGTGCCTGCTGACGCTGGTTCCAGAACACCATGTGGCTCTTGGCTTCCTTCAAACGAGGTTCCTCGATGAAGACCTTGTTGTCAGCAATCCTGATATCACCGTTCTGGCAAAGGAACCTTAGCTTGGCAGCATCCTTGGACTTGATGTAATCTGGCAGATCAGCAAATAAAGCTTCCTCGGCAACCGTGCGGTCAGCAAAGACCTCCAATGCCAAGTCTTCCTTGATTTCAAAGCCCTTACCAGAAGCCATGGCCTCACTGAACACAGTCTCCTTGAACTGCATTGCCTTACGCTGCGAATACCACTTGCTCAGCAGACCAGGGATAACAGCTTCCACATCAGTGCGGAAGATGGTTCCATTTGCTGTGATGCAATAGGGATTGCCCTGGAGGAAGATGTATTCGTAGAGCTGCTCGCCCGTGACTTCGATGGAAGAACCTTCCTCAAAATCAACGATCATCTTCTCCTGCGACTTGGTGATCACCAAGTCATATTCGAGAGTTGCGAAGAGACCTTCCCAACATTCTGGACCAGGAATGCCCTGCGCCAAGCGGCTGTCGATGAGCGCATTTGTGCGGTCAAGACGGATCTGACCAATGAGCGTCTCAGGACCCATGTTGAGGGCGCGCAGAGCCGACGGATACAGGGAGTTAATGTCGCAGCACGCGATTTCCCTGTGGATACCAATCTTTGGCTTCGCAACGTAAGCACCAACAACCGGTCGCTTTCCGTCCGACTTGAATGGACGTGGGCCGTCATCTTCTTCGTTCCAATCGTCATCTTCGTCCATGTCGACTTCCCAGTCTGGACGCTTGCGATTTGGAACGCACATTCCGCGCGAGTGCGCTTCGTTGATGATCGACTGCTCAATCAGTGCCACCGAGCCCATGGTCGTTGGCAGCAACACGGTATTCGTGTGAGCAATCTGGTTGGCCAGTTCGATGAAACGCTTCTTCTGGTCAATCTTGTAGAGCAGCGCGGTGTCCTGGCGGTTGTATTCCAGGAACAGCTTGAAGTCCCTCTTGTAGAGGTTGTCCAGAGTGCCACTATAGGCGACCTTGTTCTCACCAACTTCAATCTCACCAACATAGTCAAGTCGGTAGCTGTGAAGTTCCTGAGGGTTATGCTTCCTGTAGAGCTCTAGGTAGTCCAAGTGGATACGACCAACTAGCTCGTAAGTTTCCTGTTCTTTCTTGAACTGGACAAACTTCTTCTTCTTGGGACGCTGGTTCCAGAGGCACATCCTCTTGGTGTAGTCCTTACCCATGATCCGCTCGATGCGGTTCACGATGTAGGGAATATCGAAGCCCTTTGAGTTCCAGCCCGAGAGAACGTCACAGTCCTCAATCAAGTCCAGGAACATGGTGAGCAGCTGAGTCTCATCATTACACAGGAAGGTGTTGGGCAGCTCGTTACAGATCTTGTCTGCCATTTCCCACGTGAGATGGTCCTTGTCGACCACTGGCAAGTTGGGCTTGAGGCAGAGGGTGATCAGTTCATTGTCGTGGCTGCGGTGAACAGAGACCGCCGTGATCGCGCTGAAGGGATCATCGGGTCGCGCAAAGCCGCGCTGAGGGTCAAAGTCCACCTCAATGTCGAAGAAGCCAATATTCAGAACTGGCGACTCAACATCTTTGTAATTCTCTTCGAGACAGCGGAAGATCGGATTCACATCCGATTCAAAAATCCTGCGCCCGCTCTGAAGCTTGAGCTCCTGCTGGAACTTCTTCTTGGACGTAAAGGTGCTCTTGGACACGGGGCGACCCCACATATCCTTGTAGCGACCACCGCGAGGATCATCATAGTAGAAGGAATAGGTAGCAGGGATCGTGTTGTAGACCCTCTGCCCATTGATGCGTTCTACGATGAGAATCTCGTCCGTCTCCTGGTTGTGCATGGCATCAACGTAGGACATCAGATTCTCCTTATCTTATGTTCTTGGGTGCGTATTTACCTTAGCACCAGGACGGTTAACCCTACAATATTCAGGATGGTATTGAAGCCCATAAGGACAAACATCCAGGATGCTTTCCTCATATAGGCACCAATCATGATCATCGCTGATCCAACGAGCCAGATGGAGTAGCAGAGAATCATGGGCGGCACGTTGGCCCAGATGCTCAAGATGGTCGTTGAAGTCACACTCAGAAGGGTGCCTAGGAATTCAAACCAGAACATTGTCCGGTTGTTCTCCCAGTCGTGCTTCCAGTGATTCCAAACGTCACGTAGAATATTCATGAAGCACTCACAGGTATGGGGAGGGACGAATCCCTCCCCACCGGGAATTAGGCGCGACCAACGGCAGCGAGGATTTCCTCAACTTCGTTGACAGCTTCCTTGTCGGCTTCCAGCGAGGCCTTGTGAGCGGCGCGGATTGCCTTGTTGATAGCAGCTGGCTTGAGGTTCAGTTCCTCGGCAACTGCCTTCACAACGTCACGGAACGAGCCCTTGAGGTCTTCGACTTCCTGGGTGATCTTCAGACCCTCGTCGATGACGCGCTTGAGCTTCTTGGCGTCTTCTGCGGTAAGCGTGGTGCTCATTTTGTTCTCCATGGTGAGCGTTTTGTTATGCTCACCATAGCGAACCAGGTTTCCCGCAGTCTATATTCTGGTTACTTCCAACGCTTGCTAACTTTGATCTGTCGAGCAGCAGGGTCTGTAAGGGGCTGCAGGTCGTCAGCTCGCACCTCACGATCCTTGCGTAGTGCGCTAAAGCTCATGGCACGCTCTACCCTCTCAGGGGCTGGCAGACCCGTTTCCTTGGCGTCTTTCTTGGCCTTCTTGTGCTCAGCGTCGGCCTTGGCAGTCTCAACGTCGTAATCCTCGTCCAATTCCTGACCACCACCGTTGACCAACACAGTCATCTTCTTGGAGCCAATGAAGTCTAGAACCTTCTGGTAATCCTCGAGATTGTCAAACTCAATCACAGCCACAGTGCGCTGATCGGCCGCAATGAAATCCCAACGACGGTCCAGAGCTTCTTTGGCCTTTGCGACATCAGTCGCGTTGTCAAAGACCAGAGCACCATTCTTGCGAGTATTCCAAGCGATACCCTTATACATCAGAACACCAACTGCGGTCTCTAGATCTTCTGGGCTGTGGAAAACAATAGTGTTGGGTTCAACGTCGCTTGTCTCTTCCTCATCACCCAGACCGTCCATGACGTCGTCCATGTCGACTTCGTCCTCAACGACTGGCTTGGGTTTGGGAGCCTTCTTGGCACGGACAGTGAGCTCAGCGGCTTCAGTCTTGTCCAGTTCCATTTCGGTCACGACTTCGTGGATCGCTTCGTCGAGATCAACACCCTTGATGGTGCGCTCTGCGACACGAAACGATGCCTCAGCGAGCATGGTCTCGAAAATCAGTTTGTTCATGGGTTACCTCCTATGGGTTTCCCATATTTACCGTGAGAGTGGAATGCGTCCAGCCCAGGAAAGCTTGAAGAACATGGCATCTCGCCCATTGGCGAACCAGACACCCTTCTCCCAAGGGTTACAGTCACCCTTGACATATTCTTTGATCCAAGGGTCCAGGTGTTCGTCCCAATAGTCAGCGAGGAAATCTTCCTGCTCTCTGGTCATCTTGCGACGTTCTGGGAGACCTAGATCTTCCCAAAAGATTGTGATGCTAGGAAGGGTGACTTCGAGGATTTCCATTAGCCCCAGGCCAGCTTGAACATGGCCGCGTCGCCTTTACGGAGGAAGCGATACTTGTAGGGGTTGATTCTAGCCCAGCGACTCTTGGTGCAACCCTCTACCCACGCGAAAATCTCTTTCTGCATCGCGTAGCTACACTCGCCCTGCGCCTCGCGCTCGGCGATCTTGTCCTGATTGACCTTGATATCATGACCAAAGAATGGCTGCCACCAATTCAGGGGACTGCCGTATTTCATGAACATCGCGAGGGCCGAACTCGACGTCGCAATAAACCCAGGCACCAACATGCCGAGATTTGGTCCATCGCCAATCAGAAACAAAGCCGGTGAAATGCTGATCAGTAACAGGATGACCAGCAAAAGTGCCAGACTTCCTGGTCCCGTGTTAAGCAGCCAGCGTAGGGGCTTCCACGAAGGTCCCAAGCGATCGAGCTCGCTCGTAGAGTTGTCGTGACGCAATCTGCTTTCCCTTCGCCTCAACCTCAAGATCGGTCCAGACCAAGTGGCTCAACGCCCAGTCATTGCTGCCTTGATTCCAGCAGCCATATGAATGCGCGCGAAGCTTGCTTGGCTTGTGACCTGCTTCGCTGAGCAGCTTAAAGTCAGGTTGGCCAACAGAGCAAGCCCCTTTCAGAAGCTCTTCCGATGAAGTGGAGAAATGCCCAAGGGGACGAACGCCCATCCAGCTGAGCTTGATCCAGTCGATGCGAGGATCGTTGGGCTGAATATACTCACCCCCGCTCTCAACCCAATGGTGGTGAATGTCCAGCACAATGGGAACCACGTGATAGAGCTGGGCTGCGATCATCTCGTCCAAGGAGCAGCCAAACTCGTCATTCTCAATGGTCAAGAGATTGCGAAGCGTGAGGCTCAGTTTGTTCTTGATCGTGTCCTTGAGCTGAACCAAGCCAGGATCGAGATTGTTGTTTGCGTGGATATTGATCGCAAACCCACCGGAATGCCAGCTCTCTCCATAACCCATGGACTCAGCCACATAGGCGTGATAGTTGAGATCCACGATGCTATTGGCGAGCACTTCGGGCTTCTGAGTGCAGAGCGTCGTGAACTGGCCGGGATGAGTGCAGAGCCTGATGCCATTTGTGTCCGCAAATGCCCTCACAGGGGCCAGACCGCCCTCGATTAGCTTGCGGGTGTCCAGGTCGCGATAAACCCACGCGAAGTCCTCTACGGTGTATGCGGGGAGGAAATCGCTGGTGATGCGGAACAGTCGCATCTCTCTGGGCTGCTCTGAGATCCACTTGAGCTGCCGCATGAGCGTTTCGATGTTGTGTTGGACCAGACCATAGAGCTTGGCATACTGGTCATCGCGCTTCATCTTGCGGAGCGCGGTCAGCGTCGTGGACGCTTGGTTCATGGACTTTGCGAGGGTCTTGTCAGACGTCTCGAACTTACAACAGAAGCCTACGCGGGGTGTGTCACTCATACCACTATATAGTGCTCGACCCTGCGAAAAGCAACGTGTTAGGGGAGATTTCCGCCACCAGCAAGGCCAGCGATGAACAACAGAATGATGTTGATCACTGGCCCCACTATCGACTCCTGATCGCGCACCTTGGTAATGATGTCAACGATCTGGAATGCGAAGAGAACGGCCAGGGCAATCCAGAACATTACCACCGGGCGACTACCTGAATGTCGACGATCTCGCCGAACTCAGTGGTCACCTTGCCGACCATGTGCTTGCGGTTGTCCATCCAGAAGTCGTTTTCATACTCCCGGACTTCGCGGTTGGTACCGCCGAGGGAATTGCCCTCGTCATCGTGCGTGGGCCGATGGGTGGAAATACGGGTCCAGTTCGTGGGATCCAGCAGCGCGGGCCAGTAAGTCGTGGTCATCTCACCCGACTGTTCCTTGCTGACGATATTGAACTGATTGCGGACGATCTCCGGCTCGGTCTGGATCTTGTCGATCAGCGCCTGGAGGCAATCCGAGGACGAGAATCGCTTCTCGCCCGGATCACGGAACGCAGGGGTCAGTCCGATGCCTGCGATGGGATTGAATCCGCCGTTGCTCATTAGCCCCACAACTCCTTTGCCTTGGTGATCGAGATCACGTTGTCTTCACCGATGAGCTGCCGGGCCTTGACCAGCTTGCTCGAATTGCCCGTGGGATCCTTGGCCACGAGGTAAGTCGTGTCCTTGTTGACCGAGGAGCCGATGCGACCCGAGCGGGCCTCAATCTTAGCTTCCAGATCCTTGTCGCGGATGCCCGTGAATACCACCGTGACGCCCTCGAGGTCGCCGCCGGTGACCTTCTCCTTGGGAGCCACCAGCGTGTAGTGGCCGTCGATGGCCTTGAGGAAGTCGAGGAACTTGGGCAGGTTGTCCACGATCGTCTGCGCGGTCTTGCGCTCGAAGCCCTCAAGGGCTGCGATTTCCTGGACCGTGATCGTGCCCTCGAGGATGCGCTCGTTGGGGAACGCATCGCAGACCTTGGTCATCTTGCGCCGACCGATACCGCGGCCGAGCAGCGAGGTTGCGCCAGCGAGGATGCCGAGTTCCACGTTGCCCAGCTTGAGCTTCAGACCGTTGTAGATCTTCGTGCCCGCGCTGTCGCCGGCTGCGGCCTTCAGCGTCGCTTCGTCTGCGAGGATGATGTCCACCGGCGTCTTCAGGCCCGCATCATAGAGCTTCTCGATGCTGCCCTCGCGCAGGTGAGGAACGTCCAGGCCGGTCACGCCGAAGATTGCGTTGATGACCTCGAGCTGAACCTGACGGTTGTTCTCGGGGTTCAGCATGACGAGGTCCACGTCGCCCTCGGTCCAGCCCATCAGGCCGAACTCAGTAACGTCCGGCATCTGCGCGCCCAGGGGAGCAATCTCGACCACCTTCTGGATGAAGGGGATCACGTCGCCCGAGCGGGTGATCTGGATCTTGGCGCCCGGCCCGATGATGTTGTCCCGGATGAACTTGGCGTTGAAGCCAGTGGCGTAGGTGATGGTCACGCCGACGAGGTCCACGGGGTCGATTTCCACGCGGGGCTTGAGGTAGCCGGCCTTGCTGGGGTTCCAGTGGACCTTCTTCACGGTCGCGATGGCCACGTTGTCCGCGCCGCCGACCTTGAACTTGCGCGAATACATAGGGTTGATGCTGCTGGAGTTGCGGCGCAGCGCAGCGCGCAGGTCAGCATTGTCGAGGTCGATAACGATGCCGTCGAGTGGGGTCGGGCTCTCCTTACGGCGCTTGTTCAGCAGCGCAGTCAGGAAATCGTCGGTCAATTGGTGGCCCTTGACCACCACGTAGGGAGTGACCTCATAGCCCATGTCCTCGAGCAGCTTGAATTGCTCTTGCTTGCCCATCTTGGGATCGACGATACTGGTCGCGACCAGCTTGACCGTGTTGTAGAAGAGGTCCGGTGACTCGCTGGCGTTCATGCGACCCGCAACATAGTTGCGCGAGTTCTTGTAGACGCGACCACCCTCGGCCTCTGCCTGGGCCTTCTGCGCCTGGAAGACAGCCTCTTCCATGATGACCTCGAGACGCACGGCCACGTTGCCCTTGGCGGTCGTCGGGCAACACTTGATCCGGCTCATATGCCGCGTGATGTCTGCGCCCTGGAAGCCGTTGCCGCGCGAATATGCGATCTTCAGCTTTCCGGCGGCGTGGACGTTGAGTGCGCTGGTGCCGTCCTGCTTGTCCGAGATCACGAAGTCCTCGTTCTCCCAGCCGTTCTTGCGGACCCACTCGATGGTCTCACCCTCGTAGCACTGGTCCAGGGAGCCCATGGGGTAGGGCAAGTCGATCTTGCCGCCGCGCACGTCGCTGCCGACCGTCGAGAGGAAAAGGTTCTTGGGATCGATGCTCTTCAGCATCTTCTCGAGCTCATCATACTGAGCGTCCGAGAGGAAGCTTTCGCCGTCGCCGTTGTGATACTGGTCCGATGCCTCGGTCAGGATGTGGACGAGCACCTCGGGGGTGGGTTCGGTTTCCCCACTGAGAATCTGCTGGGATGCTTCGACCGCATCGAAAAGCTGAACCGTTGTCATCTGGACTCCTTGTGTTTCGATCTACCTTCGATCTAACACAGGCTACTCAGAAGTCAAGCGGATAAGCTCTTTCTGGATCGTCTCCATTGGAAGGTGCTTGGCAAGCGATTTCAAGAGGATCCTGCGATACCAGAAGTTCCACTCCTTGGCATCAGCACGCAAAGCGGCTTCTTCTACAGCCGCTTGAGCTTCTGCGCCCACTAGGTCTCCATGAGCTAGTTTCATAGCCAGATCGTAGAACTCATTGAACGTGAGAGTGCCGGGTTCTTCATCCTCTTCATCGAGCGCGGGAACGCGAGGCAGACCAAAGTTATAGTCTGCTGAAGTGCTCAAGCTAAGTCCAATCCAGAAATGTTCAACATCCTGGTCCCAAGCTTGTTCAATGATGGATCGGTGATCGCCTTGAGGATTCATGAGGGAGAGGACGATGTCAATGGGTTTCATCGTCCCCTCACTTCTTCTTAGTGAGCCACTTGTTCAATTCGTCGCGAGCGACTACCACGTAGCCCTGCTCTGCGAGCATATTCATGAATAGGTGTGGCAATTCGTAATCAACTCTGCGATATTGTTCTGGTAGATCTTCCCAGGGGCGCATAAGTGGATGTTGCTTACTCGATTCGTTAACACTTAGACCAAATGACCAACCGGACTTGGCACGTGCCTCATACCAGCGTTGGTGTTGGTGCTTTGCCAGCGTTTCACAAAGGTTGTTGTAATCGTCCTCTTCCATTACAACTGCGTCAGCCGGCCCATGACGCGCGGATAACACTTCTTCAGAACTTGTTTCAATTTCGCCCTCGGGGTATGCTTCTTCAATAACCTCCGCTTCCTTCGCAGTAAGGTCGCGGGTCAGAGGAACTTCATAATAGTGGGTACCAGCTTTGGTCTCTTTGTGGACCATGAAGACCACATCTGGGTCACCTTGAGGATTTGTTGTCTGCACGCTGCTCAGCACGCCGCTGGGCAGGTTGTTCTTTACACAATGATACCACGCGATCGCCTCTTCCTTGGAAAGAGGCGAGCTCGTCTTTAGTCGGATGAAGAGAGGAATCTCTGTCATGTTAATACTTATCTGGCTCCACAGCTGGTAGATCAGGATTATCTACAGCAGGAGGCGTCTGAACATTGACCTGAGTCACTGGAGTAGGCGCCGGAGTCTGCTGGCTGGGAATGTAATAGGTTGGAACCATTGTTGGCGTATAGGGAGAACGCTCGCTTTCACCCTGCTGACGCAGAGCTTCAATCTGTGCGCTACCTCGGGTCCAAGCTGCCACACCCAGGATGGCACCAAATGCCACGTGGAAGAGACCGCTACCCTGCATAGTCAGTGGCTGCCAAGGCGTCTTGTTCTGGATCATCGCAATAGCAACCTGTGGATCGAGGTCCTTGATTGCTGCGGCCATCTGAGCCATGTTGGCTCCCTTGAAGCCCATGAACGCAGGAGCGATGATGAAGTCAAAGAGACAGATCATCAGATAAACCACTGCGGCCGCAGGACGCCAAGTCCTATTCAGCCAACTCTCACCACTGTTCAGAGGATCGAAGGGATCCTTCTTTACCTGCTTCTTTTGTGCCATTAGCCGATCTCCCATTGGGGTTACCGGCTATTTATGAGAAATCTGTTACTCTGGTTTGGTGAATATGCGAGCTTCGCCCCTTGCGTATGGTGTAGTGCTTTCAAACTCCCATGCTTTTCTCCACGCAAGACCATTGTCTGAGTATTCTAGACGACCCAATTTTACAGATTGAGTTGAATAGCTATCATTGCGGGCTTTCCAAAGAATCTCATTGATTACGACAGGTGAGGTGAATTGATAAGAAACCCACCCTGTCACACTTGGATTATAGAAGTTGTCACCGGACCAGAGCGTGTTGTCGTTGTCATCGAAAGCATTTGTGATTGGGTATCCTGGAAAAGTCGAGCTGGCAATTGGTGTACCACCTACCGCCATGTTAGGGCCACCAGAGGTCCCACGGAATTCAATTTTAATAGCAGAGTATGAGTCGCCACTAGAATTGGTAGTATCAAAGTTTTCAATACAGAAGATTCGCCAATACAAATGAGGCTGGTTAGCCCCAAGCGAGTCAATTGGAGCTCTCGCCACCATTGCTGAGATAAGCTGATTGAACATTATGCGAGCTCTAGATCGCCCATTAGATCCCATTCGTCAGTTCCAACCTTTATTAAAGCAATAGACGACGATTGGGTTCTAGTCTGTGGAAGAAAATCAGCTGAATAGTTAACGACAACCCCAGATGCGCCAGCAACTAGAGCCACACCAGTTCCTGCTTGGCGAATGTTGATCTGTGTTCCAATAGGAAACGTGACGTTGGCATTGGTTGGGATCGTGCAAATCTGCTGGACGGCGGCTGTGAACCTCAGATAAGACTGAGCATCAATTAGGCGAAGGGTATAGTCGCTACTCTTATTTGCCACTACGATGGGGCCATTGACAGGTGCTACTTCAGACCAAGTGGAATCCTTACGAGCATATTGCTTGCCGTCTGCAGGTGCCTCAGAAATTACTTGGGCGTCAATGTCTGTGAGCTTGATCTTCATGTTGACTCCTTAGCCGCAATTGGTGCCAATGCGGCGCCTATCTTCAATTTCACCTGGGGGTCCAATGACCACATACTGGGATACCTTTGTTGTGTAGACAGGTGCCTCAGGACCTTCAATGATATACTGGGAAGATTTGGTGGTAGCCACTCGCTGTTCACCGGGGCCTTCAACAATATACACTCCTATTTTGCTAGTGTGAACACCTGGTTCTAGACCTTCAGCTACATAGAGACCAAGTTTACCTGTTTCTAGATTACTATCAGGACCTTCGAGAACATACTCACCTAGCTTGCTCGTTTGAATAGAACTGGCAGGACCTTCAGCGGTATATTGACCAACTTTAGTGGTCTGGAGGGTACCACCTGTACCCTCCACTACCATTTCACTGGTCTTGTTGGTCGAAACAGTCATCTCTTAGTCCTTGGACACAACACCAAACTCAGTGGCGTTCACATCGCCGATGTTTGCCCAAGCGGCACCGGTGGCTGGGTTGTTCTCCCAAAACGCAACACCACCCTTCCAACCAGGTCCAATTGGCGCATTAACTGGACCCTCATAGTCAGTGCCTGCTACGCGAAGAACAGGTCGCACGTTCTGTGGAAACTGTCCAGTGCCGTCATTCTTAGAGAATTCAGCGACTGCCACTGCTTTGATTACATGACCCGCAGTAGTAGCCGGCAATGCCGCACCAGTAAAAGTAGACTTCGTGCCGCTTTGTGAGGTATAGATAACATCGGTACCAATAGTGGATGCAGGTGCGTCATCTACCTGCGAGAAGTCACCGACCCAACCGGTGTTAGTACCGTTAGCCGTTGGGTTACGGCGACGAATGGTATGATTGATAGTGCTGTAGTCAGCGAGGATAAGCTGGTTCATGCGCGTTGCACCACCTCGTCCGTAGAAGCGAACTTTAGAAATATTTCCAATCGAAGTCGTATCACCAGTCCAACGATTGACGAGAACACCTTCCTGGAAAGACTCAATAAGCCCCTCAACTCCAATCTTGATCCTCATGTCGATAACCTGCCACTCCTGAAATGGAGAACCTAGACCAGTCACAGTGTCAACCCAGGCAGTTCCATTCCAGATTTGGATCTTATCACTCCACTGTGCCTCAGCGAATCTGCGGACTTTTTCAACTCCATCACTGTCGTAGAAGACAATACTTGCGCGACGTGATCCATAAGCGTCACCAGTATATCGGCGATAATGCAACCACAGGACATCGTTCGTAGCAGTCACATTGCCAGTTACAGAATCAGTCAGCGGAGCCTCAACATAATCAACGTCGTTGCTAGGAATTTCAACTGAACCCCTGCTAAACCCGCTGATAGCCCCAGAAGTAGATTCTGTGACACCAATGGTATAAGTGGAGTAGCATTCCAGCTCATCTCCGATGAAGAAAGTGGTCATTACTTGTTACCCCTCAAGATCCAAGTGAAGTTAGAAATGGTGTCCGAGACACCAGGTGCATGAATTGAAATTGAGTCACCGGCTACCAAGGTCTTGCCAGTGCCATCGGCTGTGGCAAAAGTCGCAACGCCATCAGTATTTACAGAGAGCGTGCCAATCTCAGTTGTAGAATTCTTACGAATACTCAGAACAAAGTTAGAACCTGGCTGCATGCCAATCAACTTTGCCTGGCTTCCGGAGAAGTTGGCTGGGAATGAGATATCAACATCCACAACGTAGATCATCAGGATCTCGTTAACTGCTGGACTGGTCGTGAAGAAGCCTGCCATCCTGTAATAAGGATCGGCGGATCCACCGCCGCCAGTGCCCGTCGGAGCATCAACCCACTCAACGCCATCTTCTGTGCTATTCACTGCTAGGATCTTAGCTGCATTGTTGTCATAGCTAGGAAGAGATATTCCCGAACCACCCGAACCAGTGCCTCCACTCGTGGAGCGAATCTCAATCGAGTCGCCGCTCGCATTACTGGTTAGGGTGACTGTGTTATCAGAGACGCTATACTGGGAGATGGGCAGGTGGAGACCATTGACAAAGACATCAATGTCTCCCTTAGTTGACACCGTAGCAGGAAGAGTGATAGTCTGCGAAGAACCAGTACCTACTGCCGTTACCGGAGGCCAAGCAGGTCCACTTGGTTCGCTACCACTACCAGAGCCAGGCGTAAAGGAGGTCCACGCGCCATTCTGACGAGCGTAAAGAGCTCCATCCTCTGGAGCCTCTTCAATACCACCGGCCGGATCCTGCCAGATGGCGTCACCGTTGAAATTGCTGTTCTTAGTCAGGACCTGACCCGTGGTGCCACCGTCTGGAATACCAGATCCACCTGTTGGATCAGCCCATTTGACGTCGCCGGTCGCCGCCGAATTCTTGGTTAGAACCTGTCCCTCATTACCACCAATTGGAAGTTCAGGATCACCTGCGCCGCCGCTGGGCAGATCAAGCCATGTGAATGCGCCATCAGCACCGGAAGTCTTACCGAGAAACTGGCCCTGGTTACCACCGAGTGGAACAGTATAGTCGCTCAGGTAGTCAGGAGTGACCCATGCGGTATCGTAGGGATTGGAAGAAATTTTGGTGAGAACTTGGCCCTGAGCACCACCGGCAGGAACACCTACACCATCGGCGCCATTATTGCCGTTGGTTCCATCAATACCGTCGTCGCCCTTGTCGCCCTTTTCGCCACGTTCACCTTGAAGACCCTGTGGTCCCTGGTCACCTTGGTCGCCTTTGGCGCCCTTAAGGCTCGCAATCCACTGGGCTTCGGTTCCAACAAAGCCATTCTCAATAGCGATCTCATAGGCAGATTTGCCGGGTTGGGAAGTCCTCTTGACAGCCCAAGCGACTCCATTCCAAGCCCACGTCTTGCCATTGACCGAGTGCTCTTGGCCAAGAGAGGGATTAGATGGGAAGTCAAGATTGGCCATGGTGCTCTCCTAAAATACCAGTTACTTATCTGGAGTCAGATGATCTCTACCCAGGCTGAGCTGTTCTCACCAACCATATAGATGAACAGGGAAAGAGAAGAAGGCTCCAACCAGACTTCATTTTCAACTGGATTCTCGGGAGCAGTTTCAGAGACAGTGAATGGAGTTCTCAGGGCAGTTAGTAGTCCTGAAATCTGCTTCATTTGAAGATTCATCATTCTATCTCCAAGTCATGGCTAGAGCGTGGATGACCTAGCCATCCACGCTCTATTTACCTTGGTTTGATCAGTATTAGGAAGCGAATGCGTAACGACCTGAAACAATATCACCTGCTTCCAAGTCATATGGAAGAGTATCGAGGTTCAGAACCAAGTTACGACCTGAAACGCTATACTGGCTACTCTCGATGCGCTGACCGTTGACTTCGATGGTGATTGTTCCTGCCTGAGGAGCGAACTCGAAGAAGTTGATGAACGAGTAGGTGCCTTCCGAGAGAAGGTTACCTTCGTATTCAACTGCGGTATCACGCAGGTTGACACCAGCACCACCGATGCCGGTTGCGCCGATGTAGCGGTGACCGACCAAGTAGAGTGCGTTGGCGCCAGTTGCCGTAACGCCAGCTGGGAGAGTGTTGACGAAGCGCAGGACGCCTGCGTTATAGTCGAAAACCCACTCCTGGTTGTTAGTGCCACCGTTCAGCTTGACGCCACCAGCATTGGGGTTACCCCTGTAGACTTCGACGAGGTAACCTGCGTCGATTGATGGTGGGATCCAGTTAGTGAGACGCGAAGTGAGGTCGCCCTGCGTCGCAGTAGCAACCCAAGCCAGGTTACCAGAAGCAGTTGGATCAACAGTCATCTGGATTGGCGTGGTTTTGCTGTAGAACTGAACAACAGATCCAGTTGCGTTTGGAGCAGGAACAGGAACGCTCTGCGACATGATCGCATTGCCATAGACAGCCACATTGCTGCCGATGGTTTCCTCGAAACCCTGCTTGGTGGAACCACCAGTGTTGGCTACACCATAGATAGTCTTCTTCCAGAGGAAGTCGACCTTCTGGGTATCAGAAATTGCCATTGGTCAATCCTCCTTATGCGAAGCTAATAGCAGAAATTGCCTGACCAGCATTCAAGCGGAAGCGGACCAGGATTTCATTTGCCGTGGAGTTGGACGAAGACTCAGTGCCGAAAGTCAGCGTGTAAGTCTGAGTGCCAGTGCGTGCTGGGAGAGTACCAGCCGCACAACCCGCAGCGGTATCACCCGAACGACCTGGAACACCTGCGCCACTGTAGAGCGCCATACCATCCCACCAAGCATCGCCCAGAGCTTCTGGGCTCTTGGTCTGATTGGTCGAAACGCCTGGTAGGGCAACCCAAACACCCTGGTAGGTGCCAGTTACAGTCACAGCAACAGAGCTCTTGGAACCCTGCTTAATGCTGAAAGTGATATACTGAGCATCATCCTTGGTGCTGTAGTTGATACCAACTGGCAGATAACCAGTGGAGTAGTCGGTCTTGTCAGCGCGGATCTGACCACCAACAATCACAGCTTCATGAGTGAAGCCAGCCACCGTGAGGTCCTGAGTGTTAGACCAAGCGGTGGTAGTGATGTTAGTTGGCGTATCACCGGTTGCTTCCATGTGGACACGAGCGGTAGTGCCTGGACCAGCAATGTTTGCTTCACGGACGCCGGAGGTGCCAGTGAGAACAATCAGGTTGGTTGCCGACTGAGCGTTACCCGAGCCATTTGGATTGGTTGCGGTGACCGTGATCTTCTGAGCACGATCGTTGATCGCACCACCAACAGTAAAGGTCTGAGCCGTCATGTCGAAGGTCAGCGTATCCTTGTCCAGGATAGCAGGCAGACCACCCTGACCAGCTGCGAAGTTAACCGTAGTGCCAGGACCTGCGATAGACAGGATAGTACCAGTGGCGTAGGTTTCGCCGGCAAGATTGGTTGCGTTCGCACCAACAGTTAGCGTAGCACCAGCGGTGTAGTGCTCAATACCCGAAGAGAAAACGGCGTTCTTGGTTGCCTGGGCTACCGTGATTGCCGAGACCACTGGGTTAGCGGTCAAGCTGTCGCGCACAAAGTTCAGGACACCAGTGTTGCCCGAGAAGCTGTGACGAAGCTGTAGAGTGTTGAGACCAACAGCCGCGGACGAGCCAACAACCTGCGAGTCGAAGGACTGGAAGAAGCCATCAGGTGCCTGACCACCACCAACTGCGGTGCCGTTCCATTTGTTGTCAGTGATACGGAGCAGCCCGGTGGTCTTGCTGTCACCAGTGCCTTCACTGAAGAGGAAGGACTCAGCTGCTTCAGCTGCGCCGTTCTTCCAAAGCTGGATCGTACCAGCAGCACCGTCACCGAGGTCCTGAAGGACAGTGGTGTCAACATTTGCAGCCGTGACGCGGACAACGTTCGCACCAGCAGCAGGGCCGCCAGTGATGCCGTTATCAGTGTAACCCTGTGCTGCCTTAGCAGTGGTGTTAGCAGTCGAGAGCGACAGCTCACCGGTGCTTAGTGGAGCAGGTGCTGTTGGGAGGAGAAGACCGAGGACTTCGTTGAGAGAGTCGATCGCGGTTGAAACCTTAGTGGTTGGCTCAAGGGCAACGGCTGGTGCCTTACTGCCAGTATAACGGCCTTCAGTGTAGCTGCCATCTTCCGCGGGGCCGAGGTAAGTGCTGGATCCGGTACCGACTTCGGGAACAACCCAGTGGTTGTTGCCGTTGCCGTCCGTCATCAGGACTGCGCCTTCTGGCTGACCATCGGAGTGAATCTGCTTGATCTTAATCTTGGACATCAAGAGCTCCTTATGGTGAGAAAGGGAGCGGGCCCAAAAGCCCGCTCCCCATCATTTGGTTAATTAGGCAGCAGCCGTGTGGTAGCTGACCGACAGAGTGTCGCCTGCTTCATACGGATAGCCGTTTGCTGCGTCGTTCAAGGTAACGGTCGAACCAGCAACCGCATAACCTGCCTTCTTCAGCTTGACACCGTTCATGTAAACCGCAACATCACCGGTCGGTGCCGAGGTCAGAGTGAACGAGACGTTAGCTGCGGCAGCAGGAGCAAAGTCCTCCTCAACAGCAACAGTGGCACCCAGCTGAGCTGCGGTGACATATTCGATTGCCGTACCAGCAGCGTTCCAGCGAAGGAACTTGTTGGCTTCTGGGGTGCCAACCTCTGCAAGGCTCGAGAAAGCCACCTGCGAAGGATCAAAGCCAATAGCAAAGCCGTTGACGACCGAACCAACCGCACCGGCACCAAGGGTGATAGCGCCACTGGACGAGGTCACATCCTCTAGAGCTGCCTTACCAGTACCACCGTTAGCAACTGGCACAACGCCATCGAGCGAAACAGTGAAACCAGTGTCAGCCGTGCCAGAAACCGCGATGTTTGCGCCAGCTAGAACGTTGCTGTTGGTGTTGTCAATAATGTCAACACCACCCTCAGTATTCCAAACCAGACCGTCATTCGCCTTCACAAAGAACGGAGTTCCAGCTTCGCCTACCTTGTAGTAACCATCGCTGGAAACCTTGTAGTAGTCACCGGCGTCCTTGTAGCCAGCTGCGAGACCGTCAAGATCAGTAGCTTCACCAGCGGTTGCGCCTGGTCCAAAGGAGATCAGGTTTAGATCGCTACCGCCGAGAACACCAACATAGTTGAAAGCGTTACCAAGCGAATCAATACGAGCATCAAGTGCGTCGATATCGCCTTCAGCAATGGTCAGGGCAGCGTCGATTGCCTCAACCGCAGCCTTGAAAGTGGTCTTACCTTCAGCCTTACCACCAGCTGCGAAAGCAGCAAGCGTGCCATCAGTATTCAGACCGACCGCAGATTCAATGGCATCGACTTCAGTCTGGAGAGCGGTCAGCGAGCCGCCGCCGCCACCAGTTACCGCATCAAGGTCAGTGCGAACAGCCTTGATTGCGGCATCGAGAAGCATGTCCGCACCCTTGAGGGTGGTTGCGCTATTGATGTAGTTCGAGGTGGTTTCAGCCTCGTAAGCACCAGTGACCGCTAGACCAGCACCTGCCTGGGTTGCGTCCAGTTCAGCCTGAACTGCGCCAACTGCGGCAACGCGCAGGAGCTCTTCAGACTTCAGAGCAGCGTCCAGTTTGCCAATAGCAACAGTGTGGTTATCAGGAGTAACCGCAGGAACTGCAGGGATCACGTTCTCAGGATCGCTTGCATCCTCTGGGATTTCAGCCGAACCACGAACGATATAGTTACCGTTTGCGTAGAAGTTTGGAGTACCGTCAGTCTTGGCACCAACAGTTGCTTCTAGTGCGTTGTGCTCACCCTCGAGAGCCAGGATAGCGTCCTCAGCCGCATCCAGAGCAGGTTCGATAACATCCAAACGAGCGTCCAGAGCCGAGTCAGCATTCTGATAAGCAGTAGTCAGCGCATCCAGATCAGTCTGGGTGGCAGCCGCATCAGCAGTAACCTTGACAGCCGACAGTGCGGTGTCCAGGGCTGCGAGGTCAGCCTTGACCGAAGCTTCACCAACGAACTCACCGCCGGCGATTGGAGTGTAAGTACCGTCTGCGTTCAGACCAACTGCGGTCTCAACTGCGTCCAGTTCAGTCTGAACACCAGCAACACCAGTGCCGGCTAGTCCGGCAAGTTCGTGAATTGCTGCTTCAACCGTGGTAGCGGTTAGGGCGGTAGCACCCTTATCAAAGGTAGTGTCAGCGGCTGCGACCTTCTCGTAACCAAGTGCGCCACCAGTCAGGACCTTGAGGACCTGGCCTGCGGTGCCCTTGCTCAGGACAGTGCCGTTACCGTTGGCGCCACCAATCAGCAGGTCATGCTCATTTGCGAGCTTAATCTGCTTTGCGCGTAGCTGTGCCATATTAGTTTTTCTCCTAGTTGATCAACTTAGGTTTTGTAGATGAAGAAGACTTCATCATCTACATCAACCCCATAACCGGTTTCTACAGGGTCGAACACGAGCACCTTCGTCGTAAGGTTGAAGGTGAAGTTTTCATTTTCGATGCCATTGATTGCCATGTAGAGAATCTCCTTGGCATCACTTGGCATCATGAATGTGGTCTGACCGGAGGTCACATTCTCGACGTCGTATTTATTCGTCTCAGATTCAGAGCTACCAGATCCGGAAATTTCTGAACCACGTTCAAGAAGAACTGCTTTTGTGGGCAATTCAAGCTGAAGGTAGACAGCAACTGACTTGCCCTCAGGCTTGACATTCGTCAGCGCGCCTGGCTCATTTGGATCCAGATAGAACACATCACCATGTTGGCCCCAAAGTGGCGGGTTGACATTCGTGATTAGCTTGCCCAGAGGTCGATATTTGAAGTAGGAGAGACCAGGAACACCAATCTCAGTAACAATACCAACAGCTCTATCAAAGTTCTGAGCAGTTACTTTCTTATACCCGAAATCGGTTTCAAAGTCAGCATAAATCACATCACCTGGGAAGAATCCATGATCGGGCTGATTGACCAGACTCTGATCCGTAAGGTCACGAGCAATAAAGCGAGCCATAAGGTCGTCCACTGCCTGAGTTGGCATGTAGAGCTCTTCAATAGGACCTAGAATCGGAAGACCGTTTTCAGCAATACGGAAGATGATGCCATTGGAAAATGGATCACAGAGTCCGTTACCCGTCTGGGCAGGGTCAGTGAACAGATTGTAACGTTCAATATCTTCAATGACGCAGTTGACGACGTAGGTGTCTTGCGACGTGATTTCGATAATCTGATTGGCTCTGCCGCCAGCACCAGACGCGAACCAGTCACCTACCTTGACATCTTTGCCAGTGTAGAACATTGGCTCCTGAGTGGTATGGTTGCTGTGAGCCTGTGGCTGAATATCGATCTTCACAGTCCACCTGTAGGGACTACCAATGAAGATATCACCAGTGTTATCATCCAGAGACCAATACTCGGACTCCGAAAAGTCCGAGATCATGGCCTTGAGCTGTAGGTTAGGAGTTACTGGCATTCTTTACTCCTTAGCCAAACATCACATTGAAGACTGCCGTACCAGAAGCACCTGAACCAGCTGCGCTCGAAGAAGCGCCGATGATGTCAATGGAGCCAGCGTTGGTGTAACGAATACAGAAAGCACCAGTTGGGATCTTCATCGTCCTAACACCACCGATGGTGCCGTTATCACCAAAGCAACCAAACGTGATTGGATGACCATAAGTGGGGTTGTAGGTGATAGTGATAGTAGTTCCCGAATAGGTCACCGTGAAATCACCGTTGGACACATCAGAGATACCAGAGAGGTTACCACCAGTGTAAGAAGCAGTGAAACGAACCGAGTTGGCGTTACCGCCACCAGTGCCACCCGAACCACCGCCGGGGATGTTCACAGTAGCAACACCCGCGTTGTCAGTGACAGTTACACCAGCACCGGTGAAGTTGATTGCGCTTGGAGTTGCGGAGCGGACAGTGCCGTTCTGCTGAACTGCCACGATGTTACCATCCTGACCATCGGCACCGTCAGCACCATCCTGACCGGCAGGGCCCTGAGCACCATCAGCACCCTTGATTGGACCAATGGTCGAATCGGCGCGGCCGTCAGTCCAAGTCAGAACCAGATAACCCTGTGCGTTGAGGGTTGCGGTAGCAATACCAGCACCGTCAATGCCATCCTCGCCATCGAGACCATCAATACCAGGAGCACCGGCAGGGCCGCGAGCATTACCAGCGTTGATCGTGCTACCATCGCTCATTGCGAGGGTTAGGTCACCAGTGGTCTGGTTGATCGAAGCCGAGGTCACATTGCGACCAGCTGGACCAATATCACCAGTATCACCCTTATCACCTTTGACAAGGCCGGCATCGCTGGAGGTCGTGTCAGAATAGGTAACAATCAAATGACCCGAGCCATCGACCGTAACAGAGCTTACACCGCGACCTGGGTCACCAGTATCGCCCTTTGGACCGGTCGCACCAGTTGGGCCCTGCTCACCGGTGGCACCAGTGTCGCCCTTCGGACCCTGGGGGCCAGTGATATCACCAGCAACCACTTCAGTGGAGTCGCTCATTGCGAGGACCAGATTAGAACCAACAACCGACGCGCTTACGACGTTGCGACCTGCTGGGCCAACTGGACCCTGTTCGCCGATTTCACCCTTTTCACCCTTTTCACCGGTGTCACCTTTTGGACCACGAACGCTGCCAGCAACGATCAGAGTCGAAGAATCGCTCATGGTGAGAGTCAGAGTATCACCGGAAACGGCTGCGCTGCTGATGTGACGGCCTTCTGGACCAATATCACCAGCGTCACCCTTTGGTCCCTGTGGACCTTGAGGACCACGAGCCTCGCCGGCATCAATGGTCGAGTTATCGGAGAGGGTCAGGATCAGACGACCAGCACCGTCAATGGTTGCGGTCTGAACTCCCTTGCCTTCAGCACCAGCTGGGCCCTGGAGACCAGTGTCGCCGCGATCACCCTTGTCACCCTTGAGGCTTGCCAGCCATGCGGATTCAGTGCCAGAGAAGCCATTCTGGACCGCCACATCATATGCGCTTGCGCCTGCGATGTCCGCGTTCAGAGCAATACGGGTGAAGACGTTACCGAACGATTCCTGCGTGCTGATCACGAAGTTGTCGTCAAACATCAGACCAGTCTGAGTTTCCCAGGTCTGATTGCCGTCGCTGTTCTTACCGCCGACTTCAAAACCGCGGAAGACTAGCTCTGCGGTATTAGTGTCATACTGCTGGAAGTCCAAGTGCTGACCAGGACGGATCTTGGTCACTGGGAAGTAGGACATAACTTCGCCGTGCTGACCAACCTCCAAGGAACCACCGCCCGAACCACCAACTGCGCTGATCTTAATGCGACGGCCATAAAACTCGTCCGCATCGGTGATCTCGATGTTGATATTGTTGCCAGATTCAAAGGTGATGCGATTGTCTTCACCATAAGTGATTGGATAGCCGCCAACTTCCTGTGGTTGCCACAGACCGAGAGTTGGGCCAGTGGCGCGCAGATAATCAATCTGCTGATCGTTCTCAGTCCACTCGCTTTCAATCTTTAGACCGTCACGGATGTGAAGCACATCTGGAGAGAAGAAGCTTGGGATACCATCGCTGTTATACTGGACATAGCGAGCGCCACCGCCTAGGCCACCTTCAAACTCGATTAGGGCTTCGCCGATATTACCGTTGCTGGAAACAATGAAACCAGGGCCGAAGGCCAGGTTGAACGCGCCCATGACATTGTTGCCCTGCTGGTCGTTCATGTAAACGCCGGAGATAACAACAGTCTGATCTGGTTCATCGGGACTCTGCGACATCATTAGACCGCCGCCGAATACCAGCTTACCAGTTGGATTGAATTCGCCAATCTGAGGGATGATGACATTGTCGCCAATGTCCTGGAAAGTCACGCTTGCGACTTCAAGACCTGGGATGTGAGCAATAGCCGTGCCAGCAGCACCGTCTTCAGTCAGAACCTCAACGCCTGCGCCGGTGAAGGCCAGACGGGATGTAGGATTGATCGAAGGAGCATCAACGTAACCAGGACCCTCGGAGTCGTAAGTGCGCTCAGTGACGATGATCGAGCCACCAGTGCCAGCTGGTCCTTGTGGGCCCTGTGGACCCTGTGGACCCTGTGGACCGGTTGGGCCAGCGGGACCCTGAGGACCAGTTGGACCGGCCGGTCCCTGTGGACCGGTTGGCCCGGTGTCGCCCTTGTCGCCCTTGTCGCCCTTGTCGCCTTTATCGCCCTTAGCGCCCTTTGCTGCGGGCTCGGAAGGAATCACAGGCGCCTTGGTTGGACCACCAGTGGCGGGCTTACTATTGCCAATGTACTGCTTACCGTCATTGTCATTTGGATTCAGACGAATGTCATTCGACGTAGAGCCAGATTCAGCAGTTGAAGAATTCTTGGTTGCGATCTTAGTCGCATTAGCCGCGTCATTGTTGAGCGGATCAGTATTTGTTGCTTGACCAGGGACTGGGAGGTAAGTGCCTGGCTTGTCGGGAGTTGGTCCGGCCATAGTCGATCATCCTCTCTTAAGGGTTCAGATATTTAGCCCTTTTTCGGGCACTTACCCGTTAACGGGCCAAAGTGATCTTCACCACATTGCCGAGCAGAGCTAGAGCCTCAATATCCTCATCATAAAGGATTTCAGAGAGATAAGAACGGTCTAGGCGTGCCCTGATCCAAAGCGCGTTGATCTTGAAAGTTACACCAACAGTTGAAGTATCACCACCGCTGGTGTAGTCACCAGTTGGAGCAAATGGATTAATGGGGAACTGAAGGTAAGGGGTGGTCTGAGTCAGCTTGATAGGAAACCAGTCGGCCTCAGTGGGTTCCATCTCCAGGGAAGCTTCGATGTGAATGCGTCCCGTGAAGTTGACCACCTGAACTACCACAGTGTGGAGACCGTCAACATGCCCAAACCAGCCGTCAGCCTTGACCGCCTCACCAGTTAGGTTTGCGATTTCCTGGGTGTTGCCCATCATGACTACGGTGCTTGGCATGGCATTCTCCCCTGTTTTCCATATTTAACGAATAATGACAACCTGGAGACACACCAGTTAATCAGGTGTCATGAGCTTTTTCGCATCCCTCAAAGCATTGGTCATACCAGTGAACAACGTTCAGACCATCTTGTCAGATGACGATGAATATCTGAGTGCTCCTCAAGGAAGCATCTTCTATGAGTGTGTTCCTATCCCAGACGGACCGGGCGTTGCTCAGATCAAGGGGATCTTGGAAGCTCTGCCTCCTTTGAGTCTCAAGTTTGGACCTTGGATCGCAGGTGGCGCACCACGTCGTCTACTCCAGGGATTGTCCCTAGAGGATGGTGATGTGGATCTCTTCTTCAAGGACAAGAAGTCTTGGGAGACGTTTACCGCTGCGCTTGAGGGTTATGAACTGGTCATTGAGACCAAGCGAGCCAAAACCTTCTTGGTCAATGGCTTCAAGGTCCAGATGATCAATCGCAAGTTCTATGATTGCTTGGAAACGGTATTCAAGGACTTTGACTTCAGTGTCTGTCAGGTAGCAACTGATGGTCAATTCATCGCGTGCACCAAGCAGGCTCACATTGATGTTATGGATGGCTTGCTCCGATTTGCCCCTCAGGGCACCATTGCAAAGCGAACTCTCATCCAGCGGATGACCAAGTATGTTGGGCATGGGTTTGTGCCCGAGCCAGGGCTCTTTGAGCTTATAGTGAAGTCTGGCCTAGACTACGTGAGCGCCTATGACATCTTCGATCGCAACGACGTTTCGGTCTATGACATCAACGATGGCGAAATGATTGAGGACGAAGAGTCCATTGCCACTGATCAGATGAACGAAGGCGTGATGCGGACGATTGCTCGCCGCCTTGGTTTGGAGAAGCAGAATGTCTGAGCTGCGTGAATACATCAAGAAGATGTGCGTCTACAGCAAGCTGGCTGAGAAGCCCGTTGTGGGCCGTCACGGGGACCTCAAGCTAGTGTTTATCCACGGCTTCCCCATGACCCTCAGAGGCTTTTATCTCATGGCCTCGAGGGCCATCTTTGGGGGAACGCTTCCCCTGTATAGCAAGCTGTGGAATGACATGAACGGTGAGACCAAGCTATTGTGCCAGGGTCTTGGTCATAAATTGGAGGAAGGGCGCGAAGCCCACTCGGTTATCGAGGGGATCCGCGCCGCATCAGGATGGAACAAAGAATCGTCGACTAGAACTGTCGGCTATCAATGGGACCGTGACTTCCTCTTCAAGTGGGTTGAATCTGTTGAGGAACAGATTGCCCTACTCGATGGGATTACTCTCCCAGGTCCACGACTTCAATAAGAAGCTTGGAACCTTCTTCACCGAGAAGCTGCTCAACCATCATGGTTAGTGCTTCTCGCATTTCGGCGCTCAGGATCAACTCCTGAGCTTCGCCGTCCTTGAGCAGCTTGCTGATCTTGAGGACGACAATCTCTTCGTGCAACTTTGCCATGGCTGGCCTCCAATTAACTGACTACTTTATTTAGTCAGTCAATTTTTGCTAGGAGGCTATCCAGATTGTTCATGATCACATTCATTTGGTCAATGTGACCTTTTAGCTGTTCCTTGAGATCCAGTGTCTGAAGGACCAGCATTTCCTTGACTGCCTTGACCGCTGCCAGCTCACTCTTGAGAGCTTTGAGCTCTTCGTCCTTGGCAGCGAGCATCTCGCGCATCTGGGCCGGAGTCTTGAAGTCGATGACGTTGCTCATGAGAACACCTCAGAGAGTAAGCCAATCAATACCAAGAGGCATAAAAACCCGATGGTGAAGAACGCCACAGAAAACGTCCAGCAGATCAGCTTGATAAAAGCTTCCACTTAGAAGTCTTCGACCACGCGATTCTTAGGCTTGCGACCACGACGCTTGCCGAGGATTGCCTTACCACCGTCTGCGGTGATGTTGTAGACGCTTGCGAAACGCACCGGATCCATGCCGTCGATTTCCTCAACGGCTTCAGCGAACACCGAAGTCGGTGCGCCAGAACGCAGGTCAGCCAGCTTGAACACCACCTTGCCATCTTCACGAACTGTAGCACCAACGACCGAGAAGTCATTGCTGACCACAACATTGTTCACCGAGCCAAGACCCATGGCCTTGTGCTTTGCGCGAACTTCAGTTCCTGCTGGGAGAACACCCTTGTTGACGAGGGCTTCTGCGAGCTTGTTATCCATATCCGAAACGACTCCAAACAACGGTCCGATCCAGGAGCGCCGCTTCGATCTCAGTGAGCGTTTCGATCTATGGGAAAGCGCAGTTTCCTGCGCTGTGTCATTGCTTTAGCAGAGTCTTAGGTTAATGCAACACCAAAGAAACACCTGGTGCGAAAAAATCTCGCACCAGGTGTAACTCAGTTAGTCGGCGATGACCAGCTTGTCGTCTTCGACCTTCACAACCGCCGTGCCGCCGTTCTTGAGCGAACCGAAGAGCATCAGTCGGCTCAGTGGCTGAGCCAGCTCGTTCTGGATCACGCGGCTCAGAGGACGCGCGCCCATCTTGGGATCGTAACCCTTGGTCGCCAGGTAGCTCTTGGCGTCGTCTGTGAGGGCAATAGTCACGCCCTTCTCCTGTGCCTGCTTGTTCAGCTGGGTCAGGAACTTCTCCACGATCATGAGCATGTTCTCGCTCTTGAGCGCGTTGAACTTCACGATTGCGTCAAGCCGGTTGCGGAACTCGGGAGCGAACATCTTCTCGATAACCTTGTCGTCATTGCCGGCCACGCTGTTGTCACCAAAGCCCAGGGTGTTCTTCTGGAGTTCGCTGGCGCCAGCGTTGCTGGTCATGATGAGGATCACGTTGCGGAAGTTCACCGTCTTGCCTGCGCTGTTGGTCAACTGGCCATTGTCCATGACCTGCAGGAAGATGTTGAAGATGTCCGGATGGGCCTTCTCGAGCTCGTCGATGAGCAGGACGCAATGCGGGCTGTTCTCGACCGCGTTGGTCAGGAGACCCGAACCCGAGGCACCATCGCCAAAGCCCACGTAGCCCGGAGGCGAACCGATGAACTTAGAGACACTGTGCTTCTCCATGTATTCCGACATATCGAAACGATGGAGCGGAATGCTCAGGGTAGCTGCGAGCTGCTTCGCCAACTCAGTCTTACCCACACCAGTCGGACCAGCGAACAGGTAGCTACCCTGCGGCTTGTTGGGATCGCGCAGACCAGCACGGCTCAGGATAACCGCGTTCTCCACGACCTCGACCGCCTGGTCCTGGCCGAAGACTGCCTTGAGCAGATCGTCCTTGAGGTGAGCCAGCTTGGCGGTCTCGTCTTCCTTGACCGTCTTAGCTGGGATCTTCGCAATGCGCGCGACTTCTTCTTCGACCAGCTCAGTGGTGATCTCAGTCTTGCGCTCTGCCTCAGGAGCAATCTTCTGACGAGCACCGGCCGCGTCGATGACGTCAATGGCCTTGTCAGGCAGCATCCGGTCAGTCACGTAGCGGGCAGTCAGTTCGACCGCAGCTTCCAGGGCCTCCTGAGTGTAGGAGATGCCGTGGTATTCAGCATAGACCTTGCTGAGACCTGCGAGGATGCGCTTGGCGTCTTCGACCGTCGGCTCCAAGACGTCCAGCTTCTGGAAGCGACGCAGGAGTGCCCGGTCCTTCTCGAAGTGCTTGCGGTATTCCTCGTAGGTCGTGCCACCGATGCAGCGCAGCTTGCCCTTGGCGAGAGCCGGCTTCAGCAGGTTGGCCACGTCCAGCGCACCGCTGCTACCAGCGCCAGCGCCCATCATGGTGTGGATCTCGTCGATGAAGAGGATCGGGAGAATGCCCTTCTCTTCGCCAACCTTCTCCACCGCGTCCAGGATCTGCTTGACGCGCTCTTCCATGTCACCACGGAACTTGGTGCCAGCCATCAGCGCACCAATCTCGAGCGAGTAAACGATGCTGCCCTTGATCGCTTCGGGAACCTGCTCCTCGGCGATCATCTTCGCGAGGCCTTCGACCACAGCCGTCTTACCAACGCCCGGCTCGCCGACGAGCACGACGTTGTTCTTGGTCCGGCGAGCAGTGGTCAGCACCAGCGAAGCGACCTCAGTCTCACGACCAATCAGCGGGTCAATCTTGCCGGCCAGTGCCTGCTCGTTGAGGTTGACGCAGAACTTCTCGAGCAGACGCTCGCTCTTGGACTTCTTGGGTCCCTTGTCCTCGCCTTCTTCCTCGGTCTCTTCGCCCGCGAGAGCAGGGTCAGAGCTCTTGGCCTTCAGCTTCTCGACCGTGTCGTCTTCGTCGTCGCCCAGCAGATCATCGTGAGCAACTGCGCTCTTGATGTCAAAGGCTTCCACGTTGTTCTTGGCGAGGAAATAGACAGCGTGGCTGTCAGTGTCCGTCTCGGCCAGCAGCGCGAGCAGAATGTCCACAGCACGAATGCTCTGGCGACCGCTGAACAGAGCCTGGGTCACAGTGCGCTGAACAACGCGGTTCAGCGGCAGCGTCTGACGGGGAGGAAGACCATTGGCTTTGCCCAGCGCACCCGACTTGAAGTGGGCCACCAGGTCAGCCGAGAGGTCCGAGAGGTTCACACCAATCTCAGTGAGAACCTCAATGACGCGCGCGTCCTCGAGAACCGCGGACAGCAGATGCTCGAGGGTCACATATTCGTGATCATTCCGCTCAGCGATCTGCGCGGCGCGATCGAAAATTTCCTGAGCCTTCGTTGGGTCAAAACTGTCCAGCGACATTACTTCTTCCTTTCGTTCTTAGCGCGCTTCTTCTTCGCCATGTCGAGAGTCAGCTTGCTAACACGATCTGTAAAACAGACACCATCCAGATGGTCCAGCTCATGCTGAAAGCACCTAGATGCCAGGCCGGTCAGTTCTTCCGTATGAACTACGCCATCCCGATCTTGGTAGCGGACGGTTACATTCTTGGGGCGCTTGACCTTGAGAAGTAATCCCGGAAAGCTAAGACATCCTTCCTCTACAGCGATGAGCTCTTCACCGCTTTCAATGACTTCCGGATTATAGTAGATCTTGGGTGTTCCACCAATATTCATGGCGAACACGCGGTAGAGAAAACCCATCTGATTGGCCGCGAAACCAACACCACCTTCCTCGGCCATCAGCCGAGTGAGTTCAGCTTCAATAACCGCTGAATCGGAGGGTGGATTCTGAAAGTCCCACGCGCAACTCGCGGCGTAGAGACTCTCGGCTCCATCGGTCTGTAGGGTGAACTTCACTGAGCAGTCGCCTCGCATATTGTTCGATCTGGGCGCGAGCTTCTGCCGTTACATCACGACACATCTGGATTCTGTCTCTTGGGGAGAACTGTTCCCGTTGTGCCGTCTGAACATTCGTATGCACAAAATCACCAACCGACACAAGAGCAAAATTCACGTCCATGATGAGACTTGCGTCCACACGGCCGCCACGGTCAGATGAGTTGCGCTCCAGGAGGCGACGGAAGTCTAGGGCCCAAGCTGAGTAAGCCTGAGAGATGCGATTACACTGGCGAATGCTGGGGTCGAGTCCACGCGGCGCTTGTGCGAACGCGGGAGTGCTTACCAAGAGCAAAGCAGCAATGGCTAGGCGCATCTGTCCTCCTTTCACTACCTAGATAGCAAAAGGAGGTGAGATGTCAAGCCCTCAGTTCACGAGCTTTTTCAATGAGCTCACGCTGTTCGTCGGTAAGCTTGCTGGGTTCAAAGACCACTTCGACCATCATGTCGCCGCGCTGGCCATTACCTAGTGGCATACCTTTACCTGATGCCCGGAGGCTCTGGCCTGGATGGATGCCGGCAGGAACGCGCATCTTGATCTTGCCACCCTCGATGGTGGGGATCTCTTTCTCAGTGCCCAGCATTGCGTCCAAGTAATCAATTGTCACGCTGGTAACGAGGTGATAGCCCATGCGTAGGAAGGTGTGGTGAGGAACCACGTTGATCTTCACATATAGGTCACCTGGGCTAACTCCCTGCATGGCGTCATCACCCTTGCCCTGGAAGCGCAACTTGATACCATCCTGAATACCAGCTGGGATCTTGAACTGGATATTCTGTGCTTCTTTGCCAGGGAGGTTGTATTTGACGTCAGCATCCTTGCCCGAGAAGGCTTCCTCAAGCGTGATCGCATAAGACAGCACAATGTCGCGGTTGCGAGCATCCTGGGGGTAGGGATTGCGGGAACGACGGATATCGCGGAGGATCTCATCCAGATCCATGAAGCCTTCGTCAGGACGATTGCTCCAGTGGAAAGTGTGACCGGGTCGGAAGCCACCAGTCCGCTGGGCGTCATATTGCGCCTTCTTCTGCGGATCCTTCAGGTGCTCATAGGCCTCATTGATCTCTTTGAACTTGGCCTCTGCCTCAGGTGCCTTGTTGGTGTCAGGATGGAACTCTTTCGCAAGCTTGCGATAAGCACTCTTGATCGTGGCATCATCTGCCGTGGTGGGGACGCCGAGGACCTGATAGAAATCTTTCATACTTTCTTTGTAAGCCTCACCTGGTGTTATGTCAAAATTGACGCTGAACTCTTCTGATAATTATCCATGTAGTTAAAGGAGACAGCATGACAGACATCATCGAAAAGGTTCACGGAGCCAACCGTGACCGCCGAATGGAAATCTTCGCGCGCAGGATGCTCAAGCTGGGTGAAGAGTATGGTGAAGCCAGTCAGGCCTATCTGAGCGTCTCCAGTGAGAAGAACGGCAAGAACAAGAGTTGGAGCGATGTCCGTGAGGAACTCATTGACGTCTTGGTCGTGACTCTCGATCTCTTGTGCCATGAACTACCCGATGGCAGTGGTGCTGATCTCGAGAGCGTCAAGGAAGCAATCAACAAGGAACTCGACCGCAAGCTAGCCAAGTGGGCTAAGAAGCAGGTCGGTGGAACCGATCAGAGCGTATAATGGACGTTTCAGCATATCGCAGCGGTTGGTGGGATGGTGATGAAGGCTATGGCATCGCGGGTGGCTCAGAAGCTATCATGCGACGTCAGCGCGGCAATGCCTATACCGACTCCTACATGGTAGGGTATAGGGATGGTAAGAATCGTCGCCCACAACGCTATTGAATAATGACTTTGTATTCCATGTGGTGCTTAACCGGCCGCATGGAATACACCTACCTCACACCTCCCGAGAAGGCAAACGATGGCTGGATGGGTCATCGTATCAAACTCTTCTTGAAACAAGATCGCTTTGCTGAGTTTACGACCTTTCTCGAAACCTACTGCGGTGAGAAAGGCAAAGATTGGCGACTAGAATCTCGATCCAAGAAATCCTTTTGGATATGGGGTGATGAACCGGCCAAGATCCGTTTCAAGCACAAGAAGCACGCTGCCCTGCTGAAGCTTCAGTGGGTTGAGGATACTGATCCCATGGAAGACACATGGAATCAGCTGAAGAAGATGACGCTCAACTATCCCACGCTTGGGTCAATCCGACCAACTGGTAAGAGCATGGCCAGCCAGGCGATCGGCCGTGGTATCCGCAACACCCACGTGACCACAGTGGCTCCTCCCACAAATCCAAACCCGCTTCCCTGGTATGGGTCGATCGGCGATCCCTTCTGGACCCTCTACCAAAGCAAAGCCCTCTCCCGTAAGTCATACAGCAAGATGATGGGTTTGGACTATGACTCCATCTACCTCGACACCGAGGCCAGCATCAGTCCTTACTGGCTCAAGGAGAACCTTGAGGACAAGGGCCATACTGTCATGACCACTCAGGTTCTCAAGGAACGTCTCAATGGAACTGGATCAAAGTCAACCACCGTATGCTGGTCGCCAGAAACACTACGTCTACGGGATGAAGTTCTACCTGACTCCGAGCAGGCAAGCGGACTTAGAGAAGGTGCTGGAAACATTCCAGATCACCAAATACCGGCTGACGGTGGAGAGTCAGCTTCGGGGGACTGATTTGCCTGAAAAGGCATTCATCAGCTTTCGTATCAAGAAGCAGGCAATGTTGTTCAAGATCGTGTGGATCCCGTGTGATCCACCGTCTCCTAGCGTCGTTCTGCCAATTATTCGACGAGTCATGCCCAGCATCATCGCGCAGGATATCATCGGAGTTTCGCCCATGACCGGCCCAGTCAGCGACATCTTCACGCTGCGGGTCAAATACGCAGATTCGCAGGACCAGGCTTCAACACCTGTATCTCCGTACGAAGTCCGCTCTGGCGATGAACCTGGTGAAGAGCCGGACGCGGACCGCACCTCTGAGTGATTCTAAATTGCGATATGATGGTATTCATGTTATCTGGGTTCTACCCGCTGGCGGGTAGCATCTAGCTAACACGCATAGCGTCATGTCTCAACTTAGGATCGCTCGGAGTGGCGATTATATGTACGGGAAATCACACAGATAACCCAAAGAGACTCGTGGTAAATATGGTGTAATCCTTCTCTTGAATAAGGAAATCCCATGACCACTCAGCTTCAGCTACGTCGTGGCACTACCGCCGAGCATGCAACCTTTACGGGCGCTCAGGGCGAAGTCACGCAGAATACTACCACCAAGCGCCTTCACTCCCATGACGGATCGACTGCAGGTGGTCTTCCACTAGCTCTCTTGAGCGATCTACCAACCGGTGTCCCATCGGGTGGTTCACAGGGTCAGGTTTTGACCAAGAACTCTGCGACCAATGGAGATTTGGTTTGGGTCACTCCGACTCCTACTAACGTGACGACCATCCAGAATAGGACGGTTACCTCTGCCTATACTCTGCAGCTTGGTGACGCATATCTTCGTATGAGCTATAACAGTGGGACAGTTGTTATCAACATTCCAACTCATGCGGCTGTCCCATTTCCAATTGGCACTCAGATCACAGCTATTTGGGTCGATTGTAATGCAATGAGCATCAGCTTTAGCAGCGGTGTGACTTATACCACTCCTGACTCGCTTAATCTGCGTAAGCCCGGTAGTTCTGTGACGATGACTAAAGTAGCTCAGAATCACTGGGATATTGCCGGTGATATGAGGGTAAGCTAATGGCTGTTCGTCCGGGCGTAATTGGTGCTTCTAACATTCTTCAGAAGCGCATCTCACTACCAGAATCTGCATTTACCCCTGCTAATGAGAATTCTGCGTATATTTTCAACACTAACGCCACTACAACCATTGGTAGTGGTGCTACGGCGGTTACTGTCACCAAAAGGACAGCTAATAACGATCCGGCTGGACAACCAAACCCTCAGAATCCTTGGGTTCCTCCTACATATGATTCGGTAACCCAGTCTATGACCTTTTCAGGAACCCAAAGTCTAGCCTATCTGGATACTGATACTCTTCATGTTTATCCGCCGTATTCATGTCAAGTTGATTTTAGGCCATCTGTTGTTAACAAGACTACAATGTATATTGTGAACAACGGACAAGGCGGTGGTATTGGCTGGGAAGAATTTGTCATTTATCTAAACAATGACAATGCCATGATCTCGACCTGTGCTGCTAATAACGGCGAAGGCGGAAATGCTGCAAGTGGACCTCCATACACCGCTTATTATAACCTGGGAAAGGTTATGATCAATACTTGGAATCGGGTTGGTGTTATGTGGTATAATGTCGGTGGAACTCTTAATGAATCTACCGGCATTTATACAGGTGGGACCAATTATATGCGTGGCTATTTGAATGACATTGAGATATTTACTCGTCCTTTGAATGGTCAAGCATGGACAGGCGCAGGTGGCACAAAGACGGCAGAATCTGGACGTCTACCCTGGAATTCTCCAAATGGTATCTGTATTGGTAACGATAGCGCGAACTTTGGAACTACATTCTTTCAAGGATCTATCAGGAATTTCTTTATCGGTAGAACTCTATTTTGGCCTATCTAACATACTGACAACCTGATGTGTCCTGCCGTAGTCTGAGTAAGAAAACTAGACAGACAGGACACATTATGCCGCACATCTTTTGCGATTTCGATGGTGTGCTCGTAGACTTCGAACGAGGGTTCGAAATGTTCTATGGCAAGAGGCACGACGAAGTGCCAGAGTTCGTGATGTGGAAGATCATCAAGAACAACATGAGCCACTGGGAGCAACTCCCAGCTATGCCCGGCGCTCTACAGCTTTGGGCTTACATCGCTCCCCACAGCCCGACCATCCTCACGGGTTGCCCAACCTCCGGTAAGCAGCAAGCCATCGACGGTAAGACGATCTGGAAGAACCGTGAGCTGGGTCTTCACGTTCCCATCATCGCTGACCTCAGCCGTCACAAGCCAAAGTATATGAAGGCTCCGGGCGACATTCTGATTGACGACATGGAAAAGAACATTACACGCTGGGTTGAAGCTGGCGGTGTGGGTGTTCTTCACACGGATGCCGCAAGCACCATTGAGAAGCTGAAGGCGCTAGGGATCTGATATGGAACCGCTTGACTGGTTGGTAGTGGCTACGTTCCTTTTCGTTGGCTATTGCGCCTCTGGTCTCGCGGGCAAGCATCTCCACTGGCTTGTGAATCGTCGCCGCGTCGTTCATGGAGACATGGTCGGCGGCGACGTCGTTGGAAGGTATCACAACGTGGGCACAATCAACATCTCGGGCCGGTCGTTCTCCGGCAATAACATCACGATTATCAACGATCGCATCTATGTCGACGGCAAGGACATCACGGATGATGCTGGCGAAGGCGCCAAGGGTATCGTGAAGATTGAGATCACTGGCGACGTCAAGCTGGTCAACTGCGACCGCAGCGTCTCGATCAAGGGCAATGTCAACGGCGATGTGAAGTCGGGCGGTTCTCTGAACTGCGACAACATCACCGGCAACGCGGAATCCAACGGTTCCATGAACGCCGGCAACATCGGCGGCAATGCCCGTTCGGGTGGAAGCATGAACTGCGGCAAAGTCAGCGGATCCGTTACGGCAGGAGGAAGTGTTCGACATGGCTGAAAAGAAACCCTACGCATACCGCTTGGAGCGCATCGTTCCCAAGGACGGGTTCTTCATGGCAACGGCTGCGCTGATGACCTGCGCCGTTACTGGCAAGGTGCTGAGCACGTCTGGTGGTGGTGGTGAATACATCAGCCCTGAGGTCCGACAGGTGATCCTCAAGGACCAGGAAGTCCAGGAACTCATCAAGCGCAAGATCGCAGAACTCGACGCGCATCCTATTGCTTGACAAACAGGATCAGCCTGCTATAGGGTGATCTCGAGACAAAAAAAAGGAATTCGTCATGATTATATGGTGTCTAGATCGGAGCTCTGCAGGGCGCTAATCCACGACACCATAGTTTTGGCGTAATGGACCACCCTGCGAGGTATTAACCTTTCAGGGTGGTTTTCCATGGGCGGAAATGCGTTTCCGGGCCTGCCAATGGTGCGGGTCCGAAGGGAGGATGTTGCCTCCACTGTAGATCATGTTGTTACCGTAATGAACATGCCGGGGTTCACTCGCGAGTATGCGATGAACAACCTCATGGGCAGCGCGGGCAAACAGGACGACTCGGGCGATCTCGACTTCGCAATGAACAACGCTCCGGCGAGGTTCGTTGGTGAGGAAGTGTTGCCAGTCTTTGACCTCAAGGTTTTTGCGGAGAGGGCACGAACTGTTCTGCCTCAGGGACACGTGAACACAAAGACCCTCAAGGGTGGTCAGTTTCAGACTGCCTTCCCAGTCGCGGGTGATCCCGCGAAGGGTTACGTTCAGGTCGACTTTGTTGCGGGAAATCCCGAGTGGCTGAAGTTCAGCCACTTCTCACCAGGTAAGGACTTCAGCCCTTACAAGGGTGTCTTGCTGTCAACGATGCTGGGTGTTCTGGCCAAGATGCGTAAGGATTTTGAGCTGGAAGACGAGCAGGGTCGTTACGCCAGGGTGGGCCTCCGCTTCGACTTGGAGAAGGGCCTCTACAGGCAGTGGAAGCTTCGCAAGCGCGATGGCCAGGGTATGAGTGTTGTGACCGCCGATGAATTTGAGACTGCGGTTGCAACTAGCCCGCGCTTCGTGCGTTTGTCGAGTGTCACGGTGCCTGAGGAGGTATTGAGACTGCTGTTTGGGACACCAGTGGACCCGGAGGAGGTCAACACCTTTGAGAAACTGGTGGCCAAAGTTCGTGAGGTTCTTCCTGAGCGTTTCGAAGAGGCACGAGAGCGTTTCCTCGAAGCATTCATGCGTAGTGCCGGTAAGAACGACTACACGTTGGAAGAGGTCGCCTCAGCCAGCGTATGGGAACAGTAATGGAATAACCGCGCCGTCGAGCATACGCAATGCCCCCCTGCCAGTCTCCGGCGCGGTTATTCTTGCCCACATGGATGTTGAAGAAATCAAAAGCTGGTGTGACGAATGTTGCGCTGGCCGCTGGTCGTACGAATCAACAGACTGGGCTCCTATTCAGCTTGGTACTCTGACTGTTCCTGTTTTCTGTTTCTACTTCACACATCGCGCGGATGTGTCGATGTTTGCCAAAGCATACGACCTGGAGATGAAGCTTGCCCTTGAGGTGCTTCACGTATAATCAGGTGTTGCGCTACTAAGTAGGTGGTGCTACAAAGTTTGAGCCTCGTTGGCAGATCGAACCATCTGCGAGGCTTCTGTGACCCACAGCAAAGGTGTTATGGCTTTCCTCGAGGAATGGCAGAAGGCCATCTTCGAGTCTTATACTGATGACAAACCTTTTGTGAACCACTATGGGCGCAAGGGTTGGGAAAGCAAATACGATCCCAAGTTCACCAAGGGCACAGCATATCAGCCCCGTAGAACCCCTCCGGACGTCAGCTCGCTCCCAGAGCGGAAGTGGGTAGAGCCACGCTACCCCAGAGACGCCGAGGAATCTCTGGAGTTCTCTAGGGACATGAAAGCCTGGCTGGTGGACCGCAAGGTCAAATATCAGATTTGTGAAGTCATGTTGGACAAGCGTCCTGCCACGGTCTATCTGTTCAAGAAGGCCAATGATGCGTTGATGTTCAAACTGACTTGGGGATAATATGAGCCGCAGAAACAAGGCAAAGACAAAGTCTGCCCCATTTAAGAGTTTTCGCATTCGAGGACGCGGAACTCGGATCCGTCGAATTCCTCGTCGCTTCAGGAAGCCCAACTACTGGCATCAGCACGACGACCGGACCTACAGCAAAATTGCGATCCGCGATGTTGAGTTGCTCTGGCTTGATCAGTATGCTCCAACCGCAGTTGTATCGTGGGAGAAGGTTCCGGGTTGTGAAACCATGCCACTCTATAAGCAGGGCAAGTGGGACGGCATGGCCCACTTTGTGCGCTTTACCAAGGAAGATCTGAGCAACGCTATCATGTTCAGAATCGTGTGGTGGAATACCCGTGCGTAAGAGTCCTATCAACGTCGAGTGTAAGATAGATGATCTGAGCCTCGACGCACTGGAATGGCTCGACAGTGACGCACAGGATCTCTCTTGGATCCACCGTAACTGGCGCATTTGGGAAAGCCCTGCGACAGAGCATGAGCTCACCTATGCTGAACTCATGGAACGCAAGCACTTCATGAAGAACTATGGCACGTGGCGTCATCCGGTCAGGAAAAGATCGGTTGACGTGATCCGCTTCGCCAGTAATGCGGATGCTATGTATTTCAAACTGAAGTTCCTATGATCAAGCACACCGAGTCCATTCGCTCCGATCTCATCGTGAGCAAGAACCGTGCCCGTAAGGCAATCTTGAGCGGTGTGGGAACCAGCACCACCGTAGTGCAGGAAGCGCGTGACTGGTTGCGGACTCAAGCCAAGCATCACTGGTATTTCTATGAGTGCCAGGAGACTGGCAAGCTTCGCATTGCGTTTCATGACAAGAACGATGCGATGATGTGGAAGCTCGCATGGCACTGATGAAGCCTGGCTTCTACATGCTGGCTAAACATGGCCCATGGGAGAGGCACGTCAGAGTCAAAGGAACTGACGCTATGAACGAAGCCGTGATGTGGTTGGCTCGCCAGGGCAAGGCAGAGAACATTGACTTTGAGGTTTTGATCGAAAAGATCGAGCATAAGAACACTACGAAGACCGTTGTGCCAATCACAATGAAGAGGCCCAGCGGTCGAACTGCCACGATGAACCAGGCAGTTCAGTCCGTTGAACCCATCATGTTCTTCAATGACGCGACCCTGGCCAGCTATGTCAAGCTGACTTGGGGTTGATCATTTGTAGCGGAAGGTGATGCGGCCTTTAGACAAGTCATAGGGCGTCATTTCTACCTCGACGGTATCAGCCACGATGACCTTGATGTTGTTCTTACGCATCTTGCCTGAGATGTGACCAATGATCACCATCTTGTTCTCAAGCTCAATACGAAACAGTGCGCTGGGAAGAACCTCGATTACTCGGCCCTTCATCTTTAGTGTGCCTTCTTTTGACATAACTCTCTTTGTTAGGATACTCAGGGCTATTTAGCCCTGAGTCCTAATCGTCTGTTCTGCCAAGCTGTCATCGTTCAGCATGGGAACGATCCACCAGAGGTTGGGAATGACATTCTCAGGCATCGAGTATGCTTCCACAACTTCTACGATTTCGTCGGTCATCGTAGAGAGGTGGTGCATAGCCTCGGTGTTGTGACAAGAGAACCAGTGAACCGCATAGTCATCACCTTCGAGGGTAAAGCGGTAGTTCCACTCAATGTCCACACCTGCTTCTTCGATGAACTCACGACGCATGGCGTCGTGAGCACTCTCGAACATCTCCACCTTGCCGCCAACCGCATTGTAGAGACCCGCCTGCCAGTCGGGACGGTTCTTGAGGATCAGAGTGACCCTCAAGCCGTCATCGCTATACAGCAGACCCGCTACATAGTTGGTCTTGCCCAGGACGATATTCACTTGGCGTTACCCTGGCCGAGGATCTTGATCTCGTCGCAAACGCCGAGGTCCTTGGCTTCCTGGGCCGACAGCCACACGTCGTGAGCCGGCAGAAGCTTCTCTTCAATCTGAGCCTTGCTCAGACCGGTGTGCTTGATGTAGTGGTTGAGCATACGAGTCTGCGTGAGCTCATATTCCTTGACTGTTGCGAAAAGCTCATGAGCCTTACCGCGATCACCCCACGACCACTGGTGCGACAGGATCGAGGTGTTCGGGGTCAGGATGCGATGACCCTTGGCGCCGGCGATGAACGTGAGGAAGCCGCACGAACCAATCATACCTAGGCCCATGGTATGGACGGGGATGGCCGAGCCTTCCATTGCGTCGATGATCGCGAACGCGCTGTTGACTTCACCGCCGGGCGAGTTGATGATCAACGTGAGGTGATCGAAATCATTCTTGGGTGCGAAGTTTGCCTCAAGGATCCAAGTGACAATCTTGCTTGCGGTTTCGCTGTTAAAACCACCGCTCAGGAAAAAGATACCCTTGTCCTTCAGCGAAGGTGCCGGGTTGACGGGGACGGTTGCCATAACCGTGGTTGCCTCTGGGGTCGTCTCGACCTTCACCTCGGCAACACCCTTTTCAGCACCAGTCTTCTTAGCCATACTAACTCCTATTGGCCCATCGTCGGGCAACAAGGACACCATATTGGTTAGCAGATTGGTTTGTCAGTATTCATTTTGATTCTCCGAAAATGTCCTGCTAGTCAGCGGCTTATGGTAAAGAAATCAGTTTTGGTTGTGCAGGCCAAGGATACCGGCAGGTTCCTTCTCAAGAAGCGTGATGACGTCTGGGGGTTCGCCGCTCAGCATGACTTTGACCCAGAGGTCTCGATCCTGTTCAATCTCATCAAACAGGCCAACGTAGCCATGGGTTTAGCCGAAGATTCAGACGACTTCTGTTTGGATTATGTGGACAACATCGGCAAGGTTCAGGTCTTCCACGCGCTTGTGGAATCCGAACTGATAAGTGATCCAGATGCCGAGTGGTGCCATCTGTTCACATTCCCAGAAAACTTTGATCCTATCTTCGATAAGCTGTTCCAGGACAATGCCTTTTTGGCTAAAATAGTTCAACCTGAAATATAGACATAAGAATGCTCACCTCTTTACATCTGGAGGGTGACCCCAATTGAAGACTACATCCAGAAGCCACAGGTAGAGCGTCAAGCTCATCTCAAGCTCACTGAACCTTGCATTGAGCGGGGTGGGATGAGCTCCTACTGCAAGGGTCTGCTGGCTCACATCCTCAATACCACTATTCCTTCAGGGAAGAAGGTTCACGTCTGCCATGTTTGCCACAACGGCAAGTGCTCTAACCCCAATCATCTCTACTGGGGAACTCCTAAAGAGAATCGAGCAGACGCGTTAGCCAATGGCAAGGCTCCCTCTCCTTACCATGCCCGTTTGCGAAAAATGAGTGTTGAAGAAGCAAACGCTCTGCAAGGCCGAAAGGGAAACACCAACGGTTCTGGCAATCGAGGAGGAAGCAAATCTCCTGAGCATAGGGCTAAGATTGCTGAAGCTATTAGACGTAAGCATGATAGCGGAGATTACGACGGCGTTGACTTGGGCCGTAAAAAGAAGTTGCGGTAATAGTTCTAAGGTCTTAAAGTGTAAGAACAATGCGGGTGTGGCGGAACAGGCAGACGCGTCGGATTTAGGTTCCGATACCCAAAAGGTGTGCAGGTTCGATTCCTGTCACCCGCACCACACGTAATTTATGTTGGGAACTGCCTAGTCGGGCGACGGTTCGACGAAGACGACGGTCATGGTAGTTGGTGCTTTGTGGACTTGTATTCAGTGGTGACACTGGGTGTTGTGATGATAAGTTCGTCAGGTGACGTCATCGCTCCTATTAGCCTGTTCGGACAGCTACGGCCCTCCGGTATGAAGAGTCCGGTGCTAGGGTGAGGAACCTAGCCCCAACATAAATAGTGGCATGCGCTATTATGAAATCTTTGAGCGAGACAATCGCAAGATCATTTCCAGCCTCAGGGCTTTGATTGACCATCCAAATACTGAGCCCGCTCTTCGTGATGTGGCTCAGCGTAAGTTGGACAAACTGCTGGGTTCGGAAGAAGATCGTCAGGCCGATATCCTGGCTACTCGTAAGGCCAAAGCAGCCGCCGAGGAAGAAGCAGCTCGCAAGGCTGCGGCAGAGAAGAAAGCTGCCGCGGAAGCGCAGGCAAAGGCTGACCGTGCTGCTCGTGAAAAGCAGCTTGCGGACAAGGCCGAAAGGGATTTGAATCAGCGTCGTGCTCAAGCACAAGCTGATCGTGAACAAGAAGAACTCCGCGCTGCTTATGACCGTAAGCGTTCAGCGGCAGAACTGAAGAACACGAAGCCAACTGGGAAATATACGTTCAAGCCATTGGACACTGACCCAGAGAATGAAGGTGACTTTGATCCGGGTGCGCCAGCAGATAAGGCTGGTTTCAAGCCCAACGACAAGTTCAAGCCACAGCCATTCAAGCCAACGAGTTTCTGATCGAAACGGCCCCGTAGCTCAGCTGGATAGAGCGTCTGCCTCCTAAGCAGAAGGTCACTGGTTCGAATCCAGTCGGGGTCGCCAGATCGGATGATCTACAATTCAGGCCTCAAGAGCAAATGGCATCGCAATCCCAAGAAGCGCACGCTTCTTGAGAAGATCGCACGCCGTTTTACATTTCCCAAATACAATGACATGGCGCTGACCTGGGATGCTTGGGACAAGCGCAATGAGCGTCTCAAGCGCAACTTTCCTGTGCGCTGGTTCATCAACGAGACCATCCCTGATCTTTGGCGTGATTATGTGATGTCGCCTGCCCGCAAGGTTCGGCAGTTCTTCCGCTATCGCTTCAAAGAACGTCTCCACATCATTGAACTTGATCTCAAGCCAGGCTATTATGATCCAGACACTCGACTGATCCATGGTGCGTTTCAGATGCTGGTTGATTATGTGGAGATCCAGCTTGCGGCAATGCATCATGCTGCCGAGGAAGCTGAGAAGAGCCCTGGCGAGCCACGCAAGCGTTATGACCTCAGGATTCGCCGTATGAAACGCAAGCATGGTCGTGATCCCGAGGCTGGTCTCGCTTATCTGGATTGGCAGATCAATGAGTCGCAACTACCTGGTGTTCCTATGCTAGGTGGCATCACTCAGAGTGAATATGCCAAGGAAAAGAAATTCCTCTATGAGTGGTGGACTGTTTACCGCAAGCAACGAGCCAATCTCCACAATGATCCTCTGATCTGGGATCACAACGATTATGACCCCAAGGTGAGTATCTTTTCGCAAAATACCCGTTATCAACATCATCTCATGCATCAGCTAGAAGTGTTCTACGAGGATGAAGACACTGAGATGCTTCATCGTCTAATCAACATCAGAAGCAGAATGTGGGTGTAAAAAGTTCTTGCTTTCCGAGGACGTTTTGCGTATAAATAGATTACCAGCAGCGAGAAGCAATTCTCGCTAGAACATCGGGGAGTAGCGCAGCCTGGTAGCGCATCTGCTTTGGGAGCAGAGGGTCGCAGGTTCGAATCCTGTCTCCCCGACCAAAAGGCGTCCTTCGGGACGCCTTTTCCTTGACTTCTGTTCCTGTCCTGTTACATTCCTGGAATGCACTATTATGTGGGCAATGAAGGGCATCACATTCTCGAGCTCACCCGAGCCGAGACGGATGAACTCTTTGACCCCTTTGATCCCATGGATGCGGACCTTCCCAGTCACCTACATCATCAGCGACATCGGTTTATCAAGCAATCAACCTACGACTGGTTGGTAGCCAACGTGAGCGAGCCGGACCAAGGGTGGCGGACCAGCTCTGTGTTGCCAGTGTCGAGGGATCAGAAGCTGCTAGTCTTTGATAGCAAGGAAAAGGCCATGCTATTCAAGCTGACCTTTGGTGGAGTATAAATGGATCAGGTTCTATCATTCGCCGCTGACAATCCCATCACAGCGGTCATCCTCGCGCTGATTATTGCCAGCGTGCTCACGTCGCCATTTCGTTATGGCTTCAGAGCCTACAATCGGCGCCTTCGTTCTCTGAATATCAGGGAGCGCGGATGGCCCCCTGAGCACCTCGATGCAGATGGTGATTTCAAGCCGGAGCCTGAAGAGGATTAAAGCCTGAAAAGGGCAACAGTTTCGCTGAGTGGGTTGGTAACCAGTACATGGTTACCCCTCTGCTCAGCAAACCAGAAGTCTCCCAGCATACGCTGAATCCTACGGCAGTTGGCATTTGCGGTCTCGTCTAGACGGGTCGCAGAGCCCATAGCAGCGTTGTTCTCATTGACAGCTTCCATGCTGTCCAGGTCCACGTATTGAAGCTCTACGGTTACTCCACGGGCTTCCATGGTAACCTTCTTGCCCTCTACAACCAAGTTGTCGAGATCACTGGCACGGAAGAACTCCGTGAGACCTTCTTCGACTTCATCTTCATGTCCGGCATGGTCAACTTCGCTGACCAGACGAACGTGGCGACGAATCACTTCATCAGTTGCTGGAAGAACACCCTCAACGTCATACATCTGAGCCTTCCAGTTCTGAATACCCGTGAGTCCCGACAGGCTCTCTAGAGTATTCATGAGCTTCTTAGGCATGTTCTCGTCGCGGAGCAATTCCACGAACACCATGTAATAACCATCCTCATTGGGAGCAGGGCTGACATCCGTGTCCAAGATCGCCGATGCACCCTTCTGAACAAAGCGGTTCAGATCTTGCGCTGGATCGCGATCCATGACATAGAAAGCAACCACGACGCTGTCGTCGTCCAGCTTGCTTTCATATTCGTCTACGCTGATCAGAGGGAGGACGAGATCTTCAAGATCACCTTCCTTGAGACCTTCAAATAGGTTTTCCATTATAGACCTCCAGTGTCCTCGTCGGACTCTTCCTCATCAGCGCCAGCATCGTCAGCAGGATCACCGTCCTGCTCAAATGCGTCCTTGTCGTCGATGTTCTCGTCGCGAGCATCGCTGACGTCCTCGACGTCCACAATCTCATCATCGACGTGCATCTCTAGATCACTGTCGTCGAGTTCTTCAATGAAGCGACGTGGGATCTGGATCTCAATGAGCCAGATCTCTTCCTGCTTCATCTTGGGCTTGTTATTGGATTCAAGATCATCAGGAGTCTCAACGTCAACGCTGGACTCTTCCTTGGCCTTGCGGTAGAAAACCTTGACACCATGACGGATCAGTCGCTCAGCACCAGCAGGATCGGGCATCTCCTGGTAAGCATACTTGAGGGTCATCGAAACCCAATAGCGACGGATCTTTGGTCCATCGACGATCTCACCCTCAAACCAGTTCTTGAAGACGTAAAGGTCCAGGGAATCCATGAAGTCTTCCATCTGGATCAAGACGTCCGTGAGACTGTCCGAGTCACTGAGTCGCTTGAATAGCTGTGGGTTGGCGGGCATAGGTCACTCCTTGTTCCCATTACTTATCAAGGAACCCATGTTTGCTAAATAGGAGTTAGATTATCAGACTGGAGAACAGCCATGCGTCTGTGGGAACTATTCAGCGACCTTGATGAAAAGAGCCTGAGTGCGGTTGAGAGGGATCTCGACGCGCAGGATTATCAGCCTGCGGAAAAGGTCAAGACTCAGAAGCTACCAGTTATTGATCTGGATCTCTCTAGCCCGCATGTGGCGCAACGTCTCGTTCAGAGGAGCAAGACAGCTGGCATCAGCCCAGAAGAGATCGAAGACCTGTTTCATCGTGGTCGCGAAAAGTTCAAAGTAGAGATTGGTCAGGCTAGCCGCGCAGATGTTGCTGGCCAGCACATTGACTTCTACGATCCAGAGAGCAAGCTGCTCGTTCCAACTATCGTCCAGCCAAACCCTAACTGCAAGCCCAACAGCCGCGGCAAGGTTGTGTGCCAGACTACCTCGGGTCCAGCGCCCAAGAACAGCCTGGTAGCAAAGACTGTGGTTCGCAAGGGCGTCGAGGACTAAACTGTCTCATTTTAAGACAGTTAAGCAGATTCACCCAACTTGGTGACAGTGGGCTTTTTGATAAAGCCACCCGAAGGTTCATTGTTGAGGTTGTGGATAACCTCGTTCATGTCCTCGATGTAGACGTCTTGATATAGATCCCAATTGATAGAGATCACCCTCTCGTCGTCGATCTTGGCGACACCCAGTCTTGCGAGCTCTTTGAGGAACGCTACATCGCGTTCAGCCATGCTCTCGAAGTAGGCGTTGTCTTCAACCAACTTGGCGATGCTCTTTCCCAGACGTCCCCAGCGAGTCCGAATGGTATTCCGGACGTCAGACCAGGACTTTTCCAGCTGATTGATCTTGTTGGTGTATTCGCGTAGCCTGGACTGGTAGGAAGCTTCGCGCTTGTTCTTTTCCTCGCTCTGCCGCCGCTCATGCTGGCGAGACTTCTCGAGCTCATCCTCGAGGACCAGCTTGGCGGCCATGAGAAACCGCTTGTAATAATGCTGGAGGATGGTATGTTCTTTCATCTTCTCCATAGCGGCTTCCTGAAGGACTTTGAACTCAAAGCCCCTCATGCCATATTCAGCCGCTATGTTGTCGAGAGGATGGGTGGGATAGGTCCAGGGCTTGGGCTCAGGCTTGCTGAACTTGCGCTTGGCTTCCTCGATATCGCTGGCACCAAAGCGAAGACGTCCAGCAATTTCCTGGAGGACATCATCGCCAAGGTAGCTGTCACGCGGCATCGGTCATCCCGTAGATGATTTCGCCCTTCTTCTGCCCGCGCAGCTTGAAGTAGACGAGCTCGCTCCGGAGGTCCTTGAGCTCATCGGTCTTGGTCTCAATGAGCAGGTCCACGAAGCGCATTTCGATTTGGCCCTTCTCCATCATGGCACGATAGTAGGCCTTGGTCTCGTCATAGTCGGCACGGGCTTCCGTGATGTGCCAGAGAATGCCGGCCTTGAGAGCCTGGAAAGCCTCATCGCCGCGCTGGTTCAGGAACTTCTTGATCACCCACTGGTCGGTGACGAACTCGGGCTTCTCCACTGCCACGTAGAGCTTGAAGCTGCCCTGGCTTGCGAGTTCCGCCTCGTAGATCTCCTGCGCGATATCCTCGGCGGAGTCCCCATCGACGAGCTCAGCAATTTTGTTCATGTCCACCGCAATGTCCTTTCGGCCATTCGCGATGTCCTCGAGCATCTTGTGTTCCCGCCGATACGGGTAGAAGTGGATTTCGTTTGCCATGCCGCATTTGTAGCAAGACAGATGCGTTTGTCAACCAAAAGAAACGGCCCCAGGAAAACCCCAGGGCCGCTCCATTCTTGACAGTAATGCTCTTAGAGGTTGCCGTTGAAACCCTTGTAGATACCGAGGAGTTCCTTGACAACAGGGTGACGCTCAACGTCCTGACGTGCGAACTTGATCACGTCGATGTGCTTCGAACCTTCGAAGCGGTTGAGGAAGTCCGCGAGACCATTCTCCTGACCACGATCGCTCTGTGCGAGGTCACCGGTAACAACCATCTGCGAACCTTCACCAATACGGGTGAGGATCGAGAGCAGGGAGTTAGGAGTGGTGCCCTGAGCCTCATCAACGAGGATGTAGGCGTTCTTGAAGGTTCGACCACGGATGAATGCGATAGGCACCATCTCAATAATGTTCTCCTCCAGCATGACCTGGATCTCTGCCTGAGTGTAATACTCAGCGAACACATCCAGAACTGGCATCATCCAAGGAGTCATCTTCTTGAGAATGTCGCCTGGGAGATAACCAATGTCCTTGTCGTCAACTGCGACGTTTGGACGGGTGATAACAATCTTCTCAACGAGACCTGCCTTGAAGCACTTGATAGCGTGCAGGGTTGCGAGAAGAGTCTTACCAGTACCTGCTGGGCCAACTGCGAACGTGACGTACTTGTTTGGATCCTCGAGGCTTGCCACCAGGTTCTCCTGGGACAGGTTACGAGGCACGATGTCAACGCGCTGCTTCTTTGGCTTCTGAGGGAAGTTTAGCTCAATAACATTCGAAGTGCGATCCTGCTGGTAGCGGCCGCCACGAGCGCCTGGGGTTGCGCCGATGTTACGGTCTGCACGAGGATTAGCGCGGTTAGCGCCCTTAGCACGGGGTTGTTTAGCCACTTTCGACCTCCATGTTGGAGTTGTTAAAACATGGGCTGCTCGAAAGTATTTAAGCCTAGAGGAGGTGTTAAACCTGCTACTTAAAGGTGGCTGAAGCGGCCACTAAATAGTGAACCGCTCCAGTATATCTCACCGAAGAACCGGACTGTCTGTCCTGATGTGTTCGTAGATATCTCCCCAATCATCAACGCGCGTCACACGAGCATCATGGTATTGCTCGTTGTGCTTATAGTTGATCAGGAAGCTCTTGTGGCCAACGTCAGCACCGGCGCTGGCGTGCTTCATCTTGTCCTCAACCCAATAGGTGGGCTGGTAACGTGCCAGATGATTGCGCTTGCCTTCAGCCAGACCCACGCAATGTAGGCCATCAAAGACGCCAAAGCCAAACACCTCATTGAGGTTGTGCCAACGACCTTCCCAGGTATCCCGGTCAGTCGCACACGCCGTAATGGCAATGAACTTGAAGCCTTCATCGTGAAGCTGACGAACGGCTCCCACGACGCCAGGCAGCGGCTGGAAGTTGCGCCAATACTCAGGATTGCCGTTGAACTCGCGAATCAAGTCTCGCGAGTGCTCAAGCTCACAACCCAGCCATGCTTCAACATGCCAGAAGTCCTGTAGCTTGCCAGGAGCATCACGATGCTGAGAGAAGTTCTCACGAACCCAAGCTTCAAAGGGAGAAGCCCAGTCGAAGAGAACCTCGTCGCAATCAGTTAGAATCACCTTCGCCATCAGCGGTCTCCTTGGGCTTGAAGCGGTCAATGAAAGCCTGAACCTTCTCGAGGTTCGTTGGATCATTTGCGATCCACTTTGCGAGAGCCGCCTTGACCTCACCATAGTGGCGAGACACGAAAGTGTTGATCAGGTGGTCATGATCCAGATCGGCATCACGGCACTTGACAACCTTGTTCTCAAAGAGATCGATGATCAGTTCAGCGGAAACTTCCTGCTTGCTAGAGACACGATCAACGATGACCATGTTCTCAACTGGCTCCCACTGGGCGGTTTCCATGAAGCCCTTGCTCTGGCTCTTCTGGCCAGCCGCTAGGACAAAGCTGTAGCTGACGACCATGAACGGGCGACCGCGTAGATACTTAGACATTTGGTTCCTCGAATTTCTCGTAGGGGATCTCGACCCACTCTACGCCTGCTTCCTCGAAGCGCCGCTTGCTCTCCGAGAGAATTGGTTCCCAGCGATCAGCCTTGTCAGGTGGGCAGCTGGGCGCCACAACCCTGGTAATCCCTGCCTGGATCATATGCACCGCACAACGATCACAGGATAGGAAGGGCCACGTATAGAGAGTGTTGCCACGCACATTGTCATGTGCGCTCAACACCGCGTTCATTTCGCAGTGGACGATGAAGCTGTATTTGGTCTCTCTGTCTTCATACCTCTCAGGAAGATCTTCAATCCCTCGAGGAAAACCATTGTATCCAATGCTGGCCACCGAATTATCTGGGCGAACAATCACCGCGCCCGTTTGAGTGCTAGGATCCTTGGACCAGCCCGCAACCAAGCGAGCTAGTTCAACATACCTGATATCCCATTTCTCGCTCACAGCTGACTGAGCTCCACTAGGGTAGCAGCCAGATTGATCTCAGCATCAGCGCAGATTGCGTGATTGCGAAGACCCTTGGCGATGATCACAATAGCCAGGCTCTGCGTCATATCATCAGCACCAAAGAGGTGGAGATTCTTGTAGAGGAACTTGTAGATTTCCTCATAGTCATTGACGTCAGCATTGGACACAATGGTCTTGCGAGCATCGGTGAAACGCTTGGCCTTGAACATCTCGACCACTTCGCCCATGTAATTGAGCGAGGTTGCGCTGGCTTCCTGAAGCGGGCTCAACTGACCACCAGTGGTGTGCTGGTCCAGCAGGTTGATGCACTTACGCAGGTCTGGATAGCTGTTGTTGACGTAAGCTTCCAGGCTGTCGATTTCGTAAGCGACGTTCTCGAGAGCCAGGATCTCCATCACGCGACCAAAGAAGCTTTCCATGTCGAGCGCGTCGAAGTGGAAGCTCTGCATGCGCGAGTGGAGCGCGCTCATGATCTTGTGAGGCAGGTTACAGGTGATGATGAAGCGAACGCTATCAGCAAACCGCTCCATTTCATTGCGGAGGATTGCCTGCGCGTTCTGGCTCAGGTAATCGCCCTCGTCGATGAGAACAACCTTGTAGTCACCATTGGGGAAAGTGGAACAGAAGCCAACAATCTTGTCACGCACGGTGTCCACGCTGTTTTCACGCGAACCGTTGAGCTCCAGGATATCATACTTGTTCACGCCCAGCTCATTCAGCAGAAGCTTGGCTAGGGTCGTCTTACCAACACCTGGCGAACCACTCAGCAGCAGGTGAGGAAAGGGAATGGTCTTCTGTTCGGGGTTCTTGACCCACTCTTCAATTTGCGCGCGGACGTGATCATTCTTGAACACATAGCCCTCGAGCGTGTGGGGTCGATACTTCTCAACCCAAAGATCTGGGGTGGCCACGTTTGGCTTCTCCTATTGCGGTGTCTAACCACAATAGGTGAAAGACCGGTGAAACGTCAATTTACACGTGGTGTCGTGGCCCTCTAATATAAGGGCGCATCAGGGCACAAAAGTCGTAAAGCGTCCACGGCACACAAGCATGTAGAATGATCCTCAGTGACGCTCGCTGGGCGTCTGAGAGCACATATCAGCCTGTGGACAACTCAGTGGATAACTAGCCCCAACGCAGAAGAAAAAGCATTGCTTGCCGACGGGTGTGGAAGAAAAAGGCAAAGCTGGTATTGACTTGCCAAACACGACATCGCCAAGGGCGTTCTTCAGAGACATCTTCGATGCCATATTCCCGCTTGCCAATAGCAAAGCGCAGCCAGCGGTAAACCTCAGGCTGTAGAAGACTTGTGGCTTTTCCGCTTTCGTTATACTGGAACAGGGGACCTTTGTGGGGAACAAATACCATCCATTCCCCACGCGGATTTTGGATCACTCTCCACCCCAGGCAAGCTTGAACGCCATAGCGTCTTTCTTGCTCTTGAAGTAAAAGTTACCAGTCCAGGCATACTTGTCAAAGACAGCGAAGCGGCCGTGGATCATGGGACCATTGCACCAGTCAACAGCCTGGTTCCGGCGCTCCACAAAGCCACTGCGGTCAGCGATCATACGACCCCACTGATTTTGAACCATGGCCGTGTCGCTATCCCGCATAGGGAAAGCAACCTTGTGCCATTCGGCTTCCATCTTAGGGTTGTATTCTCTCAACTGTCCCATCTGACCAACGCAATCTATATACCAAAGAGTCCGCCGTGTTGGTGAACTCTACGAATAGCCTATAGACTCTGGGCTTGGTTTGTTCAATATCCTGCTCGACGGATTCGTAGCGGAGATTGTGGGGGATCTTGGCCTCGGTGAGCCAGGCCATGCGCTCTTTGAGAATGGCTGAGAATCGCTCACCTTCACAGATATAGTTGTGGAGGTCAGTCCAGTCACAGGGTCGGAAAGTTTGGACCAAGACAACAGGATATTTGAGGCGGCTGAACCAGCCGCGTTCAGATACGTCTGGTTCTATAGCTTCTGCGTGCATGTGAGTTTAGCCGTGCGCCAGCTTGAAGAGCAGCGCGTCGTTGAGGTTGAAGAACTCGATGGTAACATGACTATCCACGGGGTCACCGATATAGCCATGATACCATTCAAAGTCTTTTACTTTGTGGCGATGAAAACAGACAAAGTCGTTCATGCGCTCAAAGTGATCGTGATCTCTAACAAAGATCACCAACCTCAGAGGGTTAGAGGAGAGGACACTCATCGGTTACCATCAGGACGCCCTTGAGGTCCACGCGCTGAACGTAGAAAGCCTCATCGTCACTGCCTTCTGGAATGGCAGTCTCGATACCATAGGTCCAACGGCCGTGCTCCACTAGGATCCACTGACCGGGCTTGAGATCGGACTGTTCTGGACCAACGCGCCACACCTGGCACCAACGTGGACGAATACCACGATCCTTGCCGTTGTCGTCGAGAACGATGATACCACCCTTTGAGATGGTCTCGCCCTGCTCCATGTTGACCACAAGAACGTGGTCCTTGATGGGACGGATGTCGCCGCTGATCTTGTTATAAACGGTTGCTGGCATTGCTTGTCTCCGGTTTGCTACCGAAGTCCTTAGTCGTTGCCGTTATCCACAAGCCTACGACCCTTCTTTGGTGCGAGGCCCTGAGGCATATCGGTTTCAGCCTTTGGCTCTGCCTTGCCGGTGAGGCGGGCAACAGCCTGATCAGGCGTCTCGAACACATCAGGAACTGCTGGCTTCAGCGAAACCTGCTGAGCAGCACCAGGGTTGCGGTTGTAATAATCGCGAGCAATCTGTTCCCTGCGGACTTCGATCTGGCCATTCTGACCCAAGATATCCCCGCGGGCGTTCATCTTCGCGTTGCCAAGTGCGCGCGACTCTTCATTCGCAGCACGCATAGCGTCCATGTCAATGACGACACCACGCATAGAAACTTGGGGCTTTCGAAAGTTGCGAGCCATTTGCTCCTCCTTAAACGACCTATGCTTCTATTTATGCGTAGTTAAACCAGGGGTTTATTTGAGGAACTCGCGCACATCTAAATCAAAAGCCAAGCTATCCACACGATGAACGCCAATCTTGTAAAGGATGTAGGAAGCCACACTGGAACCACGTCCCACACCCCAGACAATTCCGCGCTCACGGAAGTTGTCAACAAGGTAGATAAGACAGCGGAGAACAGGAATCATCTCCCGCTCTTCAAAGAGCACCCACTCTTCTGCGATGCGCTGGATCTCCGGTTCGGAAGCACAACGCTCCACAAGCCATTCCAGAACATCCAAACTCGCATATGGCTCTGGGGTAAACCATTGCGCTTGGTGTTGAGCATCATTCTCTTCCACGGAGATCGTGGGCTTTTCGTAGATGCTCACTTGATCTTCAGGGTGGTCTAGTTCTCGGCAAAGCGCGTTGAACTTGGACACACCCTCGTTCTCGAGAGCCGTGAGTTCCTTGGAGAGTTCAGCACCCCGCATCAGATGGTCAATCAGACCATCTGAATCAAAGAGCACATTGCCCCACTCGTCAGTCTTGCGACCCTTGAGATCCATTAGTCGACCTTACCGCCTTCGATTACCTTGGGGCGAAACTCTGGGCGAACAACCACAGTGTCAGGCTTGCTGTTTGGCTCAACCATCTGTTCCGCAATGAAACCCAGGCTGTAAGCCCACTGAGGCGGAGTATTGAGATCATCCTCATCGCTTGGGATCTGATCCAGCGTGCTCGCATCAGCACGGTTCCACCAAGCCTTGCTGAACCAGTTGCGTTCAGTCAACCACTCTTCCGCAGTTGGGAAGGACTCACCGGGAGTGCCACCTACAAAGAGGAAGCTCATGCCACGGGCATCGGTAGATTCAACTTCGATGCTGTGAAAATCAAAGGCACCCTGAGTGATTGCCTTAAGCTTGACTAGTAGGAGTTCGCAAAGAAGCGCATCAGTTGGCTCTTCTGGACAAAGCATCACGTTGTTGGAGGTTTCCGGGCCATTGTCGCCCAGGAATGCCATAGCAGCCCACTCATTCTCACCGTTGATGATCACGCTGTTATCGACGACCTTCTCGAAGAAATAGGCCATCTTTGCCAGCGCGATTTCCATGCGAACCGCATAGTCATCGGTGTCAACATCCAAAGTGCTGATGTCGCACTTGACCTTGATATTAGTGGGGGAAAGACGTTGCCCAATAACCCGTGTGGCCTTGAATTCATGGCGCAGGCTAATGAAGAGATGATTGGGCAGAATTTCGTTATCTTCGTCCATTATAATCCCCAGTGTGGGACATAGGACTCTAGCCGCTTGAAGCGCGGCATGTAGGAATTGCTGGGCCCAGCAACACAACTACAAGATTTGAGCAGCCCTTTGTTGAGCATCCTGTCGTCGTTCGTTGTATTTAGCGAAAGGGTTGCTAAACCGACCCTCTCTGAACCCGCTTCCTAACCAGTTCCCTATGCCTTATTCTTTGTCAACATAGCGAACTGGTTAGCAGGGAGTCATTATGTGAATAGCCAAGGACGGTAGTTGTCACCCAGCTGGGGCTCAGGACCATCTGCGCGAGTTGGTGATCGAGCATCGTCAGCGGTGATCAAGAACGAAACCGCTGCGAACGTTGCGTCTGCGTAGGTTTCCGACCTTGCCTTGAACGCGAACTTGACGAATCGCTGTGGGATGACCAATGCCTTATCAGACTTTGTCTCAGATCGAGCACCGGGTTCCAAGCCCACCAGACCAAATCCGGTGATCGCCGGACGGTCAGCAATCGTCCTGCTTCTCGTCGCAGAAATAAAGCTTGGCCTCTCGATACCATACCACTGATACTGAGGTTCAGGTGGTTCCTCACCAGAGAAGATATAAGAGTGCGTTCTGGTGGTCACATCATCCGCGCGAGTCTCGCTGCGTCCAATGAACCCTTCCTCGACCGTGCTTGGCTCATGCCATTCGTCAGCACGGGTCTCACTGTTGGCCTTGTTGACAATCACAATGTCAACGGTGACCACTGCCCTATCAGCGCGAGTATAGGAAACTGCCTCTGGCTGAATTTCAGGAACATCTGCGAGAGTCTCAGACCTGCCCGTTACTGGGGTACAGAACTGCTCAAACTTTGGCTTGATTTCATCTCGGTCCTGATAGGTAGCCGACCTAGCCTTGAAGCCGCGGGGACGTGCCACATCATCTGGTTTGATGGTATCAGGATCGTCAGTGTAGGTTGGCGAACGATTACCATTGATGTTGAGAACCGTTCCCGGAATGAGGGTCAGGCCGGCCTGGTAGTTATCCGCGAAATCAATAGCCGCAATGTCATTGATTCGACCCACACCCGAACGAGTGCTCGTCTTGAGCAATGGGGTAGAATCTGGCAGCTTGTAACCAGAGCTGCTACCAATAGACTGAATTGGATTTAGATCAGAAGTGGTGGTGCTCCTGTAGGCATACATATAGTTGCCTCGGGCCTCAAGCCTCAAGCGCAACGGTAGCGTGAGCTGATTCTTGTTGACCCTAGTGAACTCAACGGTGGTCGTCGCATAACGGTAGCCAAAGACTAGGCTATCATTCTCAAACCAGATACCCACAAAGTGCTCCGAACTAGCAGCCCTTATGATGAGTGGCATCTCAAGGTTAACAACTGGGTAAGAGTATAGAGTACACTCAATCCAGTGGTTGAGGTTCAGCGTTGGCTTAGTCCAGATAGCCGAGGACTTGGTGCCGCTGAGCAAGCTCAATCGTCCATTTGCACTGACAACCGCCTTCTTGGGATCGCCCTGAAACTCAGTTGTCATGAAGTCGAAGCCCAGATCCACCAGAGGCGTTCCTGCCGGAGCATCAAAGAATTCGCTCCACACGATGTCTACGCGAGGAACAACATCCGAGCGAGTTTCTGAACGGGCATCAACGGCAACAGGGAAGAAGCGAGGCGGACCAATGTTGTCACCTGATTCATAGTTGTCCGCAACACCATACGCATAAGCAGAGCTGGTGTTACCAACCTCATCCATGAAACCCCAACCGGTTTCAGTTGCTGTCAAGAAACCATCATATAGGTTAGAGCTGGCTGTGTATTCGTGCAAGAAGGTCTTGGCATCCCTGACCTTCATTGGGCCAGTGAATACCTGAATCTTGTTGTCCTGGACTTCAATACGGAGGCGACCCTGGTAGGAAGCAGAACCAATATCGCGCTTAAATCGTCCTGGAGAGTAGAGGAACATCCTACCAGAGCTACTAGAGACTGGTTCCACCAAGATGCCCACAAAGTTCGAGTCACTCATAACTCGAACAGCACCTGCGATGACCGAAGAACTTCGAAAGTTAGTAGAACCTAACCAGTCAAATTCGATGTAGTGGCGAGGTGTCTCAACTGGCTTAACCCAGAATTTTGGATAAGTCTTCTGGCCTTCTTGGACCAGTTCAGTAACAGAGGCGCCATACTCTGCCTGGAAGCCCCATGCGACCACATCACCACTGTTGAGTGTGGAGTTCTGAACCAAAGCGGCATGCCAACCCATTGCGCCTTGAATACCAGATTGGGTCGCAGTGAAGTTTATACGCTTTGGTGTTTCATCGACAGTGATGTCATCGGAGTATTGGGTGGTGTAGTTACCGTCTCTTGCAATCGCACCAAGCCTGACTGTGGTCGTTCCAGAAACACTGGCGACATAACAGGAAAATGTATTTCTAACGGTGCCGCCGCTACCGAAACCAGGAACGTCAGGAATTGGGGTGCTCCTGATACCAGACATGGCTCCTGGAGCGAACCTCACGATTGTTCCGTCCGGACGTCCATTGAATAGCGGTGTTGAGGCATAGCCAAGTTTCTGAGCACCACCGATAATCGTCCAAGCAGACGTCATCAAGTCATTGCTCTGAGGGAGAGTATTCGCACTTAGGCTTTGGAGTGTGAGTCGGTTAGCCCAAGCTGAATAGTTGTCCCTTGAATAAGAACCAGAACCCTTGGTAGTGAAGTTGCGGTTGACAAGTTCACCCAGATTGGATTCAAATGGCTCAACCCAGCGAGGTACGTTATGGGAGTCAGGAGCCGGCAAAATACTGATTGGATCAGAACCGTCAGTTTCTGAGCGACCCTTGATTGGAGTCATATAAGCGGGACTAAACCCTGCTTCATAGTTGTCCAATGTTGCGGTAGCGGCACCAGCCCAGGCATAATAACCAAAACCTACCTTGGTGGAGTTCACATCCCAAAGAGAACTGCTGATAACCAGGCCACCTGGGATCAAAGAATGGGTAGGCTTTGAACCCACTGGACCAACAAATAGGAACAGACGATCATCAGCAACTTCTGCTCGAACTCGACAAGGTGGACTACTCAGCCCCGCAGGCCAAGCAGCAGGAGAGATTTCCATGAGGGCGTTCGCATTCATAGGTCCAATACGGAGGCGCCCATTTACATATCGAACACCGATGCTTTTGCTATAAGAGTCAGCGCGGAGCAAAATAGGAAAGTGCTGGTCTAGCACTGTGCCTAGGAAGTCCACTTCAACATAGTGATTCCTTGTCCCAACATCATAGTTCCAAACCTGAATAACAGTCTGGCTGGTACCGGGCCTGTATGGCGTCAGAACTGGGCTGCGTTCCAACTGAGCACCCCAGAGGACCATTTGAGGAGTAGCGCCATTAGCTGCCTGGGCAAAGCCAACCGTACTTGACGAGGTGGTATTACCAGAACCTGGAATCGTGAATGTCCACGAAACCCTAGTTGGCGTTGTGGTGAGCTGAATCTCTGGTCCGGTTACCGTAGTGCTTGGGCTATCAAAGTAATAGGGACGGAAGCTACCAGTGCCACTTGGAACACTAGCCCAAACCGAAATAGTATAAGGAACACCGCGAGATAGACTCATGGTCCTCATGATACCAGACCATGATCCTGGGCCACCGGTACAGAAGTTGAAAATGTAACCGTTGGTTGACCCGTCAGGCATAACCTGAGCGGACTTAGGACCTTGTGATGCCGCTACGCCTCCCGGAAGGCTTCCGGTCGATGGGAAGAAGCTGAAAATCTGCCAATAGCCACTGGCAGTGGACATAAACTCAGTCTGTTCGTAGAGATTATAGCGACCACCGGCCATCTGAAGCTGACCTGCGCCGTTAATTGTCGCCACGCCAGAGTTCTCAGTGGACTTGAAGCCCAACTGGGAAATATCAGTGCCAGCAGGCTGGCTAAAGTCCAGGTTCAAAATCGCCATGAATCACCCACAGAAAAGAATGGGTAGGCCCGAGAGCCTACCCATTACTTATTAGGACAGGAAACCCTCTTAACGTGGGTTACCAACTTCCCAGATGTCGAACGCATTAACAGTCACCTGGCCCTGGTCAGCAACCTGGGTGGTGGTGATGTTGTTCACGAACTCAACGGTCTGATCGGCCTGGTTTACGAACACCGCACAAGTGACCGAAGTCTGCGAGTTCGCAATACCAGTTGCGCCAGCAAAGCGCAGCTTGCGACCGTCGATGTCGCCGTTTGCGAGGGTCAGGTCAGCCTGGTTAATCGCGACTTCAACGACCTTGGTGGTGTTGCCAGTTGCGAAGTCAGCTGGAATGGTTGGGCAAAGCCACATATGAGTGATGCGTGCCTTGAGGCTGTTGAGAGCCGCATCCTGGTGCGCGGCATCAACATATGGAGAAGTAATAGCCATGGTGTGTCTCCGTGTTAGACGGGCAGCTTGACGCGCTTACCGGTCATTGTGAATGAAATGTTGCGGACCTCATCGTCAGTTTCAACAACGGTGAAGGCCAGGATTTCGCCAGTGCGAACAACCAGTTCCAGAGCGCCTAGGTTAATAGGATCTGGGGTAAAGGCGAACACGCCCTGACGGTTGATCGTAATGGTTCCAAGAACCCTATTGTTCTTGTCCTTGATGCTGAACTTCGCACCATTAATGGGAGGGATCATTGCGTTCCCCTTACCATTGAATGGATTACCAAAGTTCACATCAACACCAGCAGTCCAAACAAGCGTGGAGTTCACTGGTGGCTTTTCAGGGAAGAAGCAAGAAACAGTCTCCTTCTCCGCATATTCAGGCAAGGAAACCCTGATACGACCACCCGAGAGCTTCTCAATGATCAGATCATCATCAAAGATGATTTCGGTAACATCCTGACCAAGAACCTTGAGGGCTCCACCAACATCACCCTTGTCGCCCTTAGGACCTTGAGGACCAATAGGCCCAATGTCGCCTTGATCACCCTTATCACCCTTTGGTCCTTCTGGTCCTGGGGGACCAGCACGACCGGGAGCAAACGGTGCATCAATGCTATTGCCTAGGCTTCCACCCGAGTTACGGCGCTTGCTGAAGTTGCCAGTTCCAGGCTGAACCTGGATACCGTCGGTACCACCAATGCCCTCGGATGAGCCGTCAAGATTACCAATAGATCGTGACATCAGACCCCTCCAAAAATACTCACTATTTATAGGAGGGGCCCGATGTATATTATTGGGACTTCTTGCCTGCTTCCGTATATTCCTTGTTGAAGCTAGGAACGGGCAGATTGGAGGTCTTCTTGGCCTGAGCTGGCTTTACGACCTTGGCATTTGCGTCTTCAGTCTCAGCCTTGCTCTTTGCGAACTCTGGGTCAGATTCAACAACCTCAGGAAACATTCCCTGGATTGCTTCAAAGGTCTGCTTCTTCAATCGCTCCTCTTTCTCCTCCTCAATCATCTCAAGCATCCACTGAAGCTGAGAGATCAGATCCCGGCTGGATCCCCACATATACGCCTTGTTGATGCGCTTGTGGATTTCGCTGGTCTTCTCGAGCAACTCGTCGTCGCTCAAGTTCTTGAAGGAGAGAAAAGGATGGTCAATCAAAGGTCACCGGCCTTTCGGTTTTCGCTACGGTCAATGGAGAACTTTCCACCTGGGAAACGGCTCTCCAGCTTCTTGATGTTCTCGTCTAGGACGTCATAGGGATTGAGACCCAGCGCCATGACGCCGTTGATCCAATACCACATCACGTCGCCCAGCTCACGCATCATGTGATACTGGTTGGCTTCGTCGAATGGCTTGCCCTGGAAGATGATCTTCTTGACAATTTCCATGAACTCGCCGGATTCGGCCGAGAGACCGCACGCGGCAGTCAGGAGACGCTCAACATTGCAGCCCTGGACATACAGCTCACCCAGGCGATCAGTGAACGCTTCTGCGTCCTTGCTGGGCTCGCTGGTGACGCCGTCCACGAAGCGGCCATACTCGTTAAGATAGTTTTCGGACATTATGCTCTCCAATTGGAACTTAGGATCACCATAGCAAACTGGTGACCCAGAAATCATTAATTGGCTACCACAACCACGTGGGGACGGCGCTTCTTCTCGGTGATGCTACGGAGTACTTCAACGTAAGCACCACATACAGCCACGTCAGTATGTTGGATTGGCATAGGATGGAGGACCTCGACCTGAGAGCCATGTGCTCGAACGGCCCCAGGAGGCTCTACCTGAAGACTTTCAATCTGAGCACCATGGGTCTTGATCATCTGAGGAGGCTGGACGCCTACCACTTCCACTTGTGAGCTGTTGACGCGAACAGGTGGATTGGGAGAGACGTTGGAAATCTCGACCAAGGTTGAGATAACCTTGGCTTGTGATTCATTTCTGTTGAGGGCTTCGACCTGAACGGCCGTAACTTGGACAGTCATTATTTCGTGATCTTATAGCCTGCCTGGACCGCATTGACTCCAGCTGGAGTCCAAGGTTCGTTGGTTGCTGGATCCTTGTTCTCAATGCGGTTCATGTTCAAGTGGTTGGTAGGTAGATTGTAATCCCCACTCTCGGTTTCAACGGAGCCGCTCTTAACCAGTGTCCTCATCTGACGGGTTTCAGCATCGGTCTTGGTCGCCCAGACGTTGAGCTGGATTGCGTCAATCTTGTTTGGAGTAGTGGTCAAATTGGTGAAGTTGAACAGGTCCTTGGCGCCTAGAGCAGTTGCGCTCACAAAGTCATCCACACTCACGAACTCATCATCAAGCATGTTGAAACCAGTGGAACCAGTGCTTGGTAGAAACTGATTACCCGAGATGTCACCATTTGGACGAAGAGTCTCAATACGGCGTTCACCAATACGGGTTGCTTCGTCAATCACGTACATGTCATCATAGCAGAACGAAGACACGTTACCGCCATTCAGATGGAGACCATTGAAGCCATATGGAGCAGAAGCCTGGGTGTTGCCTCGGAAGTCGATGATTTCCACACCATCGAGATAAACGGTGGCGCGACCCGCAGTGGTGTGACCCACATATTCCATTTCAAGATAGTGCCAATCCTGAGTCTTAATAATGTTTGGAGCACTTGCCGCAACCATGGTATTTCCACGCCAGATTTTAACTTCACCAATGTCACTGATGCTCATACCGAACTGAGCAGACTCACCATGCATCAAGCGAATGAACTGACCATGGCCAGAAGCATTAGGAACATAATAAGGGAACAGAGCAAAGGCAATAGTTGCGGTCTGGAGGTAGAGATTGTCATTGAAGTAGGTGCGAACGAATGGACTCCAGACGCTGTCACCGAGACGAAAAGCCTGACCGCCATAACGACCCGCGACACCGCCGGTATCACGCATGTTGCCCAACCACTTGGTGTGAAAGCCAGGAAGCGTGGTATTGCTCTTGCTGAAGTCGTAGGCGTCAAAGCCATCCATGAAAACAACATTAGCCATTAGTAACGCTCTCCCTTGAAGCTGATCACCAGATCAGCAATCGTCGCATCAGTCTGCGCTGGTGCCACAATCTTGATCTCTACGTTTGCGGGAACATCAATTGCTCCACCGCTATTACTTACCATGGTCGCAGCGCCGGCCTGATTGATAGTCCAGACACCCGCCATCTGACCGTTGATGAATATATCGCAAGCAAAGGGCTGGCTTGGGTTAACGCCACAAGTAAACAAGCATCCCTCGAAGTTAGGGAAAAGCGTGTGAGCTCTAGGAGCACGCCAACGATAGATCGTTTCTAGAGGACCGGGTTGTCCATCATAGAAAGCACCATAGTCATAGGCAAACTGCTCTTGTGGAATTGCGGCTGGCTCGCTTGCGCCACTCTCAACCCACTGGCCAGAGTTGGCGTCCCTGTAGAAGAGAAAGAAGGAACCGTCAGTGGTGTTCCACCATCCATCGCCCTGTATAGCAGAGTCGGGTGGAGTAGGCCCGAAATGGATGCGATTGGCCGTCTGAGGGGCATCAATGAAGATCAGGCGGTTGTTGGCCTCATCCACAGCAAGGATCTTCCCACCCTGACCCACGTAGGTCGATGGAGCGTCCTTGAGCTTGATGAACTGATCTGCGCCATTGGCACCAGTGATCAGAATAGTATCACCGGTCTCAATGACCGAAACGCCTTCGCCACCTAGGATTCTGCGGAAGCTATACGTGACACCATCGGGTTCCCTCTTGGCAAAGGAACCAGAGCCACGACCAATGTTCTGGATCTTGATTTCAACTTGCTGTTGGGGCTTGGCACTCACATAGGAGTTGTCCTTGACCGTTGGTGCGGCCTGGAGAAAGTCACCTGATCCGCTTTGGATGCGGACAGTATCTGTGCCTCCCATACCATAGGAGGTGCCATCAAGATTACCAATACTGCGCCTAGAAGTGTTCTTAGGCGGTTCCCTGTAGACAGTCATGGAAGCCCTCCGATCTCTTTGATATTTATTGGAGAGCTAGGTGACTTAAACTGTCCAGAAAGCACTCTTCCCTAGGAGGAAGTTGCGGATACGTCCTCTGAACTGACGCTGGGCATATTTGGAGTAATCGCCACCAATTGCTAGACCAGCCGCAGCGTTATAGGGCTCAGCTGCTTCAACGTCAAAGACCTGAACTTCATTCACAAAGCCATACACCCGGCCGTTCAAGAACATGAAGCCAATGCGATACCACTGCTTGGCATTTAGGCCGTTCACGAAAACACCAGAACTTGTAAGGCCGTTGTTGGTTGTAGATGAACCAAAGCTTAGAACATTGCCCTCACGAGCAATGCGCCATTCAGGCCAACCAGCACCGAAACCTTCACCCACGGTAGCAACCCAGCTATTACCGGTTAGATCCTCAAAGTAGACTTCGAGGGACACGCTATAGGGAGAGGTAACATGCCAGAGCTCTTTATCAGAGAAACGAATGTTCTGAGTGCCGGTGAAGTTCATGTAGTCGCTAACCGTTGTTGGTTTGGTATCAGCGGCTAGAGCGGTTGACGTGGCAGTTTGGTCCACAGGACTGTTGGTGAGGCTCAAGACTACATTGTTGCGAGCCAGAACATCATATTGATAAAAACCCATCAGCATATGGGTATTTATGGCTCCACAGGTGGTTCAGGATCGGTTGGCTTCTTTGGGTCACCGACCTTGACATAAACACACTTGGGATCAGCCAGCTGTCCGCGATCAGTGATCACTGAATAGCTGAAAGCATCATAGCCCTCAAAGCCACTGTTGGGCACATAGACTAGATCCAAATGATCATCTGTGAGCTTCACATAACCGTTGGTTGGCAAAGTGAGGATCAGTGGTTCGCAGAAATAGGCCGCAAAGAGATCGCCCGGATTGCTGGCAATGGTCTTGGCTCCCTGAACATTCGAGACCCTGATGTAGTTGGCTTCGGGCATCACGTAGGTCCAAGGTCTATCGGCAATGATATCAATGCGACCTCCTACTGGTTCCTTGAACGTGATCTTCTGTCCTACAATCTCATAGGCTTCATAGGAGTCACCAAAATCCAGCGTAGCATTGTGGAGACGGAAACCATCCACGTAGACTTCCACCCACTGAGGATGGGTGGGTAGAGCAGGAAGAGTCAGTTCAGTTACCGGCTCATTGACCTGAACATCAAACCCTACTTCATAGGCACCACGTGGAATTGGAGTAGTGAGGCTCTTGACAGCCATGTTCTGAACTTGAACAAATGGTTGAACCGCACGGCTATTTAGAACAGTCATAACCATTAGCCACCTCCCAACAGCCATGCCTTGGCCACTAGACCAGTTGGCTGGATCTCACAAACCAGAGTGGTTTCCCTCTTCACAATATAGCTGAAGGTTCCCTCCGGCTGCTGATAAGTCTCAACCTCCAGACCCCTTGCTGCTTCCTCACCGGCTTCTTCGGCCTCTTCTTCAGTCTCGAAACCACCAGGATTTGTAGGTACGCTATCCCACTGAAGATCAGCAGCATGCCAACCACTTGCGCCTTCGGCAGCAAACGAGTTGTTCCTAGTGGCACTTGGTTCGTTTATACCATACACCAAAGTAGACGTTTTACCAATGCTTGGGTTCTGAACTCCAAGATATGGCACCTTAGAACCCAAGAAGACTGGTTCAGACGTGATGTATTCATCGTGGTGACGATGAAGGTAAGCATAAAGGGTCTTGATATCCACTGATACCCTGCGCTGGTCACTGATGCTATACCAGACTGGTTCAAACATTGTGCCAAGGTTGCGTGGAGCAATTCTCCAATCGGGGCTGAACTTCTCGAACGTTGGACGAACAAGAGTGGTCCACTGCCTTGAGAATTGATACAGAGGTGCCCTCTTCATCTCGGCCCAAGTTGGACTAAAGGAATAGTCCCTCAAGTTGCCCCTGTAGAGGCAGGCAGGCGTGAAGTAAGACAGCGCAACATCCTTGAGAGGAAGCCAATATCCCTCCACTGCTCTGAAGATCACATAGTGACCACGCGAAGGATCATAGTTCTCCGAAATGTCAACGCCATTGTAGGTATGACGTGGAGGTTCAACAGTCAACGTAGAAGTCTTGGCATTTGGACGATTTGGAGAAGACAGCCAAGCACTCTTGCTTGTTGGTGTCTTGACTTCCAATGAAGCCCTCTGCCAATCACCAACTGACTGAAGAGCGCCAGCTTCCCTTGGAGCAGATCGCCATTCACCAACTGACTGAAGCGTGCCAGCTTCGCGAGGTGCTGGTCGCCATTCTCCCACTGAAGCGTTTGTGAAAGCAATCCTGTTGGTAGGAGCAAACTCACCAATAGAGGCATTGCTTCCTAGTTCATGACCAATATGACGGAATGGAACACTCATCTGGGTTCCAGTTGAATGCTCCTGTTCAAACTCAACCCAGTTGGTTGGCATGTAGAGGTTCTCTACACCGGGAACATTGAACTCACCCTTGGCCGGATCGATGTTCACAGAACCGAACTCATATACTTCGCCAGACAACAAATTGGTCTTGACAAACATCTCTTCAAAGAGATTCTTAACCGTATAGAATGCCTGAATCTGATCGCCGTTCTTGACCTTTGGACGCGCTACTGGTTCAGCACCATTGACACTGAAGACCATGCGTTCGTGATAGATTTCAATAGCGTATCCATCACTCAATCCGTCCATGACAGCCGTCTTGTCAGTTGGGAATGAGAAATCTGGAATACCATCATGGACAATACCAAAGTCCAGATCCACTGGCAAATCATCGACCTCAGTGGTTCCCTTAACGATATAGTTGGTTCCTGGACCCAAGAGAATGGTGTCACGCTCATCAAGCCACCAGTTGGACATCTTGGTGTGAGTGATCTCAACCGTGTCGTCAGTGTTGAGGGTGGTAGGGAAGGTCAAAAGTTGACCATCCTTCCTCACAGATCCATGAGTATAGTTGGGGAAATCGTAGATACCGGTCTCTTTGACAACTACCGTGCTCTTGGTTGTGAGGCTACCATAGGGCTGGAACCTCTGAGTATCAGAGAGGAACGTGGTCGCCGTGTTGACAACCAGAGCATATTGTGAATCAGCAATACTCAGAACACTATAGAAGTGTGGAGCATTCGCTGGAGGCCTCAGAGTAATATCGAGGATATCTCCCTCCGAAACAACCGACTGTCCATTGTAGGGAGCACCGTTGCGCTGAATGTTGCCATGGCTCAAAGCAATGTAGGAGAAAGGAGTCTTGGGAGGAACAATAACCCTGAAGGTCACGCTTGGTTCCATGAACTTGGGTAGGATCTCCACATAGGTAGCCTTGGCATCGGAAGGAATGCCCTGAACCACGAAGTCAAAGGCATAATGCCCCAACTGGATTGCGGTGGATCGCTTACCCTGGCTGGAACGCATGATTGCTGTCACGAAGTCGTTGTTCTTGACCGTGGTGATTGCTGAGCTGTTGATGAGCAACTTGGCATTTGGTGCCACACTAGCAGTCGAAGATTCAGCAAGACTGGTGATCTGAATATCACCGGATCCGGCATCTACATCAATAGGCGTATAGCGTAGATTTGGAGCAAACCCAGAAACTAGAGGATTGGCCGGAACCAGCACGTCATAGGCATCTAGGGCCACGTCGCCATAGTAGATGTTAGGACTCTGAACACACGCCCAGGTGATGTTCCTCATGAACGTTACCTTGGTAGGTGCGGTTGCGAGATCAGTGAAGACAAAAATGTCACGAGATTCGTGGCAGGACACGGTGAAGTTGTTTCTGCCTGCAATACCTGCGAAGGGCATGTAGTCGCCCATGTCAATCTCAGAATGGAAGCTGAGATCCATATTAAGGATGCGAAGTTTGTATTCCAGAGGAACTGGAATTACAAACTTGTTTTTGAATACCGCAGGTACACCAAGCATTTCAGCACTGAATACCTCAGTGAGTGTGCCGTTGTTGAGCTTCAACAGCTTACCAGATTTGGTAGCCACAATAGCCGTAGGACCAAGTCCACAACCACCTATGATAGTTTCGGTTGTTGGATAGTTGACTCCGATTGTATTGAGATCACTCAAGCTGTAGAGGATCTGATCACCGCCTACAAAAAGTGTTGTGCCGTCTGAAAAAATCGTTCTAGCACCTGGATAATAACGAGAACTAGAAGCTTGTGAACGATCCCAATAAACCTTTCCAATCTGATTATTATTGAACAGAAAACACATCTCTCGACGATTCTGAGATGAATTCCAAAGCCATGTATAGCTCACAGCATTTAGACGATTAGAACCTTCAGTGAAGATACTATAATCGTACTGCCCGTTGGTGCCTAGATAGCTCACATAGTTGTTTCCTCGGGAAAGGCTAACAACTAGATCTCTGTTATAAGTTCCATTAGTCCAGGTATTAGTTCCTTCAGAATATTCTTGACTTCCTGATTTATAGAAAACCGAGCGGTTGATATTGCCGTAATCGTACCACTGGAGGTTCTTATACTGAGAACGCATCTGTGGGCGAGTGGTGCCCTGATTGCTTACAACGGCAAAGTAGCACTCATTGCCATTGTAGAACCACTTGATATATTTGGTCTGATTGGCCGCCGGAGCAACGACACTGACTTCAATTGAGTCATTGAAGGCTAGGGCAACTGGACGAGTGGCTTCGACCTGTCCGTTCTTACGAACAGTTAGAGTCTCACCAAAGTCAACAGTGCAGGCCTCGGAAGCTGTGAACGAGGAAGTCACAGTTGAATTGGGGATTGCGACTGAAATACTACGGAACATTCACGAATCCCACAAGAGAGTGGGGGAGGGAAACCCTCCCCCATAAGGCTTACGAAATACCGCCGCCCTGCTGGAGGACGAGGATACGCATACCGGTGTTGTTGACACCATTTGCGTGGAGTGCCTTGTAGGAACGAGGAGTGCCCTCGCCATAAACGGTCAGAGGAACATCCGAGTACTGGGACACAACGTCTGCCGACGTGATACCAATCATGTCCAGCTCATGTGGATAGCGGTAACGCGAGGTGTTCAAACGCGATGGGAAAGTCACAATGTACTTGCCATCCTCAGAGAGCGACACCTGATCCTCAATGTTCAGAATTGCTTCCGAGTCCTCAGTGTTTTCGCTTGCGCTACGACGCTTACCTGGACGTAGAATATCCGACTCACGAACGGTGAACTGCCAATACTGGCCACCAACGCCGCTAACGCAGAACACTGGAGCCTTACCCGTGGTCAGCACGGCACCGGTGGTGCGATCCACAGGACGCTGGACCAGCATCCAGTTGAACGAGGACGAGGATTCTGCCGTCAGAGCAGCTTCCCAACAACCCAGCCAGAAACCACGATTGGTAATTGCTAGACGGTAGCTTAGTGGGTAGGAAGCACCGAAGCCAGCAACGCGGACCTTACGCATGATGAGACCCTTAGTGGTCTCGTCACCTGGAACACCACCCGAAGCGGTAGGAGCCTGATACAAACCGGAGGTTGGGTCGATAATACCTGGGCGAGAGCTACCAGAGGTGGAATAGATCGCACCAACCTGAGCACCAATGGAACCCAGATAGTCGATCGACTGGAGCATGGACGTTGAGCCAGATTCGTTGTAATACTTTTCAGTTGCCACAATGCCTTCGTTGGTCAGCTGAAGAGGAGTTGCGACGTGAACAAACGCGCGCTGGGCGTCCTGCACGTCAAAGCAAACGCGCCATGGCTGCTTAGAAACCACGTTGTCTGCGTTCAGAGGGTCAACATCGCCACCTGCTTCCAGGATGACCCTGTAGACGTCACCGGCTGTTGCCTTGTTGAAAGTAGTACCACCACCGGTGGTCCAGATGAAATTGAAACCATTTGCAATCATGTCAGTGACAACGTCGCCGACCATAGCCGCTGCCGTCGTGTAGCCATGACGTTCGATAACGTAACCAGGCATGATTTTCTCCTTTAAAGAGCGTTTGCCCTATTTATTAGGGGTTGGTTGGTAGAGTCTCGAGAGGAAGATAGGTGATCGTTAGAATCACTGGACCCTCAGCTTCTTCGGCATTCTCTACCGTGAAGTAGATCTTGTCCGACGGAGTTGCTTCCATGTTGGCAAAAATAGAGAAGTTCCTGGTCCTGAAAATGGTGCCATCGCTGAGCAGCATCGAACCATCATCAGTCAGATGATCAGGAGTTGCGAGGAACTGATAAGGATTTGGTTCATCCTTCGCCGGAGTGCTGTAGGCGGAAACCTTGACGGGACGATTCACCGAAAGCTTGAGAACCAGAGAGCTCACCGCGAGCTGCATCTCGAACTCTGTGGAGACACCAATAGGCAGAGGATCAGTGGTGTGGATAGCAACAATGCGCTTGCCAGGTTCAAATCCACCCCCTGAACCGACACTGACTTCAACCCACTCGCCATCCTTGCGGCCATAGGTCTTGCCATCCTCTGGTGCTTCCTCAATGCCACCAGTGCCACCGCCCATAGGAAGTTCTTCCCAAGTGACCTTCTCCTCGGCATCTGGATTCTCTCGGCTTGGAACGACCAGCTCAGTGACCTGCCAGATCTTGTTTTGATCCAAGCAGAGAACTAGAGCGCCTAGCTTCAAGTTGGAGATCGCAATAGCATCGCGCTCGGCCACGGTCTTGCGAATCTGAAGACCTCCCTTGAGATAGATGTCCTCAAGGAGGTAGAATGTGCCACCGCCTGCTGGTGCTAGATCAGAAGCAATTTGTAGAGGCATTGCTTACTCTCCTTAGTTCGAGACAACCCAAGTTTCAGTGAACTGGGTGGTTGCTGGCATATTGTCAGTGCGGTAGAGGTAGAACTGAACATTAGCACCGTTGACCTGCACCGTGACTTCAAGAGGTCCACTGACCCCCCAGAAGCTACCGGTGCGCGTGTTAGGTGCCTGGGCAGAGTCCCAACCACCTGGGCCGGGCTGACCGTTACCCTTGATCTTTGCCTGGTCCATGAGACCAAAGCTCTTGGGATAAGCATACCAACCGTATTGACCAACACCTTGGCTGATCGTGAAAGTGTTGACCTTGCTGGCGTTAGTGGCACGACCAGAGAGCGAAGTCACGAATGTGCCCCAATTTTGGTAGGTTGCCGGGTCAGCCGAACCACTTGCTACTGGGTGAGCAGCCGCACCATAGAATGGCATAATCTGAGGGGCAACGATTGTTACGTTTATCGTGCCAGCTACCGTGATGCCCTTCTCCACGTAAGATGCTCGAATGGTGCCAGTGGTGTTTGCAGTGACCGCACTAGCAGTCAGAACGTTGGACGAGAGCGTACCGATGTTTCCGCTCTGGATGCTCCAAGTCAGAGCAGCATCTCCGGTAACAACCCTGCTGGTTCCGTCAGTGTAGATTACCGTTGCGCTGTAGAGACCAGTGCCGCCTGAGTTAATCGAAGATGGACCAGTGACCGTCAGGCTCTGAGGCTTGAGAGCCTTGATTAGCACATTAGTCTGAACCGTATAGTTCTTGCCACGTTCATCTGTATAATTGGCAGTGATCGTCAGAGGAGTATCAACCGTGATATCCGCAGCGGTGAACCAGCCATCTGCTGCAATGGTGCCAAGATCGTTTCGACCAAGCTGATAGGTAGGAACAACAGTGACCCTCGTGTTGGTCAGAGGATCAACCAGTTCAGTTGGGAAACGAGCAGTCTTGGTGCCAAAAATCTGAGTAGGAACAGGCTCAATATACTTGAGCTGCTTCATGTTCAGCATGTCGTCCAGGATCTCTTTGATGATGTCTCGGAGGAGATCATAATCCACAACACCATCGTCGCCCTTTGGTCCAGCTGGTCCGCGCGGTCCGGCCGGACCGGGATCACCCTTGTCGCCCTTGTCACCCTTTGGACCACGGGCCAGGGTTGCTGTATCAGTGAACTCTTGAATCTTTTGAATGGTGGCATCTACTATAGGAGTAGTCGCGCCGGTATAAAGGCGACCGTCTGAACCAACGGTGAAATCGTTGGAGGTAGCGGCCCCTTCAACTGGAACATTATTTTGGCTTTTGATCTGAAGATCATTCTTCTGATCGTTAGAAAGTTCAACCTGACCTGGAATTGGCTGATAGGTTACTGCTTTGCCGTCATTCTTGGGAACGATGCCCTTAGGAGTCGCGGCAGTTGCCTCTTGGGTTTTGGAGAGGTCTGTTACGATCTTCTTGGCCATCAGATACTCCCATGGAAGTTTCTGATATTTAGCGGTTCCTACTTCTTAGGAACTGGGCTAGTGAAAGCTGGATTAGTCACTCTATGGAGTGCCCCACAGCTTGCACAGTAGAAGTCTACCGAACGGAAGATCATGTTTTCAGAGGTAAAAGTCGTCTTTGCCTGACACTTCTGGCAAGTAAAGTGCCAAGGCCCCAGGTGGATCTGGTTGTTGACATCTTTGACGGTTGTGACCGCAGGACGCATGGCTAGGTCGCCACGTGAAGCCTGAACAGCATTAGGAAAATGGATAATCTCGCCCATAGCCTAACTCACTTTATACTCCTGTTCGGCTGCTCAATGATATTTACCTGTTGGTTTTGAATACTTTTCCGCGCACTTTGCTCGCAGTTTCCTGTGATAACTTGACACCTTGGTAAACCTCCCATACGATAGAGAGCCCGTGCCGGTGGACTGACCTTCTGACGGTTTCGCCTAACGAGCCTTGTGGACGTGGCTTGAGATCTTGGTTTCGCTGACCATGATCAAAAGGGTCACCTGCTTGAGGAGGATGGTGCGGTTTAAGTATGTGTCGAACGAGGTCGGAGGACATCAGACACACCCTTTGGGGAAGCAAGGTCGCATAGAGAGCTAGGACTTATTCCGCTCTTATAAGTCGACCCCATGAACCCTCTGGGCTTGGGATTGTAAGGTCACAGAAGGGCCCGAACTTTCTGACTCCGACCCGCCCGCAAGAATATTGCGGTTTAGTGAACACCTCATCTAGAGTGTTGGTAAGAGAGGATCTTACTAATGCTCATTTTGACCAAATTGTTCTACCTGATCTTCGGCGGGCTTGCGGTCGCGGCGAGCGCCCTCTTTGCCTTGTTCGTGGTCCTTGCTTTTGCGATGTTCATTCACGCCCTCTTGGACAAGATTCTGAACTTGAAGGAAAAGGCGCTCCTCAGCGTTCTCTTCCTCGTCTGCGTTCTCTGGGGCGGCTTCCTGACCAACGTCTCGTTCCATTACGGAACGGAGTGGTTGCTCCAGCTTCGCTAAGTCCTAGTTGACACGACTCCTTTCTAGTGTAAGGTATGACCCTACATTAGATCGGAGCATTCGTGGACCTCTTGAACCTTGTTTGGCGTGATCTCCATAACCCGCGTATCTGGGCGCGGGCACCCAAGCTCGCTCAGGACATCTACAAGGACCACTACGCACGCTACCGGCAAATCTTCCACAGGACGCGCCGCTTCAAGATCGACGACAAGGCCCTCCGCGTAGCCGTTGAGCTCAGCCTTGAGGGACCAGAGAAGATGGCGCAGCGCCTCTTCATGGCGCGCTTGCCCTTCCCCGAGGTCTGGATTGAATTCGACCTCCACGAAAAGCTTCGCATCGGCAAAGAGCTTGGCATCAGTCCAGGCGTCGACGAATCGACCCCAGAACGTATCGGCTATCTCTTGCGTGAGGACCCAGGTGATCCTCTGCGCTGGTCGTGTATCACGTGGGTAAGCGTTGATGGCATCAAGGAGCCCGCTCACGCCCCTCACAGGGGCGAAATGCTCTCCAGTATGGCCATGAACGCATGGCTCGTTGACACCGCTATGCGGGCCCCTCCGGAGCGAATTGGAGATGTCAACGGGGTGCCTTATGCGGATCTGAGGCAGAACCTCGCGGTAACTCTGATGAATGGCGATGAAGCCACAACCGAAGATGCTATCCGGGCGTTCGCGCATTTGGGCTGGGGTTATGGCTCAGCCCTCTCGGACAAGGATGATCCGCGCTACCAGGGCGTAGATCCCATGCGGATGCTGGGAGAAGCCAAGCCACTCAGCAACAGCATCAATGTGGGCTGGGAACCAATGAGTTTTCAGATCCGTCCCATCGCATCTGAGAATATGGAAAAGACCCTGATCCAGAGCTGTATTGAGAGCAGGGGTGACGTCCGGCTCATTGCGTCTCTGTTGAGCTTGGTCAATGAAGTGCCCATCGTGGAAACGCCTGCTGAGCAGAAGGGTGCTTTCACTGGTGCTGGCGGTGTGATCAAGAAATACCTGACCAACAAGATCGTGACGATCAACATTCCGGCCAAGCGACCGATTGGTCAGGTCAGGAAGATCCTCGCCCGCAAGGTCAAGAGTCATAAGGCCCGACATGAGGTTCGTGGCCACTGGCGCACTATCGTTCACAAGGAAGATCACTGGCGCAAGACGACTATGCCCGATGGAACCATCGAGCGAGTTTTCATTGCGAAAGGACAGCTGGAGCGTGTATGGGTCAAGAACCATGAGCGCGGAGACGCGGCCTATGGTTATGTGAAGCACGACTACCAGGTAGAGAAAAGTGGACGCTGACAAAGAGCCTCATATCTTCCGACTCACTATCGGTTACCTTCCTGGCGGTGGTGCGAAGATCACGGTCGTCAGCTATGACGCCAGCATTGTCTACGTCATGGACGCGGACGAATATTGGATTAATCAGTTCAAGGTGGGCGAGAATCGCATCCACGTGAATGGATACTTTGACCTCCAGGACAAGAACATCTACCTGGGAGAACGGGTGGAGGGTCTGACGTGGTAAAGCTGAAGACGTTCAGCCAGGAATGGCCACACGTCGTTGAAATGCGAGGCGAAGTCCTCTTCGACGATGTCATGGAGTGGGCGTATCAGCGCGCTGAAGCTCTGAACTGCGACACCCGTGACATCTACACAAGCTTCAGCCTTGGAACCTATGGATTCAAGGACAAAGCTTTGGCAATGGAATTCAAACTCCGGTTCGGCTAAATACCTCATAGGAGGTGTAGCCACGGAACGGCACATTAGACATCTCGAACCCTATTACTGCCAGAAGCAGACCTTGCTCCTGACATATCCCCACGTTCTGACTCTAGAAGAAGTCAGAAACATCACAGAAATTTCAGATTGGATCCAAGACATCCACGTGGATTGTCGCTGGCATACCTTCCTCATCAAAAAGCCTGAACTCAAGTTTGATCTGGCTTATGACTTCTTTTTCAAGCTAGGCAGTGATGCTGTCCTATTCAAGTTGACTTGGGGTGGTTCTGTGCTATGACCTAATTGGAGGTTGTATGCGCGAAGTTGAGTCCAGCTACCGGCAGTTTCCCACAGCCATTGAGCTGCCCGCGACCTTGCCTGCTCACTCCATGAAGGACTGGTTGGCCAACCAGGGTCTCCGCTTCAACTATGATTACATCTGCATTCAGGCACTGATCGGTCGTGAAAGTGTTGGAGCCTATGCGTTCCGCAATCGCGCCCACGCACTGATGTTCAAGATGGCGTTCGCAGGCACATGAACGTCCATATGCAGATCCGCACCGTTGCGTTCTATCGCGACCAAGGCTTCAACCTCAAGCCCGAGGTATCGCGCTGGCTTACTCAGAACGGCTGCTATGAGGGACCTGACCGCGGCTTCGTGGACACTGACGAGGATGCCCGTCCCTTTGAGACTTGGCACAACGTCAATGACGAGTGGGCGATCTTCTACTTCAACCATGAGGACATGAGCCGTCGCTTCCTCGCAGAATTCGCAGATTGGAAGCCTGAGTTCAACATCGAGGTCAAGCATCGCGTCCGCACGGACGAGCGCATAAGCCTCGACGACATCTATGGTGCTCTGGCTGAAGAGTTCATGTGGCTGGCATTGAATGGCTACATGGACGGGGTGGACTACCGCTGGACTATTACCCAGCTGAGTCAGGAAAACTTCGACACGGATATCAGGGATACGAGCCTGATCTTCACGTTCAAGGATCCCCAGATCGCAATGGTCTTCAAGCTGACCTTTGGAGGCACCAAGTGTTTGATGCCCTAAAGGGAGAATCCCTCGACATTGCGCTCGACAAGGGTGCTGATGTCTACATTGGTCTTGAGACTATGTTGCGGATTTCTGAGCAGGAAAGCCTGCCTCAGCACAATGACCTACAACACCTCTTCTGGCTGGTTCGCAACCATCTTGAGGAGTGGTGTCGCGCGAACATCAAAGGTCGCTTCCGTGCTCAACGGGATCTGATCTATCCTCGAAATTCCTCAACCGAGGAAGTCATTTTGTTTAGGTTCACGATGAAAAGTGAAGCCGTTCGCTTCAAGCTTACCTGGGGTGGCAAATAGTGGAACATGATGTCAAGGTCCATCCCAGCTTGGCCTTCCGTAGCTTTGATGGAACCTATTATCCACAACGCGACGTAGAGCTTTGGCTCAAAACCAATCTAGGCAAGCGAGGTGTCTACTCATCTAGGTGGGGGTGGAAAGGCCGTTGGACTGTGAGTCACAGGGCTACCTTCTCGCTGTTCAGTTTCGCCAATAAGCGCGACGCGGTCCTGTTCAAGTTGACGTGGGGTGGCCGTGAAATTCCCGCATGAAGTCCGGGTTCCACATGACAAAGATCCTGAGTTTGGACACCAGACTTTAGAGTGGTTGTCTGCTCGCAAGAAGCGACCTGATCGTGACTTCGAGATTGACATGCACGGTGGACAACTGGGATATACGAGCTTCTTCTTCAAGGACCAGAAGTTCGCCGTCTATGTCAAATTGGTTTGGGGCTAAGTAGGGAGTGATCCCGCCGTCTACCTATCACCGTGTGACTCGCAGAACTCCACTAAATGAGTTCGGCATGTGGACCTGGCTCCATGGTCGTGCCTACCTCTGGGAACCTGATCCCGATAGGGCTACCGCGCATTTTTGGTTCAAAGATGCCGATGATGCGGTCATGTTCAAACTCATGTGGGGTTGAGTCCTAGAATATTGCGGACTGATTCTCTCCTCCGCTAGGGAGAGGAATGGTCGAGGTAATCTGTAACGGGAATATCCACAACATGACCCTGCTCAAGCGCATGGGTCTGGTTGTCGGCCGTGATTTCACAAGCGAAAAAGGTGCGGTTGCCAAGGGTCGCCCCAATAGCATCCTCCTGCGGTTTGTGGATAAAGATAAAGCACTTCTCTTCAAGCTGCAGGCAAAATGAAGACCGCTGAAGAATTAGGTCTTAACCCAGAATTTCCTTATATTGTCTGGGTTGAGATAGATGGCTACATGATGAGCGAAAAGGCTCAGGACCAGCGCGATGCCATGGCCGAATGGTTCCTCCGTTCTGACTTCGAGGAGGACGACATGGACAGCGTCTATACCAGCAAGGACGCCGCTCGCAATTATTGGAAGTCCACTGCTACGCACATGGTATTTGGTTTCAAGGATCCACAAAAGGCTGTTCAGTTCAAGCTCGCATGGGGCTAAGTAGAAACATGGAAACTATTGTTCGCACCCGCAAACTCACCATGGTCAACATCCAGAACGTCGAGAAATGGCTTGACGAACATCTCACTGGACCAGCAACAATCCGTGGTGCCAATTACAAGGTCTTCATCCAGCAGTATTGCGCGGAGAACGACGGTAACAAGAAAATTCACACACTGAAAGTCAGTTTTTTCAGCGAGACCGACGCTCGCCGCTTTCTCATGGAATGGGCTTGACATTTCACCTCTTTCTGCTAATTCAGGGCAGAAGGAGGACACATGGCAGACCTACGCGATATTCCTGAGATCTACCCGCATGAGGTGACCCTCAAGCACAAGGGCGAAGTCTACAAGGTTAGCCTCGCCGTTGTGAAGTGGCTCGAGGCCCAGGAGATCATGAATATCGTGGACTTCCACCTCGACATGAACTTCGAGGAAGATCGGATCGCTGTGCTGTTCAAGCAGAAGAAGCACGCCAAGACCTTCAAGGCATCCAAGAAAGAGATCCGTGACCGCGCTCTCTCCGAAGCCTAAGCGGAAGGTCTTCCGTTACAAGGTAGCCATCCGGATCAAGAACCTGCAGGTTCGCGAGATGATGACCTGGCTTCATGACCAGGGCCATGTGCTCCACGAAACTGTCAAGTTCGGAGCCAACAACGAAGTCGATATGCAGACCCGAGACATCATCGTGAAGTTCCGCAAAGCCAGAGCAGCGATGATGTTCAAGCTCGCGTGGGGTGGTCGATGACCACCCATGTTTGCCTTTCAGCGCGTGATGAAATCTACGACGGCTATGGTATCCGCAAGGATATTCACCAGTGGCTTCGCAATCACGTGGGTCGCGCAGCTCATGACCAGACGGATTTTATCTGGTCTAGGGCAGGCTATCGCCTCATGATTACCAACTCCCGGGCCAATCCCCAATATATCACCCCAAGCATGGTCACGGTGCGCGAGCCCAACGATCCCATATTCCTTCATTTCTTCTTTAAGAGCACGGCAATCGCAACCCTCTTCAAGCTGACGTGGGGTGGACAATGATCGTGGATGATGGCTCCCGTGAGAAAAAGGTCCTGAGTCTGTTGACCCGTGCCGCGCGGGACAAGCTGACCACTGTGGACCTCGCCCTCCCACATCCAGAACTGGTCATCAAGAAAAAGCAGGTCCGGCGGGGCAATTCCAGCTCATGGGTCTACAAGGCCAATGAGCAGGACGATGACGTCATTGTGCTGCTGATGCCCGACATGGGTCTGTGGCTGGATGAGCGGGCCAAGCGCGCTCCGGTGTTCCACGACATCTATGGCAAGCCCGACCATCTCTATACCTATGGAATTGAGCTGCGCTGTAAGAATACCCGTGCGCCGGGCGAAGTCGGCGGGTGGAGCAAAGAACCCACTCATGCGCGCTTCTACTTCGTGAGCAAGGATCTTGCGCTCCTTTTCAAGCTAACATGGGGTGGAGCATGATGCACCCTAATCGTCCCGTGATCGCCGAGGTCATCATTCCGGTTGGTGATTTTCCCTGGCATGTCCAAATGGAAAATGGCCGGCCCCGGCGTTATTATAGCGACCTCAGTGAGCCCATGATTGAGACCAAGGGGATGCCCAAGACCTATGGACTCAACAGGGAAGGAACGCACGTCGTATTCAAGTTTCACAATATCGAGGACATGCCTCGGATTATTGTGTTCAAGATGAAGTGGGGAAGAAAATGACGCCGCAACAGAAAGCCATGGGCCAGCTTCTTCAGGTCAGTCTGTTCAAGTGGGCGGATGCGGTTCAGTCCAATATCAACGAGCTCAAGCGGCTAGGGGTTGACTCCAGCCAGCTGGATCAGATCGCCCTCAATGTGGAAAAGGTCATCGACCAGACCATTGAAGGTACCAAGCCCGAAGATATCACTATGGCTGATCTGGAACGGATCAACGATCAGATTGTTCAGCTCAAAGGGCTGATTCGTGACTAGGGTGATGTATCTGGATGTTGAGTGGACTCGTGTCCGTCTTAACAAAAAGAACATGGACATCACATTGCGAACTGATGGCTTCCGTGAATGGGAAGACATCAGAGTCCCCGATGAAGTCTGGGTTTGGCTCAATACTTATACTGGAATTGTCCAGAGCAATCTCATCACCGAAAGTAATTGGTGGTGGGATCGCAAAGCTGATGACGAAGACCACATCTACTTCTTCTTCAGGGATCCAGACACCGCCCTCCAATTTAAGCTGACCTGGTCATGAGCGAGATCACAGACGTCGTTGTTCCATTTCTCAACGTGGCTACGTTTGATGGTCGACGTCGTCCCAATGTTCTCATGAACCCTGAGATTGACACGTGGTGTCTCAACTGCAAGGGCGAGGTCAATCGGCAATATCTCTTTGGCCGGAGCAAAGACCCCACAACGTTCAAAGTGCTGTTCGGCTTCTCTAACCCAGCCGATGCCGTCATGTTCAAATTGACGTTTGGAGGCGCGTGACACCATACTGGTGTTATGAGAATTGCCCACACCTATGACGTCACCTTTCATGGCAAGCTAAAAGAGCTCGAGACTCCGGCTATGAAGTCCTTCTGGATCCAGCCGGATCAGGGTGATCGTTTCGAGGTGTCGGTTCCCAACCATCCCAAGATTCTCGAGCATTTTATCTGGCTGGACGAGAATGATTGTCTGCGCCACCTCAGACATATTAGTCCCACCTACACGACCAACGTCGATGAAGTGGAATCCATCCAGAACTACAATGCCATGTTGGAAGAAAATGCCTACGCCATGGGTAGCGTGGTCAAAAACTACAGCATGACCTCAGCCGGCTATAAGACCTACATTCCAGGTCTGAAGCCTGTCCCTGAGCTCACATTTACCTGCACTTGGACCTTTTGGTCCCGCGAACATGCTGTTATGTTCAAGCTCGCTCGAGGAGGTGAATTGTGATTCTTGAGGAAAAGAACGGCGTCTTCATGATTATCCCAGAAGAGGGAGAAAGCTTCTGGGCCTATGATCCCATTGACATTCACAAGGCTCTAACAAGCCGCCCCAAGATCCGCACGGTGCTCAAGGATTGGCTTGACGTAACGGCGCCGGGTCAGTGGACTACCAGCTATCTGGAGAAGTTCCGCAAAGCCATCGTAGTGCGGGACAAGGCCACCTTTCTGCTGTTCAAGCTCGCATGGACAGGCAAGGATGAGATCCGAAGGGCTCAGGCCCAGCGCGGAGAGGCTGCGATGTTCTATGCGCCCTATGTGCCACAGAATCTCCCCCAAGTTACATGGGCTTCCAACGACGTCGTATAACTGGTAGACAGGTGTCCTGTTTCCGCTTATAGGGGGCCTATGAGCGGATCAACCTATAAGAGCACTCTGCGTAAGCAAGAGGACCACAAAGACCCTCTACGGGCGTCTGTGGGCCATATGAGGGCATCTAAGTGGGGCAACAAAGAGACCTTCCAGTCCAACATTATCTTCCGCAAGCCCGTTATTCGCAACCACGAAATCCAATTGAGCTGGCCTGAAGCCCACAAGCTCTTGGACGCCGCTGGTATCGAGCAACCCAAATATCTTTCCGACTATCGCGCAACGGTAGATCGTCTGGCCAGGCATCTAGAGTTCTGGTCCTATGGCAATCTGGTGCATGGATTGGACACGAATGTCTGGGGGACAACCCTAGAACCCAAACTACAGATCTTCTTCCAGACCAAAGCTGATATGATAAAGTGGAAGCTCTCATGGTGGAACCTGTGAGCTACATGGGCAACCGTGAGGGCGCTAGTGTCTGCGTTGAGGATTTCCAGGAATATCAGAAGGTCGTCGACATGGATGCTGACGAATATGGTAGTCCCAGGATGATCCTACTCTACTCTGTGAAATTGTGGTTCGATGATCGAGATCTCGACCCAGAGTGGTGGCTGGACGATCTAGGAAACGTGTGGTTTGAATTTGAGAAGCGTGGCGAGGCCCTGCTTTTCGTTCTGGAGATTCTCCGCAGTTGACAGAATAGGAGACTCCAGTAGACAAGGCACATGGGAGCCGTCGGAGTCTTATTTGAGCATCACTTGCTCCGTCCCTCTGGGGTGTGGGAGAGCTGCATTAATGCCAGCCTCCGTGAAGACTTTCGTGACTGGCTATATGAATATGTGGGGCATGGTCCCGACTTTCCCGTAAGAGGATGGGACGCTAACGCGGCTCATAACCAGTTGGCTGTTCAGTGGTTCTGGTATGACGATCGCTTGAGCAGCATCGACGCGCGCAAGTGGAAGAAGCACGGATTCAAGGTCCTGTTCTTCGACCCCAGGAAAGCCGTGCTCGCAAAGCTAACCTGGGGCGGAAGAGAAGTTACTTGATCAGACCAGCCTGATAACGACCGCCCTGAGGTGGCAGAGTCAGGACCTGATTGCGGTTGCTGATGCCGCTCTTGAGACCAAAGCCAATGTGAACCCAACGACGCTTTTCGTGGATTAGCTGGTCGAACTTGATGCCTGCCTTGATCAGAGCAGCGCAGACCTCGTAAGGGGTGCCAAACTGTGGGCACACGAAGTCAACTGCGAAACCAAAGCTGTGAGCAGAAGTCGTGACGCCACCAACTGCGCGATTAACCGCATCGCTGCGATATGCGGAGTTGACCTGGATTGGCAGACCACCCAGAGCGGCACGGACCTTTTCCATCTGCTGAGCCGTATAGGTCAGGTTAGCGAGTAACTGACCGGTTGGGGTATTTGGCAGGCCAGTCGAGGTCACGGTCATCTCGGCTAGGCTGAAGTGTGGGGAAAGCTGAGTCATGAGACACCTCCTAATGTGAGATATTTATTGACACTAAGTAGGAAGTGGACCAGGCACTTTTCCCCGCTGCCAACAACCCTCGCCCCTATAAGGTGCGATTGCCCAATGTTGTTCTCCCCATCCACCACTACAATGTCCGTCTCTTCCTCATTGAATTGGGCTGGGAAGAATTCACGGATTGGATGATCTGCCCCTATACCTATACCGAAGCAGGAGAATATGAAGTGTGGTTTGCGGATATTGGCAAAGCCACATACTTCAAGCTATCGTTCACCCTATGAGCGATCTGCCCGAACCAGAAGAGCTAGAAACCCGTCAGGTCCCAGTGTGGCGTTTTAACGCAGACTGGTATCATCACGGTGTTCCTATGCCTCCTGGCGATTGGAAAGAATCGAGGGACAAGGATCTCCAAGAAGCCAGGGACATGCTGGCACATTTGGAAGAAGGCGAGGACTGGTTCTTTGTGCAGGTCTATGGTAGCGATGTTGATGTGTTCTTCATTGATCCCAGAGAAGCCATGCTGTTCAAACTAAGGCATGTCATGTGAACCAACCTCTGGAAAAGCTGAAGCAGCTAATGAGTGGGCAATACCGACCTTATGTGGGTCACCGCGATCCCAAGGATGTTACGTGGACTCCTGACGATGGCTGCTGGGTGGAACACTATTATTTCTACCGTGTGAACTTTGAAAAGGTGTTCACACCTTTTCGGAGTGCTGACGTATTTGACTTCATCAAACATGACATGCAGCAGGATGAAGCCAAGTGGGGCACCTATCGGCAGGATTGGGGTTGCTGGGTCAATAGCTACGATGACAGAACCTCGACCCACAGCTATTATTTCAATGAGCTCGAGAAAGCTCAGGAATTTTTGAGGACCTACCCTGACAGCTATCCGGTGTTTGAGACGATGAAGTGCTCACCCTGGGTAAGGGGTCCCCAACGATGAGATCCTAGACATCAACACTTTTGAAGAGATGACCATGGAATATCCCTATTGCGTTGAGATTTCTCTGGACCATGATGGCGCAGACATCGAGGACTGGCTTCTCGAGAATGGCATGGGTCATGTGACCGACTGGAAGGCTATCCGTATGCGGCACAAGCAGGTCTGGGCCATTTACTTCAAGAATGCCAACCAGGCAGTTATGACCAAACTCCGCTGGGGCGGTCGTGAAGCCTGATTTCACGACAGAGTTTATTCTTCAGGGGTGATCCGCCTAGGAAGAACCAAGAGCTCTCCACCAAAGCGTAGGTGGAACAATGCTGCGGTATGATTGTCACGAAAGAAGAATTGAAAGAACTGGCTAGTGCGCCACCACGCGACCCCGCCATTCTCTTCGTCATGCATGTCAGGCACCGTAGCCTCTAGCCAATCCCAAATGGCCCAGCAGGGCATGGGACCTCGATACTCGGGATCGATCGCAACTTCCTCTTCGTTGCGGTTCTCCATATAGGGGAGAGTGATCTCAACCCATCCCGGAGTGTGAAGGCCATTCCTCGGCCCCATGGCCTGTGAGCCAATATGTCTCACTGACCGCCCCACAACGTCTTGAAATATACCGCGTGCTTGGCTTCCTTGAAGAAGAGGCCGATCCATCGCTTACCAGGAATCACACCAGCATCCGGGCCACCCCACTCCACATACCAACCCCAAGTCTCGTTCTTGGGATCCAGCTGATCGCCTTCGGTCAAAAACCTCTCATCCATGGCCGGGCCCGCAACTTGCTCTAGAAGGGCCAGCGCGGGGCCTGTAAGCTTGATCTGCATGCCCCAGTCAACGACATGCTCAGCATCAATGACAATGCGAGTGAAGCCCTCAGGGACTTTCATAGGGCACCCCAGGCAAGCTTGAACAATGTGGCCTTCTGAGGGTCCTTGAACCGATAGATCATGAAGCCCATCTGGAAGTCCACAGCATAATCCCAAGTGTCGCTGCCAATTCTAGCAGGCTGTATATTCGCCCAGGTCTTCTTGATCCATTCTTCACAGAAGTGAACTCTGGTGATCCAGTCTTTGCCGTCAGGCACCCGCACGTCATAGGTCATAGGGCACCCCAAGCAAGCTTGAAGAGCATTGCTTGATCTTTGTCCAAAAAGCCCACGTGCCATCCCGGCTCCATGGAGTTGTTGGCATAGCGAAACTCAAACTGGTAAGCGCGCTCTAGACCAGCATTCACAAGCCACTCATGAACTTCGTCCTTGAGACGAAAGAAGCCGTCATGGCCCTCGCTGTGACAGGGACGACTCACAATGTCTTGAGGTTGGCCCGGACCGCCCGGACGAGGACAAACTACGATCCTACACCGATCGGACTCGTAGAACTCCCTGACAGTGTTTGCCCGTTTGTCGTTGATTAGAACCCAATGGAGACTGCGACCCGAACGGTCGAGAAGTCTAAAGGGGATAACGGGTTCTTCCATGCCACCCGCTTTAGCACCTGTTAGCCAAAGGTCAACTTGAACCGCGTGGCCTCATCCGAATCCTGGAATGTTATGAGAACAGTCTGTCCAAAGCGCGGTCCCATATCAAAGGGTTCATCAACCCAATTGGGGAATACTTCAAAGGCGTCTGTGACGTGGCAAACGCTATGACCCTTGAGGACATGGTTGGCAAGCCAATCAAGTCGATCCTTCCACCAGAATGCGAGCTCATCAGCATCGCCTTTTGGGATGGTCTGACTTACCAAGTAGGGATAGAACTTCATGTCCACCTCAGTGCGAACAGGATAGCATCCAGTCGCTTCTCAAAATACCAGAGAGTCATATTGTTATGGCCGAGGTAGAGGTTGCTGAAATGTCCGCGCAGACATTCATCTACCCAGCGCATCTGTTCTTCCTGATCCTCATACCCTTTGGCTTTGACTGTTCGCCAGCCATCGCCCGGATCATGATGAAATCTGGTATAATACTTCTCTCTACCTAGCAACCACATCCATGCACCAGACGGAACATCCTAGCCATCTTCTTGTCAGAAAAGTAGAAGCTCACTAGGGAATTATCTCGATCTGCCTGCAGGTCATCATTGTGCGTTAGGACGCAATAATCACTGTGCCAGAGCCAATCTACCAGATCCACGATGTCATCGAAGACGTCTGGGCGCTTGGTGCTCACACGGGCTTGGACTACGTGGGGATGGCCGGAGAGCCAGATATCACGGAGATAGTGACCCTCACTCGCACCCACGTGATAGCAATACCACTTCAAGCCCATGTTAGCTTGAATAGCACCGCCTGATCAGGATTCCTAAAATAGAATGTCATTGTGGAAGCAGATAGTGGCAGATCATGATGCCAATCACCCGTGGGGCCATTGGTAAAGAAACGAGCCTTCTCACCAATGTTGTCCTCAAGCCACTTACGGATCTCTGCCCTGGGACCTAAGCGGTTGACCAAGACGTTCATGGCCTTGCCCACAGGTAACTCCACAGGAGTCCAACATTCCCAGCTCACAGAAACGTCAGCTTGAACATTGCTGCCTCTGCGTTGTCCTTGATCCTCAACTCCCACATCTGATTCAACTGAGGCACAAGATCATAACCGCTTGGTAGCATCTGGTGAGCCATGTCGGTCAAGAAGTAATGCGGAGCCATCCTGATACCAGGGCTCTTGGGATCCTGCCATCCAGAGACAACCTGCCGGTCCGTGGGAGGCTGTGACCCATGGGAATACCAGAGCCAGTTATGGCGAGCTGGACTCATATCCAGCTTGTGAGGAATCTTGAAAACTACACCCATCTAAGCTTGAATAGCATGGCTTCCTTGGGGTCCGCAAATACGAACTTGAGCCCAGTAAAGCCAGACACTACCGCGCCGCCTTGCTCGATAGCACTGAAGCTGATGTCGATGACATGAACATCATGACTCACATTGGCCATAAGCCACTGATCAGCCTCGTCGGTGGTCGTCCAAGGATAGTAATGAGGGAACTGCTCATGACGAGGACGCAAGGCGCCATTGCCCGGCCCCTCGATCTCCACGATCGTTGCTGGCTTCCCAGATATGGTTGTGATGATTCTCATGAGAAGGTCATCTTGAACAAGAGTGCGTCGCCGTGGTTGGTCTCTGGGAAATGGAAGAACGCTTCGTTATCCTCAGAGTAGCCAAAGTTAGTTGCGAGGAATCTCTGCCCTAGCCACTCCTTGATCTCCGGTATGGGTTCCCAGACACCTCGACCACTATTAACATTGTCCGTGTAGGCCATAGAGGTCCAAAAGTTCAGGCAGATGACCGTTCCTGGGCCAAAGCGAATCTTCATCCAATCACTGGCCCGCTCATTGGCTTCCATTGGACGCCTCTAGCTTGAAACGAATGGCATCTATGCGACGCCTGAACTTGAAGAGAACATAGGAGAATGTCTCACTGATCACCACGACATAATCCTCACGATCCATGCCATCGGCATGGAACCAAAAACGGATGAAGTCCTTGATGCGATACTTGGGGAACAGAGGAATGGTCTCTTCCTCCGCGGCATCCCAAAGGGACATATAGACCGAAAAGCGGCAGTCTCCGTAGCTCAACGACCACCCCAAGTGAGCTTGAACAGTAGGGCATCGCAGGGCTTTTTGAAACCATAGCAAACCCTGAGAACCGGGCTGATATAGCTCTTCATATGATCACGCGACTCCAACCACTCACCAACCTCAGAACGAGAATGGCTGGGCTTCCAATCATCCCAGATCATGTGGTGATAGCCATTGGCATTCATGTCAGCTGTGATCTCATGATAACGGCGCTCCACCATGCGAGCTAGATCGTCCTCATCTTCCTTGATCGTCGCCTGATTAGGAATCCAAAAGACTTGCTGCTTCATTGACCACCCCAAGTGAGCTTGAAGATCAGAGCATAGACCCTATCGTCTTCATGAAAGCAAACATAACGACCAGGAAACATGCGCTCCGCCCTACGGCTATAGGACTGAATACACCACTGGCGGCGCTCCAGGGACGACCTCTCAGAACCACCTGGCATGTGAGTTAGCCCAAGTGCTTCTCCCCAATCCTTCCATGCTGCTAGGGCTGTGACAAAGGCATTGACGGCAGGCCATTCAGGTGGACTTGGTTCTTTGACGTAGACGCGGATCATTTCCCACCCCAAGTGAGTTTGAACAGGAGAGCGATCTTGGGATCATGGAAGTAGAAGTTCCTACCCTCCCGCCCATTCACATTGGCGGCCCATGACGTCCACTCCTCGCCTATAGCATAACAATCCAACCAGTCATAGACTTCGTTGGGAACATCCAAGTGAGTGGTCCTTACTCTGATCATCCCCACACCAACTTGAACAACACAGCTTCGCCTGGATCCATGAAGATGAACTTCAGGGCAATCTCATCATCTATGCGAATCCGCTCCACCCTATAATACCAAGAGCAGTTCTCATAACACCAATACTCTAGGTGGTCATAGAGGTGAGGACCAAGCCACACATTGTTACCAACCTGTTCCTTCTCCCCAATCTCCATGAGACGGCGACGATTGAGGACAACCTCTTTCATTCCCCACCCCACGTCAGTTTGAACAGTAGAGCGGTGTCACGATCCTTGTCCTCAAACACGAACGCAATCCCATCGTCCTTGACATCATAGTCCCAAGCGTCATCACAGCGTTCCTGAATCCACTCAATGACTTCGTAGATAACAACCTCACTGGTCCCCCAGGGAGATTCGTGGTCCTCGACTTCCATGAAGATCTTGTGGAGGGGAACGGTGACGCAGATCATTCCCCACCCCACCTGAGCTTGCAGAGCACCGCACACTTGGCTTCCTTGAACTGGAACACCATTCCCTCACGAGTTGGAGGGAAACCAAAACGAGCCTGGTTCCTTTGTTCCCAGCAGGAGTTCCAAGAAGGACAGAACTCAAGCAGCCAAGTCGAGAACTTGTCCGTGGGCACTAGACCATGAACGAATTTACCATCAGCCGTCTTACCCTGAAACGTCTCGATGAGACCATTGGCACTCACAGTCCGGCGAGCACCAAATCGCTCCGCTGGATCACGGTCAAAGGGAATGAAGACATAGAACATATGAACTCTATAGAGAGCACCAGTTCAAGATGTCACTATAGAGTTAGGTCCAGGTCAGCGCAAACCGCCGAGCACCCTTGAGACCCCGTAGATGAACTTCAACAGGCGTGATCACACCATCGCTGGAATTCTGCTCAACATAGAAATCACCGGAGAGATTCTCCTTGAGCCAGTGGAAAGTCTCCGCGAACTCACTCTCAAGCCAGATGTCCTTCTTCACAGGAAAGGGATGACCAGGATCCCAATCTCCCGGAACCAAGAACACCCAAGAGTAGTTGAACCCCGGCAAGATCCATGGATAGTCACCTGGGTTGAAACGAGCACTCTTCATCCCCATGTGAGCTTGACAAGCACCAACTGATCACCCGGAACCCAAACTGTCATGGGCTCCTTGTTGTCCCGGATGAACTTGATCTCATCCACTATAGGGAAGTCACGAGCCTGACACCAATCCAGAAACTCCCCAACACGATCTGAGGGAATATCCAACTTGATCTCCTCATATCCCCGCTCAACAAGATCCTCTATAGTGACGATGGTCTCATTGTCAGACTCATCCCACTTCAATAGAGTGGCGTTGAAACGAAGCTTGAACTGAAGAGCATACCGCTTATCCCTGAACTCCACATTGTAGATCATGTGACCAGCTTCATCCCGCCGGTTACAATCCCGGTAGTCCCCATACCCTTCATAGAGCACAAAGGACTCCACCTCCCAAAGATCATTGTGCTCACTCGAGACATCAAAGACGTAAGTCACAATCCACCCCACGTGAGCTTGAACAATGTAGCCTTCCGAACATCATCAAACTTGAACGTCACATTGCTGGGTCCCCTGGTAGCACGCAATCCCCAAGCATCCCATCCATTACCAACTATGTTCAGATTGCTGTCGGTGGCATCCACTATCCCACCCACATGGCTATAGAGCCAAGACACCATGTCCCTGGGCAAGAACCCATTCTCCAACTCTACGGAGATCATAACATAAGGCGTGGGCGAACTCATTAGACCCTCTATAGAGAGAAACCTATCCCCACGTCAACTTGAACAGGAGAGCTATATCCCGCTCCGATACGTTGAACCAATAATGACCCATGAGCGGTCCATAGGTGTAATCAGGCTCTCTATAGAGATGAGAATCAGGACCCTCACGAACATCCCCATAACGGTAAGAAATCGCATACGTCCCAGAGATGATCTTGAACGGATCCTTCCCACCATGCCGGTATCCATCATACCCAACAGCATCCTGGATAGCCATACCCTGCTCAGATAACCTATAGTGAAGACCCTGAGCTTCTAACCAATCCATAGGCTCCCGGCGATGAGGATACGCACCGTCACGGCGGCGAACCCATACCCGCTCATTGGTCAATGCTAGATTGACCCTGAGCATATCCCCTATAGTGGTGAGATCACTAGACATACAGAACTCACTATAGAGCCACACTCTGACTTGTCACTATAGAGCAGATCTTTCCCCTAACCCAACACTCTAAAGCAAACCCTCTTAACCCTATCTCTTTACCCTCACCAGAACTACGCAAGAACGCATTTTACCATAATTCAGGGCATTAACACACCATTTTCTACCATTTTCTGCGTGCTAAGGGCTCCAAAAGTCCAGCTTTTCCAACGGTTTCCGCTAAGTGGCTGGAAAAGAATGGAGAAAATAATTCTTCCACCACAAGGACAGATTTAGACGGTTCTGGGCCCATTCTGGCTCCTACTTAGTCCTACCCTGTATAGTGGATCTGGGTGGTTAATCATTCTCTATAGAGGCTATAGTGGTCACTCGAGAGTCTGCTATAGGGGAGACTCTGAGTAACTGGGGAGTAGAGACTATAGGGCTCAGAGTAGCCACTACTATAGAGTTCACTATACAGAGTCACACTGATATAGATGCTATAGACATTCAGACGAGTCTTTTCAATCTCCCCATGAGTGCTGTTCTCTATAGAACCTCTATAGTGGTTATCACATGGGTTCATGCTATAGAGACAATTGCCTATTGTGCTCTGAGCATTAGTATCTGAGTGAGGGCGGCCTGGGGACTTCTCTGTCAGAGTCGTGCTATTGGGATGCTCAGTCCTCGCGAAGCGCGCAAGCGCGCTATCATTTGTGGAGGAGGCGATTGCGTTCCTCGTGGTGTTTTCTATGCTTTTGTGGAATGTTGGCGCAGCGGGCGCTTTCAGCGCAACCATGTTGTGGAGGACGGTTGCGGAGGTTTCTCTATAGAGTTGAAGGCTTGTTGGTCAATTCTCTATAGAGGCTTCTACTGTAGAGCGCAATGGGAGAGCGCGTGAGCGGAAGTTTTCCTATGCTTTATTTATCACGTTATCTGGGTAGTTTTTGGCACGTTGGTGAAAAGATTTGCGGCGCGTTTGGAGGCGCGTTGGCTCAACTTTGCGGAGGTTTTTGGCGCGTCTTGGTAACTTTCGCTCAGCTTTAGGCGCGCGGCGCTTTTGGTGAAATCGCGGTTCCGAGAGCTTTAGGCATGACCGAGCCAAGTCCTGGGCAGATTTTCGAGAGTTCTGGGCTCAATGGCTGCGGCGCTTGAGCTCAGCCTCTATAGTGGAAATTGCCTGGTTTCCATATTGCTCAGGGTTAGCGAGCAGCCAGGTCAAAGTGGATTGGAAGGCTTCTGTGCTTGGAGGACAAGTATCGTAGAACTTGCGGTGACCGTTCTCCACACCCCAACACCAGCACAATACTGATTGGCGGATCAGCTTTTCCTTCACTATAGCGTCCAGCTCTGCTGTGGTAAGTTCTGGAGTGCTTTGGTCAAAGTTGAATTCAAGCTGACGTGGGTCCCTCATGGGCTATCTCCTAAGTAGAGTGGGGAAGGCCCTGAGGCCACTCTACTTAGTCATGGAGAACCCCCAAAGTCCTGAGACCTTGGGGGCAATCCCTTTAGTTGTGGAACACAATACCCACTGGAGCAACCGTGTTCTGCGCCGTGCTTTCAGCGTTGAAGCTAATGGTCAGAACGTCGCCCATTACCAGATCCAAGTCGCTTGCCTCAGTGATCTGAATCACACCAGTACCAAGACCTGAAGCGAAAGTAATGGTGCCGATGCCCAGACCGTTCTTGCTGATATCCAGGACCATTTCATCAGTGTTCGCGATGCTGGAACGCGCAACGCTCTTCGAAATGTCAATCGTGAAAGCATCAGAGGCCACATCCATTACTGGAGTATTACCCGAGACAACAAACTTGACACTGTGTGGAATTACCACCGCATCAATGTTTTCCTGTAGTGAATCAAGAGCCGTCTGGAGACCAGCCACATCAGAGATCACATGAGTGTGAACGTCGTCTGCTTTGGCATCCAGAGCATCCTGGAGACCAGTTACATCCGTGATAGCAATTGGCCCAGAGGAACCACCATTTGGTGCTGCGACCCAAGTAACCACACCACCCACAACACTGAGGAACTGGCCATCGTTTCCTGGTTCTAGCCTATCAATAGTCAGGTTACCAGTAGTTGAACTGAGAAGAGCACCAGTATTCAGCTTGCCGTCAAGCGAATCCTGAAGTCCAGTAATATCCTCGATGTCGTGGGTGTGAGTCTTTGCAGCCACAACATCCAAAAGGTCAGTAATGTCAGCAGCCACATGGGTGTGAGTAGCTTCCGCCTTGGTATCAAGTGCCAGTGCTAGGTCGCTGCTATTGACCTTCTCATTTAGTTCGTCCTGAAGACCAATAACATCTGAGACGCTAATAGCCGCACCCGAGTTCAACTTACCGTCTAGAGCTTCCTGAAGACCAGTAACATCCGAGATCACGTGAGTGTGAACTTTGGCCGCCTTGTTATCCAGTGCTGCCTGAGTTGCAGTGCTAATTGGCTTATTGGCGTCACTTGTGTTGTCCACAAGACCAAGACCAATAATAGCCTTGACAACCAGACCAGTCAATTCTTCGGCACCACCGTTTCCGGCGGTATTACGACCCAGAATGCGCTGAGTGGACATCTGGATATCAACAGGCACATGGGTATGAGCAGTATTAGCCTTGAGGTCCAGTGCTGCCTGAGTAGCCGTGCTGATTGGTTTGTCAGCATCTGCGGTGTCGTCTACATTCGAGAGACCAACTGCGTTCTTGTTCAGCGTTGCCCAGGTCTTGTCGCCGCGCCAGAACTTGCCGGTTGGTGAAGTTTCGGCGGCTTCAATAGTTGGCTCCTTGCCAGCTAGTGCGGTCTGGACTGCGGTGCTGATTGGCTTGTCAGCATCAGCCGTGTTGTTAACCTGATCCAAGAGCAGTAGAGCCTTGGCCTGGCTGGCGCTCAGTTGAGCAACCGCACCTTCACCTGCGGCGCTACGACCCACAAGACCTGGGGCAGTCATTCGGAGACCACTGTTCGCTACTGGACCAGCATCTGCCTTTTCCAAGTAGAGCTCGTCGAAGTTGCTCTTGGTTTTGAGGAACGCGCCCCTCAGGTCGTCGCCATCATTTGCGTTAGGCGCGCTACCAACATTGATATCTTGCTTTGCCATGTTGTTACTCCTTGCCTATAATGGCGATTAAATTAGCGTCTTACCAGTGACCAGGACGTTGGTGCTGCTGATATTGATGTTGCTGTTGTCAATAGTAATGGTCTCTTCCACAACATCATCAACGTCGAGATCGCCGGATAGATCCCAAGCATTGCTTGCAATCTTAGTTAGCAGGGCTCGACCAAACTTGCGGCTGATCTTGCGTCCGAATGGTGTATTGATGACCACACCGCCTGCTGGAACAATTTCCGTCTTACCATTACCAGTTTGAACAATCTGGATCTGCGTGCCCACAGCAAACTGAACGTTGGTGTTGCTTGGAACGACAACCTGATTGTCCGTCGCAAAGTTCCTACGAATATAGGAGCCAGCATCGGCTGCGGCTAGATTGTAGGACGAGCTAGTAATGGGCGTGATCTTGAGGCTGTTTGCGTCAACCTGCTTTTGACCAACCCACGTCCTGGTGCGCGAGAAGTAGCGGAACAAGTAGAACGTCAGGCCATTTGGCGAGATGTTACCTGCCGTGCTAGAGATCCAAGTAATTGGCTTGTTCTCACTCGTAGCAAACACCACGTTCCTGCCGCCGATGTTGTCCTGCTTTACTGCCACGAGGACTTCACTGTAGAGTTCACCAGAAGTATTCAGAGGACCAGGTGCGTAGGCCGTTGCTTCTGGAGTCTTGAGAGTCAGCGTTGCGCCAGCAGTCAAGGTGACATGGAAAGTGTTACCTGACTTGGGATCAATCATACCGTCAGGAACAACCGCATTGGTGTCCTCGTAACGGAGGTTGGAACCACTGGCCACATAGTGGGCCATGAAGTTGCCTTCGTCTGGCTGAACGTCATATGCCAGTCGTGGACCAGTGATGAAGTCCTGGTCGCTGCGACGCTTTACTCGGGTAAAGGACCAAACACAGTCGCCGGACTTGTAGAGCTTGCTGAATGAGCCATTGTTGTAGAAGTTGACATTGGTCAGTTCCAGCTTGTTCTCAATTCCATTAGAGCTCGCATCAGCCACGCTGTAGAGTCCCACCGTGTAGGTGGTCTCCACATCAGGCTGCTCAATTTCTGCCTGAATGAAAGTGGTAGTCAGGTTGTCTCCCGGATGCTCGGGATCAGGAATTGGGTTACCTTCCTCGTCCAAGAGCTCAACAGTGATATAGTTGCCGTCAGCGTCTTGAACCCTGGCTAGCGGATTTTCCGGCGTATCCTCGGTTGCTTCATTACCGTCTTCAGTGATGAATACTGGAACACCATTTTCCCACTTTGGCAAGCTGGGCATGGAAACAGAAATCGTGTAGCTCTCTGGCATGATGGAGCCCACATTTTCCATGACCAGGACACCACCATTGTGGCGAATACCCTTCATCAGTGGGGCACCACTTACCAGCGTGCTAGAACCTGCTTCAACGCGGAGACCAGTCCAACCATTATTTGGCAGACCCAAGTTCTGGAGAACAAGTCGACCACCTTCATCACCAATAGTGCTGTTTTCAATCATGCCCTGAACTGTGGTGTTGATGAAAGTAACATCACCCACAATTTGCTGGCTGACCACAATAGCTGGCAAGTCGCTCTTTCCATTTGGACCACGCAGGATCTGACAGTCACGAACTTCGGCAGAACCCACGCCGTTGACCATCATCAGTGTTGCGGTCGGATCGTTGATGTCCTGATCACTGTTATCCAGTGTGATCTTGCTCATCAGGAAGCGATCAACATTGTATTCCACCTGCAAGCGGCCCTTGATCACCGAGTTGGTAGCACCAAAGAAGCCTTCCAGCGCAATGTTCTTGATGTTGGTCTTAACAAAAACGTCCTCATTATACTCGCCACCAAGCAGCATAATGGTGTAGGTCACACCATCATCATTGAGGGGGACCATGTCCATTGCTTTCGCAATAGTCTTATAAGGGTTGTTGAGCGAGCCATTACCCGTTGTATCATTGCCCTGATTACCAACAAAGAAAGTATTCGCAATGGTCTGGTAGAAGGTTTGAAGATTGGTCCAGGCAAGTTGACCACTTGCCGTCAGGGTTAGATACTGACCTGCTACGCCAGTGGTTGCCGGCCAATTTGTCCCGTTGAGGGTCAATACGGGGCTTTGGATAATAACAGAGCCACCGGGCTGTGCCTGGATAGCCACACCCGCATTATTGACGCGAACACCCGCAGTAGGAGTGGAAGAGTTAAAGAGGGTCACACCGGTGGTTGTGGAGCCTACGATTGAAAAACCGGCCACATCTAGATTACCACCAAGTACAGGAACAGTGTCAGCTGAAACCTTAACAATCTTGGTCCTCAGCTGGCTCATTGTTAGGCGCTTGGCCTTGTTGTCAACTGCCGAGAGGTAAATGAGCTCGTCAGTATCCACAATACCAGGAGCGGCAGTCAGCTTGTCAAGTGCCAGATCAACGACCGGAGCCTCATCCTCTCCACTTACCTTGATACCCTCGCCGCCAGTGACGCTAGTAACCGTGCCAGCACCCGCGAGCTGCCAGGACAGAACACCGCCCTCACTCGACAGTACCCACTGGCCCGCAGTAGTTGGCTGAACAAGTTCACGGCTAACATTACCGGTGCCACCGATCAGTAGAGAACCATCGGTAAGCTTCTGGTTCATCAGACCATAGTTGATTGTCTTGGTGCCAGTAGCAGTCAGACGACCCTGAGCATTGAACGTGAACTGTGGCAAAACAATAGAGCCGGTGCCGCTGCCCATCGAGACATCACCAGTTGCTCCGATTACCTGACCATCGCCATGACCAGTAGCCCAAGCGATGGTGTAAGGAACACTAGCATAGGCAGTCAAACGACCCTTGGCGTCAAAGGACAGGGTGTAATCACCAGTGCTGGTGTTGATGTTTGCTGGCGAACCAATAGTGTTGCTCAGCGTGAAATTGATCTCAAGAGTTGGATCGGCTGCGCCAACGACTACCGCGTTAGCAAAACGATCACTCTGACCAGTTGCGTCACCAGTAAAGCGCAGACGAGTCTTCTGGAGGAAGTCTAGTTCGTCAGAGGTCTGGAAGAAAGTCTGCTGGACCAGAGCGGTATTGTCCCTAAACCCCTGCGAGGAATTGTTGACGCCAGGGATTGGGAAGCTGAGATTCAGACTATTTGCTTTTGTGCGAACGTCGCTCATGCGATCTCCCTCTTATTTGTCACCTGGTGGGAACTTATAGTATTTACTCTCAGACTGGAGGCTAGTGTCAAAAGTCGTGAAAGCGGTTGTTGGTGTTTCTACGTTGTCGGGGCCGTCAAATGTGGTGATCTCACCAAAGCCAAACTCAGGGCCGTCGAACGTAGTGGACGCGGTACCGTCACTCAAAAGCAAGTAACGATCCACAGTAATGCTGGTGCCTTGAAGGTCCTCGTTCATACCAGCCTGGATTAGAGACTTGACAATCGCCGGACCACTGCCTGCCTTTACGCAAGCGAGTTCAATCGCACACTGGTAGCCCAGAACAGTGCTTGGTTTACCAAGTTCCTGTTCACACATCATCCAAAGTGGCAAGCCCTCTTTACCTGAAACACCATAACCACTCTGTCCTGGGAGACGCTGGGTTCTGTTAATCAGGTCAAGTCGAAGGTTCTTCACACTATTGGGATAGTAGGAACCATTTTCCTTAGTGAGGTTCCACTGTGGAATAGCGGTCTGCCTCTGGCCAGGACGGTAGCGAGATAGCGCTTCCTCTTGACCCAAAGTATTGAAGCCACCGGCGCCTTCCATTGGATCAATGATACCAAGGTAAATGACGTCGTAGAGGTGAACACCCTCTGGGCTCCTTGCGCGGGCGCTCATCAGTCCACCAATCCTCAGTTCAGTGGGATGGTGATAGTCCTTGAGGCGATCCATGAAGTTGCCAGTTGTGTAGTTGAGACCGTTGATCAGGAGGATCTTGTATTCACGCGCCTTACCAAAGTATTGGTCGGCTGCGCGATAGATCTGAGCACGTCCCAGCACCTGCAGTTCATTGAAGGTCTTGCTTGCTGCGATGTTCTGAGCTTCGTAGGGCCTGTTCTGTTCCCTCAGTTCAGCCAAGTTACCCCAGACCCACTTGGCAATCTTTTGACGCGCAGGACCAGGGACATTGATGTTTAGGCTTGTAACTGAGTCAGAGGCAAAGATTGACTTGACAGTGATGCTAAAGGTGCGCTCGCTCGCAATAGTGGACTGACGAATCTCACCAGTGTCATTGTTTACAAAGACCACACGCGCTTCAACGGTGAAGTCATAGGTCTTGCTGACAGTAACATACGGGCAGCGTCCGGTGATGAGGCCACTAAACGAATCCAGAAGCAAGCCGTTTGGAAGTGGCTTGCTCTGTGGCGTCAAAGTATAGCGGATCATCTGGGTTTCAGTTGAGTTGCCCTGCGACACTTGATATTGTGGCGATGCCTTGACCGCAAAGTAACTTGGATAGGTCTCATACTGGCTACCAAGTGAACCCGCTGGAGTTTCCCAACGGACCACGTCAGACAACCTAGCATCCAGAACAATCTCTGGAGCAATGGTGAGACGGTAGATCTTCTCGGAAGTCCTAGGGATACCTTCACCGCGTGGATTGCGTGCCAAGTCGTCAGGATCTCGAGCATAGACGCGGAAATAGTAGTCACCAGGACTGTTGTTGGTAATGGTGGCTGCGCCAATGATTCGGCCCTGAGGGTCGATCTCCAGACCAACTGGCAAGCCCTCGAATGCTCCAGCGATACCTGAAGCAAAGCCAACTGCCTTGAACACAATTGGATCATTGTCAGGATTGTCGAGGTCCAGTGAAATCGTGACACCAGAGCCACGATTGATAACACCTAGATAACGAGGTTCTTGACCAAACTTCCAAAGCTGTTCTTCATCGCTTGTGTCCACAATCCAGCGAAAGCTGCGGTCATAGAATCGCGAGCTGCTCTTGAGGTGAACACGGAAAACAGTTGGATAGATTGGTGTATCCTTGGGAAGAGGAGCAATGGTTCCCTGGATCCTATTGGTGCCACCATTGTAAATGAGGCCAGGAGGAAGCTGACCACCAATCAGTTCAATGTAGTCTAGGTCCGTGATTCCTTCACCTGCTAGAGTAAAAGCCACAGATACTTGGTCGCCACGTTTCCACGCGCGTCCAGCATTCAGCAAATCTCCAGGGGGTGGTGAGACCCAAACAGAAGCCATGGAAGTCCTCCTAACTTCCCATATTTACCAGTCCTTTAGACCTATAAATACGGGCTAGAACAGGAGATCCACATGGGTATTAGATTTATTGGACGTTACATCCCCAATGGCCGTCTCCGTTTCCGCAATCCCTACAAACCACCTGCTGATCCCAAGGCTCCACAGTGGGTCATAAATACTGGTCACATTGGTGCCTATGGTGAAGGCGACGCGGTAGACTTGGAACTGACTTGTACAGATCCAGACGGTGACGTTCAGACCTATGAAGTCATCTCTGGAGAACTTCCACCAGGCATCTCCCTCAACTTGTTCTCTGGTCGTCTGATTGGAACGGTTGGTTCAGTGGAAGAGGATACCAACTATACTTTTACAGTTCTTGTGACTGATAAGACTGGTTTGACTCTCCAAGGAACTTTCAGTCTTAGTATTCTGAATGTTGCTTCTCAGGTAACATGGATAACACCAGAGGGAAACATTGGTGAACCGGCAGTCGGTGACAGTTATCGCAATATGGTGGAGGCAACGAGCAAGTAATGACTAACCAACTCAAATATAAAATCGTTGGTGGTGCCTTGCCTGTTGGTGTTACAATTGATGAGAATACCGGCAAGCTAGAGGGTCCAATCGACTTCAGCAATCTAGGACTAGGCCCTGTGTGGCAAAGTCCTGCTGCTGGCTCTCTGGGCACTTTTGACGAACTAGATACCATTGAGCTGCCTCCCCTGACTGCTACCTTGAGTAATGGTGATAGGGCAAACATGGGTCTGATGAGCGATGGTTCTTATCTACCTTGGGGACTAGTCTTCGATCCTGACACTGGTGTGATCAGCGGGACTATCTCGGAACTATTGGCCGGACAGGAAAACGACGCGGCAACTCGTGATGGTCCAATCTGGCAAACAGAATTTGGTAAGCTGGCTGACTTTGATGAAGGACAGACCGCAGATATTACCTTGGTAGCCCAGGCACGCAACGAAAAGACTGTAACGGTCTATGACGTGGTAAGTGGTGCTTTGCCTTGGGGTCTAGTCCTTGACAGTTCTACTGGTAAGATCTCTGGATCTACTGCGGATCTATTGGCTCCTGGTCTCACGATTGAAGTGCCAAAGCTTCCTGCTCCTGTGTGGAATACTCCTCAGGGAACGATCAAGATTGTCAATGAGTTTGAAACCGTGACCGGCCTAATGGTTGCCGCAACACCAGCAAGTGGTCGCACGATGATCAAGTATGTGATCAGTAATGGTGCTTTGCCATTTGGACTCAACATGAATTTCACCACTGGTGAGATCACTGGCACTGTTGCGGAACTGGTCGGGCAGACTGATCCAGCATTCTACGAGGGTGACAAGGATCCAACAATTTCTGACACGGTTTCCGTTCAAGGATCAGCCCAGGCAATAACAAATAGTGGTTCACTTGGATCTTATGCCAAAGGTGCGATCATAACAGTCCAATTCTCTGCCACTCCATATCCTGGTCGAACAATTAGGAACTGGTCTATTGAGAATGGATCATTGCCATTTGGACTGACACTAAATCAGGATACTGGTGTAATCAGTGGCACTATTGAGAACACCTTGAGGACTCAGTCCAGATCCTATTCTTTCACCATGCGCTTTGTTGATAATACTCATGCTTATGCGCTTCGTTCTTACACAATTACAGTTCAGTAAAGGAAGTCAAACATGGCAGTCTTTCCATTCACCGTGCGAGCAACTGACAGTGAAGGTTCTTTCGCTGATCGTCAGTTCAGTATCACGGTTCGTAACTCCAAGGTAGAACGCTACCTTGCTATCAATACATCAAACGCTTACACCAGTTCTGATGGCAATTCCTGGACTCTTCGCCCAGGAATGGGTGGTGTTACCTGTGCCTATGGTAATGGTATTTGGCTAATCCTAGGTCTTGATTATATCAGGAAGTCAAATGATGGTGTGAATTGGTCCTATATTGCCAAGGCATCTCTGTCTATTGTGGACAATGATGGGGTTGTGGTCACAACTGGTGAGTGGCCTCCTATTACGTCTGTTCATCGTCTGGTCTTTTTGAATGGTAAGTTTCGCTTTGTTGGTAATACCAACTCTATCTACTGCTGGAGCTCTGAAGACGGGGTGACTTGGGTAAGATCAAAGATTCCTCAAATCGCTGGCAGTTTTTCAAATGCTCTTGGAGGCGTGCCTTTTCAGATCTACTCAGACGGAAATACTCTTATCGTCAACAATCTGTATTCCGGTGGCACCGGCTCCCTACAGATGGGTTGGTATTCTACTGATGATGGAAAAACTTGGACCCAAGTAAGGAATATTGCTCTGGCCTCTTCTGCTATACAGTATAGTGGTAACCTGATTCGTATCAATGGTCTTTGGTTGTCTTTCCAGAATCAATCATCAAGTGTCTTTTATACCTATTCGTATTCTACGGATGGTAACAATTGGACCAATGGTACTATGAATGGCTCTTGGATAAATTCTTCCTACTATGTCAACACCCGTCGAATTTTCTATGCCAATGGTACGATCTATGTTCCAGTTACCAAAGGTAGTTCACTCAATGGGCCAATGGAATATCTAACATCCACCAACGGTATCAACTGGACACCTAAGCAGTTTCGTGCCTGGAGCACAAGTTATGGTGACAGTGGTATGACTTACCGCAATGGTGTATTCTTGGCGTATTCGTCATACGGCGGTGGTACAGCTCTTTCGAATGATCCACTCAATGTCCCAAGTGGTGGTCTGAGGCTTTCGACCAATGGCAACACTTGGACTGAGGTGAACGTCTACAACACCACCGCAACTCAGTTCACTGACGTAGCCGCCATGTAAAGACAATGGGGTGGATTCTAGAATCCACCCCATTTCCATGGAATAAGTAAAGCATGATTAGGTTTACTGGTAGATATCGTCCTGAGGGAAGAATAATTGTCTCGCGGATCACAGTGATTCCGCAGGAACCAGAACCTGAACCAGTAAACCTTGCTCCTGAGTGGGTAGATATTCCAGGATCACTTGGTGTCTATGAAGAAGGCACCACTATTGACATTGTCCTAGAGGCTACTGACCCTGAAGCAGACATTCTTCAGTGGACAATCTACGAGGGAACTCTTCCAACTGGGTTGGTTCTTAATCCCAATGATGGCAGACTGTCGGGCACATTAGCTCAGCAGAATAATACCAAAGACTTCAACTTCCGCGTTCGAGTCACTGATACCAAGGGCAATAAGCTAGAGGGTCTCTTCTACATGACTGTCGTGGACACCACAACCACTGTGAGCTGGACAACTGACTCTGGGTCTCTTGGTTCACCCACTGCTGGTGAACCATTCGAAAAGCAGCTGGAGGCTAAGAGTGTATGACCAGGAAAGTCATGTATCAAGTTACCGCAGGTAACTTGCCACCTACACTCGAAATGGGCGAAGATGGACGCATACGCGGCACCACCGCGCATAGTGATGGTCCAGTATGGGATTCAGCTCTCCCGGAAAGTCTTGGTGAGTTTGATGAGTTCGAGAATGTTGGCATAATCCAACTGACTGCGACACCTGACTCTGCAAATCAGAGGACCATAGATTCCTACACCATTACGACTGATTCCTATGGTATGCCTTGGGGCCTAAGGATCTCCGATGATGGTAAAATCACCGGTACCGTCGCTGAGCTCAAGTATCCTCAGAAGTTCTACTTTGGTGAAGATGAACGCCCCACTTGGACCACTCCCTTTGGTTCTCTGGGGACCTATGATGAAGGTGTGAGTGCCTCGGACATTGACTTCACAGCCGTCCCTATTGCTGGTCGTTCTATTGCCCACTATACTGTGATTGATGGTGCTTTGCCTTGGGGCATTCGCATGGAGAGCAATGGTAACTTAAGGGGCAACATTTCTGACCTCAAGTGGACTGATGGTCCTTGGACTCCGCCATTTCCCCTTCCGGTTTGGACTACTCCAGCGGGTAAGCTTATCACGCTAAATGAGGAAGAGAACATTGCTCTGACTATTACGGCAACTTCACCAGCAGGCAGAACCATTTCCCACTATAGGGTGGTGGATGGCAACTTGCCTTGGGGTGTTCGTCTTGATTCCGATGGTGTATTCAGAGGTTCAGCAGCTGAACTCAAGAAGTATAGCCCACCAGAGCCACAGGATGCCATCACTGCACCTGTATTCAGTGACACCGTTCTGATCAATACTGTACCTACCACTGTATTGAATGGTGGTAGTTTGGGATCATTCCAGATTGGTATCAACCAAGTCTTTGTATTCGACTTCACAGTTGCGGAGGGTAGATCACCAATTCAGATCATTATTGAACATGAACCAGATTACATGCCACCATTTGGTTTCAGGCCACGCAATACTAATGGTTTGGAACCAAATACTCTCTTGGGCCGTTTCAACGCTGAAACTACAAAACCAGGTACCTATCCAGTCAAGGTCAGCATTTTGGATTCTGCTTATCAGAAAACCTCAAGGACCTACAGCATTACATTAACTTAAGGAAGACACCATGACAACTTTTCCATTCACAGTCAGGGCAACTGATGACCAGGGTGCCTTCGCGGATCGTAACTTTTCAATTACTGTTAGGAACTCTAAGGTTGAGCGCGTTGCTGTCCTAGGTAACTCAGCTATTTGGTCTAGCCCAACCGGAACTGGTACGTGGACTAGGCGCGATGCGCTAGGCGGTTCCACGTTTGCCTATGGTAACAATACTTGGGTAATCATTGGTGCATCTACCAATCAGGTAAAGATTTCCTATGATCTAATCAACGTTCAGATCATTGAACCAAAAGATGCTCAGGGTAACTCCTACTCGTTCAACAACGTGGACATTAGCAATGTCATCTTTGTAAATGGTAAGTTCTACTTCGTTGCTCTAAACCAGGTCGATGGCAAGTATATGATGCTTTCTAGCATTGACGGAATCTCTTGGGACATGGATGAGATCCCAGCCAGCCTCTTGCCTACAAATATCAAGCCCCGCACCTTCCCCACGTGGAACACTACAAGCCAGCTAGTCAATTTGGCTTGTAGCGGTGGTGTGATGACAATGGCTTTCTGGGCCAGCGGTGGTAACACTGGCGCAGCACCATTTGATGCGTTTGGTATCCGCTCGCTCGACTATGGTAAGACGTGGACCAAGATGACTGATATCAGCCGCTCATCTGTTCGTAGCTCTGGACTTTTCTACTTCAACGGCGTCTATATTGCTCTGTGCCCTTATTCTTCTAATAGCAACAATGCTTATCAGCACCTAACTTCAACTGATGGTTTGGTGTGGACCAATGTCATCCACAATACTGCGACTACTGGCGTTCATGCCTTCTATAGGGATAGTGTTGCTTACTTCTATCCTGTCAAGGTCATGTATAACAATGGTACTCTGAACATGCTTTATGGCAGGACGAACCAGTCTACCACTGGTTTGGAATGGATCAGGAACTATTCCTACGATGCTATTTCGTGGAGCCAGTCCGCGCTAACTTTCGTTACTAATGCTTATCAGGCCACAACAACTCACTCCAGGCATGTAGGCACGTTTGGTAATGGTAGGACGTTCTTCTTGAACTCTACTATTCCATCGGTAACTTACCAGTCTGGTGGTTCTTACTTGAGCCAGAGTTTGCCAAATCCCGTTGGTAGCTATTACGAAATCCTCACTATGGGCTAAGGTAGGTGAGCCGGGCGCCAAGGCCCGGCTCATTTGCCCTCAGATGCCCTCTCAGGGTCAGATAATCATCGCGGCTCCCAGCACCAAGCCTAGGCAAACGGGCGCTACGAGCAGCGTCTGCCAATCCCTTAATGCTTCCTTCATGGCTTCTTCCATAGCCTTGCGCTCTTCAGCGGACGCAAAGGCATACCAGACCAACCAGGGGTTCATGCCTCTTCCTTTCGTGCTTCTTCCATTTCGCTGATCAGGACCACTCGCTCAGTGGCACCAATGTATTCGCCCCACACTAGCTTGAATAGCATGGCATCCTTGGGGTTGGTGAAGTAGAACGTGCCATTGGTCCAGCGGTTGACCATGTAGATGTCCTGACTTTCCCAGCGTTTACCCAAGTTGTCAGTTAGCCACTCTTCCATTTCGTCCAAGTGCTTGGTTGTCGTGCCAGGATAGGTCGTGCTCTTGCGCGCAGGAACTCGGATGGCGATGCGGTATTTGTTGTGGAAGAGGATCTTTCTGGTGATCACCTTTTCCCGCTCAAGCATCTCAGTATGCTTGTCATCCATGGGTCGTTCGTATTCGTCGAAGCTATCCTGACCCACGATGCCCGCGAGGTAAGTGAAGACCTCGGGATCCTTGAAGAACACGGTGTAGAGGTTCTTAGCAGGACGACGCTGCCAAGTATAGGGACCCTCATACGAGGAACTCGTAATACCGCGCCAGTTGTTCTTGCCGAATTTGATGTTCAGGAGCCACTCCAAGATCTCAGGCGTTGGCTTCTGGGGCTCGCGATTGTTCTTGCGACAGATGATGGCGAGGCGGTGATTGAACTTCTTGTAATAGATCTTCTTGGTAAACGTCTCTTTCATTACGCCTCCTACCAACGCAACAGAAACAAGGCTGCGTCTCGATCTTTCTGCAGGATGACGTGGAACTGAGTGGCGGAAGTGGTCGGACTGGTTGCTACAGTCTCAGGCCAGAACTGATAATCATAGGGCTTGAAGGTTTTCATAACCCAAGCAGCAACTTCCTGGTGATCATCATAGTCTGAGAACCGCAGCCAGAAGTGATGCTCAGGACGCGGTACACCATTGATACACTCGGTGTTGGGTCGAACGTAACGGACAATGTCGCTCATACGTCCCATGCCAATCGCACCAACATCGTGTCGCGCTTCTCTTTGAGAAAGTAGACAATCTTCATGTCGTAGCGGCGTTCAATGGCGAGCGCCGCCCACGAGACTGCTAGGAGCTCATCATCTGGATAGTGGCGACGGGCACGATCACCTAATGTCTCGTCGAACCATTGGTCCAGAGCTTCCAAGTCATTGGTGACCATGGTGACGTAGACGCCAGCTTCACGAGCCAAAGGATCGCCGGGATAAGCCGGAAGCCATTCTTCCAGCTCATCCGCACCAACTAGCTTTGCTTGAAACTCCATAGCACCAGCTAAACGGTGGCACTTTGGTTTGTCATTATTCTCAATGCAGAAGCAAGAAGCGCACCGCATCTATCATTCTGGTGAACTTGTAGATCATCACTTTGCCGTAGGGTGGTTCATAACCGTCCTGCAGGTCCCAACCACCGTCGCCCATTTCAGTGAAGATCCAATCGGTGAGACTGTAATGATCCTCGCCCACGATCCAATAGGGATAATCTGGTGAGCCAAATGATGATACGTGATAGAGCCTAGACACCCAGTCAGTTTATTATCTGAGTCTCTTGTCTGTCATTAAAGGATGGCTGAGGATAAAGCGGATCGAGTCGATCTTGCTGATGAACTTGAACAGCATGTGATTTCCGTTGAAGCTGTCGTGGATGTGGCAGAAGTCATATCCACGCTGTGCAAAGTGTTCACACCACTTTTCTTCTGGAGAGCTTGACCTAACAGACGAAGTTCCACCAACGCCTACCCAATAGGGATAGAACTCATCGTCTACGACCATGCTATAGAATAGTTCAGACATCGTGCTTCAGCTTACAGAACATCGCGTCTGACTTCTTGGCAAAGTGAAAGCTCTGTGTCCAGTTGCGTTGGTCCACTTGCTGCATCAGCCCGGCAGTCCACTCATTGTGGCAGAACATCTTACAGTGGAGACTCACATCCATGAGCTCACTCTCCCGCCCTCTGTAGACGAGAACATAGGGCAAAGGATAGTCCTCATTGCCCTCGAAGTCATGGAAGTATTTGAGGTTCATGCGAACGCCAACTTGACCATTGCGGCCGTGCCTTTGTCGGAGAAGCTGAACTTCACCTTGCTCCAATGGGTCACAGGATGGACATCAACGGGTTGGCGGAAGGCGTCACCCTTGTTCAGGTTACAGACGAAGTCCCAGATCGACTGCATGTCCTCAGGCGTGCCCTCGAACTCCAGACAATAGTGGGTGAAGCCGATGATCTTACCGGCCTTCTGAACGCTTCCCGTGCGGGTAAAGGTGCCGAGTAGGTTCATGCCAGGGTCAGCTTACACCTGAGAGCGTCGCTCGCAGCCTTAAAGCCAAAGCGTTGCTCACGTAGCGCATCAGGCTGCTTGGCCCTCAAACGGGCTATGATGTTGGCCGCTGCGCCCTGGCCGAAGGTGATCTCAGGAATCACCTCTTTGCGCTTTCCAGCGATGACATATTGGGTGCGATGCTTGCTCGTCCAAGCGATCAGCTTGTCGAGCTCAGCGTCTGTGCCCTGGACGACCAACCAAGTGATGTCGGTCTTGATGGTGTCAATGAACTTCATCTGATACCCACGGAAATGGTGAGGGAATTTCTCCCCTCACCATTAACGGAGTCAGGCTGGTAAATCAATTACCAATCAGAGCCACCGCCGCCTCCACCCGACGAGCCGCCGGAATCATACGAGCTCGAGGACGAGCCGCTGTCGTAGCTGCTGGACGAAGAACCCCAGGACGAGCTGCTGGACGAGGAACCATAAGAGGAACTGGACGACCAGCTGTCCCGCGAACGGCGGTCTTCTTCCTCACGGTCGCGTCGACGACGCGCTTCACGCTCCTCTTCGTCCCTGCGAGCCCTGCGACGGGCCTCTTCAGCAGCCACCGCAGCCGCAGCGTTGCTGGTCGAGGAAGTGGTCGTGCGGGCGCTCGTTGGGGTCCGACCCACGGGCGCTGCCGGTTTGGGACGGGAAGGAACGTAGGTGGAAGCCGGTGGGGTCGGACGAACCGGAGCAGGCTTGGGCTGAGTGGCTGCGCGGATTCGCGCTTCCTCGGCTTCGCGCAAGCGGGCGGCTTCACGTTCGCGAGCCTGTTCTGCGTAGCGAGCCTGACGGGCTTCTTCCTCACGCTTGGCCTTGCGGAAGTTCAGGAGCAGGATGATACCGCCGACGAGCAGAATGCCGCCGATGATGAACAGGACCAGCATTCCAGCATCCTTGCTCTGTGCCTTCTCGACCGCGGTGGGCTGAGTGCTGGCCGCAAGTTGCTGGGGCGTCACCACTTCCTGGCTGATCTCGTTGCCGATGCTCGTAACACCGAGGACGATCGCGTCAGCAGGCTTGCCGGCCTTCATGAGCGGGACCATGCTGTCGGTGATGACGGTCGAGCGCAGATCGGTCAGGACACCTTCGAGGCCGTAGCCGACCTCGATCTGGAGGCGCCGAGGATTGCTCATCGAGACCAGCAGGAGGACGCCGTCATTGCGGGTCTTGTTGCCAATCTTGTAGAAGCGGAAGGCGTTGTTGATGTAGTCCTGGACCGGCGCGCCGTCGAGTGTCGGCATGGTGAGGACCACGATGTGGTGATGGGTGCGATTGTAGATCTCGCGGATTTGACCTTCCAGCGCAGCTTCCTGGGCTTCGGTGAGAAGATCGGCTCGGTCAACAATGGATTCATTGCTGGCGAGTGGCGGCGGGTTGGGAATTGCGGCGAGGGCAGGAGACCCAAGGGTCAGCGCGGCCAACGCCAAGAGGATCTTCTTCATAGGATCTCCTGGTTTTAGGTGTCTCACCTATACAATCAGTTAACCAAGTGTCAACCTTTTTGGTTGTCCTGGCTGAACAGAGCAACAGTGCGCTTCATCACCTCTTCTTTGTAGGCCTTGCCCATGACGTCACCAAGTGCCGCTTCCATTCGGGCCTGGATAGTCCTGGGGTTGTGACCATCTTTGATGGCGGTCTGGATGTAATCGAGCCAGTCAACCACGTAGCCCTTGGTTTTGAACTCGTGGAGGACCAGTTCAAGTGGAACGCCCCGCGTAAAGCAAAGCGTTCCAACTCCTGCGAATACTGGCTTCCCGTCGTCAGTTTTGCCCGACTGACTTAGGATGCGGCTCACTTTGCCTCCTTCCATCCCTGGCTGTCCAGGAACGGCTTGATGTCATCTTCCCACATAGTCTGGCTGGAGTAGCTGAAGCCAGTCTCAGGGTTTTCACCCTTGCGCTTGTTGATGAACTGTGTGACGTCATCGACGTTCCAGTCACCGCCCCATTCCTTGAGGAGGTCCTCGAACACCGCTGCGGGAATATCGATGTTCTCGATGAGCTCACCGTCGCGTCCCAGGTAGCCCATCAGCACCCGGATGCCAGTGAACTCCACGCGGTCGAACCTGTAGCCCAGCCCGGTGATCTGTGCGTCACGCGGACGGTAGCGGTCATACCAGTCGATGTCGAGGGGCAGGTTGGCCTTGTTGAGCTCGTAGGTGTCCCAGACCTCGCGGCAGAAGTCTGCCCACTTGTCGCCACTGTCCGCCCGAATGTGCGCCGCAGCGTTGCCCGGAGGGGGCGGAGGAGGGGCCACAGCCGCCGGCGCTGCTGGGAGCGGGGCAAAGCTGCCCGCCCGTGCGTTGACGCTCGCTGGGCCCATCATCGGGGCAGGGCGACCCTGCTGTCCAGGGAAACCCGGCATGGGCGGCGCAGGCTGTGGCTGCGGGACCGGCAGATCATAGGGAGCAGGATATGCCTGGTAATCAGGCACGATCTGGACGTCGTGCTCGTCATCCATCTGATCCAGGAGACCCCAGGAATCCAGCTCGTCGTAGAGTTCCTCGTCGTCGAGCGCGAAATAATCGTCAAGCACCCGCGAGCCATCGTCGGCTTCCTCGTAGAGCATCCAGATCGCATTGCTGCGCTCGATGTCGAGGTCGAAGCTCATGTTGCGATGACGGAGCAGAAGCTTCTCGACTTCAGCCTTGTCCATCCACTGTGGATTGACCTGATCGAGACCCTTGAGACCCTGTGCCCGCTGGCTGATGAACGCCGCCTGGACTGCGGGCTGGAGGTTGACCAACTCCGGCCACTGCCCGGCCATCAGAGGCATCGCTGCCTGCATTCCGGGAGAGTTGAACATGCCGCTGGGCGGAAGCGGCGGAACAGCGATTGCGCCACCCGGCCCGTGGAGCGGAGTCATCGTGCCACCCGGACCCACGCCGATCACGTTGGTGTTTGGTCCCAGGGCCGCCCCCAGCGCCGCCATGAGATTGAAGGGATTGCTGCTGGCTGCTGCCGCGGCTGCGAGTGCGCCAGGGGCAGGCGCCGCGACCTGAGGCGGGTTCCACTGCGGATCCAGCGCCGGCGGAAGGGGAGGATTGACCGGCGGGGTAGGCGTTCCACCTCCCGGCGAGGGATGGTCGTCGTCGCTCAGGAAGTCCGTGTAGGACTGATCGTGCTTGAAGCCATACTTGGCGAGCAGGATATGGAGTTTGAGCGGGTTGGTGTCGTCGAAGATGAAGGTGTTCTCCATAACCTCGTCGAACTTGTCGCTCGGCAGGCAGTGGAAGAACTCCAGGATCCACTGCTGATGCTGATCGAACGAATAGCCAGTGCGGTGCCAGCGATCCTGAGGTTCGAACGCGACTGCGAGGCCGCCCTCCTCATCCTCCCTGTAGCCGTAGATCCACTGGTCGCGCTCGTAGACGCCACAGTCTTCATCGTCGCCGATGGTGAAGACGTTGCGGTTCAGCTTGGCGTTGTGGAACTCGCGGACAGTTTCACCGTTGAGGGTGAACTTCTGAACCCGCTTCCAGTCCTTTTCCGAAGTCGGAACATTGGAACAGGAATAGAAATGAACAATCCGTTCCTTGATATCGTCGCTCGCGCTCACGCTCGATCTCCGTTAGAGTTACGAGCCCGCTCTAGCACCTAATCCAAATAGGACAAGTGCTTTATGGTAACACGGTGCGCGGAATACCAGTCTTAGGATTCATGACGATCAGGATCTTTTTCCTGTCCGTGAAGGCGTCCACCTCCACGACCCACGACTCGTCATTTTCTTTGGTCACAATGCGGGCTGTGCTCGTGGGCCCGTCTAGTTTGATCGCAAGATTTGCCAAGGATGTCAGCACGTCAAGGACGCCGTAATCGGCATCAGGCATGTGTCGTTCGCGCAGCCGTTCATAGGCATGGCGATAGGGTTCTCGCTTCTTGGCAAGTTCTTTGCGTTGACGCGGAGAGAGGCGATCTTCTCTCACAATCCCTCAATGAGTTCCGAGTATTTCTCTTCACTGATATCAAGGGCACGAAGCCAGAGATTGAAGTAGAAGTCAAGCTCATCCGAGCGATCGTGGGTGCCTTTGTGATAGCGCAGAAAGTCCTTGCGGTTCTGAACTTTGTCAGCGACCAGCATCACGTTGACAGGCTGGAGCGGGCTCAACTTGAGAGGCTTCTTGGGATAGCAGCCAACCCGCCCCCAGGAGTCGGGTCCCTTCTCAATCTGGTTGCTCAGGAAACCATTGGCGATATTGCGATATTCCATCGCATAGAGGACGATCAGCGGGTGGAGATCATCACACTGAAAGAAGTTGTCTCGCAGGTCAGGGTCGGCCTGGAAGATAGGATGAACCGCGTAGGCTTCCATCACCACTTCGTCGGCGCCATAGCGGTTCAGGATCTCGATGCCCTCGTTGATGTGATTGATCAAGAGGACACCGGACCTTTCAGTCCGCTTATCGCCATAGAACTGAACGATTTTCTTGTAGCCTGGAGCCTCTTGGATCATAGAACGTCTCTGATTCGCTTGAGTGTCTCGTCCTTGCCCAGCAGGAGCATGACGTCATAGATGGGCGGACTCACCGTGCTACCAGTGAGCGCGGCGCGCAAGGGTGCGACCACGTTGCCCAGCTTGAGCTCCATGTTCTCCGCATAGGCGTGGATGACGTTCTCGAGATTGGCATGGTTCCACTCCCAGAACTCCAACCGTCCAAGCAAGTCGGCAAGGATCTGCTTGTCCAGCTTTGCCTGGGCCTTCTCCTCGATCACAAGGGGTCGCTGAGCCCAGAGGAACATCGTCCCCTCAGCCATTGCGTTGAGGTCCGTGCTGCGCTCTTTGAGGGCCGGAATGGCCCGCTCGAGGAGCGCATCGTCATACTTGACCCCGCGAGCGTCGAGGATACGAACCACTTCCGAGGAAAGCTTTCCATCCGCGGTATTGCGGATGTGCTGTCCGTTGAGGTTCATGAGCTTCTTTTTGTCAAGGCGCGCAGGGTTGCGTCCCACGTCCTTGATGTCGAACCACTCGATTGCCTGAGCCATCGAGAAGAACTCATCGTTGCCGTGGCCCCAACCCAGCTTGGCGAGATAGTTGAGCATTGCCTCGGGGAGGATGCCCATATCCTGATAGTCGGTGACAGCCGCCGCACCTGTGCGCTTGCTGAGCTTCTTGCCATTCTCGTCCAGGATGAGGGGAATGTGGGCATAGACAGGAGGCTCCCAGCCCATTGCCCTGTAGATGCTCAGCTGTCGGAAGGCATTGTTGAGGTGATCGTCGCCCCGGATCACGTGGGTGATGCCCATGTCATAATCGTCCACGACCACGGCCAACATATAGGTCGGCGTGCCATCCTTGCGGAGGATCACAAAGTCGTCGATATCCTGGGGCCACTTGACCGTACCCTGGACGAGGTCCTCGATGACCTGCTCACCCTTGATTCCTCGGATGCGGACCGCGCCGTCATCCAGGTAAGCCATATCGCGCGCCAGAAGCTCTTCGGCGACGGCGACGTGCCGATCAACCCGCTCACTCTGGAACAAGGGATGCTCGTCAGCCTTGAGGCCAAGCCAATTGAGGCCATCAAAGATAGCCTGGACTGCTTCGGGTGTGTTGCGCTCCTTATCAGTGTCTTCCACACGAATCAGGAACTCACCGCCCATATGCCTTGCATAGAGCCAGTTGAAGAGGGCCGTGCGGGCTCCACCGATATGGAGGTAGCCTGTGGGCGATGGCGCGAAGCGGGTCACAACAGTCATGTGACCCGCTCTGCTACCAAAGTGTGCCCGTGTCTAGTGCTTTTAGGCTTTCGTGATCAGTTTCTGATCCGTCAGAAGAGGGCTAGTGCTTTGTCCACGAAAATCTGAATTTCGTCGTCGCCGAACGTTCCTTCGACCATGTTATCGTTCTCGTCGAAAAGATCGACCTGGCCGATTGACGTAGTACCGAAGAGGCTTTCCAGCTCTTCTTCTTCTTCAGCAGCAGTTTCGACCACTTCTGCCACATCGTAGGCGCCGTCGAACTTAAAGGCCAGGATGACGTCCTCTCCAGTATCCATAGCTTCATCGCCCTGTGGAATGCGTAGGAATCCGATAGCTTTGCCCTCGTCATTGAGGACCAGTGCCTCAATGCTCCAGCTGTTAAATTCCGTCACCAGATCCAGCTTTGCCACGTTCAATCTCCTCGTTGCGTTTCCGATACACCTGTTCTAACAGAAACTGGTGAGGGGTCAACCAGTTTCTAGTCAACCCCTCGCTTTTCTTAGCCCCGGCAGACCCGAATCGCTGCCGCGTCACGCACGTCCGCGTCCAGGACCATCCAGCCGTGCTTCGCGGGAGCAACGCCCATCGAAGTGCCGAAGGCCAGCACCTCGGCGTAGTCGCCGCGCAGACCGAACTTGACCGTGCTGGAGTTCTTGCGGCTCAGCTTGACCAGCTTCTCGCCCTTGGGCAGCGCCTTGCCGCAGACCCGATCGGTGGGCTTGATCATCAGGAGGCCGTCTTCGACCTTCACGCGGACCTTCTGGGCACCCTGCATCATGAGGGTCGCCGATGCGTTGAGGTTCAGGGTTGCGCGCATGTTTCGATCTCCTCGTTGCCTGCAGCGCCGATCGCTGCGTCCATGTTCTGGTTTTAGCAGAACAGGACACAGCGTCAACCAGTTTCTCACCAGAAAATCAAAATAGGTGACAGGGCTTATTCTGCGGGGATCGCCTTGGGCTTGCCGTCTTCGTCGATGTGGACGAAAATGTAGAGCGCCTCGCAGACCTTGGTCTCGTCGCCCGTGCAGTTGCGGCGAGCATAGGTGCACACCTTTGTCTGCATCGACGATGTACCGGTCTTGATGATATCAGCGTAGATGATGACCTCGTCGCCCACCTTCACGGGAGCGAGGAACTTGAATCCCTCCACTGCCACAGTGACAGTTCGACCACCTGCTCGACGGCGAGTGACCGCACCGGCGGCCAAGTCCATCTGGCTCATCAGCCAACCACCAAAGATGTCTCCATCCGGATTGGTATCGTGAGGCATAGCGGTCAGGATGCGAACAGGCATCCGCGGGCAGTTGTTCTGGTCCATCATAGATCCATGTTAGCAGCGACTAGGTGTTGACGTCACCTTAATCTTCATCGTCGAAGCGATCGGCTCGGCGCTGCTCCTGCGTCTCGAGGACGATGTTGGCGAACTGGACGCTGGCGATGTGCCCGCAATGCTGTGGGCCGATACCCTCGCTGGGATAGATCTTCTTGCGAAGTTCACTAGCGGCATAGCTCAGAACGCTGACGCGACGCTTTGCGGTCAGAACTCCCGCGAAGTCCTGGCCAGCTTTGATGCGTTCCTGGCATATCGTTGAATAGCCGGCCATCATGCGACTGCTAGACCTGTTCAGTCGGGCATCAGCGAGAAGCAAAGCTAGTTCCATCGTCCGGTCATTGTCACCGTCTGGGTCCGCTTTGATCCTCGCAATGTCCTCTACCAGCTTATTGAGATTGTCGACCTCCTCTTTACCAATGAGGTCGAGCGCCTCACTGATCGAGGTGACCTTAACGCTGTCACCGTCTATGAAGACGTAGGGAAACTCTGGCTTCAGTTCACCCAGACGATCAAAGATCGAGCCGTGGATCCAGAAGCGGGAGTAATTGTCGCCCAGCTTGCGCGTCTCCAGCTGCTCCAGCATGTCGAGGCTGAAGTCATCACCCTGCTCCAGCGAGAGACCAGTCTGCTCATTGAAGACCGCGAGAACCTCGGGATCGTCCTCAACGCTCAGATAGCCGTAGTCGTTGTAGGTGCCCTTGAGGAGGGTTGTGTGGGGCATGAACAGGTCGAACGGCCCGTGGCTATTCTCATAGGTCGGACCCCTGAGCAGCATCACATAGGCGGGTTCCTGCTCTCCGATCTCAAGACCAGAAAACCCACAGCTTTCACTCCAGCTACCCATCAGCGTTCCTTCAAAAGATTTCGGATTTCAATCAAGTAGGCAAGGATCAGCATCAGCAGACCCATGATGATTCGCCCAACCACATGATTAGGAGTCACGTTGGTCGTGGCTACCCAGATGAGCATTACCGCCACGATGACGAAGCCCATGCCCTTGAGGACGGAAACAAACATCTGTGACACTAGAGTGCTCCAGCTTGAGCAGCCATGATGCGGCTGATAACAATCATGGCCGCACCAATCAGCATGACGATAGGGCCAATGCGTTGACCCTTACGCCAAAACTTCACAGACATCATTATTATAAAGGCGGCCCAAGCCAGAAAAAGCAAGCTGAACCAGGACAATTAGTGTTTGTCCCTGACTTCTTCGTCCGTCATGCGAGCCTCTGCCAGGCATTCGAGAGCCCGCTTGAGGTCATTCTCGAGCGTCATGTCTCGCGGGAAGCCACCAAAGCCCGGAGCATTCTGCATCCTGCGGATAACCGCGTTGATGTAGCCCTCGGCGCTCTGGAGGCTCACTGCGCTGACGCTGATACGTTCGTCGGCCATCAGGCGTCGGCGCCGGCGGCGAGCCGCCCCATGTTCTTGATGTTGTCGCCCAGTTTCGCCATCATCAGCTGATTCTTGAAGCTCTTGACGAAGTTGGGATAAACCGCCTCGATGGTCGGATAGCTGCCGTCCGCGAGCCGATTGCAGGGAATGTTCTGATAGCCCTTGGCCTGCTTCTTCTGCGTCAGCGACTGCAGGTCATGCGCGCCCCAGCGGCCGGGGTTATACTTGAAGGTGAGGTGCTTGCGGGTCTCCGCAGCATCCGACCGGCGACCCCAGAAGTTGTAGAGCTTGCCCTCAACCTCGACCCAGCCCCAGATCTTGTCGGAGCCCTTTTTACCGGCGTTCGGGTCGTTGAACCAGAGGAACGCCTTGATCGTGAAATCAACCATACCGATCTCCTTTCGTGCCTGTGTTCTAGCACAAAAGAGGATCCTGTCTACTCCTATTTGGCTCTCAGGATTTCTCGAGCCTTGCGGATCGCGGCGCGGAGATCCAGCCCCTCTTCTTCCCGCAGTTTGCGAATGAGGGCCGTTTCGGCGCGGACAGCATCGAGGTCCACACGCTGGAAGGGACGGTAGGCAGCGCCCTGCTCGTCAGCCCAACGCTGGGCTACGCGCTCGGCTACCTGGATGCTGGAGAAGGACTCTCCATAGGACTCTCGGTCCAAGTCGATGCCCACTCCCCAATACAAAGTGGGGAGGAACTCGCCGCTTGCGGTTTCCTGAACAGTGACCGTCTTCTGCATGCTGGCCTCCTTACTTGCGGAGCGCGATGGCGCGCTGTTCCGCAGGGGTGAACTGAGCAACGATACGCTCGACGAGGTCGTTGAGTGCGCGGTCGCGAGGGCCGGCTTCCGCCTCGAGCATTGCGTGGAACTGTTGCTCGGTGATCCCCATTTTGCGGGCGCAGAGGCCGGGGATGCGGGCTTTGACTTGCTTGAAGGACATGCCGTTCTTGAACCCCTGGACCAGCATGGGCTCGAGATTTTCGATCACCGACATTTTGTCCTCCGTTGCTGCCTACCCTTCCTGTTTAGCAGAACTGGTGAGCATGTCAACCAGTTTTGAGACTGGCATCATCACCGCACTGAAATCCAGCTCGTTGTTCTGCCGGTCGCGGTAGTCCGGAATGCCGCCGACGTATTGGACGCCATCGTGCTCGCTGTAGTTCACGGGCAGCACCTTGACGATGGCGCGCACCTTCTCCACGTATTCGTTCTTTAGCCGTTCGAAGGCTCCCTCGACGCGCTCCTCGCGCTCAAGGTTGCGGAAGGCATCCATGGGCTCGGGGATCTTCCAGATTTCCTTGAGCTCGGCCTCGATCTGCTCGATAGCCTTCTCGCCTTCCTCCAGCGTCTCGAACGCGAGGATGACGTCATTGCTGTAGGAGTCGTAGGACCCTGAGGCCATGTAGACGAGGCAAACTTCCTTCATGTTCAAGCCTCCTTCTGGGCCAGGTAATCCTCGAGGGAGCACCAGACCATAACGGAACAGTAACGCTCGACCTTGCGGGCGCGCGCGGCATAGTAGGCCTCGACGAACTTGAAACCCACCTGACGGCAGTCATATTCGTCGAGCCGGCTGACGTTACGCCAGCCCATATCGCGCATTGTGGACTTGACATCCTCGAGGCGGTTGGCAAGCCAGGTGTTGCCCTGCCGGTCGGTGTAGCGACATGCGCTCTTCTCGAGAGCGGCTTGAATGCCTGCCTTCAGCTTTGCGTCAATGTCCACTGTCGATCTCCTCATCTGTTGTCCTGTTTCTAACAGAACAGGTGAGGTTGTCAACCAGCTTCTGGATCTTTGCCCCACTTTAGCTGAATCAGTGCTGCGAAACCTCGGTCGTCCGCAGGGACGTTGATGGCGAAGTTGCCCAAACAAGCCGAGCAAACAAGCTCAGTCAGCTCGTTGTTGGCATCGTCTTCCAAGCCGACGACATAGGTGATATCACCATGCGAGATCACAAATTCAACGAACTCGATTATCTCATCAGTTGTGATTCGACGAATGGGTATGGTGACGAACTCACTCACCCCCACTTGACCTTACAATATAGGATTTCTCGGGTCATACGCGCAGGCAAAGTCACCAGGGCCCTGCGGGACTCGAGGAAGTGATCCAGGGCTCTCTGGGCGTCCTCTGGGGTCCACAGAATGCCAGGCAGAGCCGTGAGCCAAGTGTGGAGAGCGTGACACTCATCTAGCTCAAGGAGCCTGGTCTTGACCTCGATAGACTCCTCGGGCTCAACGCTGTTTTCGGCGTCGGCCATCATCTCGCGCATCTCCTCCAAGGTGATGGCGCGGCTCACTTGTTGAGATCACTCTTGCTGAGCTTCTTGCCGACCGCGGGACCGCCGCGCAGGTAGGTGAACTCACCCTTGCCCTTGACATGCTCAGTCTTGGCTTGGTTGTCCCAGGTGATGATCAGAGTGCCATTGCTGGTCTCCTTCTCGTCAACTTGGAAGCGGATGTTGGTCCACTGGATACGCTCCAAATGGGCGCGGGCTTCCTCTTCGGTTTGCCACTTGTAGGAAGCACCGTCGCGGACGCCGCCGACCACAATGTGTTCAGAACCGCTGAGACTCACTGCCAAGGCGCGAATCACTTCTGGCCACTCCTGACAAGATGATACTCCATCGCCTTTTCAGGCGTGGAAAGACCGCGCATATCGCCCTCACCAACACGATGCTGGTAGCTGGGGAACTGTTCCTGATCATGTGTCCATGTCTGAACGCGGTAATGGCCAGGGCCGGCACCGATCACTGTCCCGTGACCCATTTCGCCCATACCATAGTGGAACTCAACGAAATCATTGCGCTCATAGACGGTTGCTGACTTGTCCTTGATCTCATGGAAGAGACCAATCAACACCTCGTCAGGAATGTCGTCGTATCCGCGAGCCTTGAGGAATGCCTTGGCCGCGTCCAGTTTTCCAGAGCGCATTACTTCACCCGATATTTGTTCTTTGCCAGCTTAGTGGCGAGATCCTCGGCTGTCACCCCCTTTTCATAGTCGAGACCAAGATCCCTAAGACCATAGGAGTGAATGCGCGACACCGCGTCGTCCTGGCCAGCCTCGGTCTTCTCGGCCAGGCGTTCCATGATAAGGACGCGCCAGCGGGTGAAGCCCACGTCCTTTTTGCCCTTGTCGTAGCCCGGCGTTTCGTCCCGATGCCAAATGCTCGCTGCGTCAGATGCCACGACCGCGTCCCTTTCCGAAAAACTTGCCGAAGGCTCCATTGTCGCCGAAGATCTTGTCCATACCTTCGTCCAGATCCTTCCAGGCGCGAGGGTCATTGGACCGCTCTGCGAGGTCATTAGCAGCTTGGACGCGGGCCTTGAGTTCTGCCAGCTCGCGTTTTGCTTGCTCGCCCTCGGCAAGCAGGCGATAGACTTCTTTAAGCCAGGACCGCTTGACAGTCAGCTTGCTCTCCGGATCACCGAAGGTCGTGCTTTTGAGAGTTGCCATATCAATGGCCATTAGTCGATGCTCCGATCACCGTGGACGTTGTGCTGATAACGCCGCGCCCACTTCTCGCACTTGGCGAGAAGAATTGCGTTGATTTCAGCGTCAGTTATATTTGGACGACTTGTGAAGATCAAGTCCAACATACACGCGATGACGTCAATGGCTTCCCCCACGACGCCGTCAGCGCCAGGGTCTTTGCCCTGATCGAGAAGCGTGAGCTCCTCCTCGATCTCAACAATTTCCTTCTTGGCGTGCTCCACGATGTCCCAGTCGCGGCGACCGTTTTGGATCAAACCAGCGAAGTGGCGCACGATGTCAAGAGGGTTCTGAATATCCATAGCCTGTTCCGTAGCAGGAACAGGCTAGGAGTCAATCAGAACATGCTGTCGGCTTCCTCCCGGAAAGCGTTCGAGATTGCCCGATAGAGTCCGCGTTCCAGCTCGACCTTGAAGTCGATGGTGCAGAGGCTGTTCCAGGACGTGGAACGATCACGCTCCTTGAGCTTGCCCTGCCGGTTGTGGGCCTTGCCGCGCCAGCTGAACATCTTGTGCTGATCAGAATCCTGGGCCAGCGTGGCGAGGACCTTGCCCTTGCGACGCACTTCGCCGAAGGTCAGCTCACCGTCCTGAAAAACGCGGGTGTCGAACTCGTCCACTAGTCCTTTTGCGAACTTCATGCTCATGCGAGAGCCTCCTTCTTCTTAGCTTCCAGGGCATCAGCATCTGCGTCAGCCTTTGCCGCAACCCGGAGGTCAGCGGCCTTGCGCCAGTTACCTTCGGGCCAGAGAGCCGCAGTAGCGCGGAACTCTGCTGCGGTGCGACGATAGTTTGCGATCGCCGTATCCCACTGTTCTGCAGTTGCCTTTGCCATGTGCGCCTCCTTGCTGTCCATGTTCTGGTGATACACTCTCACCAGGGTTCGTCAACCAGAATATTGGATAACTGGAGCCAATACTGTAAACTAGAGGCATGACGGAAATCTCATCCAACGATCGTGCCTTTATCAAGGTGTCCAAGGAACTCCAGTGTCTACGCAATGACGCGGCTGCGCTTGAGAAGCTCAGTCACGGGTTTGCTTACATGAATCAGTCAGCTCGTGACACGTTCAAAGCCTTCAGAGGTGACATGGTTCACAGCCCAGAGTGGGCCGGCCTATCAAAGGCTATTGAATTGCTAGGCGCTGCGGGAAAGATGCAGGAAGAGATCAAGAAGATGCGCGAAAGGATCACGCATCTTGAGCGTTTAGTCGAAGCCTACATCAAGGGTCAGGATATCGTGGCTACCCGGCTTGCTCAGGACTGAGAGACTGCTCTGAGAATCCATTTGGGATAGCCCTCAGGGGTCATCACGATGTCAGGATAGAGCACGGGATCATTGCCTGTCTCGATCCAACCCGCACCGCCACAGTGGTCGCAGATTGCCCGCTTGCTGCGGAGGCTGACCAGATCCAGTTCACGATTCCACTGACCGTGACCCTTACAGGTCGGACACTTCTCGTCCAGGTTTCCCTTGCGGACGGCCTCGGGGATAACATCGAACGCATGAGGAGCGTCTGGTCCCTCGCAGGTAACAATAATGCTGGCGTGTTTCATTGAGGAGCAATTCCCAATTGTGTGAGGAGGTCGCGGAGGTCAATGGGCGTGCCGCGGAAGAAGCCGCTCTTGCCCGAGCCGTGCTCCCCCCAGACGTTCAGCTTTTCAGTCACGATCTGAACGCTGTAGCCACCGTCCGCGATCATCGCCTTGACGCCACAGAACTCCCAGCCACCTTCGGGTCCCTGCTGGATTGCGCGACCGTCTTGTTGGACGCGACGCTTGATTGCGTCCAACAGTTCCGGAATGCTCTCGTTCAGGATCACATGCGCCTCCTCGTTGTTACCAGTAATATCTAGTAGAACTGGTGAGGGTGTCAACCAGTTTAGTAGCCGATCTGGCTCTTGTCACCCTTGTGGTCGCTGAACAGCTTGATACCCAGGGCACCCAATTGGTCGCGCTTCGCGCGAGCTTCAGCCATGTCGTTGGCCGTAGCCAGAGCTACGTTGGCCGAATTGACGATCACGTAAAGCGGGGTCTTGTTCCGGTTCATGCTCTGCTCCTCTTTGCTCCGATAAACCAGGTTTAGCAGAAGAGCAGAGCACGTCAACCAGATTATGCGCGCTCACGCGCCTTGTCGGCGAAGTCCGGGTCCAGCGTGAGCAGGTCGTGCCCGAGGTCGCGAACGAAAGTGTCCCGACGGTTGGTGCTGTTGATGAGGTCCGCGCAGGTGCCGCAGTAATAAGCCTGGGTGGAATGGTTATACCAGTAGGCACCCGGAGCCTGGCAAGCCGTGCGGTTGCAGTTCTCGCCCTTGACGCCTTTGCCGGTGCCCACGGGCTTGTCGGTCTGGAGGTTGTCGATATAGGCCTTGCTCATGTGAGCACCTTCGGGCGTCGTATAGCCGCCCTTGCTGTCATAGCCCGAGCCGGCGGTGCGAACGCGCGTCATCGCCTCGCTGATCTTCTGTGCGGCCTCAGCCGAACGGTCACGATAGCTCAGGTTGGGCTTGTGCTTGCTGCCGGCCATTGCGGCCCGAAGGTCATCGCGACCACTGAACGAACTGGTGAGGCCGGTGCTGTGGGGCTGATCGGCCTTACGGCGTGCGGCGTTTCGTGCGATCTTACGGGCTAGGCTCGACATAGGGTCTCCTGTTTGCTGTTGTCACCAGCTTTAGCGTGAGACAGGTACGCGTCAACCACTTATTGCTGTCGAGGCAAGAGCCTTGTATGTGCCTCGATAGGAGGCACATTATGAACTGGATCTACAAGCTCAACTGGTGGTATGATGATCAGAACGAACCCAAGCGGTTCATCCTTTTCTTCCTACCGCTCCTCGTTTTCCTAGGGCTGATCTACCAGCCATGGAGCCCTTCGGTGTCAGGCCTCGGGCTCGCCGGCCTGTGCGGATTCGCGCTTCTGCGCCTTATTCCGTTTGCTGCTCCTCGGAAGAGGCCTCGTCCTTGACCCCAAGGACGAGGCCTTCGATCTCGAGGATCGTGCGGCCCTGATATTCCAGGGGCCACACGGCCTTGATGATCTCACCGCGCGTCATTCCTTTGAGGGTTTCATAGACTTCCTCACTGGTCATCTCGGCGGTGATGCTGGTGATGAAGCAGGTCTTGTCGGGCAGGACGCCGATGCCCTGGTCGATCAGGTTGCGGTTGATGACCAGGTTACAGGCGGTCTCCCAGCGCCAATGGTCGACATTTTCGATGGCCTTGCCGCGGGCAATGGAGCCGAAGATCAGTGACAGCGACATGAATCCTGCGGTGTGGCGCAGCTCAGCCTCGGGCTTGCTGGTCCACCACGCGGGGTTGATCCAGATCGTCGTACCGTCGGTGCAAATCGCCGCCGTACGCTCGCTGATTTCAACGCGCGTCATAGCCAGCGGACGCACCAGCGACGTATGGCCCGACTTGTCGAGACCCTCGAGCGTCTTCAGCCAGTTGGTGCGCGCGGCGGTCTTGATCTCAGAAGGAAGATTCTGGTCCAGATCCTCCCAGGAAATCTTTTCCTCGAGGTAGGTCCGCATCTCCTGGCGGATGTTGTCGCGATCTTGTTCGTCCATGTCGATCTCCCTAGCGTCAGTCAGCCTTTTGAGCAAACTGGATGATTAGTCCTGTCCCAGCGCCTCGCTGGAGAAGGGGTGGAGCGTCGCCTCGTATTCGTGGCGCTCGCAATACCACTCGATACCGTCTGCGGTGTGGACACCGTTGATTGCCGCGTTGCCGCAGGTATCACAGACCTTGTGCTTCATGGGCGAGCGTCCGTCGTGGCGGGGATACTTGGCCCGCTGGTTGCCCTTGCCCCAGCCAATACCCTGTCCGGGACCGGCGGGGCCACCCTTCTGAACCTGTCGGATAGCCTTACAGGACTTGGAGCAGAACCGTGCCCAACCCCTGTTGCGGTCGGCCACGCGAGCCGTGAAGGGCTGCTGACACCGCTGACAGTTGTAGGTTGCGGTAGCGCCGGCCATTACTTGACCTCCAGCATGATCTGTTGGACGCGCGACATGAACTTCTGGTTCATGATCGTGCCCATCTTGTCCCAGAACGGGATAGTGAACTCATCCTCGGGATGACGCCAGGTCAGCGTGGGAAAGATCAGGATGTTGCGGAAGCGCAGCTCGTCCATCTGGCCTACGAAGCACACGAATTCGGTGTGGCTCATATTCTCGCAGCCAGTGACGATGGTCGCGCACCGATCGCGCAGCGCCTCGGGGTCCTGGCCGTTGACGATCCGCCAGTTGATTCCGTTGAGGGCTTCGGCGATCTGGTCCACAGTTGCGTTGGGGATGAAGATCTTCATCGCGTGGCCCGAACAGGTCGCTGAGATCTTGCGGAGGATCTCGGGAGTAATGCTGGTCATGCGGTCGATCTCCTTTGTTGTTATATCCTGAATAACACCAGAGTCCTGGGTGTCAACCAGTTTTAGGAGAACTCTCCCGAATAGAAGTAGAAGCCCTCGTCGATCCACTCGTTGCCGCTTTTGGGCCGCTGGGTCTTGGGCTCGATCTTGTTGGGACCCCAGGGCTTGGTCGTGGCGTCCACGGCCGCCCAGAACTCCTCTGGAGTGTAGGGTGTGTCGTATTCATCAACGATTTGCATGTTGGGCGACATCATCGAAATGACGTTGCGCCAGATCTGAACCGTCTTGAAATTCTCGCCCTGGAACATGAAAGTCCAGCCGCCTGCCCGCTTGCCGATGTGGGCATCGTCGAACACGCGCTCACCCGTCTGGGTGTTCACGGAAGCCTCACGGATATAGAAGTTGGTGCTCATGAGATCCTCCGTCTGGTTGCCTATGTTCTGGTGATAACACTAGAATCCTGCTAGTCAATCAGTCCTTGAAACTTCAGGAGTCTTTTCTGCTCGTCGATGCGTTCCTGTAGAGTCCGGGTATCGGGCTCATAATCGTTGAGGAAGGTGTCAAGCTCATGTAGCTCGAGGAAGCCCGGAGCCACAGGCTCTTGCCATGTTAGCTGATAGACAATCCCAAGCACAATGGCAACGAGCACGAATATGCCAAGAACGAAACCAATTGCTTCAATCATCGAGACCCTCCAGATATTCCTTGACTTTGACGTGCTTGATCTCACGGATCTCGGTCTCGTTGAACTCTTGCGCGACCTCTGGACCAAAGACCAGCTTACCTAGGTAGGGTTCCTTGGGCATCTTACCGCCCCTCATGAGCGTCACGTGAGGGCGCATAATGTCAGGGTGATCCATAGTGGGGAAGAGCTTTGCGAGCTCTGCGTGACGCTCTTTGACTGCTGGATGACCGAACGCAATGGCTTTGGCTACGAAGCCAAAGATCTGAACGACCTTGTGTCCAGCTTCAACCTCAATGGTGTCAGTCATCAGCGTGAGATTGCTCCAGTCCACTGGTTCTCGGCATGTTGCGAGGGTCAGGTGGAGTTCTTCCGGTGGCATCAGCTTCTTGATACCAGTCTCCTTGGCCCAATCATATACCTCTCTCCAGTTGAGCAGTGGTCTATGGAGCCAGAGTGTCTTCATCGTGTCGTTCATTATAAAAGCTACTTTGGATCGGAACTAAATGGGGAACGCTGATAAGCAGGTCACCAGAACGCTACCCGCCAGCGGGTAGAGCCCTGATAACATGATTTTCAGAGATCCTCAATTAAGAACCGACACAAAGGCGCACGATCCCTCCTCAGAGCGGAAGAATCGTACCCTGGAGAGTTAGACGTGGGCCACACCTAGCAGATGCTCCGTTGGATCTAGCAGCGATTCCGGCTTCTCATCCAGCCACTCATAGGCGTCCGTGGTCCCGCGAGTGTGAAGCTCAAGGTGAAGCATGGACATGGGTCGACCCTTATCCTTGGTTAGCACCTGAACCACATGGCCGATGACCTCACCAGCATGGATGAAATCACCTGGCCAGTAGTCAAGATCAAGCTTGATCTCACCATAGACCACAACCCCGCTATCACCCTCGACCAGTAGCGCCCAGGTATCATTCCACCAGGGACTAGGAGGAACCGCGTGGGCACCTGTGAAGAGGATGACTGCCACGACCAATCCGTCTTCAACGGCGGCTACTGGCGTGCCCTCAGGGCAGTAGAGGTCCACTCCCTCATGGGTGTGATTGGCTCTCTTGAAACCAAAGGAGCCCGGATGATCGGGCCCCACAGGAATGCCGGTGTGACCCGGCGCAAAGTCTTTGAAGTCCTCGCTATCCTGGCTGGGGTGGAGGCTCATGGTAGGAAGAGGGTTGTGCCACATCGTTTCCGAGTAGCATCAACCCTCTTATTGTCCTAGCCCTTACTTGTCGGTGATGGAACCACCAGCCGGGGCGGGCTTGCCGGGAACCAGCGGGGCCTTCTCGCAGCCGACCAGCGAGACCCAGCCGTGCTTTCCGAGCGAGAACTCGAAGGAACCGGTCGCCATCGCGGCCATCGCCAGCTCGCCCGGCAGGGTGAAGCGCAGCGCCGGAACAGCCTGCTTCTTGGAGCGCAGGTCGATCAGGATCTCGCCCTTGGGCAGAGCCTTGCCGCACACGCGGTTGGTGGGGAGGATCTGGAGAACACCGTCCTGGACGCGGACGCGGACCTTCTTGTTCTCGCCCATGAGAGCCGAAGCGTTCTTGTTCAGGTTCACCGTCTTGTTTGCCATGTTCCGATCTCCTTGTTTGTGTTTCCGATGTTCTCGATCTACACTCTGGTGAGGAACCGTCAACCAGTTTCTCACCAGTTCTTCACCTTTTTTGGTTAGGCGGCCAGCTTGTCCATGAGCAGCTTGTTCCGCAGCCGCTTGATGTCAGCGTTGGTCTTGGCATTCTCCGCAAAGCCAGCGTACCAACCCTGCATCCACAGGGTGTGGTGACGACGCAACGTCCGGCAGTATTCGATCCAATCGGGGTGGTCACCCTTTTCGATTTTACAGACGTGTGGACCACCAGGAACGTGGTTCCACTTTGCCGGCCAATCCAGGCCGCTCTGGAAGCCATCCGCATACACCTCTTCGTCGGTCTTCTTATACTGACGGAAGGGAGCGTCCGGGCGCCAAATCGTTTCCTGGGTCATTGCTGCCTCCGCTTGTTCGTTTCCGATAAACAGGTGATAGCATCTCACCAGATTGAGTCAACCAGTTTCAAACAAATCGGTTCAGACTTTCCAGATTGTTCTTGGTCTTGGTCGCATACTCGGTCAGGTGATCACCCATGTAGTCTGTGATCGGACGGCTACAACCACCCTTGATCCAATCATGCGCCTTGTCGATTGCCCTCGTGGGCATATGGTGTGCGGTCGCTATGAACTGCGTCAGGGAAGTCACTCCGCAGCGACCCGAAGTGAGGAGCGCCGCATCACGTTCGTTGAGCTTCCGCATCAGTCGGCCCATGTTGTAGGTCACAAAGTAGAAGGCCGCCCGATGGTGATCGTCACCTTTGAGATCCGAAACGCTCCCAGGAATTTTAGCTTCCTGGTGAGTAACGAACCGGTTAACAACGCTGGCTCCTTCGGTATTTTCACCGTCCTGAACCGCATAGCTGGTGAACTGGTAAAACCCGAGGCTCATCAGCTTGTCACCCAATGCCGGGATGCTCTGGATATAGTTCTCGCCGGCATTGCGGAGCAGGGTGTCGAGCATCAGGTAGTTGACCTCTCCATCCCACGTGGGCATGACTTCCGTCATACCATAAGCAACCAACTGCTTACCGCGGATGTTGCCAGTCACCTTCCGCAAAGTAGAGCACTGAACTGGCTTGAGCCGCATCTTGCCACAGAAGCCCGCGAAGTCGATGCTCTTGTGGGCCAGTTCGGCCTGCGCGTCCACCTCCCGGACAAAGGTCTTGATGCCCTTATACTCAGGGTCGCTGTTCTCATAACGATCGACTACCATCTGAGCCGACTTGCGAGCAGCCCCGCTGACGCCCTTGATATTGAGCTTCTTGTCCCAGAGGTTCTCGAGATTGTCGGTGAAGTCGATCTTCATCTTATCGGGAAGGGGGAGGACGTTTCCGGCTTCATCTCGCCGCACCTCGCCAAAATATGCGCCGGCGAGTCCACCCAGCTTGACATTGTTCATGTAGGAAAGATCAACGACCTTTGCGGTGGGTCGGATCTCAATTACCTTTTCAACGGGAGCATTGCTCAAACCATTGAAGTTGGTGGCGGTTGCCGGTGTGTTGGAGAAGCCAATAGTGCAGCCACCGAGCAAAGCCAGCGCGCCAGTCGAAACCATGAACGGGTTACGGATGGCGTACGCCTTGAACTTGCTGAACAATTTCGATCTCCTGGTTGTTACTCTACCTGTCTAGCAGAACAGGTTAAGTCGTCAACCAGTTTCTCTCCAGATTAGTCGTATTCACATTCCGGGAGGTCAGCCGGGTCCATGCCTTCTTCGACATCGACCTGGCGGCACCAGCGTTCCCAGCCGGTGAGATTGAACTTGATCGTGTAGCCGCCGTAGAAGCCTGTCTTGATCGAGACCCAGCCCATGTCTTCGGCGTCATACCAGCCCTTGCCCACGTTGCCAGATTCCACCTTGATCTCATGATCGGGGGTGTTGCCCAACTTGCGGATGAGGGCTTTGGTGCTCGGCTTCAACAGAGCGAACTCCGGAGCCTCAGGTGCCTTGGCCTTAGTCATCGAGGTCAACCCGCTTATTGGCGGCACGACGCTTGCGCTCGCTGTTGCCGCGGTAGCTCTTGTCCTTGCGGTGATCACCACCGTCCATGCCGCCCTTCTTGTTCGAGCGGTGAAGCTTGGCCAAGATCTCAATGAACCAGCCGGTGCGAATCTGTCCTGCCATTGTTTCCTCCCTTAGCCCCGAGGCATCCGACGCTCACCCTTGAGGCAAGCAATGGAATGCTCGTAGCTGCCGATCATGATGAGATCGCCCTTGGCGTAAGCCTCTTCGACCTTCTTGCGAAGTTCGTCGATGCGAGCCTGGATGCGGATCCGATCAGCCTCGGGAGCCGGCTTCTGCGTGTAATAGCACTTGAGCTGGATAGCGCGCATTTGCCGATCTCCTCGTTGCCGTCTACATCACCAGTTCTATACTCTGGTGTGTAGACGTCAACCAGTTTTTTTTGGCGCTCACTTGCTCAGCTTGAAAAGCATCAGCTTGTCGCCCAAATCCTTGCTGAACTTCAGCAGCGCAGGGACGGGCTTGCCCTCGCTCACGCACTTGCGGACGGTCTCGGTGATGATGCGCGTGGGACGGTTGCCTACGAAGCTCGCGTAGCTCAGGGCGCCGGTCTTGCCCACCTTGAGAAGCTTGCCGATGTTGAGCGCGTTGGCCTCACCATAGAAGAAGAGGTCACCGATGGCGATCTCCTCGCCGATCTGGTCGAAGACCTTGTGTTGTGCTGGATCCTTTAGCGCGGCGCGCTCCTCGGGAGTCCGCTGGGTCTTCGTGAACACATAGACGGTCGGACCCGAGTAGTCAGGCAGGAACTCCATGCTGTATTGTTCATCATGCGTCAGACCAACGGTCTTGCGCCCGTCGAACTCGGCCTTGATCCGATCCTGATAGCTGATGTCGGGCAGGACGACTTTTGGAATGTGGAAGCTCAGAAGAAACTTGCCAGGTGAATAGTCCTTTGTCAGGCGCGCCACGACTTTGTCCTTGAACAGGATGCTGTTGAGCTCCTGACCAAAGTAGATCTTGCCGGGTTCGGCGACCTTATATTGTGAGGAGTCGATTCGCACGATCGAACCCTTGCGACAGCCCTCGTTGATGCGCGCATAGAAGGGCTCGCCTCCCATGACCAGCGCCATCAGCTTTCGGACGTTGGCTTCCATTTCCTTGAAAGCCGGGAAGTGCTGGTTTGCCAGCTTCTTGGTGAGACGCGACTCCGCGGTTTCCACGCGCCCCAGCATACCGCTGTAGAGGTCCGAAATCTTCAGTGCTTGCAACGTCGATCTCCTGTTTTCTTGTCACCAGTTCTAAGCAAAATTGGTGACAAGTCAACCACTTTAATCGAAGAAGCGGCTCCGATCGTAGAAACGCAAGGGGTCCTGGACCCGGATGCTCTCGCGCGTTTCGCCCTCTCCCAGTCTCTCATAGCATTCACAGGTGAACTGCGCTTTGTCCATGGTACTGGGGCTGATGGGCGTGAGAACCTTTCTCATGCCCGTGTCGAAATAACGAGCACTGTGGGTCTGATTGTAACGGTCGCGCCATGTGCCGTCGGGCATCTCAAACATGAGAGCCGCACAAAGAGGCTTGCCACCTTTCTTGCCCACACAGTTGAAGCAGGAGTCGCAGAGGTTTTGACGCGCTGGTCCTCTGTAAACTTTCTGGAAACTCCTACAGGGCTCGCACCACCGCATTTCGTTACTGGAGGCAGTGGCCGGTGCAAACTCCGTGTCACACTCCAGGCAACGCGGACGATTCCGCAAGGCTCCCAGAATATCAGATGCGCTGATCTTATCCACTTTCTTCCTCGGAGGCGGGAGGTTGCTGGTGACCATTAGTTGTCCCAGTTCTTCGAACCCCAGGGCCAACCCAGATAGCAGGCGAACCCTGCGACGCGACGATTGCCGCGCGTTGCGGTATAGGTTGCAAGGACTGTTGAATCACCCGAGCATTGGATGGGTGCCTTGTTGATCCACGCGGACCTCACATACACCTCGGTGTAGCCCTGACTCTCCAGATGTTCCTGGATCTTTTGGTAGGGATAGGTGGCATGCCACCATATGAAGCCGAGGACCAGGAACCCCACCAACCCTGCGAACAGGATTGCGAAGAGCATTTGTGCGGCGATTTTGATCTTGGTCATAGGTCCTCAGTCGTTGAAGATGATGAGGCGAGGACCATCCGCCGCTCGGCCGAACCCATCGACAGGGCGGAACAACCACGCCTGGATGTCGCCGATCTCGTAGCGGGCTTTCTCCCGCTGGACATCATAGAAGCAATACCGCTTGGTCTCGCGATCGCCCACGATTTCGAAGGTTTCATAGCGCAGGGCTCGATCCATATCGAACACACCACGCAGGTCACTTTCACAGGCGGAAAGATTCTGCGTTTCCTTATTGTAAGTGAAGGTGCGAACTGGGACCTGCTGCATGAATGCCTCCTTGCTGCCTATGTCCCAGTTCTAACAGAAACTGGTTAGCAGTCAACCAGAATTCTTCAACCTGTCGAGGAAGCTGGCGCCTTTGATGACCTGGATCGGTCGAGCCACCGGTGGCGTCACCTGCAGTCCCTCGATCCAGGCGTCGGTGCCATCGCATTCCAGCGTATCACCATGGGTCTGCTTGACATTTGCGATGATCTGTTGGTGCCAGTCGTCCAGTTGCTTCTTGTTGAACTTCTTCATATAGCCGTCATCCATCTTGCGATGGCCGAGGCATACGACGTCGTCATTCTCGATGCGGATGCGGAACATCACGCCTTCGAGCAACCGCTCCGCAACCCCATATCCGTCATAGAGGGCTTCTTCCACGGGCCCGTTGTCAGTCATGATCTGTAGGGTCATCCCACTACTCCAAAGACAAGTTTTCGCTTGCCATCCAGAGCACTGAAACCCTCCACAGTCAAGTGAAAGGATTCAGCATGTTGGGCCATCCAGCCGCGCTCTACGAGACGACCAACAATCTCGCGCTCAAACGGCGTTTCTGGAGTAAAAGAATTCTTAGAGACTTTGGCAGCTAGGTCCAAGCCTAGGGTGCGCTCCAAGATGAATTGTTCAGGCTTATTGGGCTCCGCTGTCGAGGGTGAAGCCGATTTCCTCGGCTTCGAGAAGCCACACGAGCGTGAGCTCTGCGTCTCCACCATGGGCATTGAGATGCTCATACAGCACGTCCTCGATCGGGTAGAAGCTGTCCCGCTCATTGATGAAGCTTCTTACTTCGCGCGGTAGCTGATCGAACGCTGCCATGTCAATCCGTCGCCCTTCCTCCCAGTGGATTGTGGGCTCGGACTGAGTAGGCTGAGCATCCAGGCTCATAAAGCGGAGAGGCTGAATCATCGAAACGAAAACTCCCCGATCTGTTGCTTGAGCTGTTGGATGCCCTGGCTGGTCATCTTCCAGCCGTCACCCTGCGTCTCCACGTGGCCCTTGTCCTGAAGGCTCAGGATGAGGGGACGGTCCTTGGCCATGCGGCGCTCCCAATAGTTCTTGGTCGCCTTCATCGACGTGCCGCGCAGGCCGATGATCCGCATGGCGAGTTTGACCTCGTCGTAGGACATGCCAAAGTCCATGGCTCAGGCCACCGTCTTCAGCGTGAAGTGCCGGGTGTGCTGGCGGGTGCCCTTGACATCGACCATATCGCGCGGGAGGTCATAGTAGTGCGCGACCCAGCCGCTCTCGCGAACAACCTCGCGGGTCACCTCGACCTGGCCCTTGTTCTTGCCGCGCGTGATGATGCGCTTGGTCACCTTGACCTTGCGGTTGTGCTTCTCCAGGCTGTAGAAGCGCACCTTACCCGCGTTGGGGCCACCCGGACGACCGATCAGACCGAAACCGTAGTGGGTGGAAAAGCCGGTGCGAAAATCACCCTCGAGCTTGCGGAGGATTTCGCCCTTGGTCTTCGCCGTCATCTTGCTCGGGCGAATCTTGACCACAATTGCCATTTCCGATCTCCTGTTTTCGTTTCCGATAAACCAGGAATAGCAGAAATAGGTGAGTCGTCAACCAGAATTTCAGTCACAGAAATGGGGAGGATTTCTCCTCCCCATTTGGCTTTACGAGCTCTTGGTCTCGTCGGTGCCGGTGGAATCCTCTCCGCCGGTATCGGTCTCTGTAGCCGTTTCGCCACCGGTGGTGTCCTCCGACGGAGTTTCCGTGGTTGGCGTTTCCGGCGCAGGCTCATCTGCCACCGGCGTATTGGCAGTCACCGCGCTTGCGAGCTGGTTGGTGCTTGCGTCGAGTTCATCGGCAAGAGCTGCGATTTCTGCCTCAGCGGCTTCGCCCGCTGCTACCTTTTCCGATAGTTCTCGAAGCTGACCGGAGATGCTCTGAACTAGCGTGAGAACAGACTGGGTCACAGTCTTATTCTCAGCGATCTCGGCTTTCAGTCGATCTAGTGCGGCACTCATGAGATACCCTCCAATGATAATGGCGACAATGGTGATGGCTACCGCCCACATAGACTTTCCTTCTGGTTGGCGGTGGGGTTTATCCCCAAGCCAGCTATAAGCTAAGTCTATGTGCCTATCAAATGGATCCGTTAACTATACTGAAGATTTCAAACAAATAGCGCAAAACCAACACAAATTGTCGCGGCTATCATTAGCCCCAACGAGACTCTGCCCCATAGCCGCTCTTCAGCATAGCCAGAGAATGGCATGTGGCCACTGGCATGATCAGCCGCCAGAAAGCTTCCCAGGAGCAGCAGTACAGCTACGATGAACAGGATGAAGTTGATATTCATCCGTTGGTCAACTTTGCCAAAGTGACTTTGTCCTTGATGTCAGTGCCGTCGATCACCACCAAATCGCTGGGGTAGATCGTGGGCGAAATGTTCTCTTCGGTCTTGGCGTGACCCTGGCGCGTTTTGATGCTTTCCACCTTGATCGTGCCCTTGGGTGTGATGTTGGTGATGTAGCCGAAACGGGTGTGGACGTCACCCTTGCGACCCTCGGGGAAGATGACGAGCTGACCGACCTCGAGCAGCACGCCGAAATGGTCGTAGAGCTTCTTGGCCTCGACCTCGGGCTTGGCCTTGGTGGTGTAGGCCCACGTGGTGCCCTCGAGGTCGAAGCGGAGAACCACCCCTTTGGGCCAGAAGCTCTGCCAGCCCTGATATTCGACCTTGATCACGTTGTCGCGATCGTCGAACACGATGTCCCAGACCTTTTTGGACATCTCGAGTTCTTCGCCGCGCCCGGTGCGAACCACTTGGTAGAAGTCAGTGACCTCCTCGGCCTTGATGTCGATTCGACCGATAGTGCCCTTGCGCGCACCTTGCGTGAACTCGACCCAGATCTTGTTGCCGGCCTCGAGGTAGGTCTTGAGGTGGCGCATCACATCCTTGATCTTGTAGGTATCGGACGTGCGGCTGGGGAACAGGTACGCGGGTGATTTGCCCTCGAACTTCAGGCTGTGGTAGGGGATTTCAAAGGCCATCAGGCAGGTTCTCCCAGAACTTCTTCGATCTTGGCGAGGCGGTTCTTCAGCGCCTCATAGTCTGCGCGGGTGGGTTGCCAGCTGGTGTTCTCGAGCTTGCGACGGGCGAAGAACGCGCCGTCGGCTGCGAGGATCTGAGCGTCGCTCACGGGATGCTTTGCGATCAGTCGGACGACCAGTTCGCGCAGGTCGGACATTGTCCGCAGCTTGAGGGTCTTGCCCAGCCATGCGCGCGCCTTGGTTGATGCGGTCTCCCAGGCCTTGTTCTCCTCGTCCAACTGCTCGTCGTAGGGCAGCTGGGTGGGAAAGCCTTCGACCTCCCGGCTGACATAGAAGACCTCGGTGGAATGCCGTGTCGCGATAGCTTTGACCGCACCATGGCTGACATTCTCGAGAATCTTGGCCGACCGGCTATCGGCGTTGCGGACGTAGTCTGAGAGTGCGCCGATCCATGCGGAATCCTGATCGCCGAAGCTATCATGGGAAACGCTGATCAGTGTGTGGTAGCCCATGCCGATCTCCTTGTTGCCTAGCCTCTTGATAACACCAAAGTGGTATCAGTCAACCAGGAGGTGACTGAACAGTTCCTTAGTCCGACCATTCCATGCGACGCTTGTGCGAACGCTCGAGGTCAAAGTCATAGTTGCGGTTGGCGAACGTTGCGAGGTCCAGCCGATGGTTGCGGCTACCATACTGCTCCTTGATCAGAACAGTCTTCTCAGTGATCGAGAGGATCTCGCCCAGGTAGTCGAAGTTGTAGGAGTCATAGATCGCGGTGTCACCCTCGGTGAACTTGATGTCCACATCCTTCCAGTTGCCATAACGGCCGGTCAGATGGACAACGGTCTTGCCGTCCTCGTTCTTGCTGAACTGTGCGAACATGCCGGTGTGATCACCACCGTAGATCGTGCCGCGATGCTTGCGAACCTTGCTGGTGATCGGAACGGGCGCGCTGCGCGGCATTGCCATGAGCTCGCGAGCGCGTTCAGCCGCAGCGGTGAGAAGAACCTGCTTGCGAGCTTCCAGTGCGGCGATCTGCGCGTCGATGCTCTCGACCGTCTCGACCTTGGTGCCAAACTGAATGACTTCACCCATTTCCGATCTCCTTGTTGCTATGTCACCAGTCCTACACGAAACTGGTGACACGTCAACCGCTTTTTAGCTCAACCAGACACCGATTGCCGTGATGATGATCGCGATGAACAGTGCGTCGATGACGTTGGTCGTATGGCTGACGACCAGATTGCGAGCCAGCTTGGCGCTCTCCGGCGTAGTCACGCGGAACTTCTTCAGCATCAGGAAATCCCTGACATACTGGTAGATCAGGCCACCCACAAAGGCGCCAATGAAAAGGTAAATGAAGTTCACTTGCGCTTTCCCTTCAGTTTGGAGACAAGGGCCTGCTTGGCCCTCTGGCTCTGGTTGCGACGCTTCTGCCACTCAGGCAGGCCCTCGTCAGGATCCAGGAGTTCGAGATCCGTATAGCGGAACCGTTCCCGGAAGGAATAGCTCTTGCCCACACCTGGTCCACCGAGGCCAACGACCAGCGGAGTAGTTGCCGCGAGGGCCAACGCCGCGAGGTTCACGTGGCTCTTGTGGCCAAAGGGTCCTGTCGGAATAGCATAGTTGCCGACCTTGCGGTCTTCGAGAAGCTGACGGATGCTTTCGGTGAGCTCAGGGCTTGCGCTGGGGATATTGTCCATTAGCGGCGCTCCTTCTGCTCGAATTGGATATAGTCGGCGGCGTCGTAGAGGCCAAGCCGGTTTGCTATTGCGCGGAGATCAGCGAGCTGCTCGTCGAGCGCGCGCTGGGTCTGTGCGAAGGACGGAATGCTCTTCATGTCTTCGAAGATGTTGAACGCGCGATCATTCTTAGCGAAGAGTGCGCGGGCGACCATCCGGTCCTTGATTGCGGCTTGCGCCGCTTCCGGGGAACCTGCTTCGTAGCTCGATGGGGCAGTCTGCATTTCCGTTCTCCTGTTCTGTTATCCTGGTTGTAACACCAGTTTGAACAGGGTCAACCAGAATTATGGGGAGAGTGTTGCCACCCTCCCCAATGATCTTTTCCTAGCTTCGCGGCAAACCCCGTCTTCAGCACCCTTATCCGGACCGCGTTAACCTCCAAGCAAGCATGATGTCCACGTAACGACGAGACTCACTTTTTGGCAGCTAAGACCTCCAAGCCCATGATCGGCGGACTCTTATGGAACCGGGGGCACCTATCTGTTAACCGCAACGTAACACCAGCCAAGGGTGCGTCAAGCCGCAAGTTTGAGACAAAGGTCATCAAGTGACATTCTCTCCACGACCTTTGCGAAGTCCCTGTGGTAGATGACCTGCGTCTCACCCTTTCGGACTTTGTGATGGGGCACCTCAAGCACTACCAGCATCATGGAATCATTGTGCTTCTCTGCGAGCATCTTCATGCGCGCTAGGCCCTCGAGGGGAAACCAAGCCTCCAGCTGCTCCAGAGACTCAAAGGCGCATTGCCAGGAACGGCGACCCGCGTCGGGCCAGCGACGCATCTCTTTGACAGTGAGGTGAAAGCCAGCCCAGAATCGAGCCAGCTTGTCATCACCGTCGGGACTGGGGTGGAGATCCTTCATCTGCGGATCGTTGTCGTTGAGGCTCTGCCGGGCGCACTTGAAACCAAAGCCCCGTGCGTAGCAGCCTTCGCCTTCTTCGTTCTCGAGCCGATAAATGAGCAAGCTGACCTCCCTCGTTACCAGTCCTGTTTAGCAGAACTGGTGAGGGAGTCAACCAGTTTTAGGCAGCCTGGAGGCGACCCGAGAGGTCGAGTCCGCGCCGATGCTCCTCGGAGATCAGGCCCTGCTCGACAGCCGCGTCCAGGATGATCTGATCCATGATCGGCTCGGTGACCTTGTGGATGCCGTTCCAGTCGGTGCGGCGAACACTGTGACGACCACGACCACCATACGTGAAAGCGCCGACGCTAATGCCGAAGATGCTCCGGATCAGCGGACCGCGGTTACCGCCGCCATTGTTGTTGATGTCATAGTAGGCGTTCGAAGCCTGGCGGAACTTCTCGAGCTTCTTGTTGCGGCTGCGCGGCGACTCGACCGCACCTTCTGCGGGAATCAGCTTTTCCAGCTGGTCGGCGAGGGCCTGGTGGACGCCGTTGTTACCCCAGTAGGTCTTCATCTTTTCCATTGCCGATCTCCTTGTTGCTTCCTATTCACCAGTTCTAGCAGAACTGGTGAAGGTGTCAACCAGTTTTTAGTAGCTTTCCCGACGCGCGTTGCGAGCACCGGCCAGATAGGCTTCCTCCAGAGCTTTCTTGATCTGCCAGACCGACAGTTCGTGGAAGTCGAGCGAGTCGCTGTTGCGCGTCTCCAGCGTATCGAGTTCCAGGTGCTTCTGCGCGATCTCTGCCAGCGTCTCGTCCATGTTCCGATCTCCTCTTGCTTACCAGTCCTGTTTAGCAGAACTGGTGAAGCTGTCAACCAGTTTTAGAAAGGCACCTTGTCGCAGTTTGCGATCGGCGCGCAAAGCGGCTCGCCGTCCTCAGCCGTGCCATAGACCAGCCCGTCGTCGATCTCTTCGACCTTGACCGTCTCGACCACGCCCTTGGCATATTCCATGAGGACCATGTCGCCGACCTTGATCCGGCGACCTTCTGCGAGGATCAGCTGATCCTCGGCGATACGCTGCTCCACAATCCCGTCGATCACCTCGTTGGGCAGGCCGCGCATGTCGTTGGGTTCCACAGTGGCCATCTTGATGTCGATGACGGAGAGACCCAGCTTCTTTGCGAACTGCTGAACCAGCTTCGACTTAGCTGCCTTGAGGCGCGTTTCCAGGTCCATGTCGATCTCCTCGTTGTTACCAGTCCTGTTTAGCAGAACTGGTGAACACGTCAACCAGTTTATCGCTCGAAAATGTTACCACCGTTGCGATAGTAGGTCATCGTGCGGCTGCGCCGTCGCTTGTAGACATAGCAGGCTTCATAGAGCACGAGCAAGTCGCGCTGATGTTCCTTGATGCCCTTGCCCCTGGGGTAGCGGGCCATGAAGTCGTTGACCGCATGGTCGGTGCCATAGCCCGGACCCATATAGCCGGAGAAGCCCCGACGGCGTAGCACCGTCAAGGCTTCCTCCATGGTCATGTTGGTCTTCACCGGCGACGCTTTCCGGCGCCGAGGAAGCTGCCCAGCTCGCTCATAAACACCTTGCTGGCATTCTGAGGGTCGTTCTTGATGGCGTCCTTGACCCGCCGCTCCATGGCGTCGGCCTCAGCCTGAATGTCGTCCCGATACATCTTCGCGTAGAAGTCCTTGTCCTCCTGGGACATTGCTTCTGCGGGGATGGGCTTTGCGCCGACCTCGACGTAACGGGTGCGCTTGCCGTGCGGGATGATCTTGAGGAAGCCGAACGCCGCAGTGGCTTCGATCAGCCGGACCGCGTTGGGGTTGCCGGTGCCGCTCGTGCCCCAGATCGCCGTGGTCGCTTCGGTCATCGTGAGCTGCTTCTTGCCGCGAATCTCCATGTAGTTCTCGACATGGGCTGCGGTGGAGGCCGCCTTCTGCGCTGCCTTGCTCATCTCGTTCCAGTTAGCCATCTGTCGATCTCCGTCTTCGTTTCCGATAAACTGGTGATAGCATCACACCAGAGTTCGTCAACCAGAATTATGAACAAAAGATCAGAACATAGAGCATGATCGCCAGGGTGCCCAGGGAGAGCACCAGTCCCACGCAACCTGAGAATTCATCCTTGCGTTTCACAGGTTGGGCGCGTTGGGATCTTCGATGACGCAGATGGTCTTCTGCGCCCACGCGCATTCAGTCTTGGTCATCATCTTGGAAATGGAGGAGCCGATGGCACTGATACCCAGCACCGCCATCAGGGCCACACAAGCGAGCAGTAAAGCCTTCTCAATCATGGGTTCCTCCTCTTCCGTTAATAGAAAGGTAACACCAGAAAAGGCTGAGTCAACCAGTTTATTCCTTGGGTTCTTCGCCCGGCTCAGGAGGAGTATTGATGTCCTTGAGGAGTTCGTCATAATCCTCAATGCCCAGAAACTTGTTTAGCGCGATGAGGTTCTCCACAAACTTGTGGAGATCAACGTCTGTCGGGGAAGATTCCCTTGCCCACTCTAGGCAGCGAAGAAATAGAGGAATGGTCATCTCAACACGATCAGGCCCTTTGTTAGGCTGATCGGCCTCGAAGAGTTTCTTAATCGCGTCGATATGCTGTCTCATGCCCCTATTTAGTGGGCAATGTATTCAGTTTCTGGTTTGCCGTCGATGCGACGCCGTCCACTCTTGGGATGACGATGCCAATGATCGGGCTCGCCCTCAAAGCCCCTCTCCTTCCACTCAAGGAAGGCGTGCTCCACGAGTAGCTTGTCGTCCACGAAGCGCTCGTCGAAGCACCAGCGATCATCATAGCCCCAGGGACAATCCATGTGGCCCCTGATCATCGTCCAGTGGAACATGAGCCGATAGTAGGCGACATATTCCTCACCGTCACAGATGAGCTCAACGTGCTTGTAATCACGCTTCAGCATCTCAAGGTGTTCTTGGCGGTTCATGCCCGTCCACTTAAATCCAAAGTGGACGGGCGTCTAGCGTTACTTCTTACCCTGAGCTTTACGGACCGTGCCAATGCTCACATCGAATTCTCTGGCGATCTTTTCATCGCTGAGACCGCTTTCCAGCTTGCGCTTGCGAATTCGCCGGTAACGCTCTTCCTTCGCATATTGCTTAGGAGTGAGCTTCTTAGCTTTGGGTGAAGTAGAAGGCGTAGGGGCTGGAGTCGCTCGACTGTCGATATCTGCCTGCGTGATCTCCCCTCCCGCGAACAAAGTGTCGAGAAGCTTTTGACCAGAAGTTTTGGAGGTCTTGGTGGGGATTGGCTTTGCGATCACCGCTTGACTGGTCTTTGGGGCATGAGCGGCTTTGCTCAACATCCAGGGAGTCGTCCCTTCGGCTTTGTGCTGAACCCAGCGGGCCTTCAGGTAAGACCCTTTGCCTCGCAAAGGGCGGTTGTGTTCCTTTACGATCTTGTAGATTCGAGAGCTGTTGAGACCAGTTGCGTCAGTAATTTCGCGGACAGGCTTATTTTCGTCCCACAGCTTAAGAACAAGAGTCTCAATTGAATTGTTCACAGTTGGTCTCCTCAAAAAGCGCGCTGTTTAGCGCATTGTGCATGTTTAAGGGATGCTTGGTCGGGCGCCCCTGTGACACCTTTCTGCGCTCAGGTTTTACCCTCGTCAACCGAAAAAATCACAGGAAAGGCGGGACCGCAAAAGCAATCCCGCCTTTTGTTTGGTATCGGCGCCCGACCAAGGACAATACCAACTGTCCTTTCTAACTAACTCCAATTGGTAGTTTGTCAACAAGTTTGTGTGCGTTACTTTGTGGTTCTAACTATGCCTAGAACTGTGGTTAGAAGTATGGTTAGAAGTATGGTTAGAAGTATGGTTAGAAGTATGGTTAGAAGTATGGTTAGAAGTGTGTTTCTACCTACTAGTCTATGGAGTGTAATAGGTAGGACAAGTTAGTAGTCTGCAACAGTGTGCCCACTACAGGCCCATGAAAGGCTTGGATTTTTCGGTGACTAGTTGTTCTCTAACTACCAAAGGTAGGGGCAGTCTTGTAGTGTTTTCTACCTAGTACACTTGTGTATTAGTTTGATAACACACAACTTCAATCTACAATGCTTTTTTGTGAAGTAGCAGTTGGACTCTTACCAAAGAAATCTCGAAGTCAGACTGCTAAGGTAGTCTGACTTGATGTAGTGTCTGAAGTGTAGTTAGAACCGCTTGGTAACTCCAAGAACAAGTTCAAGAGTAGGCGTGTCGCGAGTCAGACCCACGTTGGCATTGAGGTCGATTTCTACGTTTCGCGAGGCAGTCCACACGGTTGTGAAGTCTAGGCTGGCTTGTGTTTGCCCCGCGCTATGCTGCGCGAACACTTCAATGGTCCCGCCTATGGGTCCGTAGAGGGTCTGATTCACACCCACAGCGCCACTGATCAAGGGAGTGGGCAACACGAATACCGTTGGGCTTGCGTAGAGCTGTGTAGAGGGCGACACATCATAGGTTGCGCCCAGCGCAACGCCTGCGCCCAAGCGGCCCTGAGAAGCGTTCTGAGAACCCGTAGGCAGCACAAGCATGGGCTGAACTGCTAGGCTCAGCTGATCATCCTTGATGTTGCGACGCAGGGCCAAACGCAGGTCGCCTTGCCCCACACGCGAACCCTTGCGGACCCAAGGGCTCAAGCCAACTTGGACTTCGGTGTTCTCGTTGAGACCAAGGCGAACCACTGTGTCGCCAAGTAAGAGAGTGGAATCAGCATCGTCGAACCAATCAGTCAGGCTGACTTCAACTTGGACATGACCGGGATCAACAACACACGGTTGGATCGCACCACGATCAGGACAGAGCGGCTTGAGGTCCTGAGCCACGGCAGGACTGGAAAGCATCAAGGCAAGAAGGGCGAGCCTACTTACCAAAACGCTCACGCTTGGTAGGAGGCCTCGGTTTCTTCATAGCCATGATCAGAGTATCACTGGGAAACTCAAAGGTCATGACTACCTCAAGCCAGATGCCGAAGTCGCTTAAATTATCGGTTTGGGTGGTTGTTTTCACGATCTACCAGTCCACGGAGCCTCTCGATGATTCGATCTGTCTCCGGATGCGGCTGGGCCTTGTTGTCCCGCTTGCCGCTGCCGAGATCGTAAAGCTCTCCCTCGGGAGCCAGACGTCTGAACTCGTATTGCATCCTGCGGCCCAGATTGTCATCTAAAATGAACACCAGGATCTTGACATAGCCCCAGCGGTTCTCCTCCAGATAGCGGAGGTCGCTGCGGGGTAGGTAACCTTCCGGCGCATCAGCGAACGCGCTCGCGACATACTGATCGCGGGAATAGAACCGGTCGTCGAATTGGATGTGGGTGAGTTCTCGGTCTGGCGTAGCTGGAAGGGAAACCTTACCCGTCAGCCAGTTGCGCTTTTCCTTCCGCCCGGGAATGGTCTTGGTGAAGACCATTATCCCTTGGTTGATCGGCTCGCAATACGCTACGCCGCGGAAGTCCTTGAAGACTGCCCAACACATCGTTCAACCTCCCGAATTGTTGATACTATTGCCTAACACCAGAACCGTGTTAGTCTACCATTATGCGGGGTAAACATAAAAGGAAAATCGCCCGCTGCCGCCACCGACCGTCCAAGTCTCGCCGAGGATTGCTTGCACCTGGTCGAGGATTGCCGTCTTTTCCTCGAAGAACTTAATCAAAGCATGGCGAGATTCCTCCAGCAAAGCCGGCGGAATATGGCGCGAGCTGTCGAAACCATTTGACTTGAGGAATTCATCCATTTCCTCGCAAGCTTCCTTATACTTGTCCAGAAACTTGAACCCAGGAACTCCGAGTACCTCAATTGCCAAGCGCTTAGTACCCGACTTGGCATTATGGACATCAAACGTCCAGCCCTGCTTCGCCGCGATCACCTCGAATTCCGAAAGCTTTTCCTCATTGCGGAGGCGCTTTGCAACGCGGGCGCGCTTGAAATAATTGGGGTCGGTAAGGACCGCATCCTGCTTCTCCTCGGGCCAGGCGAGGAAATCGGTGAGCTTGTGCTTGACACCGTGCAGCATCACCCAGTTCTGACCAGCACCATGGGAGCCGCTCTCATACTTGTGCCAGACCAGACCTTCCGCATACGCCTTAAAGGTCACGAACTTGCGACCACGGGCGCGGCCGATACCGTCCAGGGTGGTCAGTTCCATCTTCTGGAAAAAGAGCTTATTGCGCTTCAGGATCTTGTAGAGCGCGCGGTGGTTGTCGGTCTGGCGTTCGAACTCGTGGTGAAGGATGTCACCAGCGCTGAGGATCTGCCCGTCGAACTTGCTGAACTTGCCCATTACGATCTCCTTTGCTGTTATGAACAACATAGCAGAACAGGTGAGGTAGTCAACCAGTTTCAAAAGGATAACACCAGAATCCTTTCGGACCCTGGTGTTATATTTCCATCGAGGATGAGCGCTTATTCTTCGATGCGCCAGTTGACCACTCGCCCCGCGATGCCGGCCGACTTCGCCGAGATAGCAGCCGCTCGCTTCACGGGATCATGGGCGGTCATGGCGTCGATCTCGAAGCTGGTCTCCTTGCGGTGGCGACCATTCTTGTGGGCGATGATGAGCTTCATGCTGATCTCCTGAAGCAGCATACGGGGGCAGAGCCCCCGTATCTTGTTACGCCGAAACCGAAGCCGCCTTGGTCGCGCCGTCGGTCAGAGCCGCCAGGGTGAACCAGCCATACTTGCCGGGGACCAGCGCCAGCGCCGTGCCGGCTTCCGGCAGGTTCGAAGCGATCTCCGACGGGAGGCCGAGCCGACGACCCGAACCCTTGACGCCGAGGTTGCGAAGCTGCTCGGTCTTCGGCATGTTGACGGTCGAGGTCCGATCCGTGAAGCGCACCTGCACCGAGCCGTCCTGGACGCGGACGCGCGCCTTGGTCGCCGAACCGATCACCGAAGCGGCAGTCGCCGCGAGAAAGTTGACGTTCTTATACATGCCGATCTCCTTTGTTGCCTCTGGGCACCATTGCCCTTCGTCATATCCTGGTTCTATACTCTGGTTGCTAGTCGTCAACCGCTTTTTCTACTTTTCTACCAATCTTTTTGATTAAGAGAGTTAAACAAACCAGGTGCGTCAGAGACAGATGAAGCGGGCCAAGGTCCGCTTCATTGGTGTTGATCTTTTAGGCTGCGAAATCGTAGGCTTCGCGGTCTTCGCGCGAATCCGGAATCATCAGCTTGCTGAGCGCGTGGAGGTAACCGTGGCGTGCTGCCTCACGCCACGCATCGCCAACGCAGGTCTTGACCTTGAATACCTTGGCCGCCTCGCTGATGTCGAGGTCATTGTCGTCCTCGTCCAGGCCGGTGCCGTTGAACACGACGAACTGATTGGGAATCGAAGGACCGGCCGGCGCGCACACCGTAACCAGGATCTCATCGCCGCACGAAATCTGAAGGAAGTTTTCCACATCGAAAGTGTTCACCGTCAGCGCATAGTTGCGGCGGGCGATCTCGGTATCGATGGTCACTGTGTTGGTCTCCTGTTTGTGTTGTGCCCTCACCTATAATAGAAAACAGGTGAGGGTCAACATCAGAATCAGAACTTTTTCAGAATCTGATCCATTTCAGTGATCTTGGCTCGGAGATCATCGAGTAGCGCCTGGTTGCGCCGATCGATCTCTTCACAGGCTTTGCCGAACGCCGGTGCCTGAGTGAAGATAGTCAGCTCAGCCTTGGTCAGCATCTGCGCGAACTCATTACGGAGGGTGAGCGCCATCTTCTCATTGAGTTGATGGCGGTTCTCCCACCACTTCTGAACCGGAACGGTCATGCTGCTCGCGCGGCTCCCTGCTTCGCCCAATCCAGATACTGCTCGTAGACGCGCTCCACGAGCCGCCGCGCCGCCTGCTGCGGAGTGTAGGTGTCACCTTCGAAGCCCAGCACGTCCATGACGAACTGTTCCTGGCAGGCCTTGCTCAGCGCCTGGAAGTCGCCGTCGGTGCGCGACGTCTTGTCGCCGTATAAGATCTTTGCGTTCTCGTTGGCGTCGCTGGCGACCGCCATGACGAGGGTGCGAGCCGACGGCCCGAGGCCGCGAAAGTCCTTGCCCGAGATGAGGTCGTTGACGATATATTCCTGCGCCATGAGGACGCTGTCTTCCATACCGGCCATCTTCGATCTCCTTGTTGCCTATGTTCTGGTGATAACACCAGAATTAGTCGTGTCAACCAGTTCAGCGATACTGCTTCATCCGCATCATCTTTTCGGCGAATCGCTTCTGCGATTCCATTTCCTGAACCATCGTCTTGCGGTGTTCCAGCTCACGCTGCTCATGTTCCTTTTTGATCTGGGCTTCCGTGGCTTTGCGCTGGCTCTCAAGCCGCTGCTCATAGAGCCACTGCTCTGCTTCTTCCTTGGTCGGGAAACCCCGCACGGTGTTGCCGTGCTCGACCATGAAGAAGTCACCCTGTTGTGAAGGACTGCGGCGGCACTTTACGCCGACTTTGGGTTTGCTACGCGGTGCTGGGACGCCCTTCTTCTGCTGGTAGGTTTCATAGTCGTCGGCGCTGTTGCTGAACTCCTCGAGCTCTGCGAGGATCTCATCCAGGATCATCTCCTTGGTCTTCTCGATATACTTGCGCCCAACCTCCTCAGGAAGCGCCGGGACGATCTCACCCTGCGTCACGTAGGCCGTGTAGAGCTCCTCATAAGCGGAGGAATCTCGTCGTGCCACAGTATAGCCCTGATTGCTATACTTGCGAGCACCGATGAACGAGTCCACCTCCTGCTGGGTGTGGAGGCCATAGACCACGCCGGTGTCCTTGAACAGTGCCAACCATTCGGGACGATTGCCACCCGGAGGACCCTGGAGTCCTTTGGTCGGCGGCGCCAGCAGGCTCTTGCCCACAACGTCTTCGTCCTGAATGCGCTGAAGCTGCGCCATGATCTTGGGCTGGTAGTCTGCGGGCGGCGACCACCATTCCGGAGCCGGAGTGGGATCAGCAGTTGCGCCCATGGGGTTGAGCCAGAATGCTGTCCCGCCGCTCATCCAGTAGAGGTCGTTCTGTGCCCGCTGCATCTCCTCGGTCCAGAAGCTCTTAAGAGGAGCCGGCGGACCCTGCTCGATCAGCATCCGCGACACGCGCTGCTCCGAGGAGAGGATCATCTGAAGGGCGTTGTCGATTTCCTCTTCGCCCTTGCGGAACTCTTCGACGAACTTGGCCATTTTGTAGGACTTGATGGTGTCACCGTTGGTCCACGTCCAGACCAGCTTGCTCACAGTGGTCATCAGACCATCACGACCCAAGTTGATGTCCAGTTTCTCTTCGACAGTGGGCCGCATATTATAGGCCGGGCTGGCCAGCTTCAGAGCAACGAGTTTCTCGCCTGCTCCCTTACAAGCCCTCAACTGCTCCAGCAGCTTCATTCCATTTTCGGTCAGCCAGTAGGTCCCACCGCCGTCAATATCGATGAGCTTGAGCTTGTGGCGAAGGTTCTTGATGGCCTCAATCTCATGGTTGGGCCAGTGAGAATCGCCCTCATAGTTGAGTTCCTGACGCGTCCGATGATCATTGTTGAGACGTGTCATCCTCGAGTCGAGGATCAGGTGGATCTGATACTGCGTCATGCCGCGCCCTTCAAGGGCCTTGACAGCCTTGTCCCAGCGTAGTCCACGAATCAGTTCGTGAAGGGGGCGGATGGTGTCAAGCTCACGCTTCAGTGAATCGGCGACTCCGAACAAACCTTCCTCCTGGACCTGCTTGAGGTATTTGATTGCCATTCACCAGTCCTAGCAGAAACTGGTGTTACGTCAACCGAAAAACACCAGATCCAATCGGGGAACCAAATCTTCATGCCCAATCGCGCGAATGAGCTCGATGACCTTGGCTTCAACGCCCTCATACTTGCTATGGAGGACGCTTACAACTTTTTCGCCGGTCACTGGTGCTTCTGTGAGACGCACAATGGCTTCTTCGGGAAACTCACAGACACCCGCTCGGCAGAGACTCCACGCTGCGCTGAGTAGCGCGCAGGTATGCTCCTCGCGGTCCTCGTAGACGTTCTTAAGCCCGATACGCTGTCCCTGTGGGGTCACATAGCTGAGAACTCGCTTGCCAGCCTTGCGAAAGGTATCCCAGGTCAGACTGTCAGCGGGAAGACTGTGGATGATTGTTTCGGCTACTGGACCCAGCTTGCCTTCGAAGACCACATGATCGGGAGCCAGACCTCGCCGCAGAATACAGCGGATGAACTCTGTGACGTCGAGGGTGTTGGCCTCTACGTGGAGGTCGTCGATCAGAATAGCAGCCACGACCAATGAGTCGGCGGTGCTCCCACGATCCAGATACTCCTTCATGACGTTCAGGCTCTCGTCCTGTTCGTCACCGAAGATGCTATCAGCGTAGATGTGCGCGAATTCCACGAACATCGCGGGCCGAGGCAAGTTGGCGTTATCTGGTAGGTGACTTCCCATACGCTCTAGATAGCAAGATCTTGGTGAGCGTCAACCAGTTTGTGCGCCGCCCCAGGCAAGCTTGAACAACATGGCGTCATTGTCATCCTTGATGTAGAAGATCACGTTGCCAAAGTCAGGCTGAAACGTCCAGCTTCCTTTGATCATCTCGTTACACCAACGACCCGCAAGTCCACCATTGGGACTCTTGACACGGAAGGTGTGCCAGTCCTTGAAGCCAAGGGTGCTCTTGTTGCTGACTGGAAGGTTGCGCTTCAGCAACGTCTCCAGAGGACCAATGGGATCAGGTTGACTCATCGGAACTCCGGCTTGTCGGTGAACCATGTCAGCTTGAACAGCATGGCATCGTTCTTGTCCTCGATGTAGAAGGAGTGAAAGGTCATTGAGAGTGGTGGCTGATGTGCCCAACGACCCTTTATCATCTCCTCACACCAATCCAAGACATCCTGTCTGATGGGCACCTTGTGACCAGTACCCATGGTCTTGAAGCGGAAGATGTGCCACCCGATGACCTTCCCATCGGGATTAACCTTTGTGCCCATCAGATTGCGCCATGCTCCCAGGCTTCGATGGTGGGGAGGGGCGAACCCCGGCGATTGAACTCGGCCACGTGGGCGGCGGCTTCCTGCCGCTTGGCCTCTTCGGCCTGCCACTCCGCGTAGTCGCGCTTTTCTTTCTCGTCATAGTAGTGCATCCAGTTGCGATACTGGATACCGTCACGCTCCGAAACGCGGGCGAGAGCAGCGGCTTCCTCAGCTTCATTTTCCTCGAACGCTGCCTCGTAGGTGTCGAAGAAGCGGAGCATGTCCTCGGGCGAAGTGTTGAGGCTCGGACGGAAGCCGTGAAGCCCCTTGAAGAGGTCGCTGTAGGCGGACTGGAAGTCCTGCGTCAGCATGTCCGCGACAGTGAGGGTGCGCTCAGTGCCGGTTCCATCCACATACTGCAGGCCCATCTTCGATCTCCTCGTTGCGTTACTTGTCCTGTTTAGCAGAACTGGTGAGGGTGTCAACCAGTTTTAGGAGAAAAGATGCGGCTCCAAGAGGCATCCAACATGCCAGTGGCAGAACTCCTCCATGAGGGTGTCCTTCTCAAATCCCAGGTAGCTTGCGAACTCCTGGAAGCCCAGGTCGCAATGCCGGATCTTGATGTCAGTGTTCTTGAAGAAGCGCACGTTGGCTTGCCAGATGATCCGGCTGATCTCAAGCTCTGCGGCCGCTGGGATCTTTGCGCGAGCGCGCAGGCTCACGTAGGGCGCAGCATAGGGAACGCGGGCCTTGGCTCCACTACCCAGGATAACGCTGAGCCCGCCATAGTCGGAGCCAACAATGAAGTCCCGGAGGTCCACCACGTCATAGTATTCAGTGCCCGCATAGTCACCGAAGTCGCTGAGGATGACCTGATCGACGATCTTCACGCCTTGGGGCAAGAGATCCAAAGCTGAACGGATAGTACCGCCGGTCACCGTGTCATCTTCGACCAGCACATATTCACCATCAGGAATGTTCTGCGCCTGCTCCTCGAGAAAAGGAAAACCCACGCGCTCAGCACGGAACTGTGGCTTCCGTTGGGCTTCACTGACTGCGAAGTAACGGGTGCTCTGAAACATCTCATCACCGGGGAAGAACGGATCCAGGCTGAGAGTTAGGCGGTCACCAACGACCTTCTCAGCTTGTGCGAGCTGTTCGCTCACTGGAATGAGGTGGACCTTGTTCTGATGGCCGAGACTTTTGAACACCTGTGCGATACCAAGTCGAACCGTGCTCTGGAGTTGGATCCTGCGCTTCTCGAGTTCGCTTTCATCAATGATGCTGTGCCAGCGACGAATCGCGAGGTTCTCTTCATTGCGGATCAGGTAGGGCAGTTCGCCCGTGTCCTGCTTGTCCCAGGTCAACAGGTAGTCGCGGACCTTGGTGTTCAGATGGTCATGATTGCCTTCGCGCGCCAACTTGCTCGAGATGTCGCTCCGCGGGATCATGATCGACTGGCCGGGAAGAGCCTCACCAAAGCCTTCGTTATCGGAACCGTAGACGTAGAAGACCCGCAGATATTGACCAACATGGAACTTGAGGTATTCCTGGAGCCGCATGACCACATCGGTGAAGTTGATCTCGGCGGGCATGTAACGGGCCGCCCAGGGGTCACAGTCCAGCCAGTTGCTCTCTTGCGTGGCCAGCTCAACCATCGAGCAACGATGCTCTGCGGGGATGGCAGCGGTGCCACCATACTTCTGCCCCACATAGCTGTCGTGACCGGGCGCAAAGTATCCACCCAGAACGCTGTAACCCTGATCTTCTGCGATCTTGCGCGCCTCGTCCATCATTGCGATGTGGCCGTTGTGGATGGGAGCCATGCCGCCCGTGGTCACTAGCACAATGGGCTCACGGCTGCGATCGGACTTCAGCCATGCGATGAAATGCTTGCGGACCTTCTCCAGTGGAGTGGTCATGAAGACAGGATCCCAAGCCTTGTGCGACATCGCGAGCTGGGGCAAGCCGTCGTCGAAGAAGCCCGCGCGGTAGAGATCCTTGCTGTCCTGAGTCTTCTCATAAACCCGACGGTAGCAGGGATCCGCGAGAGCTTTCCAGGCATACCGCTGGGCGGTGCTCATGCCCTCCTCCAAAAGCCTACGGCCTGCGAGGTGGATGTCATTGTGTCCACTCAACGGTTCAAGCCCGAGGAGCTCATAGAGATTCTCCTTGGGACGATCCATTGTGATACCGCAGGCGTAGGTGTCTGTCATGTCACCTCTTTGCTACCAAATTGGTGACGCGTCAACCGTTAAAGGTCGAACAGACTCCTGCCGTAGGGGCACTCGATCATGGGTTCTGTGGGACGGACGCCGGCGCTCTGGAGCGCAGCATTCTTGTTCCTCGCGGCCTCTGCTCGTTCGGCGAGTTCATACGCCTTGCTGTTGAGCTCATGGACCTCACGCGCCGTCAGCCGCCCGTCATTGAGCGCCTTAGCCACGTCCATTTTGAGGGCCGGACACTTGCCCGAGTCGTAGTCGCTCGTTGGACCGACCTTGGCAGCATCCTCGTATTGGTTGGGGGTAGCTTCTGCGTTTGGACGCACGATCCAGTTGGGCAGCGCATACCAGACGCAATAGAGGATGCCGAGGATCAGCACGAGCGTGGTCAGCCACTTGATGGCGTGCCAGCGATTGTAGGGCTTGCTCATTGGATCGCCTTGATCATCAGCTCGTAGATGCGAGCCTGTGGAGTGTTGGGATACTGGCCGGGAACGAACAGACCGCAGCGACCAGTGGTATGGCACATCGCAGCCCAGAGAGCTTCATTGAGGCGCTCATTGGATTCCTGCCGCTCCTCGGCCGTTGGGTTCCAGCCTGCCCCACCGGCGCGCATCTGAGCGTAGATGGTCGCGAGTTCTTCGCGCTCTTGTGGGGTCAGGCTCATCGTTTACCTTTCAGACGACCGATCTCGCGACGAATACGCCGCTTGCTGGGCCGCGCGCCATAGTTGAAATCACGCTGGGCCCAATAGAGGATCCAGCCCATAGTCTCGCGACGACTGGGCCGACGAACGAGGACAACCCGTGGTTTGTTTCGCACACCCTTGGGTCTACGATATTGCCACCACCAGATATTCACGCCTTGCTCCTCACGATCTTGCCCTTGGGGGTGAGAGTCAGGCGAAGGCCCATGTGCCGCTGGACGCATTGTGTGATGCCGATGTCGTCCAACATGCGAATCTTGCTCCGACCAGGATAGTTGCTATCCGTGCCCCAATGGATGAGGCCCGCACGATATAGCCTGTCGATCCTGTTCGCAAGATCAGGACCCCAGCGACGGATGTGGAGACCCTTCCGGAGAGAAACCCTCCGGAAGAGCGCCATGTCACGCGGGCTGATCACCCGATCACCTTGCGGCCATCGTTGTAGGTCCACAGCGGCGCGACCGCCTTGCGGATCTCCATGATGCGATCGGCGAACTCGATCGGGAGGCCGGTGTTGCCCACGATGTCGTGGACATCACAGCCGTCGGTCAGATCGCAGAGAGCGTTGATGAGTTCCTGGACGGACACGCCGGTGCCGCCGGCTGCGAGCGTGTCAGCGGTCATGACTTCGTGACGGTTGGCCAGGCTGGCAGCAACCTTGATATCGAGACCGTATGTCTCGTTGCGCGCGTCGAGCGTCAGCATTTTCTGTCTCCTTTTCCTGTTTACCAACTCTGGATAACAGAAAATAGGATAGCGTCAACCAGTTTATAGGCCCACAGGTATCACCGCGTGGCTGCGACACTTGCGGCAGAGACGGCCTTCCCTCGGCTTGTTGAGCCAGCCTTCAGGAGGCGGCTTCCACTCGGGAACCCAGCCACATTCCTGACACTTCCACGACGGTGGGACCGTGTCAAATTCCCAGTCGTCATCCTCGGGCGTCGATGATCTCACAGGCTTTCTCGTTATACATATGGACGTCTCCCCATATCTCAACGCTTCGCCAGCCAAGACGTTGCAGGAACGCCTTAAGGTGCGGGTTGTGGGGATGCTCGACCTCGAGCGGAAGCTTGGGCGACCACTCTTTGAGGAAGCGAGTCAGATAACCTTTGCGCTCAGTTGACGCCTTGATATTGGCGAGCACAATGACGCCCGGATAGCGCACGGAGCGCCTACAGTAGATCACGAGCCCGTAGGCGCGCACATACTCGGACCGCATACGAGCGGCGCCCTCAGGGCTTTCGAGGGCATATTCCTCAAACTTCCGATAGCACATCTCGTTCCTTACGCCAGATCAGTTCCTTGGGGTTCCAGTAGGCGGGTTCAAAGAACCCTTCCTCTGGGCCGAGACCGTAGAAGCCGCGCGCATGAAGCGTGGCGAGCTCGAGGTCTGCGATGCTCGTGCGATAGTCGGGTGCCTCGTTCATGGTGAACACGAACTCATGGGCTGTGACGAAAAGACCCTCGGGAATATCGACACCGCCGATGGAGATGCGCTGACCCAGCTCGTTGCGGGCATTGAGGGAGAAGCCGGTCCCGCCCATTTCCACACGATCAGCGATCATGCGAAGCATACGGACGATGTGACCCAGCTGATCCCCGCCAACCGCGTCCACGAGCTCGCTGCGGACCGTGAAGTCGATCCTGACTTGTTCAACCATCAGCCGATCTCCACGATCACTTCGAAGCGTTCACGACCGTCAGGAACCTCGCCGACCTTGGCCGCGTCCCACCAGTCCTCGGTATCACTAAAGCAATACTTTTTGGACGCATGGGTGTCAACGTCTTTGGCACCAGGATCCTGCATACGCCGCCGGAGGACCCGCTCCAGCAGACCGTCAACGTAGTTGAGTTCCCAGCCGTTGATCTTGTCGAGGAGCTCAGTGTCAAGCAGGATGTGGAAGTCGCGCAGGACAACGGGTTTGTCAAAGTCCTCGTCCATGTACTCCCACTTCTCGCTGATATCAAGGATGGGATAGTGGCCGAAGACTTCGAGGAACTTGGCCTTGATCGCGGCGCCCAGAACCTCGTCCTCAACATCCTCGAACATGGGCTTCTTGCCGATGACCATGAAGCCACCCTTGCTACGATACGTTGCGAACATTAGCCAAACACCAGTTCGCGAATACTGACAATACCGTCGAGTTCCTCGTCGGTTTCGTTGCCCGTCAGGTCATCCGAGGAGAGGATCACGCGCTTGCTCGCATATTCAGGCTTCGAGAGCTGATTGATCAGCCATTGCTTGTTGGTGTTCTCCAACAGTTCGAGGACCTTTTCGACCTGCATCTCGATCTCCTTTGTTGCCTACTAATCAGGTGTAGCAGAGACAGGAAAGGCGTCAACCAGTTTCTGGTCAACGCCCTTGCTGTTAGTGGTTGCTGACGTCGTCGACTGCCACGTAGCTGGGATTGCTCAGCATCGCTTGGCACTGGTATGCCTTGTGGCCGTCGGCCCGACATTCCTGGTAGAGCGTGTAGTTCCAGATCGCGCCGGCGATCATGAGGAGCGGAACGATGATGAACATGCCGCCGACGAAATACTTGATGAGCTTGTGCATGGGGCCTCCTTAGTGGCGGGTGTTGAGCTTGCCGCGCGACATTGCGCTGTAATAGTGCGAAGAGAGGTCCGACATCAGCGTCGGGCAGAGCTCTGCGGTCGTGCGCGGGCCCATCTCGTCATAGCCCTTCGCGGTCTTCTCGCTCAGGGTGTTGAGCAGCGGGCGGAGACCGCCGATCTCGGTCTTGAACTTCAGGCCACCGTTGCGCCGGCCCCAGAAGCGAACCAGGGTTCCCTGAACGCGGGCGATGCCCCAGATCTTGTCGTTCTGCGCTGCGCCACCGCGCATGCCGCGCGAACCTTCGTTGAAAAAGCGGGCTGCTGCGATGAGTTCGATCTGTGCCATGTTTCCGATCTCCTGTTTGCGTTTCCGATAACCTGTTTCTACACTCTGGTGAGAAAGCGTCAACCACTTTCTCACCAGAATTTCGCCTTAGACACCGCAGTAGCGTCCCTGGGCGCAGTCGATTTCGTGCTGCTTCTTCATACCCGTGTCGAAGGCCCAGAGGACCACCGCAGCGAGAACAATCCAGAACGCATACTTGAGGACTTTGTCGCGCATTGCGCTTCTCCTGTTGGGGGAGGGGTTTCCCCCTCCCTGTTCCTTACATCGACCAGTAGGTCTCGCTGTCCACGCGGCAGCAATGCGGGGTGTCGATCGCCTGCTCGACGGGCTTGCCGCTCATCAGGTTCATCACGATCTCGTGACCCTCGCGGGCAACCGGCATCTTCTGCGCCGACTTGATGAACTGGTGTGCGCCCTTCGCGGTGCGGAAAGTGCCGCGACCGCCGCGGTTGCCTTCGACGTAGAAGCCGTCCGCCAGGATGATCGTGACCTGCTCGTTGTCCGAGGTCAGGTTCAGCTGGGCAACGCGCTTGTCGTTTGCGAGCTTTGCGAGGACCTTACCGTTCTTCATTTCCGATCTCCTGTGTGCGTTTCCGATGTCACAGAGATAGCAGAAACTGGTGACGCGTCAACCAGAAATCTCACCAGAGTTCAGAAAAAGGTGAGCTGGGAATTCACCTAAACCTTCAGCCTAACATCACCTGAATTGGTGTCAAGTCCTAGAGTTCGCCTGCTTCTTCGGCTCGCACATACTCTGCCCAGGGATCTTCGAAGAGAGCAGCAGGGCAGATATCGTCCTCGCCATACTTACAGGCATACCGCTCGGTGGGCTTTCCCGGACCATCGTGGAAGTCATAGTTGAGACCATAACAATGGCGCATGTGGGCGCCATAGGACTGGTCGCCAGGCTTGAGTCGATTGTCCTTGGTCGCCTGCGCGTTCTCGACCCGAAGCTTGTTCGAGAGCTCGTCTTTACGCCCCTTGAGATAGCTTCTCAGGGTCATGACAGCTTCCAGCTGATCGCTAGTGCTGCCCACTGCCCCGAAGGCTTTCAGGGCAATGTGGAAGAGTTCGCGGTCGTTCAACGTAGGCGCTCCTCGTGGTATTCCTTGTAGCGGCGCTCGAACTCATCCATATCATCCCGATGGATGCGGACACTGTGATAGTCGCTGGTGTCGAGTTCTCGGGTTTCGCCCCGATAGCCTTTGCCGTTGTTGAACCGCAGGCCCTCGCCCAGATTGGGATAGCCCTCGAGCCGCCCGTCGATGTAGCGTGAGCCGTATTGGCACTGTTGGCCGAGCCGCGACCGGCAGAAGTCCCCGAAGGGGCTGAAGCCGTCGTCGTTGAACTCGGGATGGACGATGTCACAGAGTGTGGCGTAGCCGACCTCACTCTCGTCGGTGTTCCAGCCCTCGCTGGTGACTTCGACGATCTCCGCGCCGGTGAAGATGTCCAGGAACTCGTTGAGGATCCAGACCTTATTGGGGCCCATGTCGGGTGCGCGGCGTGCCGAGCAATACGCCTCGATCTCACCCTCGCGGTGCTTCCGTGTGGATTCGAGAGTGAACATATTGCCGTTCTCGTTGAAGCCGACAGTGACCGTCTCGCCGTCGTATTGGACTTTCATTGTCGATCTCCTCGTTGCCTATACACCAGTCCTAGCATGAACTGGTGACCTGTCAACCAGATTCACGCTCCAGTTCACGGATCTCTTCCTCGAGCGCGTGGATGTCGCTTTCATAGTTGGCGATCGTCTCGTCGTCGAGATCTTCGTAATTGATCGCGTTCTGTTTCTCGTCGATCTCCTGCCGCATCTCGCGGATTTGCTCCTCGACGCTCACGAACAGATCTCCATCTTGCGCTCGTAGAGCCAGCCCATGATGAGCTCAATGTCGGCGCCGCGGAAGCCCTCCATCTCAAGGCAGTTCTTGAGGTAAGCGAGGAAGCGGACTTCGTCGTCGAAGATCCCGGAATCCTTGCTCAGCTGCCAGAGGATGCTGTTGGCCTTCCAGGACTTGAGGTAGCCCTGGCCAAAGGAGTTGCTGTAGTTCTGAAAGTCCTGAACCAGCTGACCGTTCATCGGTTGTCCTCCTTCAAAAGGTTTTCGTAGAATGCCGCAGTCTTAGGCATGCCGCGCTCACGGGCTGACTCTGCTGCTTGACGCCATCCCTTACGCTGTCGTGAGCGTCTGAGGGCGCTACAGAAGCCTTGATAGTAGGCGCTCATGCGAGCACCTCTGCGACCGGGCAGGGGTTGGTCCAAATGCCGCGGGCGAGATGCTTCACGCGCTCATCGTCGCCCAGTAGGTAGCAGGCGATCAGACGCACCATTGCGTGGTAGTTGGAGTGATGGAAAGCCGTGCGGTTGAAGTCGCTCCAGGCTTCATTGCGATTGCGGATGATCTGGACATTCCAGCGCCGATCTGCTCCCTTGCTGAACGTGCCGACCTTCACACCATCCCGCAGGATGTCATAGTGCCGGTAAGCCGAAACCGGGGAGTCCTTGGTGACCTTGAGCGCAATGTCCATCGACCGATCTCCTCTAAAAGCTCTAACAAGACCACGCCGCCCTCTTCCAGTTTCGGGCTCTTTATGCCGGGCTTCAAACCATCACCGAGCGTCTTGTTATCACCTGTTTAGCGGATTCTGGTGAGGCGTCAACCAGAAATTTCAGTCTTCCGAATGTTCACCAAAATAGCGGTCCTCAATGGACTCGTTAGTGTCCTTGCAGTAGAGCCTGCGAGCCTTGACCATCTCTTCCCAAGCGGGCCAGGTCAGGCTGAGCTCGAGGTAATCCCCGAGCCCGTCTTTGTCTGTGGTGCTGCGGGTCATGATGTGATCGTCGTCACACTCTATGACCTTCATGTCGTGATTGGGTCCGCTGAACCCTGCCTCGCGCCATAGCTGACCCACTGCGGGCTCAACTTCCTTAGCCTTGCGCCATTCGTAGAGGCGCACTGGGACCCGCCAGAATTTCCAGACGAGTCCGCCGATTGTCGCAATAGCGCCAGAGGTGATTAGAGCCATTCCCGTGGCCTAACGTGGAATGGCTATCTAATCAATCACTTTACGGATCAGTTGTTAGCTGAACCCTCGGCTACCGGCTGACCATTGTGGGTCTGCTGGATTGTGGGCTTTGGCTGCGCTGCCGCGAGAGTCTGAGACTGTTGCGCGGGAGCCATAGCCGTTGGCCGCTGGGGCGGCTGGGGAGGTTGCTGCGGACGATACTGCGGGAGAGAAGCGCCAGCAGGGCCGCTGTTGTAGAGCACGGCCTCGGGAGCAAGCTCGCCGCTTGCGAGCTTGTAGCGACCCGTTCCGCGCGTTCCAGGGCAGGCAAAGCCGGTGGATGAGAAGAAGGCATCTGCGTTCTTCTGATCCTGGCACATACGCGCCACTGCGATGTTGCTGAAGCCAAGGGCATGCCATGCCGCTGCGTCACTGCGACGTGTGCAGGCCTCGTCGGATCGGCCAAGGTTGAGTGAGAAGCCAATTGGACCGCCCGCTGCGCCGCCGCCCGTGCCCACAAGGCAAGGGTTGGTGCCGCCAAAGTAGCTGCCGCCCACAGATGGTGTGGTCCACGTGTGGCCACTGTAGTCGACATCATTCCGTTGCGGGCCTGTGGGTCCTTGTGCGACTGCCGTGACATTCACAGTATTGGCCGCTTGGGCTTCCGAGGACTGTGTGCCAGTGGCACCAGTCGTATCCTGCGCGAAAACAGGATGAGCCAAGACCAAGCACAAAACCGAAGCCGAAGCGATTGCGATCTTTTTCATTATTTCCCCCTTTTGGTTTTCGTTATGAACTGGGAGGGCTGTTCACCCTCCCAGTCATTGGATCACCAGCTGAAGGCGCCGAAAATCGCCTGGGCGTTGAAGTTGATGTTCGAGCTCTGGAACGACGCAGCGTCGAAGTTGACCTCCGAGTCTGCCTCATAGTCGAGCGTGAACGAGTTGGTGAACTGGCTCTGGCCGAAGTTGACCACCTGCCCGGTCAGCGATCCGTTGCCCTGGACCGCCGCGTTCAGATCGGCGGTGTTGCCGCTGAGGCTGTAGGCGTTGCCTGCGATCTGGCCGGCCACCGAACCGGCGAGGCCGTCCATGTGGAACTGAGCCGCCGACGCGCCGTTGCCGAGCGTCAGGTTGCCAACGAAGCCGCTGCCGGATTCTGCCGAAAGCGTGTTGTCGATGTTGATATCGATGCTCTGCGACTGCGACGTGTCGAAGGACGTGCTGGCACCCGACTGCAGATTGCCGTTGACATTGCCAGCGCCAATCACGCCACCGGCGCTCTGAGCTGAAGCCTGTCCCGCGACTGCAAGCGTCAGAGCCGCAGCGGCCCCCATCAACAGTTTCTTCATTGTCGATCTCCTCTATTGCCTAACAAGTCGTTAAGCAAGCGTTAAGCTGTAACGCCTTTGGGAGGATGTCAACAGGATTCGCAACTAAAACTTGAATTAATCGTTACATTATCTTTGCGGTCGCAGCAAAGGTGTAATAAAGTTGCTTTATCGCTCTTGCGTAATGGCTACCCTGTTAAGGAAGGTTAACAGTTCCTAATTTCACCAGCATTTACGGCTTGGTGAGGAACTGGAGTATGATTTCGGCCTTTTCTTGCTCCTCAGGCTCAACATAGATAACGAATTCCGCCGATTCATCCGTTAGCAGGGCCTCGTCCCCCAGCAGAATTTCGAACATACCAGTCAGCCGTTCGTTGAACACTTGAAGCAGCTGATAACGCAAAGCCTGCCAGCCGTCCGTGAACTTCAGCACGAACGTGAGCCGCTTGGCCGTAGCCATGAACTCGATAGGCGCGAGAGGATCACGGCCGGGATAGAGAAGGTGGTCCATCAGTCGAATAGACAGCAGAAATCAAGGTCTCCGCCGGTCCAGACCAGTAGGCCGAGAACCACGCCGATGATGGCCGGAAGCCAATACCAGAAGCTGGCAGTTCCAAGCGTGACGCTGGCGCTGATGCCGATAGCAATCAGCGAGATCATGATACCGACTACCATACAGAATAGTCCGCCGAGAAACTGTCCCATGTTATGCCCTCTCGAATACGATATCAGTGCGGATGATGATCTTCTCCTTGTCCCACTCCTGAGAGCCCTGCTGGAAGGGCTCCCCATCGTGAAGCAGCCGATGGTCGAACAATAGCGCATGACCAGCGCGTGGCTTGTTGGCGAAGATGACTTCGTCATCGTGACCTGCTCGGTCCCAATCACTGAAGTCCATTTCGTCCATACGCTTGCCGACTTGTGGATCCCTGAGGAAGCGTGTGGCCCCATACTCGTTGGTCGTCAGGTAGATGACCAGGCTCATGAGGGTCCGCTGGGTCTCTGTCTTGGCATAGGTGCCATCATAGTGGGCGACCAGCTGTCCGCCATCCTCATAGCGGATAAAGCGCATCAGCGGATTGACGCCAATAGGCCGCCAGAGGCTGTGGTTGTCGTGGTCCGTGGGCGTGAATGGGTCACAGACTCGCACGTCGGGAAGGAAGGGCTTGAGGCGCCGCCAGAGGACGTCTGCGAAGGCTTCGTTGAAATTGCTCAGACGGAAGTTGCCGATCTGCTCATAGGGCTTGTTCGCGTAACCGTCCAGTCCTACCGCCTGCCATGCGTTGCGACGGAGCCCGTCGAGCAGAACGCTGACGATGCTCGGTGGGAGCAAGTTGCTCGCTGTGAAAGCCTTGGCACCATTCTCGAGGTCATGAGCCTTGTACGACCACACGGGATCGCAGAGGTAGTCGCCGCCGAAATACCCAGCAGAGATAATCTTGTTGGCGTAGTCCGAATAGTCGAAAGAGTTGACGAATCCGCTCATGCTGCCCTCCAGGCCGGGTTATCCCAACCACCCTTAACACCAGCTTGCATGACGTCAAGATGGACAGCGGGCGACCGCCCCAGATACTTGTGCGCGTTGTAGCGATGCATCCGCTCCAAGTTGCCCACGTATTCGTCATATTGACGATAGTCATCCTCGCTGCCCTTTTCGTCGAGGATTTGATCGACCATGATGCGGGCATTGGTATGCCACTTCATGTGCGTGAACAACTCCACGAAATCGTAGGGCGCACCGAAGACGACCTCATCCGTGGTCGCGTCGAACATATCACCCGTGGGCGCACGTTCCAGCACCTCGCGCGGCACGCCGAGGAACTCGCCGATCGCATAGACCTCGGACTTGAACATATCGCTGATCAGCTGGAGATCGACCATACCGTCGCTGGCCTTGCCGAAATAACCCAGGTAACCACCCTCGCTGAGGTTGGTCGTGCCGATGACCAGGCCGGGCTGACCCTGACCGGCCAGGACGCTGGTGATGTAATAATAGGTCGGAGTGCGGGCGTAGCTGGTGACCTGTCCGCGGCACCAGTAATACTTCTCCTCGACCGCCGATCCCAGCACGGCCTCCACGCTGTTGATGATTGCCTCGCTGATCGGGGAGATGTCGATCTCCAGCGGGTTGACTGCGAATGCCTCGCAGACTTGCTTGGCCAGATTGGCCGCCTTGGTCTGCCCCGTTACGCCGAGGTTGGTGTGATCAGGCATGGTGACTGCCACGATACGCTCGATAGGCGAACCCGGTTCCTGCTGAGCCCGTGCGACCAGACCGAGAACCACAGCACTGTCGATGCCGCCGGAAACCGCGACCACTGCGCTCTTGAGCCCGCTCTGTCTGTAATAGTCGTTGAGCAGCTTGACCTTGGCCTCAACGACTCGCTCTACGTTGAAGCCTCGCTGAAGCCGACACATCTCAAGGGCCTCCTTGAGTGGCTGAGACATCTGCATGTTCGTTGCGTGATTACGAATTTCCATGTTGCTATTCCTTAGCAGGTGGACTGGAGGACGACCGAACCATCTGCCCGTTCGCAAAGGACGACGCTGACCATGTGAGCCTGGCTCTTGCGCGGCTTGAAATGCTCGGTAGCCTTGACCTTGGCCTGGTAAAGCGATGAAGCGTAGAGCTCAATCTGCTTGCCGTTGAAAAAACCCATGTAACCGCAGTCGCCGGGGGTCTTTTCGTTAATTGTCATGTCCGATCTCCTTTGTGCCTATGTCCTGGTTGTAACACCTAACTTGTGGGCGTCAACCAGTTTGGAACACAGGATTCAGATTAGCGGCTCAGCTTCATGAGCATTGCGGTGTCTCGGAGGCTGTTGGGCATCCGCATGATCTTCTTGGTTGCGTTGTTCTCAAGCGGGATGCGGTCCCGCTCACCGGTGTCCACGCTCTCGATGACCACGCGGCGTTCGTCCGCAAAGCCCTTGACCATACAGATGTCCAGCCCTGCCCCATAGTTCAGGGCCACCACGACCAGATCACCGATTGTGACTTCCTGATCCAAACGGTCGGTGAAAGTCAGCGGACGCTTCGCTTCATTGATCTGGAAGACACGATCGCCCTGATAGTCGAGCAGAACGCTCAGATTGTTGTCCACCTCATTGCCGAAGAACTCAGGGTAGATGGTGGCTTCCTTAAACACGATCGGCTTGGTCCCGCTCAGGGTATAAATCCATGCTGCTCGTTTGGACCATGCCCAGCCCTTGTTCTTGTCAAAGTCCTTGACGAAGAAGCTCAGGGGAGTGCCACCGCCCTTGGTCAGACGCACATCGTTCTTGGGCTCGACCGTTGCCGCGAAGCTTGGACCATAGTCACCAAAGTTGGAACGCGGACCCTCTACCATTGCGGGAAAGATGCTGCCGCGGAAGATGCCGTTGTTGATCTTGATCCAGACCTCGCCCTTGAGAGTAGCCAGGCGATCCAGCAAAGCATCACGCTCTGCGATCTGCTTGACTTCCTTGGCTGTGAGGTTCTGAGTGGGCACGAAGTTAGAACTCACATGCCACCAGTGATCCATGTTGGTCTGGCGACGAAGCTCAATCATACAAAGAACTCCACATTGGGATACATAGCCCGACGATACGCGATTGCCTCGCCGTTGAGCCAGGGTGCGTGACTGGTCAACGCGGGAGCCAAATCAGGTCTCCTAAACGCCCGAGCCCAGCTGTATTGGACGTGGGGTTGATCTTCATAGAAGGCGATAAAGCGGCGATCACGCACCTGCTTCGAAAACGATTTGGACCAGCTCTTCCTCGCATGGAGGATCACCAGCGGGTGAACGTGTGGACTGGCATTCCGGCGCATCGCTGCGACCAGTCCCAAGCTTTGCCCTCTTAGCTGTTTCCTCATTGAACTTCCGTAGCATCACTGAGTCCTGTGTCAAACCCAGATAGTTGCGAATTGATTGGTTCCCGGCCAGAGCCTTCTCCAACTTGCTTGTGGGAAGACAGCTCAGGAACCCGTTGACTTTGGAGCAATATAGGGCGAGGATCTTTGCGTTCTTCCAGCGCACGATCCACCATGTCTTGGTATTGGATTTGCGGCCCACATAGTTGCTCTTGTGGCCGTTCTTTATCTGATCACGCAGGGCTAGCCACTCATGGTGTTCCATATTGTGGATGCCATATCGTTCACCCAAGCGAGCGCGGAAGTGTCTCCAAGCGCCGCGCTGGGTTTTCTGAAAGTTCATTCCTTAGCTCTGGTATAACGATATCGCGGATCGCTATAAAGCCAAATGCCAAAGTGAGCAATGTGCCGACCATGTTTCACCCCAGAAAAGTGACAGAACAGGTGTCTTTCCAGTAAACTGACATCATGGCCAACTGGGAATATATTCTGTTCGATCTGGAGTGTAATGGGTTCAAACCTGACAAGATCTGGGTGATCTCGATGGTTGATCTCATTTCACGCGAGAAGGCAAGCTTCGTCGGTGCTGAGGCCATAGCAGAAGCCATCCTGCGACTGCAAGACGCAAAGCTGCTCGTGGGTCACAATATCAAGACCTTTGATATCAGGGTGATTGAGAAGATCATGGAGGGTGCCGTGACGTTCGATCGCAATCGTGTCCTTGATACTCTCCACATGAGCAAGGCGCTTGTGAAGATGGACAATCACAAGCTTGAGGGCTGGGGTGAACTGCTGGGCAAACCCAAGCTGGACACACCATTCAGCTTCTACAGGTATGACCCCAGGATGGTTCCCTACTGTGAGCGGGACGTGGAACTCAACTTGGATGTGTTCTTGGCTCTCTGGAGCATCATGGAGCAACGCCACGGAGAGAAGATTCCTCCCAAGTGGCAGATGCTCACTGAGTATAGGCAAAGCCTGCCTAGCGCGACACCAAGCCCAGACCTCCCTGGATCCGGCCATCTTTGATGTTGAGGTCCTGGAGGCGCGCATTGCGCCATTTGTTCGCCTGGTAAGCGCCATCGCATACTTGTAGAACCAGACACCAACCAAATAGTTTACGGCGGGGTTTGAAGCAAGTCGGCAGGGCATCACTGTCACGAGGACTGATAAGGCTCTGAAGACTCATATTGGTCAGATCCTGTAGTGTGACATCACACCATTCAGAGCCTTTGAACACCCACCGAGGACTCACGTATCCTTTTACTACTTCAATCCGCATTTCCATTTGCAGGACGATCAACGGATCTCGGAACAGACGACCCTGCAGTCTGAAACGAAACTGATCCGTTCGAATACGGCGGATATCGCCCTCTTGCATTAGGGAATAATCTCCACAAAGGCCCGCTTCTTCTTGGGACCCAGTTCGTGACGGCCGAGCTCAAGAGGCTTGTCCCAGCCGTTCTTACGTGCTTGGCTCACGCTGGGGAAGAAGCCCAGATCCACCATCAGGTGGGCCATGAGGGGCTTGTTCTCGGCTTCCATTTCAGACTTGCTGATCTTCTGCGCGGGCTTTTGTGGATTGCCGTCGGGACCAATGTCCCACCAGCCCATAGCAGCGCCACGCTGGATACCTTCCTCATTGCGCCGCTTCAGATCCTCGAGGAACTCTGCCTTGGTCTGTCCACCCCAGAACTCCAGGTCATCGTCACGAACAATCGTGAACTCATGATCACCGAAGAAGAATGTGCCACGAAAGCCTTCGCCGGGCATGGGAACGTCCACCCCATGAGTTTCGTGGATCTGATGGATCTTGGTCTCGATGAGGTTGCCCATCCACCAGATCTCTTCCTCTTCCTCGCGAACCGTCTGAATGGTCTGGAAGCCGGGGCCTATGAAACGGCCAGTTGGGAAAAGAACTTTCATGTCACCGCTCCTAAGCGAGGACTGGTGAGTTGTCAACCAGAAACTTCATCGCTCACCATAAGTTCCATCAGCTTGGTGCGCTCCTCGGCGGACATCGTGTTGTCACGGACCAACTTGGTCATCCGATCCCAGATGTCGCGCTGGACTGCCGAGACGCCGTTGACGAACCGACCCTTGTCATCGTGGATGATGGTCTTCCACCACAGGTAGTCGGTCACGGTGAGCTCAAGCCGATAACCGTCGGCGAGCTTGCCCTTGATCAGCGTGGGCACCTCGATGGAACCAAACTCTTTGGCCGTCTCATCGTCGATGATCTTGACAAGAGCCTGGTAGAACTGAAGGAAGACATCATGCTCCCGTGCTTCGCGTTCACGCGAGCCGGTGATGATGGAAGTAAGCGTCTCGAATGCGCGGAAAGAAATCATGGTTTGCTCCTTTGAGCCACCATATATGCGGTGATTGGTGAGAGATCAACTCTCCAGGCTGCGGCGAATGATGTTCTTGCCGGCCTGGCGCTGCTTGCGCTGGGGTTCCTTGACCTGGCTCTTGCGGTAGATATAATCGTGACCGTTGAGCTTGAAGCCGCCCTCGTTGTCGATGGTCGCAGTCTGGCACTTGTCCATCTGGATGGCACCGTCCTGACCGCGGAGGATCGCGTCGTCCTTGCGACCGCGCCAGGCCCAAAGACCGGCCGCATCGCGCTGACGGTTGCGGTGAATGGCCTTGATGAGACCAGCGTCACGGTTGCGGTAGGTGCGAGCCATCGTCGATCTCCTAAAAGAGGTTGGGGAATGGCGGATGCTTAACTCAGCTCTTCGAGCCTATTTCAACACCCGGGCTCCACGCCCCGTATCACCTAATTAGCAGAACTGGTGACTCTGTCAACCAGAAAGTTTGTCCAGTTTGTCACAAAGTGTCTGGAAACGTTCTGAGGTCAATTCCCACTCTTCCCCGGTGGGCTTCAGAGATAGAACGGTGCGGACCGCGTGTTCGCGTTCTTCATCCACGATAGCGCCGCGCTTCTCTTGGATGATGCGCGATGTCTCGTTCTTCTTGTTATAACCGCTGCGAAGCTCGTCATAGAGCCCCTCGCCTCGCCAGAGGTTGATCATCTCGCGCATCAGCGTCTGATAGATTCCAAGGCGCCGCCAAGACGGAAGCGTATAGGCTCCTGTGATGTAGACTTTTCGATGGGCTTCGATAGGTGCGAAGATCACCATAGAAATCGGTTGGCCATTATAATAGATGGCTGCGAAATGGTATAGTTCGGTGTTGGGCCAGTTGCTGGCCATTCCCCGCCGTGCCATTTCATTCTTATACCAGAGGTTCATCTCCGCGATCTCGGGAGCATTGCCTATCTGGCTCATTCGGAACATGATTTCACCCATGTGCCTACTCTAACATAGACACATGGGAGGTCAACACCTTACTTGAGTTTGCTGAGTAGGTCCAGCATGTCCGAGGGGATGGTTTCCTGGACCCGGAAGCGAGACTGAAGGGTTTCACCGATCATGGCCATTTGCTGCTCCTCTTTTGTCTTTGGAGCCAGTTTAACGCACCTCATATGGAATCGTTGCGAGTTTTCACCACAAACCTCTCCGGCTCTGAATCTCCCAACTTGACCAGCGCCGCTATGTCAGATGGGACGATCACATAAAACTCAACACGTCGGAGCGAATCATCGTCCGATCCTGCCACCCTCATCATAGGACCAACCGGTCTCCATTCAAAGCCCAGAATGGCATTGTGCTTAAGGAATTCTCCTAACCTAAGTAAGGCAATTCCCGTGGCTCCTCCCTCAACGAGCCAGCGCAAATGCCGGTGCTCTGTCTCCCAGTCGCTCGTGTCCGTGTAGATGCCGCTGTAACACACTGTAGTCGCACACAAGTGGACCCGCGTGTGACCCTCTGAGAGCTCTGCCAGGGTGCTCATATCCACGGACGCAGACCCTTGAGGATCTCTTCGCGTTCGTTGACGTCAATGGGCCCAATGCCAAGAGCCGTGATCATAGGACGCGGGAACACGGTCTTGCCTGCATCCTTGATCAGAGCCGTGCCGCACTTTCCCTTGTAGAGACGGCTCAGCTGATGGAGCGTCTCCTCGCTGGCGTGTAGGCAAACCTTGCCCACGATACCAGTGTCGCGATAGGCTTTGACCTGCTCTGGATGGTTGTCCATTGCGTCGAAGATAGCCTCGGTGAATGCGTGACCGATCTGGGCACCCATCTTTCCGCGGTTACCGCCTGCGGCTTTCACTGCTTCGTCGCTCACGATACAGTAGAGTTTGATATCAGGCACTGTTCAGTCTTTCCCACATGAGTTCTTGTTTAATACGAGGATTCTTTGCTCCATAGTAGGCAACGCCTGCCCTAAAGAGCTTGATTTCCAATGCATGCCTGGGTTCTGGATCAAAAGGCCTCATGCCTTTGTCGCAGGCTTGCTTGTAGATCTTTGCTAAGTTCCAGAGTTGTCGCATATTGATTCTCTGGTAGATTTTGAGGACTTCAAGCGAAGAGGATAATCGCACCACATCACCCAACTGTAGGGCGGTGTTCACCGCAAGCTTTTGCTTGGTGACTAGATGATTCTTAAGGGCGAGGAAATGGACCGCTGCTTCGGCTCGCAGGTCCTTGATCTTTTTAGATCGCTGGTGGGTTTCCTCGAATGTCACTCCTCAGAGTAACAGGAGGTTGATCCTAGATCAACCCTTTAGGATGACGCAAGCTTCCTTGCAGCAGGTGCCGCACTTGACCGCGCAGCCTAGGAACTGGTAAGCTTGGTGGGGAGATTTCGCGCCGGCCTGCTTGGCCTTAAGGATCTTTCCCTCGTTCAGGTTGTTACAAACACAGATGACCATAAACCCTCCACCAGTATCGCACCTATTTAAGCGATCAGGTGAGAGTTGTCAAATGCGTTGTAGCTTGAGCATCATGGCGCTCGCCATGCCGTGCTTCTTGGCGTGATAGTAGATCTCGCCTTCTCGATAGAACTGGAGGAGAGGGCTGGGGATAACCTTTGTGGCATCAGCGCCAGCTACGATAAAGGCTTCAAGAGTTGAAGCCGTTTCCTCCCATGCTTGTCGCATGTTGAGACCTTCGAACCGCCGCTTCCCAGGGCTGATATAGACTTGGCGGGCCTCGTGACAGGCCCGCTTTGTCCGTTCCCTGAGGTCTTTGAGAGTCACGCCTTGCCGAAGGTCTTGTCGAGCAGGCCGGTCAGCACCGCGCGCGGCTCATCGTCGGTCGCGCCGGTGTCGCTGAACTGGACCATCACATCGACCACAGCCGTTTCCACGGTGTCCCGGTCCATGCCGGCGTTGACGCAGTCGGTGAACTTCTCGTTCAGGCGGAATGCCGCACGAGCGAGCCGCGTTTCGGATTTGCGGTCGGCAGCAACGAGCTCCCAGTCATCCGCCGAGAGGTTCGGGTTCTCGATTTTCGTGCTTGCGGTCAGTGCGGGCATTTTGTGTCTCCCCTCGGGTTATGCGGTTTGGTTAGCAGGTTGTGACTTTGCGTCAACCGCTTCGTTGAGAACAGCGCGGAACTTCATGAAGTCCTCGCCGATGTTGTCACCGAGCAACCCCTTAGCGATCTCCGCCAAGTTGCTGCCCTGAACGTTGGGAGCAAGAGTGAGCACCTTGCTCATGCGGCCCCACTGGATCGGCGCAACGCTGGCAAAGTGACCCCGATATTTGAGGTAGCCGAGGACGCTGGGGTCCAGTTGCTCCCTGAGGGCCCACTCGAACCACTCGTTGAAGTCTGCTTCGATACGCATGGAGCCTCCCTTATTCCGAAACCCAGCCGCCGGCCACAAAGCGCGTCTTCGTTGCCTTTGCTGCCTGGGCGGCCTCGATCTTCTTGACCTTCTCGGCTGCGCGGTCACGGCGCGCCGTCAGGGTGCGGATAACGCTGGGAGCCTTCTTCTCGCGCTGCGCTGCCCAGAGGATGTTACCGGCCTCACGGACCTTCTCGCGCGCTGCGAGCAGTGGCTTCGTTTCGCGAATGACCTTGACCTGGGCCAAGTAGCCGTCATTCTTTTCCTTGTTCTCGAGGAACTTCTCGAAATCTTCGACCGAGTTGAACACGGTGTTGACGAAACGCAGGCTACCCAGCATCCCGTAGGAGCCGCTGTAGGAGTGGCCGTTCTCATAACGGTCCTGCTCGGCGCGCTTGTCGAAGTCCTTGCGGGCCTGCTCGACCGTCTTGATCGAGTCCTTGAAGCCGATGATCTGGAGGTTAGCGCCCATTTCCGATCTCCTGTCTGCGTTTCCGTATCACCAGTTCTATAGCAAACTGGTGAGCAGTCAACCAGAATCTGGTTAGGCGGCCAACTTTTCTGGGGCGAAGATCATCCATTCAGGGGATCTGACCATTTCACCCTTGATGGGCTCGAACACGATTTCCCGCAGCACGTCGTCGAAGCGCACATTGAAGCGCCGATCCTTGCTGTCGCTGTCCCTGATGATCTCGAGGGTTTTGCGGGCGCGTTCGATGTTGGCGAGGTTGCGCGCATTGAGACGCAATTCGATCCCACAGGAGCCGTAGACGAGAGCCAGATTGGACTCGAGAAAATAGATGTCACCTGCGGCGGTGCTAACGTCCATTGCCGATCTCCTAGTTATTGCCCACCAATTTAATACAAAGAGGTGAGGTGTCAACCAGAAATCAATCCTCTATGGGACGAAGCGCGTTGGCTTGTTCGGCGAGGTTCTCAGCGCCCCGCTGGGTCCAGAGAGCAAGCTTGAGCAGCTTGTCGAACGGTTCCCCGCCCATGCTGTCTATGACGCCGGGCGGCATGTCTCGCAAGCGCGCAAGCACCGAGCCATCAGGCTCAAGGAACAGGTCGATTGATGCCGCGAACTTACCCTGCGGTTGAGGAAATTGAATGATTTTTGCCACGCTCACGTGCCTTCTGATCTTCTTCGACTGCGATCACGATAGCGTGGTAGAGAAACTTCTCCAAGCCCTCGCGTGGAGCATCTTGGAAGCCAGTGCTGATCGCGTCTTTGACTTCCTGCGGGATACCATCCTCGCCGAACTTGGCGCCCTTTGCGACCCAAGCCCCATAGTCGATCTGAGCGATAGCAGCTTCGATCAGCTCACTGTCAGGCTTGTCTCGGAAGCCCTCGAGGAGAGGATGGTCTCGGTAGTTCACTCTTCTTCCTCGTCCTCGTCGTCAGCATCGACGCTGAACTCGATATCGCGGTTGAGGTCCTCGAGCTGCTGGTGGATGTCGCCCGCTGCCGAGAACTCCCGATCATGCTCCGAGGATTCACCCTCAAACTCAAGGTCGCGCATTTCACCCGAGACGCCGCCGCTGCCGCACATATCGTAGCCGGCCTCGTTCATGATCTTCTCGATCGCGTCTTCCAGGACTTCGTCGGGTTCCTGTCCTTCGGTGAGCGGATACTGGATCAGAATCATTGGTGCCTCCTTTGTTAAACTCTGGATAGCACCAATGTTCTAAGCGTCAACCGCTATCAGACTAGATCCCAGTCGGGATCCTTGACGTCCTGACGGGCATCGAAACGTGCGAACATGGCGCGCATGTCCTCGTAGAGCTTGGGATCGCCCTTGGTGAAGCCGACCCACTGCTCCTTCTTCTCCTGGACCCACTTGACCGCGAAGCCAGGATCCTGCGCGACGATGCTGGGCATGTTGGACTTCATATCCGCCAGCTTGACCGTCTGCTGCTCAGGTTCAGCGAGCCAGGAATGCTCCTTGTCCATGTTCTTTCGGAACTTGCGGTTGCCATCCTCGGGCTTCGAGACGTCAGTGACCTGATAGACGCCGGCGACGACCTTCTGGGCCACTTCGCTGCCGAATTCTGCGAATGCCGCACCCACATCGCTGAGCGTCTTGTGAGTGTCCTCGACCACATCGTGGCAGATGGCGACTGCCACCGTGATCGCATCACCGTGGATCGACCGTGCGACCATCTTGGCCACCTGGATCGGGTGAACCATGTAGGGCGCCTTGCTATACTTGCGGCGCTGCCCACCCAGCACAGGGTCAGGCTTCAGCGCATGGTTCTCATGCGCGTCTGTGGCGAACTCGATTGCCCGCAGGACAATCGGATCCTTCATCACGTCATAGGTTGCTTCTTCTGTCATACCCGTGCTCTAACACAGGCAAACCAGAAGTCAACACCAATTAGATTGTGACGAGGATACGCTCGGGATCAGTCTCGAGGATGGTGCGTTCCAGATCCAAGTTCGCACGGGCATGATGAACCAGCGCCTTGGCCTGGTGCGTGTAGAACATCGTGTCCGGGTCTACCGTGCTCAGGAAGTGTAGACGACCCGTCAAGTAGGCGTCACGTCCAAAGCTATGGTATTCACGCCAGATGTTGCGCGCATACTCAAGATAATGTTCGTCCGGACAAAGGAAGATGCTCATGTCCGCGTCGCTCATGATCCTGAAGCTGAGCGTAGCATTCTCCTCGACCTTGTGCTTGGCCGTCATGCGGATCAGCTCTGCGACTTCTTTGACCTTGAGGCTCTTGTGTCGGTGGAGACTGCGGGTCATCGCGTAGGTTTCCCACACGATTGCGCTCTCTTCCTCGTTGAGCTTGCTCTTCACATTGTAGATGACGTCATGGTAGATCAGCGCCAGAATAACAAGCGGCTGAAATCCATAATGTCGGCGCACGAACAGGCACGTTTCGTAGATGTGCTGCCACGTATGATAGTGGCGATCGGGACCCTTGTAGATGGTCCTGATACGCTTGAATTCACGCCAGTCAGGCCAAAGGCCTAGCGCACGGTGCGCTAGGAACCATTCCTTGGCAAGAAAGATGTCGTGTTTCAGGCTCATTACATCATCGTAAAGCTTTTTGTCTAAGCGTCAACCTGTTCGTATTGACGTAACAGCGCAATGGTGTTTCTGAGCCCGTAAGCCACTGTGAAAGCACCGAAACGTGGCCCATCGCTTGAACCCAAGAGACATTCGTAGAGAGCTTGGAACCATGACCGCAACGGCTCAAACTCATGCTTCTTGCCGACCTCATAGACCTGATACTGATAATGCTCGGCGGTCATGTTTTCGAGCATCAGAGAGAAACGGGTCGCAAGCTCACTGAATGCTGCCCGCTCCTTCTCGGTGGGTTCTCGGCGAGAACGCTCAAACAGCCCCTTGTCGGTTGCGTAGGCGATGACCTTGGGAGCCATTTCCCGCGCATAAGCCGCGGTCGCGTCGGCGAACTCACGACCCTGCATCAAGTAAGCGAGCAGGTTCTCTGGCTGCTTGGCCTGAGCCACAACAGCCAAGTTGAGCATGAGTCCATGGGAGATGTCAGAGCTCAGTGGCTCAGGCAATTCCACGCGGAAGTGCCACGTGGCGTCATCGGGCGTCGTCTCAGCCTTCTGCCGCAACTTGACATACTGGTCTTCCAGCTGGGGCACGATCTCTCTGTAGAGCTTCTTTGCCGCGCGTGGGTTCTGAAACATGAACAGCATCAGGGAGCCAGTCGACCCATAGGTCAACCACTGCTCGACCGTAAAGCCGTTGCCCTTGCTCTTGCTGATCTTTGCGCCGTTTTCGTCCAGGAACAGTTCATAGGTCAGGTTGAGCGGAGGGGTTCCGCCGAGGATCCGACAGATCTGGTTGGAAGCCTTGACGCTGTCAATGAGGTCCTTGCCAGACATCTCATAGTCCACGTCAAAGTAGACCCAGCGCATCGCCCAGTCGACCTTCCACTGAAGCTTGGCATTGCCGTTGTGGCTCATCTGGCCACAGTGCTCACCGTCGTCCGTGACCCAGCCGATGTATCCACGTGCGCCAGTTGCCTCGGCCTTGACCTGCAGAACAGGGCCCTTGCCACACCAACGCGGCATAAACGGACTGTAGGTCGCCTTGCGATCATCCCCCAGCGTGGCGAGCATGATCTCCTGAATCTTGTCGAAGTTGTCCCAGACGCGGTTCAGCATCTCGTTGAACTTGCCGGACTTGTAATAGCGCGAGGAGCTCACAAAGCTCACAGTGCTGCGGTCGGGCGATGCTCCCACTTGGCCGCCATTGTAGTCCTTGAGGATGCGATCCACAAACTCGCAGAGCTTGTCGTTGTTGGCTTCGGCAAAGGTCATGGGATCAACCATGACTTGCGTGACACCCGGATCGTTGGAATAGGGCGAAGGAACCTCACTGAGCGGCAGGCCCAGATACTCGTTCATCCACTCGGGCATGTCGTCAGGGACCTTACGCATTGCGTCATAGTCATCCGAGAACATGATCAGACGGGTCTTGTAGGCGTTCTGCGTGAGCTCATTGAAAGCGCGCATCACCCAGAGGGTGCGGACCACCTCACCAAAGGTGCCGATATGCGGAGCGCCCGAGGGACCATAGCCGGTCTCAAAGGTCACCACATCACCAGGCTTCTTGCCCTTCTTCTCGATATGAGCGAGAAGGCTGCGGGCCTCCTGGAAGGGCCAAGACTTTGCCTGGTCGAAAATGGTAGCCTCCTTTGCCTGCTCTGCTTTGATGGCACGGATCCGCTCGATGAGGGCTTCCTCTTCCCAGCGGTTCATCATAGCCATCCTCCTTTGGGGCTAGACTACAGCCTAGCCCCACGGAGTCAACCAATTAGAAGATCTCGCCGGCGAAGATGCTGCGCGGGTTCGTGGGGTTGGGCTTGGGCTCTTCCCACTTCGTGAAGGGAAGGTGGACTCCGCGCTCCTTGAGGTAAACGCAGAAGTCGAAATCACAGTATTGCGGATAGAGCCGCTTGTTGGGAACCAGCTCGTCGAGCGACTCGATACCGTCGCCTGAAACGTCCGCCTTGCGGATGCTCGTTTCCGGCTTGTCCAGGTTGTTCCGGTAGACGTAGATGTAGATGTGACCGTAGTGGTCCTGGAAGACGTGGTGCGTCTCACGGTCGCAGGTGTAACCGTAAAGGAGCGTCTTGGGATCGCGAGTCGCGTTCGATGTGTAGTCCTTGGCCTGGAGATAGATGGCCGTGCGGACCGTTTCCTCATGCCGCGTCAGCGCCTCGAGCTGCTTCTGATCCATTTTCGATCTCCTGTTTTCGTTTCCGATAACCAGGTGATAGCAGAAACTGGTGAGGCGTCAACCTAAAACCTGAACTCTTTTCTTGCCCCGCTTCATGCGCTTCTTGAGCACCTTGTTGACCAGCTCATGGTCAGGCTTTTGGCGCAGCGCCTTGGGGTCGAGGTTCAGGTCAGGCCACTTGTCCACCTTGCGCTCCATCTGTCGAGCGGTGCGCTTCAAATAGCCACGAGCCACGATGATGGTGCGATTATATTCCGCAATGCTCTTATAGTTGCGGCGAACATTCTCGGGATCGGGCTTTGCGTTGGGGAAACGAAGCCGCCTTTCCTCTGACTGATGAGTGTAGGTGCGATCCTTCTCCAAGCGGTCAAAATACCGCTTCATGGAAAAGTGCTCAGCAAGCTTCTGCATCATGGCCATGACCTTGGCCTGAGCATTCTCAACGCCAGCTTCGTTTAGCGCCTCGATGATCAGAAGTGGATTGCAGTAAATCTGGTGTAGCGTGGGGCGCATTACTCAACTCGGGTCAGGATGCCAAAGACATTCTTTCGAGGAGTCCACCCATTCACATGACCATGGTTGTTGGAGATCTGATATTGATCAGGCCTCACACCGGTCACGAGATGTAGGTATTGAGCACCGCGCACCTTACAGAGCACGATGTCACCCTTCTGTGGATCTCGATCTAGTGGTGCGATAGTGCAGAGTTGGCCTGACGAGATCCTTCCCGTCATGCTATTGCCCTTGGGCCGACACTGGACCGTCTTGCCTTCTTGAAGTTCTTTGATAAGATGTGTGGCCCAACTCATAGATCCACGTTACAGATCCTTGTCTGTCTTGTCAACTTTGGATCGGGAGACATCTTTGGCTCTCACCTGTAATCCTTTTTATTGAGGAACCGTAACCAGATTCTGTATAAAGGTGGTTAGATATCACAGACGGAAACCATATGCTCGTTGCACCAAAGCAACTCGACACTAGCAAAGACATAAAGATGAAAGGAGGAAAGATCCTCCTGGTTTCTGGTGATGTCTTGACCCCTAGTCTAAGCTTCACGGATGATCCGTCGACTGGCTTCTACAAAACGTCGTCTGTTGCTTTGGGATATGCTTATCAAGGGAACAGCATTCTAAGCATTGGAACCAACGGGGTCACCAGTGGTTCGTTCAGCGGCTCACTGAGTGGTAATGCTTCCACTTCAACCAAGTTGGCCACTCCTCGGACCCTAACTTGGTCTGGTGATGCGAGTGGATCACTGACCTTCGATGGTTCAGCAAATGCTACCGCTACCCTTACTTTGGCTAATTCTGGCGTGGCCGCTGGCACATATTCTACCGTCACTGTAGATGCTAAGGGACGGGTCACTGGCGGCTCAAAGTCTGCCTATCGTTCCTCAATTTTATTTGCTGGTAACTTCTTCTCTCCCAACAATACAGATTGGGTTTGTCCCAATCTGGCTCCTGCTAGTGCGGATCCGGCCTCTCCTTCTTTGAACGTGAGAGCATTTGATGACACCATGGAGACAGGTGTTGGATTCTACCAATATATCCCACCACTGGCTACCACGCTGACGTTGGTCATCAAGGCTCGTCCTACAACCAATCCTAGTAGTTCTACCAAGTCAGTTATGCGCCTCTATCATAGAGCAATTCCGGATGGCACGGCCATGCCAGCGTGGTCTGCTCCTATTCAGCTAACTGACTTGAGCTTCCCGTCTGGCGTGAATTATTATAAGACCTTCACCCAGACAATATCATTGGCTTCAGGCGGATGGGCCCCAGGGAACACCTATTTGTTTGAACTAACTCGTTTTGGCAGTTCAACAGCTGATACTTTGCTGGGAGATCTTTTGATCATTGAAGTTCAGGCTATTTGGTCATGACGGTTCTTTTCAATGGCAGCAATCAATATCTAACTCTGGATACCTCTAGTATTCTAGACTTGAGAGATTTCACGCTGACTTGTTGGATTAATCAAGCCACTGTCACATCGAGCACTAGGGTTGTTTTTGCCAGCAATTCAGCAGAAAACAACTATCAAGCGCCAATAGCTTTTTACATCCAGAACGGTCGACTAGGCCTCCAGATTACCAGGACTAGAACTATCCTTTGGTTTTGGACTATTACAGAAACGGATACTCTTCTGGGTAATGCTACGATCCCTGTGAATCACTGGACCCATGTTGCTGCGTCATATGACGGTAATACGATGAGAGTTTTCGTAGATGGTGTGCCTGACGGAAGTCTGGTATCTGGTTACCAGCCAATAACAGGCAACATCAATGCTACCGTGGGGGCAGACTTGACAGGGTCTTCTTCGGCGCAGGGTTTTTGGAGTGGCCAGCTGGCTGACTTCCGTCTTTATAATCGAGAGCTACATCCTGGGGAGATCAAGACCATTGCCACTTTGGGTGGGGCTGATGAGATCCTCTATGGACTCCGGGGACGCTGGGGAATGAATGAAGGGGTAGCTAACTCTACGGTGTCTTCTGGCGTTCTAGATTACAGTATCAACAGAAACAAGGCAAACGCAAGAAACAATCCCAAGTTTCTTCCTGGTGTCTACGCGAATGGTGAGGACTAATGGCTGCAGTATTCAACCGAACGACAAAACAATACCTGATATCAGTTAACACTCCAGATTATAGCCCAAGTGAGTGGTTGATTAACCCTGACATCACTCCAGTTCGAGGCCATGATCCTCGAGTCTGGGTCATCAATCCGGATGACACTTTGCGGCTCATGACCGATGCTGAAATGGATGCTGAGTTCCTAGAGGGATATAAGCTCACATGGTCTAACAAGGTCAATGAACACCGGGAACGAGTTATTGGTAATGGTATGTGGTATATGGGTTATCTCTTTGATACTGATAATACTGCTCGAGACAATATCGTGGCAACAGTGAGCGCAATCAATGCGGGCATGGTGTTGCCTCCTGATTTTGTGTGGCGTGATGGATCAAATCACAACGTGCCTATGACTGCCCAGCAGGTAACAACTATGGGTATTATGATGCTAGGTTACATCAATCAGATTTATGCTCATTCCTGGACTCTGAAGGCTCAGATCTCTGCTTGCGCTACTCGTGCGGAAGTCAGGGCTATTGACGTCACACTGGGCTGGCCTTCCAACAACGTAGACGGTTCGCAACCTACTTGACTGTCAATAAATATGGCTGGATCCTAATGGAGAACAGCCATGGCGTATGTCGTTTTTCGTTTTGTAAAACCAAACAGCTTGACTGGAAAGTTGATCTGCTGGAGACTGGGAGAACCATGGAGTCATGTTGTGGTCCTCTTCGATGAAGCCGCGTTTAGCTCTGAAATTCCAAAGGTTGTAGAAAGGCCACTGATCCATAAATCAGTAGCAATGCCACCCCGCGAAGGGAGAGATGTTATCCTTGAAGTCACTACTTCCGATTATGAAAAGATGAAAGATTGGTGTGAGTCCCAGCTTGGAAAGACCTACGACTTTGCAAGCATTCTCGGATGGCTTTTTGGATGGTCTTGGCTACAATGTCGCAAGAACACCTATTGTTTTGAATATGTGAGAGAATGTCTAGAGCACATGGGTTGGCTCAAGCCCAATGACGCTTTGATCAAAGGCAATCGTCTAATTCAAGACATTGAAGCTCTTATTGAAACCCATGTGACCTCACAGGCCCAATCTCAGATTATGGGCATTGGCTCAACTGTTGATACCCGTGACGATGATCAGACAGACAAGGCAGGATAAGAGAAACAGCTTCTCCCATCCCGCCAGTTTTTCTATGGGCTCAGGAAGTCTCATGCTGCGAAGTTTTGCGACGCAGCATGAGGTCCAGTCAAATGGTTATTGTGATGTCCCGCTTGATGGGATCTTTGACCATGTATGAGACGGAGTGAATCTCGATCTCCCGATGGAAGTTCTCTTCCAAGCGGTGGAGATTCTCTTGCGCCATCTCACATGCCAGCGACGTGGTAACGCCGCCGCGGGTGCGAATGCCCTTGTAGCTGGATCCCTTGGTCACAGTCTTGGTCCAGCGACCCAGCCGAAAGTTCCAGACTTCGTTGTTCCTGACGTCAATGACGACGTAGCGGGGAATAGGCTGGGTCATTCAGGCCTCCGCGCTCTCAGATGCGCTCTCAGGGAGCATGGGCTTGTGGACGAGTGCGACATACACGAACTTGATATAGGGACTCTCGAGGGCCCGCAGGGCTTCAGCGAGTCCTTCGAAGCGGTCCAGCTGATCTGCTTCGTCGACGATCACGATGCCGCCATTGTTGAGCTCGATCTGGACCGCTTCCTTGCCGCTGTCCAGGCAGGCCAGTCGAATATCCGTCACGGGGAAGGGATACTTGGCTTCCTTGCTGGTTTCTTCGAGGCGCGCGGTGGTATAGGTGACCACGCCGTTACCGACCGAACGATTGATGAACACCGAGGTCTCGTCGCCGTAGAGTAGCGCCAAGAGAGCCTGGTCGATAGCTTCGAAGCGCGAGTCCTGATATCCGGTTGCGTCAACGAGCAGCATATTTCCGATCTCCTGTTGTTGTGCCACCAGTCCTAGCAGAAACTGGTGGCATGTCAACACCAATTAATATTCGCGGTCGCTGTCTGCGATCACATCCGAGGCCCAAATGCGAGCACGGTAGATGCCGGCCTTGCGGGTGGGGTTCGTGAACGTGATCCGGTCGGCCGCAGAGTAGCGACGGCCCGCGGGCAAGCTGATTACCACGCGATGGTTGAAACGGCTCACGTAGTCGCACGAGCTGAGCGGCTGGCCCAGCGTGTCGCAGCGGTAGAGCTCGCCGTTGAGCTGGAAGGTTTGGATAAATTCACGGCTCTTGTTCTCGAACGTCCAGTTCATGTCGAACATAGGGCTGAACTCTGCGGGGCGATCGCCGCTCATTTCGTTGAGGATCGGTTCATCGACCGAGAACTCGTATTGGCTCTCAGGAAGAGTCGATTGGCTGATTACCTTGTCCCAGAGGAACATGGCCAGGCTCACGCCGATAATGAGAACCATGAGGAGCCGGAAAGTCCGGAACATCGACAGGATTCCAACAATAGCGCCGACCGCGATGGGCGTCGCCCAATCCGACTTGTGTGCCATGACCGATCTCCTCTGTTGTCACCTCCAATAAACTGACCTTAACACCAGTTTGGGAGACGTCAACCAGGATTTCGACTTAGAGGAGTTTGAAGGAAACTGTGATAAAGAGATCAGCAGATCCCTGGATCTGTAGATCTGAGCCGATGCTGTTCTTCGCAAGAGCATTCGCAAAGTGTAGGAGGTGCGACAGTGGCATACCCGAACCCGTGTCGATCTTGACCTCACAATCATCCCCGTCGATGTAGACAGGATAATTGTCCCAAAGCTCAACGCCAGTCTGGCGAGCAATGAGCTGAATGTTCTTTTCAATGCCACGCTCACGAGTCCAGCGGGCTTCCTCTTCGGCATCACGAGCATCATCGGCATCCTGCTGTTCACGCTCAGCCACGATCTGTTCGATCATTTCCTCTGCGATTCCTGCGAGCTTTAGCATCCTGCGATAATCCGTCATAGTGTTGTCCTTGTCACCAGTTTCTTCTACTTATCTGGCTACTAGAGTCAACACCAGTTTTGGATTTTAGTCAAAAAGAAAGCGGGCCGTTTCCAGCCCGCTTTCCCTTACCCCTCTAGGGTATGTAGCGATTACTCGCTCTTTTCGGCGACCGTGACCTCGGCACCTTCGACGGCCAGCTTGTCGTCGGCCGACGCTTCACCGGTGGTCAGGGCGAACCAGCCATACTTGTCGGCGCGCAGGCCGAACTGAGCGGTCGCGCCGAGGATGCCGGCCGCGCCCAGCTTCTCGAGCTGCTTGTCGGTGATCTCGACCTGGACGCCATTCTTGCCCTTGGTCTGGAGCTCGCTCAGGACGTGAGGGCCGGCCTTGCGGTCGGTCGGACGAACCATCAGGGTCCCGTCCTTGACGTCCATACGAAGCTTGGCGCCGTTGCGCCCGTGAATTGCCGAAGTTGCCTGGGTGTTGAAAGTCAGAATACGCATTTCGATCTCCGTGTTACACAACATAGCCGCCGCCGTGCTGTTGTGGACACATTTAGCGGTCCTGTCCTAAACGTCAACACCTCTGGAAAGGATTTATCGAAGTTTTTCAAACAGGTGTCACCAAAGTCAAGCAAAAATTGCTGTTTCCTGCGGCAAATGTGCTACTTCATAGGTAGCAAGAAAGGACCAAAAAGTTGGCTCTGGTGGACAGCCTATTGAACCAAAGGTAAGTGGATTATGTAGCCAGGACCTAAGTTTAGGCGGGCTGGAGGGCGCAGTGCTCTGGCCACGGTAGAACGCGGTAGCCTTCCTCGAAGTCACCGACGCGGAAGATGTTGCTGTTGGGAAACGGTCCGCGGGAATTGCCGTAGACATCCACGAACTCCGTGCGATAGAACGAATCCTCGCTGGGAATCTGGCACTCGAAATCACTGTAGATGATCAGAGTGTCGTGATGCGAAATGAAGCGATTGTCCATCCACCGGAACACCTCCATGAGGTCGGTGCCGCCGAAGACATTCTGAAACAGAGCTTCATGGCCCGCCGCCTTGACATCACGCCAGCGCCGTGGCTTGCTGACTTCTGTGCCAAACATGATGATCATATCATCATCCTTGGCGTAGGTCCTGAGCGCGCAAAAGACCTTCTGCCTGACCACGTAGAAGCTGCCACTGTTGTCGATCGCATGGATTCTCATCGACTATACTCCAGTGACTTGTCGGCTATCCACAGGACCAATCGGTCCCATTCAAAGGACTTGTTCGGGCGATAGCGATCCACCCATGTCTTGTCGATGGTCACTTGGTCCACTGCCCTGCTGAGCAGCTGGTTGTCCGTGGGATCTATGACAGAACCCCAAGGAACCATAAAGCTGTAGACTTTCTCTTCGCCAAGAAAGACCTCTACTGGAAAGCGGACGCTCACATCGATCTCCTTCTAATACTACCCAGAGTTAGCACTAGAAGGAAATCTGTCAACTAGGATGTGCTTCAGCTTCTCCATTACCCTGCGCCTTGGGTTCGAGGTCAGGGCGAGTCACACCCTCGTCGAAACGCTTCTTGACCAGATAGGCATGGACCCCGGCGGCCATGATGTGCTGTTCACCCGGAGCGAGATTCACGGCGCCTTCCCTGAGCTGTTCCTGGCAGCGTGGATCATAGTAAGGAAGCGGAATGTCGTCGGAGGTCCCACGACCCTCTTCCTGCATATCGAACCCGTCATCGAGTATCACGTAGGTAGCATTGACTTCATCATCGCCCGGATGGGCGAGAGCCATCCCTACCTTACACCCCATATTGGCGGGATTCCAGTCGCCGTTGAGGGCTTCGTCAATCGCAGCGCGCAGAGCCAGAAGACCCTTGCGCCCGCCGATGATATAGGCATTGTGGTGGTAACGCTGCTGGGGAAAGACCGCCAGGAGACGATCTTCAGCACCCTCGTAGAATTCTTCCTTGTCCATAATGCCTCGAATATTGATCTGGTATCCAAGTCCGTATATAACGAGAACAGTTGGGCAGCAATGCCTAACTTGACTAGCTTCCCTGCTCAGTGGGTCCCTCACTTCCTGGGGTTACGCGGAAGAGCTGGGTGCCGGGAATGACGGAGGCGCAGTAGGGTTGGCCGACTACACTGGAGCCAAGGGACTGCGGGGAACCTGACAGAACCGTGGGAATACGAGAGCCCGCCCGATAGGGGCTTCTGTGGTTGCTGGACCACGTAAAACTTGGAACCAGCGCGGGGTAATCCGCCGAGGGCAACGCACCCTCAAGAGCCGGGCAATGGTCTAGTCAACCGTGCGCCCGGCTCAATACCCTCGCTAAATAGGAATGGAGGAGACGCCTAATGGGTATGGGCATTCTCGCATATGGGCAGGCGTAACCAGCGAGAAATGGGAAGCGGGTTCAAATCCCCGCCCCTCCACTATACCGAGAAGTCCTCGGTCGGCACATAGCCACTGCCAGGCGATTCCTGTGCCACAGTAATCATCACCAGCGGATCACGATCCACGGGCTGACCCATGCGCTCAGGCAGCGCAAGGGACCACGTGATGTCCTTGATCCGATACTGCGAACCGTTGAGGAACACATAGGATCCCTCGGCAGGCAGGGTGACCAGCATTGTGTCGCCCATGATGTGCCAGCGATCCACGTCCTTGGGATCGAGACGCTCGCCCTTCTCCATGGCCTTCTCGACTTCCTGCTGGACTTCGAGATAGTTCTTTTCGCGCCGGAAGATGACTCCCGTGAAAGCCTCGATCACGACGCGAAGTCCGGATCCAGAACGCTCGGAGCCTCGCGACTGGCATCGAACCCCATGCGGTAGTCCGCTGTGCCAGTTTCATATTTGGTATAGAGTTCCATGTGACCCTGACCGTAAAAGCGCGTTCCATCGCGCAGTCCGGTCTGGTATTCAGCCTGATTGGTAGGCTGGGCGATCTGGGCGAGAAGCTGTGTCATACGCTTATGATGTTTCCTTTATTGGAGTTCGTCAAGCGACCAAGCGAATGTCCGCTCGGTTCTCGGTAATGCGCTCGCCGCGGACATTGCCGCGCCAGAGGGAAGCGCAACCCCAGATCTCGAAAGTGTCCCAGTGGCCTTCCTTGGGATCGCTGTTGCGGCGGTTCAGGCCAGAATTCTGCATCTGCTGGATCTTGGCAAAAGCAATCCGGAAAAGATCGTCGTCCTTGACGAAGCGCGGATCAGCAGCAGGAAAGGAGAAGTGGCCTACCTGCTCACCCTTGAGGAAGAGTCGGACCACGTGCGGTGGGAGACTGGGCCCACGACCGATGTTGCGAAAAACGGGATAATCATGTGCCATATTGTCCTCCTACCGGGCACCAGCGCATTGTGCTTCTGGTTTCTGCCCCGCTGTCTACTTCACCTGGTTCTATATTCAGGCTGTTAACAGTCAATCGCTGAGTAGGGTTAATGTAATTCTTTTCTTCCAGAGACTGGAACGGCGCCCCGCAGGGCGCCGTTCTCTATCGGCCTAGCCGACGATCGAGCGTTACGCGCTGATCTTGACCGAGGCGCCGCGGCCCTTGTGGTCGGGGGTCAGGGCGAACCAGCCATACTTGTCGGCGCGCAGGCCGTAGTTGCCGGCCGGATGCTCCATGCCCTCGATCGAGACCTTGCCGCCGACGACGTCGACGAGCTGCTCGTCCTTCTTGAGGTTGACGCGCGCCTTGCGCTCGGTCGGGCGGATGAACATGATGCCGTCGCGAACCTGGGCACGAATCTTGGAAGCACCCGAGAAACGGTCGAGACCACGGGCTGCGGTATTCAGCGTGAGAGTTGCCATTGTCGATCTACCTTCTATTGCTGTTCACTTCGAAGGACGTTAGTTGCCTACCGCCCTGGGTTGTGAACAGCGGGATTGCCGTCCACAGCTCAGAACATAAGTATGCGAAACCAAACGTCAACCGTAAAAACACGCTTTTCTGCGGTTTTCTCCTTGGAATTGGGTGTGTCAAGCACTTTTTCCGCAGATTTGCGTGGTTTATGACACCAAAAAAATTCACATTTTTCTTGTCCTATACAACAGATGTAGTACGCTGTCCTTTGTATTTGAGCTGGTTGAAAGCAGGTTAATGACCAAAGATCGATCCGAATCGGACAGCACTTCTCCAGTGAAACCAACCCTTCCGGGTCTCATGGGGAATTACTCAGACGAGGAACTCAACGCTCATGTGGTAAAGCACGCCAAGTATTTTACGGTGGTGCAGGTTACCCGAGGTGGGTTCGTGGGTGGCGGTAAGAACTATGATCGCCATCAAGTCGACACGCTCGAGGATGCCCGAGCAAAGGCCAAAGAGCTCTATGATACAGATCCCTCAAAGCGCGGCATTCTGATCTATGCGGTCGCCGACTTCGCAGGAGCGAATGGTTTCAGCCGACCGGTGGAGAACTATCCACCGACCACGTATATGACAAAGGGCGACAAGGCCAAGCTTGAGAAGAAGCAGAAAGCCGAAGCTCGTCAGCGACTGCGCGATGCGCGAATGAACCTCGGGGAAGGACGCATCAACAAGCGCCCAGCGAAGCCCGCTGAGATGTCAGACGATGAGTTTATGAACAACCCCGAGCCCATGGTGCGGGTGGAGCCTTAGGGCTTAGAGAGCTTCTTAGCCGTGTCGTAATCGCGCTTCAGCTTGAGCATTGCCTGCGTATCCTCCGCCGTGAGCTTACCCTCGCGGTCGAGTTCCATACACTGGTGCTCAGCATCCTGCCAACGAGTGTGGAGAGCATGGAGGAGAGTTTCTTCCTCCGTGGGCTGAGCTTCAAGCTTGAGCCCAGAGCTACAAATAACTTCATACCAAGGAACGCCTTTGAGCTCCTCGCCCAAGAGTCCCTGGTCGATGATGTGCTGGAAACCCTTGTCCAAGCGCATATCTGCAGCCGCTCCAAGCTGCTTGAGCGTGAACGCCTTGTCACCAATGTAGATGAACAGATGATCCAACAGTGGGTCGCGCTTTGCCATGATTCACCTAAATTGACTGATAAGCCATATTGAGCATACCGTTCTGGTATGTCAAATGAGAACAGCCTCACCAGTATTTACGTCATTGGACCTGAGGGTGGTCCCTACAAGATTGGTTATGCCCAGGACCCCAAGGCTCGTCTGAGCAATCTACAGGTGGGGCAGGCTGTTGAGCTCAAGCTTCACTATGAGGAAGCCACGGAGACAGCGACCGCCAAGGTTATTGAAAAGCTGATCCACAAGCAGATAGCCCATAAGCGAGTGCGTGGCGAATGGTTTGATGTTTCGCTTGAGGAAGCCATAGGTGAGGTCAGGTTCGCATTCATCCGTTGGGAGGACGAACCGAACCTGACCTTTAGGTATAAGAGGAAGTTGCTTTAGGCGCTGAGCAGCGCCTTCACAACACCGCTGGCCTTGCCCTTGTCGAGCGAGGTGCCGAACGTCGCAGCCAGGTGCGCCATGACGCCGCCCATCTGCTTCATGTTGCGCTCCGGCAGAGTTGCGATGAAGCTCTCGGCCTCGCCGCGAATCTCATCCTCGCTGGCCATCTGCGGCAGCAGACCCTCGAGGATCTCGAGCTCGCGCAGGCTGTCGGCGTGGTCGGGCTTGTGGCTCAGGGTGTCCTGGACCTGCTTGATGCCCTTCTGGATGGCGCGCAGAGCGTCCTCGTCGTCGGCCTTGACCGTCGACAGATCCTGCTTGGCCTTGACCGCGCGCTCCTTGGCGTTTGCGGTCGCTGCGCTCTGAACACTCAGGAGGGCACCGGCCAGCGGGTCACGCGACTTCCGCAGTTCGAGGGTTTTCGCGTTCAACTCGGCGAGCACACTCACAAGGATTCTCCCTTCACATATCCGACGCTAACCTTGACGTCCAGTCCCTCATAGCAGGTTCTGAGTCGTTCGCAAGCGGAGTCTACCCTATCTCGACGCCTGAATTGCTTGGCCAGTTTGAGCTCATCCACAAGCTTGGGCGACTTGCGTCCGGTGAGCTCGTTCTTGATCGTCTTCTCAGGGCGCGGCCTTGGCTTCATATAGGTGGGAACCGTGCCTTTGCGATGATCTCGCGCTGAACGATTACCACGGCGCCAAGAATTTGAAAAGTATCCATCCCGGTAGAGCCGGGCATTGTAGCCCGGCTTCTTGGAACCGTCCTTGTTGAAGAAACCCAGGAAGGGCTCTTCATTGGAGACCTCGACCTCTATGGTTTCGGCGACTTCGCCCGCATAAAAGCGATGCCCTACCTGGATGTAGAAGTAGGAACCCCTTGGTAGCTTTTCATCGCTGCGAAGGACTGGTAATTGTGACATGGCGCCAGCTTAGAACACTGGCGCCAATATGTCAAATCAGGGCCCAGGGCGTTCCGTTCTCATCACGGATGCGGGGAAGAGATCGGTCCCAGATCTTTTCCGCATAGACCGTTGCGTAGGGGTCGCCGAGGTCGATCAGTAATTCGAGGTGCTGGGTTTCAGGATCTTTGCTGGCCTGCCACTGATAACCAGCGACGATGACCCAAGCAATGAACGTGAGCCAGATACCAAACGCTATCAACATAGACTTCCCCTTTTTACCTTCGATAAAATCTAGATATAGCACAACGCCTTGCTAATCAAGACTCCAGATTATCGACATAAGTGAGCTTTGTCAACAACATATCCCGGCCACAATCCAACCAGCATTGAAGCATAGCCATGAAATCCTTAGAGAGAAGGATCTTCACGACCTCATCTCCTACGACGTCCTCGTTGTCGTTGGCCGCTTTGCGCGCGAAGAGTATGTCCTCGAACAGCTCGTTATAGCTCTTGCCCGCTAATCTCAGGGCCGCAAGCTCACGAGCCTCATCGCTGAGTGCTTGAAAATCCTTGAAGCTGTCGCGGGCTCTCTGGGGTTCTCCCGCGGACCAACCAAAGGGAAACATCAGTAATCCTCATGCCATGCAAGCTTTGCGGCCAGCATATTACACCCGTGATCCACATAGCAGCGAACCATCTGACAACGCACAGGACTATCAATGAAGCGCGATAGTCTCAATGAGAGCTCACCAATGCTAAGAGTCTGGTCCACATCGTAGCGATTGACCATGAATTGGGTGGCGGTAGTCTCGTCGGGCCAACGGCCGCCCTCCACCCAAGCATCCTGTTGCTTGGTCACATAGACCAGAGCCCTCCGAACTAGGTCCGGAAGGTCCTGGAATACTTTGAAGGACTCACCACGCGGTTCACCCACTTGTGAGATGAAGCCGCTGACGCAAGGCATTACTTGCCATACCAGTGAGGGGTGCGGAGCCGCGGGTCGAACTGGCCAACCCAATGGTCCCTGAACTTTGCCACCGTCAAGTGGAGACCAAAGTTGTAGGGCAGGTTGAACTCTTCGGCGCGGAGATCAAGAAGCCAGGGGCACTTGACGTCCACAAAGAAGAACTCACCCTTGGCGCACTGAACATGCGGGCTGTAGAGGAAATCAACCTCACGGCCCTGATACTTGCCCCACAGGGCCTGCCGGTGGTGCTTGGGCACATTGCGGAGATCACCCTCGCCGCGCAAGATGCTGATGTGCGCGTCGTAGCTGGGCTGAAGAACACCGTGGCCCTCAACGCCAGTCATGTTGATGAGCTCACGGTCGATGAACCAGCGGAACAGCCGCGTGATCTCGCGGTCCACTTCCAGAACCAACCAACCTGTGGTGTTGCTCTTGTTGGCCCGCTTGGGATCATAGACCAAGCGACCCCGTGACTTGAGCCAGCCGGGCTCGCTCATCATGAGCTTGGGGCGCTGAATCTCGCGCCGAGCGGGAGAAAGAATCGTCATGTCACCTGTTTAGCACAGGACTGGTGTGAGTCAACCAAAGAAAAAGGAGAGCGGGACAAGCCCGCTCTCCACCCTGGTGCGACCCTCAGGGTAACTTATGCGGCTTCGACAAACTTGCGCTTGCCATGATCCCAGTCGTAGGACTTGCCGCCCATACGGAGCGCCACGAGCGCCTCGAGGTTGATGTTGCGGAACGCGCCCTTCTCGAGCTCATCCTCGCTCTTGCCGGCGTTGTGAGGCGCCTTGGGATCCAGCTTCTGCATATCGAACACAGTGAGCAGGTTGTGCTTCGCGGGATCGTAGCTCTGACCGACTCCCTTGACACCCTTCTTCACGCCCCGGCGGCAGTTCATCGTGCGGAGGCTGGGCTCACCGGGCTTTGCGGTGCGCTTGACGAAGTCCACGGTGAAGAGCTGACCGCCCTTGGTGTTCTCGAGGAACTGATCCAGCGTCATTTCGGCGCGTGCCATTGTGCGATCTCCCTAAAGTTGATACAGATCAAATAACAGGGAAATCGCACCTTGTCAACCGCGCATCTTACTTCGATCTGCGAGCAGCCTTGCGAGCCGCTGCTCTTGCCCCTGCTCCCTTGATCATCGCTGCGGGCCGCTGAGCCCTCAAGAGGCGGGAAATGCGAGGAGTTGTGCCTGACGTGCTTGTTTCCTTGGGAGGCATTGAGACGTGCTCTGCGCCCTCGGGATTGATCCGCTTGATGCGGTCGGAACCCTTGGGAGCAATGGTGAGCTCATGGTCACAAGCCTTCAGCATAGCTCGCACGGTAGCAAGCTGCGGGAACATCGTTTCCCTGTAGAGCCACTTGCTGATCGTCTGTGGGGTTGGACCCCCGCGTTCATGAACCCGCTTGAAGGAGTGGCCCGAGTTGAGGACCACCGCCACACAGTCGTCCCTCAGATCCTCGAGGTCCGTCAAAGGTTCACGCTTCATTGGTACTTTTCGTGCCACCGGTCGATCTCCTAGAGTTGCGGCAATTCCCACTTGACCTTGATCGTGCCGCCCTTTGTGGGCTTACGCTTGCGGAAAGCAAGGAAGCCCCTAAAGAGCAATTCGATCTTCTGTTCCCTCACAATACCACTGAGGTCCATCAGCTTCTCGCGAGTAATGTAGGCCGCGCTGTCAGCTGCGATGTTCACGCCAGTGATGACCTGCTCCAGGAATTCCTTGGCGTCCTTCTCGTCCACCTTCATGAATTCATAATAGCAGAATCCCACCACACTCGGCGGAGCGAGACGCTTGGCCTTGTTTCCAAACTTGTAGGGAAACTGAGCGGCTTCGTCGATCAACCGATCGTCTTTGGCCCGCTCATAAACATCTGGTCCCGAGATGCGATTGAGGTTCGCAAATCCTCGTCCCTCGTTGCGCTCATAAGAGAGCACAAAGCGGCTGATAGCTGCCATCGTGGTGGGCTGAGTGAATCCATCTGCGCTCAACTGATCGTGTGGACCACGGTTGGCACCAGTGTCCACGGTCTTGCGCGTTTGCCGCTCAACACCAAAGACGAACAGCACGGGAATGCCAATGCCAGTTTCGAGGACCGCATAGCTGCGATGCTGGCCATTGTTCATCAGCCCTTCCTTGCTGATGATGATCGTCTCGCCGTTGAACTCCCAGCGGTTGTTCGCAATGTCGTCCACATATTGAGCCAACTTTGCGATGCGGATCGGCCGGTTGCCCTCATTGTTGTCGATGAGCACCTGAGCCAGAGCCGGCGTGAGAATTGCCTGCTCAGTGTGGACTTGCCGATTGCCCATCTTGACGCGAGTGTTGAACCACGCCGTTGCGACCTCGGGATCGTTGAGGTCTCCTGCGTCAGCAGTCTGTTCCTCGAGAATGTCTTCCTGGAAGTGGGTGGCGGGGAAGTGATGCTCAGGATCAGCTTCTCGCTTCAACGCTTCCACATCCATGAACGCGTCGGTCACATTGTCGGGAAGATCTCCCTTGAATGCGATCCGATTGTGCTCAGGATCATATTCACCCATGAGCTTTTGCGCCGTCATCTCTGTCTCTGGCGTCTTGATGCCAGAGAGATGATGCTCGCCCAGGCTTGATGCCCAGGCAAAATTACCCCGCACCGCATGGCTAAGCTTGACGCCCTCTTGCCCCAGCTGAGCGGTCAGGACACCCGACTGCTGACTGAGCCGGACCTTCTGGTAATCCTCAGGAACGTGCTCGAGGAACTCTTTGCTAACGCCCAGGCTCCAGACCAGTCGGGGCGTTGCTTTGCTGCCCATTCGCAATGCGCTCAAGCGCATGTCAACTGGGATTGTTCGTTCTGCCGTGATGCTAGTCACGAGTCTTCTCCGATCTCACAAATGCGACCATGCGGTCGGTAAAAGACTTCTCCACGGATTCACGCTCCGTGGTGAAGTGTTCAAGGGCTTCAGCGAGGTTGGGGTTCAGTTCTGGGTCAAAGAAAAGCAGAATTGCTCGACTTGCCAGAACTTGCTTCGTCATCCCCGTTCGCTTGCTCACCACATCGAGGGCACTACTGGCCTCTCTGGTGATGGCTACACTGGTATGGGTTGACGTCATGTGGGCCTCTCGTTTGGCCCACAGAACTTATAGAGCTGCTATAACGTGTCAATAGTCAAGCTATAGACGAAATCTCGCGCTCCAAAATGTCATCAGCAACTGAGAAAAGTTGTGCTTTTTGAACGAGTTGTAGAGCTATCGGTGTGGAACGGGTAGGATGATTGAGTTCAAGACTGATGAGGCAGGTCCTATAACTGAACAAGTCAGTAGCCTCAACATTACCGAGGTTTATCAGCAAATGAAAGTGCCTGAACTCGGCTTTGCGAGCCTCAAGAACATCCTTGAACCGCTGTATAAACCACGGTCCACCAGCCCTCGCGATCATGCCTTTGTCAGCAAAGAAGCGACCCTTGGGCTCATGCTTCATGAGTTCAAAACCCAACATGGGTGTGGTGAGGCAGATGCTTGTGTGATTGTTGGAGAACCTGCCCAGGAACTCCTGTCCCCTGAATATGCGGGCAGTATCAACGACGTTAGGAACTAGCTTGCTCATGCGCCTAAGCTACAGATAATGACGGGGAGGACAAGCCTGAGCCTCTCCTCCCCGTCACCGTTAGCCTGTTTACCTAGCACGTCTATGTCGGGTCGCAAGTCAACATAGACGCTACTATCCCGCACTCCTCTGCGCCAGGCCAAGAAACTCTAGAGCCCCCGACGCTGGCCTGTTCGTTCACTGTGGCAAACGACACCCTCAACAGGCCACAAGGACACCGTAGAGCAAGATCCACAGATTTCAAGCGGTAATTGGCGAAATGCTTTGGTTATTGCGACGAGTCGTGCACTTTGGCAGATGAGTGTGTGATAATTGCGACACACGTGAGCACAAAGCCCAGGGGCAAAAACGACCACAATCCGACTCGGACAGCAAGGCTTCCTACCGCCTCGAGGTCTCGGAAAGTCAGATAGCCGGCCATGTGGAACACGAACGCGACAATGAATGCCACGAACACTAGCGCCACTGGAATCAGCAGAGCACCCAGCCAGGCTTCGCCGATCTTGCCCATGAGAGTCGTGGGAGCCGGCGGTGCCTGTTCGAGCACCTTCCAGCCCAACTTCGACGCGGCTTCATCGGCGTAGCGGTCAGCTGATACCTTGTTGCTTGTGAAATATGTGAGGCGCACGTGGACCCCTTCAGGGGTCTCTAAGTGGCTTTCATAGGACTCTGGCTGCTCCGGCGCGCTGGGCGTCGGAATGAACATCGTGGTCATCTGAGGCCCGTTGGGCCCTTGCGTCACGCCGAAAGCAATCTGTGTCATGTGCCCAAAGATAAACCCTGGGCTCAGAATGTCAACTACATGAAGGTGACACGGAGGTAGGTTGTTTCTTCGGCACGTCTCGGACCCTGATCTACCACGGGACCCGTGATAGTCTCGAGGTAAGCGAACTCATAGGTGCCGTCCTTGTCCTTGACGGTAGAGAAGAGAAGCTCACGCATCTGCTTCTTGTTGAGTTCGTTGTCGATGATCATGCGGAAGATTCGCCTACCGTCGTGATCCACAAAGTGGGCGACATTGACATAGATGCCTAGCTTCTCAGCCACGGCTTCAGTGAGGAGGTGACCAACGGGATAGTCACGCGCGTCTAGGTGCATAGAGACCTCGTAGGAGAGGGGTTGCTCTCCTACTTAGTCCTCATGCGGCGTAACTGACCTGCCCTTCCCAGTTGCCAACATACTTGTTACCAACCCGCTTCTTGCTGGTCTCGTAAACTGCCAGGACGTCCGGAAGGATGCTGTAGAGGACATTGATCTGTCCGTCCTGGAAGATCTGCTTACCCGTCTGCCGGTTGACCATTGCGTGAAGGCTGGGGTTGTCAATGGCCATGCGAATCTTGGGAGCCATGACCTCGAACTCCTTAGCGCCCATCCCGAACCATTCAAAGACCATAGTGGAGATCGTAGCGTTGACCATCACGCCGTGGCCCTTACGGCAAAGTGGGCAGGTGCTGTTCTGCTTGATGTTGTAAACGTGACCGCAAGGATCGGAGCAGCGAGTCCAGACGTTGTCCTGCTTTGCGTAGGTCTTTGCGCTGATCTCACGGTCCTCGCCCTCGAGGACCAAGCCCTTGGCCGCGCGGGGCCACTCGATGGCTTCCACGTAGCCATGCTCCTTGAGGTTGCCCTCGAAGTCGTAGATAAAGCCTTCGGGCTTGCCCTCACACTTGCGAAGCACTCGGCCGCACATTTGCTGGTAGAACGCAATGTTGCCGACCTTGCGAGTGAGGAAGCAGAACTTGGCCAGCTTCTCGTCAAAGCCCTCGCAAAGAGCGTCAACGCTGATCAGCACCTCAGTCTCGCCCCGGTGGAAGCGCGCGAAGATTTCCTCACGGACCTTAGCAGCCTGACGGGGCACATAGTCGACATCACCAACCACACCCTTGCCTGCCGTGACCACCTCGCACTTGATGCCCTCACCCAGGAACTGCGCTTCCAGCATCTTGCTATGGTTGGTGTCGTCGGTGAAAACAATCGTGCGCTTGTTGGAATGACCAGCAGTGGCGAGCAGCCAGGTCTTCGCCACGTGGGCACCGGGGGTTTCAAAGTAGCGGGGACGGGCAAGATCACCGCGCGCGATCAGCTCGCTCATTGTGGCCGCGATCACAATGCGATCACCATACCATTCCTCGAGGCTCTCACCCGGATCGTTCTTCTCACGGTAAGGAGTTGCGGTGAAGCCGACCACCTTTGCGTTGGGCCAGTTCTTGCGAATCTTCTGGAACTCAGCAGCCGTTGCCTTGTGGGCTTCGTCGAAGAGGATCATTGTGGGAACAAACGAGGGGTCAAAATAGAGATCGTTCGTGACGTTGATGTCCAGGGTGTTGGTCATCGTCTTGGGGAGAGTCACAAGCAGGTTGCGCTTATAATCACACACAAGCGGATGGCTTTCTGCGCCAACGAGGTAGCTCTCAATTTTGTCGTGGAGGGCGGAGGTCTCAACTCCAAAGCCATGCTCCATGGTTGCGACCGTCTGGCCCAGGAGGACCTGAAGGTTCACAATAACCAGCACCCGGCCGCCGCGCTGAATTTCCTCATGCGCGACATCGCCCATGACCACAGTCTTGCCATAGCCCGTTGGAGCCACCACCAGAGCAGACGGATTTTTCTCTAGCAAGCTAAACACTTGCTTAGTTACGTTGCGCTGTTCCTCGCGGGGCTTGATTCGCATTTGTTGACTCCGGTTATATCCGATCTCTTGCCACCTGTATAAAGAGGTGAGGCAAGCGAGTCAACTCTGGTTTTCACCTTTTTTTGCTCGATCTAGATTCACCGGTGACTCTATCCCAGCCGAGCCACACCATCCTCCACGAGATCCCGAACCAACCGGGGTACCGCTTCATCGGACCTCACCGCGCCAGACTACTTTGCTTGGGTCTCGAGCCCCGCCCGTTTCATCTCAGTGAATCGATCTCTGCTGGAGGGGGTCCTCATTCCCTCACCGAACGGAAGCACCCATGAAAGCAGGATAGGCCGTAGCTAAAGCCGCCGTTCAAAGCACCAAGAACCTGCGGGCTTTCCCCACCTGTTCCTCAGCAGTTATGGTGATGTTAAGGTGAAACTGCGGTGCTTGTCAAGCTGCCAAACAGAAAAGTTTTGGGTTGCAAGACCGGTTTCCCCTCAATCCCGGCACCGCCCCGTCCCAGGGCCTCACTGATGCGTCCTTGTTGTCGGGCTCAGGCTTTGTCATCATCCCATTTGGCCTAACACGGAAAGCCCTAAGGCTATACCGATGCCGCTGGGCGTCTTCCTTCCATCTCGCCAGACCACTCATTAGAAAAACACCTGAGCAGTCCCAACGGGGTACGATCCCGTTGCACAACTTGCAACCCAAAACTCCCGATTCAATGTCTGGCGTCCACACTACCAGCACCGGCTTGACAGGGCTATTCAAGAACCCCTGGGGACTCCATCCCCTTGCCTAAAGCACCATAGGTGAGCACACACTCAACAGGGAATTGAACCCCGCGCCGCTTGAGGATCTGCTTCCACGTCCGGCCGGACCGCTTCCACAGGGCCACGGCCCCATCATCGAATCGTCCTCTTTCTAAAAGAAAGCCGCGTTCAAGTCAAGAAGGGTGGCTAGAAGCCACCCTTCTTGATATCAGCCGACCTTGACGGTGAGCTGGGCTTCGAGGTAAATCTTCTCGCTATGGCCGAGCGAGACGCCATCGGAACCACCGCCCTTGGACGTGCTCTCCAGCATCATTGCGGATGCTGCATAGCTGGCACCACGCGCGTTGCTCATGATGTCGCGAGCGATTGCCTCACCGAACTCGATGCGCGTCACAGTGCCGCTCAGCTTCTCGGCTTCGGCCTTGGCCTTCTCGATGAGTGCAACACGGAGATCGCTCTCGGCCTTGCGCTTCTCATGGAGCGGGATGCTGGCGTCGATGTTGTTGATTGCGATGGTCAGCTTGCCCTGCTCGCTCAGCTGGTCGCACTTCAGTGCCAGCTGGTCGTTCTGCGTGGCGTCGATGCGGGTCGAAGCCTGAACACGGAACGTGAAGCCATCGGGCTGGTAGGTGAAGTTGCTGAAAGCCCAGCTGACTTCCGGGAAGAGCTTCTTGGCCAGTTCGAGGGCCGCAGCTTCGAGGGCCGGACGATCCTGGCCATTGACGACGCCCTGGATCCAGGCGCTGATCTTCACGGTGGTATTGGTGATCGTGACCTCGTCGGTCATGTTGAATTTGATCTTCATGGATTGCTCCCGCGCGTGATTGCGACTTCGTCTATGCGCGAGCTCATGCCGAAAAGTCAAGGAAATGGCGGCGTTTCCGCCGCCATTACCGTCTTACTTTTTGATCTTGCCGCCGCAACCAATGATGCCAGCTTCCAGGGCAATGATGTATGCCTGTTGCTGAGCAATGGTTTCCCTCATAGCAGCCGTCTGTTCTTCCAAGGGCTTACCCTGCTCCATGGAATCCAGTTTGACCTTTGCGCGTTCGATTTCGACCGTGCAGAGAACTGGGACGGGAATGTTCTGAGTTACGACTTCGGTGTTCTTTGGTGGATTAGGGAGCCTTATGTCTTCCTTCTGACCACAAGCTGCCAAGGACATCAGGACAGCGATAGCTAGAATCTTCTTCACTTTGCTTTCCTCCAATCCTTGATGAACTCGTCGTTCGTAGCCTGCTCACGATCAATACGTTCCTGTGCGGGCTTTGTGTGATCGTTGGCGCGACCATAATCGCGACCCAGCTGCTCGAACTTTGCTTTGTCCTTCTCAGCCCTGCGACCCGCAGCTTGTGCGTTTGCGAGGGCACGATCAGCGGCCTTCTTCAGATCTGCCACTGCTTCGTTGGACCTCTTGATTGAGGTCTGGTGGTTCTTCTTCTCGGTGTCAAGGGCCTGAACGTATTCCTTGAGGATCTTATCCTGGCCCTTGATGAAGAGGATCTTCTCTTCAACAATCTTGCGCGTTTCTACGAGCTCCTGGTTTGTGCCGTAAGCATACCAACCAGCGTAGATGAGAGCGAGGGACAGGACGATCGTCAGAAACTGGAATGGCTTAGCAACGGCAAACTTGAAGATGCCCTTGATAACGTCCCAGGCAAAGCCCAGAAGCATCTTACCAAATCCCAGACCCTTGAGCAGAATGCTTAGAGCAATGCCCATGGTGATCTCCTAAATAGAGGTGTGTAGTGTGTCCCCTATTTACCGAGAAGTCATGGAAATGGGGAGAGGTTTCCCTCTCCCCACCTTTAACGATTAGCGGCCAGTGTCGCCGGCCTGCTCCTCGTTCGTGAAGTTGCTCGTGCGAGCAATCACGTTGTCGACCAGCGCGTTGTCGACCTGGTTGCCCTTGGCGCGGGCCAGCTTGATCGCCAGCTTGATCACGTTCTTGATCTGGCGACCGTTGAGGTCGTGCTCTGCGAGCTTGTCCAGATCCAGGCCAGTGACGCCAGCCGCCGAGGTCAGGTTGGTCCAGATCGCACGGCGTTTGTCCACCGTCGCGTCGCCGAAGCGCAGACCAATGCTGATACGCGAGTAGAACGCCTTGTCGATGTTCTTCACGCGGTTGGTGGTCAGGAACAGAACACCCTGGTGGTATTCCAGCAAGCGCAGGAACACGCCGACCATTGCGTTGCGGACGATGTCCTTCTCGTCGCGCTCCTCGAGGAAGATGTCTGCCTCGTCGAGCAGCAGAACCGCATTCCAGACCGTAGCAACGTCCAGGATCTCGCGCAGAGTATCCTCGAGCGAGTCTGGCGAAGTGCCCAGCTCACCGACCGAGATGCTGTAGAGCGGACGCTGAAGCTCTTCCGCGATTGCTTCCGCGGTCAGCGTCTTACCCTGACCCGGCGGGCCATGGAGCAGGAAGATCGAGCCGCCGCCCTTGCCGTCGATGAGATCCGAGAAGTCGCCACCCTCGTCCTGGACGATAGCCTTGACGAGCTCCTTGTCCTCCTCAGGGAGAACCAGCTTCTCGAACGCATCAGTGCGGAACGCGATGTCCGAGAGGCCCGATACCGCCATGCGACCCCACTGCTTCGCCGACAGGCTGAAGCCGTAGAGGTATGGGTAGGTGCGCCACAGCTGGTCCTCAGGGATCAGCATATCGGTCTTCTTGTTGCCGCGGTCCTCACGGTCACGGTCGAGACCCGACGCACTCTGCTCGCTCGAGAACTGGTTGTTGTCCACCTGCGAGAAGCTGCTCACGTCCAGCATGGCACGACCGTCCGCGCGGAACCGGCGGTTCGACCACCACGAACTGCGGGTCAGCTGGCCCTTATACTGGATATAGTGGGCGCCGGTCGCATACTCGCGGAACTTCTGGCCGCGGAGCGTCAGCTCAGCCTTTTCCTCTTCGGAGACCGGACGCACGGGCAGCGCGTTGATCTTCTGGAGGCCAGCATAGTAGCCCAGCTGAGTCTCGTAGGTGCCGTCCTGGATCGAACCGAAGACGTTGCTGATCACCTTCATCTGGATCTTGTAATAGACCCCGAAGAAGCTCTTGACCAGGCGGATGCTCTCGATGACGCCGCCGAGCGTCTCGCCGTCGTGAAGCGTGGTGACCTCGGTGCCCTTGAGCAGCAGGTAGGGAAGATCGCCGAACTCCACCGAGCCGCGCTCAATCTTCTCGCTCAGCTGACCCTTAACCTCCTCGATGAACTCATCGAGGATGGTGAGGAACGGCTTATACTTGCTGGCCGCGCTCTCGGTGTCGACGCCGTAGTTGTTGAACTCCTGCGCGATCTGGTCGCGGTAGGGCATCAGCTCACTGACGGGGAAGACGTAAGAGAAGCGACGAGCCTCGTGGTAGCCCAGGACGTCGCCCAGCACCTCGAGGATCTGATACTTCACATCGTCCGGACCGTGGCTGCAATCCAGATAAACGGTGCCACCTGCTTCGAGGCGGTGAATCGGTGCGAGCTTCGGCTTCTTAGCCGTCTTCGTCTTAGCAGTGGTTGCCTGTGCCGTCATTAGGTGTTCCCGTATGTTGCCCCACCGCATTAGCGGGTCGGGAACACCTTGTCACTATCTCAGGTGAGATATTTTTTACCGAGCCATCACCGCTCCGACACCGCATTCCTCGGAAGCCCAATACGAAGCCTGGCGCTCGAACGTCACCGGATTGAGGAAGCGGGAAATGAAAGCCCGGCTGGGATCGACCACGCGACCTTCTTCGCCGAGGTTTTCCTCGAGGGCCACTGCCATCTCAATAGCATCGACGACGCTGGGGAAAACGAACGCCGGATCATTGAACGGGTCAACGTCCTTGCCCTGGGTCGAGTAGAGGAAACGGTCGCTGGCCTTCATGATGTGGCCGCCGACCGGACCTTCGACCAGGAGATGCCAACCGGCGGGACGATCGCGGAACGCGCCTCGCTTGCAGATCTTGATGTTCTTGCCGAAGCGCAGTTCAGAGACGTTCTGCGCGAAGCGGCGGATTATCGAGCCTTCGACGAAGCTCTTGAGCATTGCTTCGTCCGCGTTGTCATTTGCTGCCATGTCCGATCTCCTTGTGTGTTTCCGTGTCACCAGTCCTACACGAAACTGGTGACACGTCAACCACTTTTAGATCAGACTCCTAAAGGTCAGGCTGATCCTCGACTTGGTCTGGAAGCCGGCCTTGGGGATGCGGTGCTGATGCGTGGCCTGGAACCCAGCGGGCATCAGGCAGAGCGAACCCTGTTCGAGCGGCAGATCCACGACTTCGCCGTAGGTCATCTTGCCATCGACCACACCCAGCTTCTCGCGGAACTGAATGCTCCGCGGCGTATCGACACCTTCGCCGCCATAGAGGGTCACGATAGCAATGGGCCGCTCGTGATTGATGCCAGGGTCGTCATCCTCGTGCCAGCCTAGCCAGTCGTGCGCGTCCTCATAGCCGTTGAGGAAGCAACCCTCGAAGTCGACCAGCACCTCGGGATGGTTGATGAGAGCCAGCGCGCATTCGTCGATGGCGTGATGCGAATTCTGGCTGTGGTAGGTCCGGAGGCCAGCACCGCGACCGTAGGAATAATCCCGGCCGAAGATGTTGGTCCAGTATTCCCGACGAGGAGCATCGCCGCGCCGTTCCCAGCTGAGCCCATTCCAGAGCTCACTGAACATTTCGCCCGCACGATCGGCGCTGACGAAATTGGGAATATAGATTGCGCTCATGTCGATCTCCTTTCTAGCCTGCTGATAGCACCAGAAAGGAGAACGTCAACCGTTAGAGCGTTTTGAGCTTCTCGACCATGAGCACGGCCTTGAGGTCATCACTGAGCAGCAAGACCTGATCATCACGAACGTTCGTGATGCTGGCTTCCTCTGTGGAGCCAATGTGCTTGAGCTTGACCGTCCGCTTGTCCGAGATGCTGGTGATCTTGCCCACCATGAGCATTCCCGATGAGCCACGACCGATGATCGCGAGGTCGCCCTTTTTGACCTCTCGATTGTAACGATCCTTGATCGTTGGTTCGACCTTGGCTACTGGTCCCTTGTGGAGGAATGTTGGTCCATTGTAGCCGATGAGTAGCACGGGCCGCGCACTCTTCATGCTGGCCGTCCGGCAGTTGAATTCCAGGACCACTTTGCCGTCGATCTCACACTGGATCATCTCATAGTCGCTGACCTTGGGCTGGTAGGTGTTCGAGGCCAGAAAGAGTGATCCGCGAAGCCGCCAGGTCGATCGACCCCAGTTATCCTCATGGATGATCTCGACCTTGCCGGGATCTTTCTCTTGGCGGAGGCGGTTGTTCTCGATGTTGATCTTGAAGGTTGGAAGCTTGACCACCCGTGCGATGCTGCCTGCGAGCTTTCCCGCAGTGAACTTCACATACATGCTCTTGGTGCCCGCAATACAGGCTTCCACCTCGCTGCGGATGGCTTGAAGCTTTGCCTGCAGCTCTTCCGCAAGTGCTTTCGCGGCGTCTCGGCTCAGGTCACGCCCATTATAGGGCACGTTGGTGTTCGACCACGTTTTGCCGTCGCCGAAGGCGTCTGTCCAGAGTATCTCGTTCATGTGTCCTGAGTAACACAGGATGGATACCTGTCAAGTGGTAGGGGTGGAGGGATTCGAACCCTCGTCGTCGCCTAATCTGGGCTCTCGCAAGGTATAAGCTTGCCCGCTCTTGACCGCTGAGCTACACCCCCATGTCAGAATATGTAGATAGCTTGCTCGGCTATCTCATACCATACGGGCTTGAGCTCATCTATGATCGCGTCTACCTGAAACTGGTGGACTTCGGTGGGGACGTTCTTTGACATGGCGTCGCGCAGTTCTTCTGCCATGAGTTCTAGTGCCCTGAATGGCCACTTCTTCTCAACCCACAATGGCATCACGTGGCAGACCATGCCAACCACAATAGCATCAAGTGCTTGATCTGGGGTGAGAAGCTGTTGAGCGCGTTGCTCAACAGTTAGGGCCTTTGGCTCAGGAAGTCGGAACTCTAGGATCTTCGCCATACAGACTATTTAGTCGGGCGTTAACCTAGAGGAGCCTTAGACTCGTATGCTTTCCTTTAGCATGTGACTTCCTTCAAAACTTGGTGGCCGTTGTGGGGCTCGAACCCACAACTCTCAGGGGTTTAGAATCCCCGGCTCTGCCAGCTTGAGCTAAACGGCCATGCTCTCTTTGTAAGCGCAGAGGGCCGTATTGTCAACCGTTAGTCAGCAGAGATTGGCTTCTCAGGCGTGAAATGATCGATACCTACAAAGACCGTGAAGTCGCGAGCCTTGAGGTATTCTTCCACCTGCTCTGGCTTCCTGAACCTCCTGACGTCGTCTCGGGAGAACCAAGCAATGTAGGCACCATTGCGGAAGAGAACTTCCATGGTGTGATGTCCTGAAGCATCAGTGAAATGAGCGGAATCACCCTGCTCGTTAGCATGATCCCAATTGGGAACAGTGCGACCGAGGATCATGGGATCACCCATTGCTTCGTTGACGATTTCATTCCACTTCATATCAAACCTCCTTGGATCCGATATTTAGCGGTTGTAGCCGCCCCTATTGGGGAAGGAGAGTCCTGGAATCATGATAATCGTGGCATCATACCAGTCGGTCACGGCCTTCAGCAGTTCGCCGTTGGCGCCAATGACCTCATCCAGGTATTGAGTCATGAGCCGGTTGGGACACATTGCTGGGCTGAGCAGCTTGACCTTGGCCAGAGCATCCTTGGGGCTCATACCGTGAAGCACCAGCACCGCAATAGCGATTGCCGTGCTGCGGCTCTTTCCCGCTGAACAGTGAATCAGCACCTTGCTGTCATCGTTCAACTCCCAGCTCTTTACCTCGTCGATGATGTCCTGCATGTCTTTCTTGGTCGGTGGGACCAAGTCAGCGTATTCCTCAGGATCGTCATCCTCGACGTCATGGAAGTTGTAGATCGCGTGGTTGTTGTGTTGGCGGTCAATGGTCGTCGCAGGCCAGTTGGGTCCCGCGTCATTGATAACGCTGATGATGTGGGTCGGCCAGTCCTGAGCAATCAGGGTCTTGGCTTTGTGGATTCCGAGGACTTTGAGTTCAAACATATCGATCTCTAGGATGAGCGTTAACCCATCCTAGCACGGATTACTCCGCAGGGCTAACGAGACAAATCTGCTTCGCGTAAGCCATGGCGCCAATGGCGGTGTCCCAATCCTTGTTGCTACGCTCGTAGGCATAGTCCATCAGCTTCTTATGCATGATGTAAGGATTGGAGTCGGCAGTTGCGATAGCATAAAATGCATCGCCAGTTGCCCAAGAAGCTTCACAGCCCGAGAGCTTGACCACAAAGGTCTTGCCACTGGCGCTGATTGGAGCCTTGTCACCTTCGAGCTTGCCCACAGTGACGGTGATCATCTTCACATGGGCTGGTGGGGTCACCTGTGCCATCGCAGGCGCAGCGACCAGAGCAGTGAGCGCAGCAAGGGCGCCCAGAACCATCTTCAGCATATGGTATTCCTCCAGGCGTCAACGCCCTGTGCGTTTATTCGCCTTTCACCACTTTACTGAATCTAGTTGTTAAGCGTCTATTTAGATTTCCACCATGTTGCCGTCTTCATCGAACGTGAAGTGACGGAACGTAATATTGGTCGCCGCGTCGCCGAAGATGCTCTTGATCTCCCGCTCCAGATCGCCGAGGAAGTTGTCCGAGAGGCCAGACATGCGATCCTCATTGTCGTCGTGGACGGCACCCAGTTCTTGGGCGAGGCGTGTGAGATCACCCGGCCGGGGATCGAAGGCATCAGGAGCAAAGCCCTGGAAGTTGCTCTCCTCTCGGAACTCGCGCTTCCGGCTGGGTTCACCAGCGTTGATGTTCTTCATCACGTGATAGTGGAGAAGCTCGCGCCAGTCCCGCTGGGGTGCTTCTGCCCGACGGGCTTCCTGCTCGCGTAGGAGGAAGAGGGGATCACCGGCCACCGGGCTTTCGACGATTTCGTAAGTGACCTTCCGCATACTGCCTCCTACCGTTGTGTCACCAAAGTAACACCAAACAGGTGAGTGTCAATAGCTCAGGTAGTTGAAATCCTCGATGAGAATCATTTTGTTGGTGAGCATGAACTCCAGGGCTTCCTTGATGGTGCCGCACCGCGCACCGGTGGTCAGGAGGTTGTGGCGGTCGATGATATCGCCCATGGCCTCGCAATAGTCGTTGCTCGACTGATAGCCCTGTTCAGCCTCGTCCATCTGTTGCTGGTTGAGGACCCAATAGGTAATGTCCTCACCACACCCGCTGGCCTCGACTGCGATATAGCCGGCCTGAAAGCCAGCGGGGATGGGGTCGGTCATCAGAAGATCCAAGCGCCCAGGATGAACGCGCCGACGGCGGTTGCGATGGGATGCTCGGAAACGAAACGCTGAACCTTGTCCATGGTATTCTCCTTGAATGGTTAGCAAAATGCCAATCAGTCAAGGCGATGACTAGGACAGTTTCCCATCCTAGTCAATACCTGTTTGGGCTTACTTGCCGCGGGCTGCGATGATGCGCTCCTTGGCCATCTCGCTGAAGCGGATCTTTTCGCCGGTCGCGACCTCTTCCATGAGGTAGGGGAACTTGCGGGCTTTGGTGTTGAAGCCGATCAGCTTGTATTGCTTGCCGCGCGACGTGATGACCGCGCCGAAGTCCCGCGGTTCCAGGCCGTAGCTGCGAGCGTAAAGCTCGAAGGTCGTGCGGATTTTGTCCTCGACGCCCTGCTCGCCGCCGACCACGAACTGAAGCTTCAGCTGGAGCGCCGAACCATCGCGGTAATACTGCCAGCGACCTTCCTGCTTGACACCGAGACCGAGTTCAGCGGCGTAGGCCATCAGCTTTTCCATCGCGCCATCGACGATGGTCTGGCCGTTGCGCGCGTTGATGCTGGTCACCTTGGTCATGTTTCCGATCTCCTGTTTGCGTTTCCGATAAACAGGTGATAGCAGGAATCAGGATAGGGTCAACCAGAAAATCACCTGATTGTTTGAAGCGCCGCCTGGTAGATCGCAAAGCGGTGAGCATCCAAGCGTTCCTCTGCCTCGCTGCGGCTCAGCACCACAGGAGCCAGACACTCGTCATTCTCCACGTAGGGCTTGGAACTCATGACGTCGCCGGTATAGAACTGCTGGAACGAAATGGGCCAAGGATAGCGATAGCCCTCAGGCGCAGGAGCCTCGCAAGTCTGGATCAAATAACCCAGTGCCTTGATGTGACTAACCCAGTAGCCAGTCTCCTCCACGGTTTCCCGATGAGCAGCCGCGCAGCTGGACTCACCTGGATCAATGTGCCCGCCAGGAAACTCCAGTCCGCGACGACGGTTCTGCGCCATGACCACACTACCATCGGCCATCAGCGGGACCATGAACGCGGTCGGCGTTAGGTCCAGAGGTGTCAGAGCTGAGTCCTTGAGGAACTCAACATGGTTAGGCTGTGGAAGGTAGAGAACGTCGCTTTTGCTGTAGAGTTTCATGCGTTCAGTTTACGCAGAATGCCTCTTCGCGTCTAGTTCATACTCGAGAGTCATGATGCGCTCATTCATCTTACGCTGGACCTGCAGGAGAGCTCGCTGGTTTTGGCGGACTTCCCTGAGGATTTCCTTCATCTCTTCAGTGTCACGGTTCTGGGTGTTCTGGAGCAGGAAGACCATCAGGAACGTGGCAATGGTGGTGCCAGTGTTGATGATCAGTTGCCAGGTCTGGCTGAAGCCTGCGAAAGGACCCCAAGCTGCCCAGAGGAACACCGAACTCAATGCTAGGACAAACGCCACGGGTTTACCAAGACTGTCAGCAATCCACTCAGAAAAGAGGTCGAACTTGCTTCGTAGAATCTTGTTCATTGGCGTCACTCCCGCGACTAAGCTGGTGTCATAGGACTCCTGAGGTTGATGGAACTTTGCGAGCCGAAGCCGCTGATTATTTAGTGGAAAGTTGCTTTTCCCACAGATAAGCGGTCGTGATGATATGCTGGAGATCATCATGCTCCGGCGTCCAGCCAACTATGTGGCGGATCTCACGAGTGTCAGCAACGAGAATTGCGGGATCACCATCTCTGCGAGGACCTTCGGTGATCTCAAAGTGCTTGATCTTCTGTGCGGTCTCCAGAACTTCCCTGACACTGAAGCCACGACCATAACCCACGTTGGCTGTGATCGTCCGCCCGTCCGCAATGTAGTGGAGGACATCAACGTGCGCCTGGGCTAGATCCGAGACGTGGATGTAGTCACGAATGCAGGAGCCGTCAGGCGTGGGATAGTCTGTCCCTGCGATGCTCAACGAGCGGCGTTTTTCTCCGACCATAGCCTCGCATGCCAGCTTGATCAGATGGGTGCTCTTGGGGCTTATTTGCCCCGTGCGACCCTTGGGATCGGCCCCTGCGACGTTGAAATATCGCAGGATGCCATAGTCAATCCCATAAGCCGTGTGACACGCCTGGATCAGCTTTTCGACAGCCAGCTTGCTATCACCATATGGGTTGATGGGCAGGAGGTCATCATGCTCACGGAGAGGACGGATCAGCGTATTCTCGTCGCCACCATAGGGATCACCATAAACGGCTGCGGTGCTGCTGAAGACCAGCTTGGTTAGTCCTGTGCCTACCATGGCGTTGATGAGATTGTGGCTGGCAACCACATTGTTCTTCCAATAGACCAACGGCTGCTCCACGGACTCCGGAACCACAATGCTGCCTGCGAAGTGCATGACGGCCTCAATGCCATTGTCCTCGAGGTAGGTCTTGAGGTCCAAGGGATCAACGAAGCGGAGGTCGGTGATCCAGAGAGGCACATCGCTGGGAATGAGTCGCTGATGGCCGGTGCTCAGATCGTCTAGGACAAAGGGCTCATGCCCAGCATCCAAGAGGGCATAGACCACGTGGCTTCCAATGTAGCCACAACCACCAGTGACAAGAACTCTCATGCGCGCTCCTTAATAGCGCGACATCTCATCCTCGAGTTCGCGCATCTCTGACATCTTGTCATAGAGCACATTGCCCACGTTGTCGACTATCTTTCCCACACAATCGCCGTAGACGTCGAAGAGATCCTCGGCAAAGGTCTCAGCAGAGGGGAAGGGATCGCCTGACGTGCGCCAGCCCCGATCCATAACGCTGTCGTAGGTGGGGAACTTGTGCTCCTCCACGGTGCGAGTTTCGTGGTTCCAGACAGTCACGTGGTAACCGTTGAAACTCAGCTTGTCATAGAGCGCGTTGGCCATTAGTCGTGCCGCTCGATGACACGGTGTTTCTTCAGCAGGTCCAGGTCAGCCACTTCGGCGCCCTTGGCCTGCCGGTCTTCTGCGCGGTTGGTCGCATAGTAGAAGAACGCCTGTTCGTTCTCGACGAGGATGACCTCTCCCCGCTCCAGCGCAGCCTGGATCAGCTTGCCGTCCTCGGGGTCGCTTTCCTTGCCGGTGGAGATGCTCTTGCCGTAACTGTCCAGCTGACCCTCGGGGTTGAGGTAGAGGAAGCCCGCACGGACGACCTTGTGAGGGCCGCCCACGTAGTGTCCGAGGGTGGAATGTTCCACGCCCGTGTATTTGCTGACCAGCGCGAATGTGCCGTCCTCGGTGATCACGTATTTGGTGTAGCTCACGAACGGTCTTCCTTGATCCAGGTCTTACATTCCCGGCAATGCCAGTGGTAAGCCTTGGGTTCCACGAAAAGGTCGAGGGTGTTGTGCTGACCGAGCCAGCACAACACCTTTCGGATCCATTCACGCATAGTAGAAGCTGCCAGCGTAGTTGTTGCCGCCGGTGCGGATCGAGAGAATCGAGGCCAGCCCGATCGAGCGCACGATGATCTGGTTCTCGGCCTTCAGACCGCCCTGGATGTTGGCGCCCTCCTTGAGCTCCTTCTTCTCGAAGCCCTGGATGTCGTCCTCGGCGATCGGCTGACCGTCCAGGAAGTATTCGACCTCGCCGGCGCGCAGGAAGATCGTGTCCAGGTAATAGTCGGCGTGGACGTTGCCCTTCTTCACGTGCTGGATGAACGGGCTGTTGGGGATGCGCTCACCCCACTTGCGAGCCGACACTTCGAACCGCTCCTCGGCCGCTTCCTTGCGCTCGGCCTCGCCGGCGATCAGCGCCGCTTCGATCTTCTCCGAAAGCGCGTCGAGTTCGTCGGCGCTCAGGATGTCGACCAGCAGGCCCTTGCCCTCGTTGGCCTTCGCGGTCGCCTCAGCGAGAAGCTCGCCCGCGATTGCGTTGCGGACCATGTTCTGGTAGGTGTTGGTGTTCTTGTTCTGGGCGATCAGGACGGTCGAACCGGTCACGCGCTTGGTCACACGACCCTGCATCGGGTTGCCCTTGCCACCCTTCAGCGGAACCACCGTCTCCATGTCGAGACCGATGAAGCTGACGCCGCGGAGTGCTGCGAGGACCGTCTTCACGTTGTGCATCTGGGTAGCCATCTTTTCGATCTCCTTTGTGTTTGCCTATGTCCTCTTTCTATACAGAATAGGTGAGGCGTCAACCAGAATTCTTAGGTCTGGTGAAGATTTTGGCAAGAAAGTTTTTGGGACAGTCGGGGTGACGCATCACGTTGTAGCCGTAACGACCGCCGAACTTCTGCTTCACGTAGCGACGGGCGAGGCGCTTGGTCATCAGGCCAGATGCGGCCTCAATACCATTGTCAACGTAATACCAGCCACCCTTCAGGGGGTTACGATAGTGCTGGTGATCAGCAATCCGTTTCGACACTCTAGCCTCCTGTTTTACTGCGGCGCAGCATAAACCTAAAGGAGGTATCGTCAACCGATATGGTGACCCCAACGGGACTCGAACCCGTGCTGCCGACGTGAAAGGCCGGTGTCCTAACCGCTAGACGATGGGGCCACTTGACTCACATTATGTGACGCGGACCTTATCGTCAAGATATCGCTGACCCATATCCAACTCACTTAGGTAGTGGCAGTTGAGCATATAGGGGCGAAGAACCTCTGGAATCATGACGTCATCGGTCGTCTGGTAATTCTCCAGAACCGCAACCAAAGTGCGACCAACCGCCAAGCCAGAGCCATTTAGCGTGTGGGCGTAGAACGTCTCGCCATTGACCTTATAGCGGGTGTTCATACGACGCGCTTGGAAGTCGCCGCAGTTCGAGACGCTGCTGATCTCGCGGTAGGTGTTCTGGCCAGGAAGCCAGACCTCGATGTCGTAGGTCTTCTGTGCGCTGAACCCCATGTCGCCCGCGCACAATAGCATCGTGCGATAGGTCAGGTCCAACTTGGCCAGGATCTGCTCCGCGGCGTTGAGCATATAGTCATGCTCATGAGCACTCTGCGAAGGCTCACAGACAGTCACGAGTTCGACCTTTTGGAACTGATGCTGTCGGATAAGCCCGCGCGTGTCTCGGCCCGCAGAGCCCGCCTCTGAGCGATAGCAATCGGTGAGAGCCACGTAGCGATGCCGCCCACCCAAAAGGATCTGATCCGCATGAATGTTAGTCAGGCTGACTTCAGCCGTGGGGATCAGGAACTGAGTGGGTTCACTTGCTCCATCCTCATCAGCAATACCAAAGAGATCCTCTTTGAACTTGGGCAGTTGCCCCGTTCCGTAAAGAGCTTCCTCGTTGACGATGGTGGGAGGGATGACCTCACGGTAGCCGCGCTTGATCTGTTCATCCAGCATGAACTGTCCGAGAGCACGATGTAGTCGAGCCACCGGACCCTGAAGCATTGAGAAGCGCGAGCCGCTGATCTTTGCCGCCGCGTCAAAACCCAGATCGACTTGATCCAGTTCATAATGCGGTGTGCCATCCCTTGCGCCGACCTTGCCCCAGCGACGGACTTCCACGTTACTGGTCTCGTCCGTGCCATCTGGCACATCAGCCGCAGGCACGTTGGGACACATGATCAGGAATGCCTCGAGCATCTCTTCAGCGTGAGTTGCCTGAGCAGCCCACATTGTTTCATTTTGCTTGAGAAGCTTCACCAACTCCTTGAGGGCGTCAGCTGAAGCAGTATTACCCTCCTTCATGGCTTTGCCAATTTCCTGACTCTTGGCCTTGATTAGGCTGCGAGTGTCCTGAAGCCTCGTGAGCGCATCGCTACGGCGGCTTGCGAACTGCTGGATCTTGTCGATGTGGGGATCGTGCCCGCGGCGCTTCATAGCAGCCACGAACTCATCCGGCTTAGCCAGGATGCCCTTGACGTCAAAGTGATACTTCATAGTGCCAGCTTGCTTCCAAATTGGAATAGAGTCAACCATTCATGGCGAAGCCCCGGAGCGTCCTCCGGGGCTTGCTCTTACTTCACGAAGTTGGGCTGACCTTCCTTCACGGTCCAAGTAAGCTGGATCCAACCCGCTGGAATGTAGTGCGACTTACCGTCGGCGCTGAAGATCCGATGACCTCCCGAGTCGCTGACGCTGAGCTGCTCGGGGTTCTGAATCTTCACGAAACCCTTGCTGCCGAAGTTGTAGACGCGTTCAGCCTCGCTGCTGATATCAGTGAACTTGAGGCCGCTTTCATTCTTGAATGCCATAGTAATCTCCTATTCTAGTAATCCCGTAGGACACCAGAGTTTAACAGAATAGGAGACTGTGGGTCAGTATTCATGGCGAAACCCAGACCGTTTCTGGTCTGGGTCTCATAATGTGGTCACCCTGAGAATGTCGGGTGACCGTCCCGGTCTCTGCGGATTATTCCCTGGATCCTACTCCAGGTATTCCCGCTCACTCCATCACCCTTGCGGGTGTAACCGGTCGTGCCGCCGTTTTTAACGTCAGGCAGTAGACGTGTCACCATATGCTTTTCGACAGTTTCCACCACACCTGCCTTCGGGGCAGTTAAGGCTTGCGGGCCCTATATGGCTTTCTCTATCAACAACGTCTGGATTGGGTACCAGCTCGCCGCCCTAGTTAGCTTGCGCCCCAGGGATTAGGCACTTTCGAGGTTTCCCTCATACACATGGCCGAGTCAGGCTTTCCGTTTTTGACAGCAATGTCCAATATGCTATTACCTGCTAGGAGGTAACCCAGAGAGAAGTGCTGACTCAGTAGTTCCAAGGCCTTTTGAACCTCAGAATGCTACACTCCTCGTATCGTTCGGCTTGCGGGCCTACTAAATCGGTTTACAGGACTTGTCTGGCTTTTTACACCAACCAAACCCTTTGACCTGCCATGAGCCCTAGGCGCGACCCTCGGACAACATGACTACCTCTTGCCACTCGATAGTAAACCTGTTTGAGTAGAGGACGCTGGGGTTACAAGGCCCCATTCACCGGCCGCTCGTCGCCACCGGGATTATCGTGCTTTCGCACGGCAGTCGTTCTCAGGTCGTCCTACCTACTGCCACTGCTCCTTGGGAGAGCTTGACAGTCCCTCTTTTGGAGGGCAGGTGAGGATGCGTGTATTGATCCGAACCGAAGCCCGGACGGCTGGGGATGGGTCCCTTCACCACTTACTTGGGTTACCCCAAGCTACCACCACACGCGGTAATCTCTTGAAACTTTCGAGTCTCCAACTTAACACCGAAGTGTTTCGCCGTCAACTAAAAAGTTTCCGATCGATCCCTCTGCGGCGCCACACTCCCCTCGACCAGCTATCTCTGCTTCACTTAGACTGAGGATCCTTTCGGAAACCCCAGGCCTTGTTCTGCTCCTGCTGACCTTCGAGGTGTGTAGCACCGCGTTGGTCTCATCGTTCTATGTTCAACCAGTGTCTGCGTCAACAACAAAAATGCCATCCCGCAAACTTTTTTCTCCTCCAGGAGAAAACCAGGGTCCATAGACGTTTTGGGCCCCCAAGAGAGTTGAATCTCCTGGGGACCCATCGTGGGAGTTTCCTCCTACGTCCCTCTGCGTCTGCTCCGGTTCGAGTGTCTGGCTCACGAAGTCCAGCTGACCTTACCTTAGCGTCTGCGTTGGTTCATAACATCTAGCTTTGCGACCCACAGGACGTCAACAACCCTTTTTCAAAGAACTGTGGACAACTCTGTGAGAGATGCCATGGGCCCGACACCGAAGTGCCGAGCCCACGAAATGTAATGTGCTTGCCTGTGAAAAACAAGCTTTACACTGGTGTGTTCACCGAGCCGAGATCAACAGAACGCTGAGGCGCTTGGCCAATGGAACCGTTGTCTTGTGTGGTAGTGGCAGGCGAAGCAATGGCGCCGTTGTCGCCGAACAGGAATTTGAATGGTCGGAACAAAAGCTTGCCTTGACCGGACAGCTTGTGGAGCGAGAGTCTAATCATGCTACTATTTATGCTGATAGGTTTAGAGCTCCTGGAGCCGAAACCCCAGGAGCTCAACCAGTTGACCGAAGTCTCTTGGTATTAGAGTAGGTTTCCAGCATAGGTCCAAAGACCACTAAGTTGGTTCCTTGCTCTAACGTCGGTTTAGGGGATAGCTAACCGAAATCAACTATCCCCAACCGACAACAAGCCGAAGCCTGCTGTGGTCTCTGTGCCAGTGTCTGGAGGTTAGCCGAAGCCACACCATCGCAGTCTTTACACAAAGCCGGTTCTGGGACCCTAGTAGGCCGAAGCTTTCCAGGGTCCCAACCGAGCAAACCGAAGTTTGCTGGCTTTTGTGTAGGGTTCTGCTGTTGCTATGATCGGGCCCGAAAGCCGTCTCAGGGAGTTCAGCAGTCCTTTCACAAAACTCGGGTTTAGACCAGCTGGGTGTTCATCCGAAGATTACTAGCGCCAGCTGGTCAACCGATGAAAACCGAAGTCTTCATGGTCTCGAAAGTGTTTTGCCGCTGAGAACAAAACCGAAGTTCTGCGTCATCATTAGCATCTGCGCTTCCGATGCTCGCTATGTATGTGACCCGTCCGTGCCGCGCAAGAACTTTTTACAGGACAATTACGATTTTGTGTGAATAAGATTGTGGATAACTTAGGACGGATCCGTGAAGACCCAGCCTGACTGGCTTGCTCTCTCGACGAGCATTTCGGAGAATCGCTCCATGACCTCATCTCCGTCCATGTTACAAGGCCAGTGGGCATCAGCATATTCCAGCCCGATAGCATCCATGAGATAGCCGCGCTCATATGTGTCGAGCGAGGGCGGACCCCATTTGAGAATCAGCGAGCCGCTATAGCCGGTAATGAGAAGACGCATCAGCCGAGGATGCTTCATAATGATCGCTGCGAGCAACGCTCGATTGGGCGCGATCAATCCACGCTCTTTGAGGGTGTTGTCACACACCTCCAGGTGCTGGGCGCTCAACGTGGATAATCGCGGCATCCCTGTTACCTTTTCCAGTTATTCACAGTTTGTGGTAACATAGGTGGAGAGGCTGTCAACCAGGAATGTCGTCCGGGGCAGGTTGCCCTACCGGCGGCATGGACGGCCATCCTTCCACCCCCTCGCGGGCCGGACGTGCTCCCCCGCCGACCCGGGTCGCAAGCGTAATCGGCGGGTTAGATGCTATCTGCTAGAAACCACCGCAACAAAATATGCGTAAAACCACGTAGCGCGCTCGCAAGGAAACGACCCCGACTTTTTTATCGTCGGGGTCGCCTCTGCAATGGTTCGTTGCTATCTCAGGGAGGTCGGATAGCAGAAGTGCTATTAAGCGTGACGCGCTTTAGCGTCAAGCGTTCACTTCTTGAAATCTGTCCCCGTCCGGCACCCGCGCTGGCCGCCCTTACCGTCAGGGCGAGGAATGAACACCAGTGCCATGCCGGTCTTATATGAGGAGTCTTCCTTTTCGAGGAACTCACAGCCCGTGGCCTTGTCCCTGTAGATGTAGACTCCGGCGTCTGCCTCGGACCCCACGACCTCGAAAGGATAGCTGGCTCGTTCTGCTGCTTCGTCAGCCGCCTGCTGGTTCATCATATCCGATGAACTCTGGTCGAGCTCTTCCTCGGTCATGTTGCCCGTCGGTGACTGGGCGTTGCCCAGCAGCTCTACCTCTTCCTGAGGCAAGAGGGTAGCTTGATCGATCGGCTGGACCGGGTCGGGTTGCTTGTTACAAGCCGCCAGAGCTACCAGGCCAGCGAGAACAACGATCTTCTTCATGGATCCTCCTTAGCCCCGCGGAACAGAGAACGTGATCTCCAGGCGGGTGCTGGGATCCTCGCAATAGGCTTCATAGTAGGTCTCGGTGTCCACGTAGGACATCACAGCCTCGCCAGCTTCCAAGACGAGCTTGATGCCCATGAGCTTCTTCATGTCTTCGCGGTTGAGCGTCGACACGGTGAAGGTCACCTGCGAGGTGCCTACTGACGATGTTTGGATGTAGAGTTCGAGGCGTTCCGAGAGGTAACGCTTCTGCGCTTCAGCTTGAGTTTGCGGGCGGCGCAGATACATGGAACCGTTGGGCTTCTTAGCCTGCTCCTCGGTCCACTTCGCAAGCCACTCCACGGTGGCCTTTGCCATATTGATTTTCATCAACGCCTCCTTTCGCACCTGGATCTAACACCAGGTGAGGAGGTGTCAACCGCTTATACGAAGCGAGCCCGCTGAAGCAGCAAGGCCGTGAGTTCGGCCATATTGGCCACGCCCATCTTGCGATAGATTTTGCTGATGTGGACACGAACAGTGGATATCTGGGTGCCAGTTGCCTCGCTGATCTTGTCAGCGGTGTTACCATCCACAAGCAGGTTCAAGACCCGATACTCGGCAGGGCTGAGCTTGAATTCACCTTTGACCCACTCCAGGTCATATGGCTTATCGAAAACAACCAGGACCTCTTTGAGTAGGTCTTTGGTTTCGCGGTCAGGTGCCACCTTTATGAAGGAGGCAACTCTGTCTCGGATCCCTGCCATATGCGGAACCTCAGCCGGAGCCATCGATGCCATTTCAACCTTCATGATCATTATCAATTGTTCATATTGAACAGTTTGGTCACCTTGTCAAACAGAATTTCAATTTAATCCGTTAGTTTGACGCAGAATTACCAATTACAAGCGATTGCCCATCGCCTGTCATGCAGGATTTTGTTAAGGTCGTGACCAAAGTCCAGTGCGGTTGCTTCCATTCTCTTGGCTTCTTCTCCTGTCGCAACTCGCCCAGCACTTGCCATAGCCCGGTGACAAAAGCCGATTATCTCACTGTGACGCTTGACGAATTCCTCGATTCTGAACTTGGCCCACCATTGCTCGCTATGGAAATATCGCTCAGGGATCCAAGTAGAGATATAAACCGTTGTGGCCCCTGGCTTGCCATTGAACTCAGAGGACGTTAGCGATTCATATGGCGACTGCTCTACCTTGGTTTCCTTGATGCCATCGACGAATCTGGCATTGTGGAAACCCCAACCATGCTGATTGACATGCGTTTCTGTGAAGCTCATCTTGGCCAATAGAGCGCCGCCAGAGAAGGGAATGAGCATATTGTGGCCCAGCTCATCGCCCAGATAGTGGTGGGCGAGAGCAAACGTATTGGCGTATTGAAGCCACTCTTCGATGTTTTCCGAGAGGTAGCGCAGTGGTTCTCTGTTCACGAGACCACGTTGGATCATGCGGTAGAGGGTGTGTTCGTTGACCACCACAAAGCTGCTGAGCCAATCAGCGACGATCTTCTTTCGTCCTACCGTGACATTGGCATGCTTGAGATCTAGGTAGTTCTCGCGCCGCTCAGCGATCTCGGGATTGTTGGGCTCGGTCATTGCCATGAGCACATGATCCCAGAAGAACATGGAATCTTGGATGGTGCTCGGACCATCCTCTTCGATGCGAACTTTTCCCGACGTGACTCCGAAACCGTTCAGCTTGTCTTGTAGCTGCGAAACCAGCTTACGTCGGGTGAGCTTTTGTTTGGTTTCGCCCAGCGAGCCCCTGGAATAATAGCCGCCACCCGGTGGGCGAATCAGATCTGCGAATGTCTTCTCGATGCGCTCAGGGCGCTTTTTACCAAGAAGACGCAGTTCCTCTTTGACGAGGCCCCACGCCAACTTGTCATACTCTTCGCGCACCGTTCGATCTCCAATTGCGCTAAAGCTTTAGCACCAAGGAGACCCCTGTCAATCAGAACGAGAACGTCTTACCGATCATCCTGGATGCGAGGATTGCCATGCGCTCGTTGACGAGATCCTCGAGACTGGCAAGCATCTCATCCAAGCGTTCCAACGGAACCTTGCGCTTGGTGAGATCCTGATCAGCACCATAACCCCAGTCCATCTGAACCGCGGGATGGCGCTTAAAGTTCTTGGTGTGGCCGAGTTCCTCGATACCAGACTCCGACCACTTCTTCAGTCGGAAGCGACCAGTGTGGAGAAACTGCGCGAAGGCTTCAGCGAAAATGTCCAGCTCATTGGAGATCAGCTTGTCCCGCGCACTCTTCATCGTGAAAAGCCAGTTGGCCATGAAGCCAATGGTATAGCGGTTACCATCGAAGCAAGTGAAGGAACCGTCCTTGATATATTTGGCGCGGATGCTACCCTGATAGTGAACACCATAGGCCTCAGTCCAGACATCATCCAGGCCGGCGAACAACTCGAATTCAGGACCTTGGTTGCGAGGGAAGGTGGAATCAAAGGTGCCCACGGCATCCCCCGTGGCCATTGCGTGACTGAGCCGATGAAACATGATCCATGAGGTCATGGGGATCCAGTTCTTCTCAGTGGTCACGTTGTTACAGAGGACCAGATTGACCTTGTCCTCGTGAACAGGCTGCTCGGAAACCAGTGCCCTCATGTCCCTGAGAGCCCCTACGAGAACCGTGACGTTGAAGGGGTAAACAGAGCGCTCGAGGTTGCGACGAACCTTCTTCATGGCCTTCTGTGAGTCAAAGAACTCGAAGTCGCCGGGATGCCAGTTACCACCGGGGCGGCTACGTGCGCGCTCCTTGGGATCAATGATCTTAACTGACAAGCAGGACTTCAAAGTCGATCTCCTCTGGTTTCCTACGCTCTAACACCAGTTTGGTGTTTGTCAACCAGACACGGAGAAGCCCGGCCGTTTCCGACCGGGCTTCTTAGCATCGGGGGATGGACTCGAACCACCGCCTAGCGCAGCTTCACGCCGCACCGCTCTACCACTGAGCTACCCCGATATATTCGGGTAGGGAACTTGCTGTCTTCCGACTCTGGGTCCCTACCCTAGAAAGTGCGTCGCTAGGCTTGCACAATCTCTGTGTCTGTTGATAGAGGGTTCTGGACCATCCGTCAACAACTATTTTCAGTCGTCGTTCGAAACGCCGACAAAGCGCAGGATGAAGAGGAACATATTCAGGAAGTCGAGGTAGAGGTTCAGAGCCCCCATGACCACGATACGTCCCTGAGTGTCACCGTCCAGGCGGGGCGTGTAGGCTTCCTTGAGCGTCTGCGTGTCCCACGCGGTCAGACCGGCGAAGATCAGGATACCCGCAATGCCGATGAACAGGTTCAGACCCGTGCTGGGAATGAAGATGTTCAGGATCATGAGCGCCAGCAGACCGAACAGCGCGAACACCAGGAACGCACCGATGGGGCCGAGGTTACGCCGGGTCGTATAGCCGTAAAGCGAACAGCCTGCGAAGCCCACCGCGCTAGCCAGGAAGGCCATGAGGATGGAACCGCCGGTGTAGCGGCTCAGGATCACCGACAGACCGAGGCCCTCGATGACCACGAACGACCAGTAGAGAGTGTGGAGGGTGGCCAGCTTCATGCGCTCGACACCGAGGCTCATTGCGAGCACCAGACCAAGCGGCGAGAGCGCCACCAGCCAGAACAGGAGACCACCCTGCTTGAGGGTATCGACCAGGCCGCTCGCAGTGGCGAACCACGCCGCGCCGGCGCTGACCAGGAGACCCGTGAGCATCAGATTGTAGATGCTCGTCATATAGTTGCGAAGACCCTGGTCATAGGTCTCGCCGCGAGTGAGTTCCATTTAGTGATTTACCTCCATAAGAACCATGTTGCCATGATAATGGAGGTTCACCTAACTGTCAACCTAGGTTGTTGAGCACCACGATAGCGGCCACGATCCAAGCGCCGTAGATCCAGTTGTTCCACTTCAACCGGCGTTCAATCCGGCTCCACTCGTTCAGGGAGTTCTGACAACGCTGGCTGTGGTCTAGGTCCTCGCCGCCTTTGATCGTATATTTGCCAGTTGCGCTATTGTAGCTCATGCTGAACGATGGACGGCTGAAATGCTTGCGAGAATTCTCACGCGCGGCATTCTCACCATCGGTGTCGTAGCAGATGTTCATCATGATACGCATACCAAAATACATGATCGTGCCGATACAGGCAAAGATCAGAACTTCTTGGCGGTCCATACCTTGGAGCCAACCCAGGGCTCCGACGAAGAGGAGGAAGATCACATACATCGATCTGGGATGAGTGCGACGGGCAAGAGATCGTCTATGGATAGGAGCCTGCTGCTCTACCACCTGAGCTACCCGATCCAGCTTGCGGCCTTGACGGGGTGGGGATCGAACCCACGACCTTCTGGTTAGTTAACCCACGGACTACGGCCCGTCGCACTCACTATATGGCAGAACGGACGGCTTGTTGTCAAGCCGTCCGTTGAATGGACTCGAGAGCAAGTTGGTTAGCCTGGGGGTTCATCTTCAAAAGGATAACCCAAGCCATTCGGCTCTCAAGTTTGGTGGATGTTGTAGGGTTCGAACCTACGACCCGCTGATTAAGAGTCAGCTGCTCTACCGACTGAGCTAAACATCCGTTGTGCCACCCTCTTAGACGAGGGCTGGTGGGGCGTCAACCGTTTTTCTTTGTAGGGGCGGAGAGATTCGAACTCTCAAAAACCACCGATTTTAAGCCGGCAGGGTGTTCCGGTTTCCCACTAGGTCACGCCCCCATGTCAGTTAATGCAGAACCGCTTGGTTAAGCCGCGGTCCTCGAGGATCTCGACTTTGACGCCGCGATCCCGCATTCCCTGGATCATCCTGTCGAACTCATCGAACCGCTCCGAAACAGCACGAGCCTTGAAGCAGTTGGGGCTCTCAGAATAAATTACCACGGGATGCAACTTCCTGCTTTGTTGTGCGTTCGTCAGCCCAATACGTGGTTTCACGTAGTCGCGCAAGTCACTCGGATGAATTCTTTGGTTGTGCTTCCGCAATGACTTTGAGGAGCGCCTCTTCCATTAGCTGATTGAGCGTGATATCTCGAGCATGGGCCTGCTTGAACAGTTCAAGAAGAACATCATCTTCTAGATCCAACGGAATCTGGACCCGCTTATCGAAGTCCTCGTTCTTGAGCATCGCAACGCCCTTTTCCAGCAGGTCTTCAACAAGTTCCAGATCCACGTAGCTGAAGCCTTCCCAGGCTTCATCCTTGGCTACGTTGCGGCTCTCTGCTTCGTTGAAGATCGCATCCTTGTAATCAGGATTGATCCAACGGTAGGCATAGTCATGCTCAGAATCCAACTCGGTGGTCGCAGTGAGCTCGATGACTTCCTGAGTCTCGCGGTTGAAGACAATCTTCATAGCCGCAAAACCATTCACATAGCCAAGCACCTGGCCATTCTCATAAGAGCGCCACTGGTGCTCCCAAGCATCGTTGATCCGATACTCGACGGCTTCCATGAACTGCTGAAGGATGCTCACACTAGACCTCACTCTTGGGTTCGATCTAGTCCGCTCTCACTAGACTGCCGCTCACCAGAAGTCAACCTACTTTCTGCGAATGCGATATACTGGTCATCTACGTCAAAGCCCAAGTAGCTGAGACCCTCAGCTTGAGCAGCTACCGCACTCGTTCCAGTGCCAATGAAAGGGTCCAAGAGGGTGCCTGAGACACCCGAGAACTTGATAGCGCGTCTGACTAGCTCAACAGGAAAAGTTGCCGGATGAGTGCCCCTCTGGGCGCCACGATCAGCAATCGTTTCGTATGGGATATACCACACGTTTCCTGGGCAATGAAGGTCCTCTACGGGCTTGGCCTTTGCGAGCTTGCGCGCGAGTGCGTCCTCGAGTTCTTGCTTCTCAGCGGGGCTCGCTGACGCATCAAAGGCGCGCTTGTTCTCGAAGCCCATCTTCTTGATCAGCTTGCCGCGCCAACGAGAACTCTTATCCAAGTTGCCCTTGTCTGCGTAGGGAACGCCAATCGCCGTCTTCTGACATGGGACGTTGCCAGTCTTCGTGAAGTGGAAGAGATGCTCCCACGTGGGGTTCGCGAACCGCTGACTGTTGATGGGCTTATAATGACCCAACTGGACATCGTCGATCGCAATACTCTTGACCCACGTGAAGTTGTTCTGGAGGATCATGTGCTTGCGCGCAACATTCGCGACATCCATGCCCACCCATGGGTCCACGTTGCTGTAACCCATATTGAGGAAGAAGTGCCCCTCGGGTTTCAACACACGAGCAATCTGCCCAAAGATATCAGAGAGCCAAGCCAAATAGGCTTCACGTGGTTGATTGTCCTCGTAGGCACCATACTTGATATCGAGGTTATAGGGCGGGCTGGTCACGCAAATGTCAATGGACTCTACGTCGAGTGCCTTCATGCCCGCGAGGCAGTCCTGGTGGATGATCTTGTTCACCAGATAATTATGCCTAGAAGTCATGGAAAAAGCGGCACCAGCCGAAGCCAGTGCCACTTGGAGGATAGCGGGGAACTCGAATCCCAGTCCCTTGCGGGACCCAACCCGTTTCCAGCGGGTGCCGCACCCCGTGCGGTTCACTATCCATGGAGGAAGGCTGCGGTCTCGATCCGCAAGCGGCTCATCACCGCTCCAACTGGTTTCGAATCAGTGCCAGGCCCCGCCTGGTTAACCTTCCATGTATTTGCGAGCAAGTTAAGGACTGGATGTTTTCGGTGCTACCACTACACTACAGGCCAGTTTCCCGACCTGCTGGGACTCGAACCCAGCCTCGCTTTTTTCAAGAAAGATAACCCAAACCATTCGGCTCGCAAATCTATTTAGTTGAGGGCAAGTTGCCGCCTGGAATCATTTCCGCCGCGTTTGCCAATTCCGCCACTCCCCGTCATGTGGTCGGGGAGCCAGGACTCGAACCTGGAAGACCTTAGTCAGCAGTTTCCATCAGATAACCCAAACTGTCGGCCCTCAACTATTCTTACGCATCAGGATTCTTGTTAGCCTTGATAGCTTCAATCCTAGCATTCATCTGGGTTCGCATCTGAATCTTTTGGATCACAGTTGCTAGACCCTTGGGCATCTTGACTGTGTCTACATTACGAAGGGCACCAAAGAAGTCCCTTACGTCAGTAGCAAGCTCGTTGTGTTCAGCGCGAAGCTTCTCTAGCTCAGCACGAGTTTCAGCCAATTCTGCCTTCAAATTTTCATCCATCGGGTTTTACCTCTGTTATTGGACGTTGGCGCCTCATACGGGATTCGAACCCGTGATCTCTACCGTGACAGGGTAGCGGGGACTCCAGACTCCCCTAATGAGACGTGGGTGTCAGTCGAGCAAGCTGCTGACTGACTGCTCATCCGAGATGCGCTTGATTGCCTCTGCGAGCAATGGCGCCACGGTGAGCTGCCGGATCTTCTCCGCGCCGTGTTCCAGCGGGATGGTGTCCGTGATGACCAGTTCTTTGAGCGAACTATTGGCGACTCGTTCCAGAGCCTGCCCACTCAATACACCGTGGGTGCAGTATGCCGAAACGTCGCTTGCGCCAGCCTCTATGAGGGCCTTGGCAGCATTGCAGAGCGTTCCCGCGCTGTCCACGATATCGTCGATGAGAATGCAGGACTTGCCCGAAACGTCACCGATGATGTTCATGACCTCCGACACACCGGCCTTTTCGCGGCGCTTGTCCACAATAGCAAGGGGTGCGTTCTCGAGGCGCTTTGCGAGCGCACGAGCCCGAACCACACCGCCAACGTCTGGGCTTACAACACAAAGGTTGTCAATGACCATGCGGGCACGAATGTCTGCCGCGATCACTGGAGCAGCCGCGAGGTTGTCCGTGGGAATATCGAAGAAGCCCTGGATCTGACCAGCGTGGAGGTCGAGAGCCAACACACGATCCGCACCAGCAGCCGTGATCAAGTTGGCGACCAGCTTCGCGCTAATCGGCGTCCGAGGACCAGGCTTACGGTCTTGTCGAGCGTAGCCATAATAGGGAGTAACTGCCGTGATCCTGCGAGCCGAAGCGCGCTTGAGCGCATCGACGAGAACCAGGAGTTCCATGAGGTTGTCGTTGACCGGATTGCAGGTGCTCTGGAGGATGAATACATCCTCACCGCGCACGTTCTCCTTGATCTCCACGAAGATCTCTTCGTCTGCGAACCGACGAACACGGGCGTCAACGAGTGGAACCTCGAGATAGTCCGAGATGTTCTTTGCCAACTCTAGGTTGGCATTTCCGGCCAGCAGCTTCATCGTCAACTCCCTATTTGGAAGTTCTTTCTAGCAGCTGGTGTCCGGCTTATCAATATTCAACGGGCAAGTTGCGAAAAGGATGTTTTTCGGCGTCCTAACCACTAGACGAACCCCGCATAGATTTTGGAGCGGGGTATGGGATTCGAACCCATGTAACCGGCGTGATAAGCGATAACCCTCATCAGTCGGCCCGTTGAAACTTAGGCGGATTCCAGACTGGTTTCTGGAATGCCGAGCATCTTCAATCCCACGTAGAAATTGTCGGTCTTTTCGATGACCTCAATGTCCCAGTGGGTATAGCGTTCGGTGTAGTGACGTTGCGCGATGATCCGGCAAAGTGGTTTGCCATGTTGGCTTTTGAACCGCACTTCCTGATCTTCGCTAAACATCAGCAACTCCTTTGTGGCCTTTATAGCCAGGAGGTTCACCGTTGTCAATGCGCTCCAGAGAGGATTCGAACCTCCAAAGGCCGCTTTAGGAGAGCAGCGTCCATCCATTGGCTGAAGCATGGCGTTCCCGAGACGACTCGAACGTCCGACCTTTACCTTCGCAGGGTAACGCTCTATCCAACTGAGCTACGGGAACATGGAAGACGACGAGCAAGTGGCGAAAGCCGATTGCCCCCAAGGGCGCTTTCCCATAGGGTATATGGTGGGAAAGAGAGGAGTCGAACCTATGATAACGAATTTCAGTCGGCTCGTCGTTTGTGGAGAATATGGGAATCGAACCCATCGCAGCGATGGTGCGAGCATCGCCTGTGTAACACCCAGCACATTCCCCAGGAGAGTCAAGACCCAAGGCCGGCTTCCGCACTTCCGGCACCAACATGGAATCCGGCGTTCAGTGGCCGGCCCATCAGCCCAACAAGTCAATCACTAGCCTATGGGGCGAGGGGCCTAGAAACCCAGCCTTCTCCACATATTCGGTCATGACCCCATGGGTCTTGGTGCTTCCACTGAGAATCGAACTCAGGTTTACGGGTTACGAATCCGTTGTCCTACCACTGAACGATAGAAGCATGGTGCCGGTGAAAGGACTCGAACCCTCAACCTTCTCCTTACAAGGGAGTTGCACTACCAATTGTGCTACACCGGCAGGTTGTCCAAGGACTCAAACAACAGTGCATCCGTGCTGTCAAGTCCTTGGTGCTCCCGGTAGGAGTCGAACCTACGACCTACGCCTTCGGAGGGCGGCGCTCTATCCACTGAGCTACGGAAGCATGGAGCCCCTACTAGGATTCGAACCTAGCCTCCAGCGTTCGAAGCGCCGGGTCCTGTCCACAGGCAGAGGCAAGTTAGTGGTGACCCATACGAGATTCGAACTCGTGTTAACGCCGTGAGAGGGCGTCGTCCTGACCACTAGACGAATGGGCCGTTAGAGGGTTACGCGCTGGGCTTCTTGTCAGCGATTGCCTCAGTGGTCGCAAAGCGCAACAGGGCAGTCGTGATACCAACGAACGCAAAGATTGGACCATACCACGCATCAGGGATCACACCCTGCATCTGTGGCAAGTAGGTCTCTGCCGCACCGAAGACAGCAACAGCGCCACCGAACCAAATCGTCTTCGATTTAGCGGTTGCGATGAGCCAGTCCTTGGCGTTGAAGCCAAATGCTTTGAGCACTTCGAGGGCGGGAGCAACATTGTATGCCATGGGAAATCCTCCTGGGGTTTCCCATATTTAGCTTGACCAGCGGGTTTCCACTCTTCCCGCACCATCGCATGACAGTCCCAACATGAGCTCCGTCCCTCGTCCAAGGAGGGCAGCGACTACAGCACCAGCCCCTATAGCCAATACAGCGTAGGCTTGATCAAGCAATTTCACTACCAGTAGGGATCCACATTTCCCTACACCGAAGAGCACCCGGTTTCGCTGACCCGACTTTAACCTGCTTTGCTCTTCACTTGCTCCAGGCGGTCAGTGCCTTGGCAGTAAATTAGAACATGGGCAAGTTGGCAAGCTTGGGGTTCATCAAAGCAGGATAACCCAAGCCATTCGGCCCATGCGTTGGTTGCGGAGGTCGGATTTGAACCGACGTGCTTCTGGTTATGAGCCAGACGAGATAACCACTCCTCTACCCCGCGTCAAAACTGTTAGTTGGGCTTGCGCTTTGCGTCAAGACCCTTTGTGGAGCCGAGGGGATTCGAACCCCCACAACGCGCTGACCCTAGCATTACCAAGGGCTGGTGTGTAGGTTCAAAGACTCGTCGCGAGCCTGTAAAAAATATCCCACACCATCTTACGCAGCTCGTCGGATTTTACTCCGAATCGCCCTGTCTTTTGCGACTGCCTGTCCCTCTAGGCGGACGGCCCCATAGGTATTGGTGCTAAGGGCGGGAATCGAACCCACTTCCTCCGATTTTCAGCCGGGTGCATTGACCACAGTTGCTTCCTTAGCATGGAGGCCCGAGTGGGAATTGAACCCACATAGATCCGCTTTGCAGGCGGTCACAATGTCCACTCTGTCATCGGGCCGTGAAAACTTGCGTCTGACTACCACTACGTCAGAACCGGAGCGTCCGTCATTTGCAGCGACGAGAGCTACCAAGCACCATACTTTCGCCTGACGTTCATGACCGCCCTGCTAGGTATCAACAAGTTGGAGCGGGCGAAGGGAATCGAACCCTCACTCTCAGCTTGGAAGGCTGATTCGCTACCATTACAACACGCCCGCAAAATGGCTCCCAATGGTCGGCCTTCCTAGGTGCCTTCCATGCTCCTCGTGCTCGAGATCAGACCATGCAAGCGCGAAGCATTGACAGTGGGTGGAGCCTCTGAGCGGGTAAGGGGAATCGAACCCCTCTCTTCACCATGGCAAGGTGACATAATCAGACCAATATACTATACCCGCATGTTCAATCTCGAAGATCCGTAGCCGCGATCCTGTTCTATGCTACAATCTACCTCGCCAGGATTTCTCCTGACGGCCTCGGCATTACCCGATGGAGACTTACTGCCTCCTGGCTGCACCAACCCGTCCCAATAGCAGGGGAATTACCTAGGACTGTTTGGCTTGCTGGCTTAATCACGGTGGTCTCTTCCCTTGTGTCGGGGTATCACCCCAACTCCCACTCGTTCCCCACGCCAGTCGCGAACTTCCTCAAAGCTTTCGCCCTGCTGTAGCTCGACCGTCGAGATTGGTACACCCGGAGGGACTCGAACCCCCATGACTCGGTAATCGGCCGAGCGCCTTGCCATTAGACGACAGGTGTATGGTTTCAATTCGAGGACTGCGGTCCGGGTGCCCCACCTAGACTCCTCAGGCGACTCTACACTAGCACCGCTTCGTCAGCGGGCCCGGGACGCGACCACCGGCTCTCCCGAGTTCAAGTCGGGCATGTTGTTCAGCTAACCATGCGAGCAAGGAACAAAGTCCTTGGTGGCATCGCAGCCTCGAATTGGAGCGGGTAGGGGGATTCGAACCCCCGACATTCACGTTGGCAACGTGACGCTCTACCACTGAGCTATACCCGCATGAGTATCACATTACAGACTTTGGAACAGTCTGTCAATATGGGGTGGCCAACGGGTCACGATCCCGTCCCTTCGGATTCACAGTCCGACATGCTCACCATTAACACAATGGCCACCATAAAGACCAGGCAGTTAGCTTCAATGCTCGTTAACGGCGAGTTGCAGCCGTCACCTGGTTTGTGGATCACTGGGGAATCGAACCCCATGACGACCGCATTGCAAGTGCAGTCCGCTACCCCATAG